ACGCGGCAAACCAAAGAGCAGTTGGACCTGAGCTCCATCCTTTGTGTGGACTAAAGAAGTTAAGATTCTTTTTAGTATGAATCCCTCTATTGGGATTAGTCCAAACTTGGTGGGTTTCTTGGTATCCGGTTGAGACAATTTCATTGACCATTTTGGTATCGACTGCAATCAAGTAGTCTGGGTCAAATTCCCTATAAACTGCATTACATCCGTAAACAGTTCCATTTGTTGTTAATTGAGAGCAATCAATAGCCAAGCGACTACGACCATTCCCTAAGACGAAAGCGGGACTATTGTTGGGCATCTACTGGTTTGGAATACATTTGAGAAATAAACCCTGCTTCTGCTTGCTTTTCAGCTTCATGGGCTTCGGTTGATAATCTCAATTGGTTAATTTGTCTTAAAGTCAATTTAATCTTACGGGTATCTGATTTCGTAAGAACAGAGCTATCCCGTGTCGCATCATATCGACGATCATTAGACATTCCATCGGAATTGTCGTTAAAATAAAAGAATTCAAGTAGTTTCATGGTTGTATTTAGCCTTCCGTAATTTGGCAGTATTACCGGTATTTAGGCTTTTGAAACAGTTGATTTTGATATGGCTCGTGCCTAGCGGCACTCGCAATAATATGGTGGAGTATTATAGTGAAATGTTATGGTGAATTTTAGATATTAAAAAGGCTACCTGAGTAGCCTATGGTGATTTAATCATCTTTTAGATCTCTGACTGGTCTGATAAAACAATCATCTTCGCATTCATTCCGTTCGAAACATTTGATGAAACGCCGATAACTAAAAGAAACTAACGTATCGGAATTAGTAAAATGTAACTCGTTTTCCAAATCATTATCAGAACCATGTATCATTCGCAATTCCTCAACTGTTGGGAATCGCCAACCATTACCTAGTGAGAATACGTAAAATTTAGCATCGTCGTGGGTTAGACGCTTTTCGAATGATTTAGGTGATATCTCAATCATCTTTTAGATCTCGGACAAAGACAGTATTATGTACATATTCGCCATTACGAGTTTGGAAATGTAGACCAGTGGGTTCCAACCACGCAGTATACTCTTTAGATGTTATACGGCCGGATTTGATTACATCACACCAGTATTGCATATACCAGAAACCGTTAAATCTTGGATGATTTTCAAGTAAGCAACCCATTTCTTCGTCACACGGTAATCTCCATCCGATCTTACCTTCTATGTTTAAAGCAAACGCGTAAAGTTTTGCATCCGCCCAAGTCAGTTGCCTACAGTAATGACTGGGTGCAATTTCTATATTCAAAGACTCGTAAACCTCGATTGGTTCAATTGGCTTAGGCTTTAGTTTTAGGGATTGCAGGAATTGGTCTTCTGTCATTTGGTTTTCCTTATTGGCTCGCACCTAGCGGTGCTCGCGATATTATATTGATCTGATGGCTCTAACGTAGGCGACGGCGTAGTTCTTACCGCCACCGTAGCCCTGGATGCCACCATTCATATTCTGACCCAAGATGCCGCTGTTGCCATTATACTCAGTAGAAGACCAATACCAACGTTTTTCAAAATCATTTTCTGATTCGTATATTTCGTTTAATTCATCTTTAGTGGGTAATCTCCATCCAGTTTTATCATCAATAATAAGAGAGAAACAATACAAACGGGCATCATTCCATGTGGATAGTATTTCGGTTGATTTTGGTGCTATTTCAAAGTTCATTTTGGTTTTTCTCAGTGGTATTAATCGTCTTTTAGATCTCGAACTGGGATACAGTAAATATCATCCATATACTTGCTTGCCAATCTCTGACTATTCCGACTAGACATAAACCAAGCAATGTCCTGTCCATTTTCTTCTGACCAAATCTCAAATTCATGGTCTAGTGGTGAGGATACTCGTAATATAATACTGTTCAACTCAAATAACGTAGGTAATCTCCATCCAATTATACCCCTGTCATTAAGAGAAAAGCAATACATCTTGGCTTCTTCCCAAGACATTTTCTTCCAATACATAGAATCCGACAGTTGACATGGTAATCGTGGAGTTGGCGGGTAAAGTTTTGTTGAAAAATAAGTCATAGGTCTCTCACTGGTCTGACTAAACAGGAGTTTACATTTGTATGAAATTCGTCAAAATAGATGATATCTTTCCATCCAGTTGGTCCGTGTTTCGGGTATCGACTAAATGATTTAAACCAAACTCCGTTTTCAACTTCAGTCGATGACCAATACCACCCGTTTTTCATAAAATCATTCACACAGGTATAGATGTTTTCCAACTCTTCAATTGTAGGTAATCTCCAACCTATTTTACCATCAATGTTAAGTGAAAAGCAATACATCCTTGCTTCTTGGTAACCTATACTAATTTCGTATTCTTTGGGTGCTATTTCAATCATTGTTGTTTTCCTATTGGCTCGCACCTAGCGGTGCTCGCTTCTATTATATTGATCTAATGGCTCTAACGTAGAAGCCGCCGCTGCTCTTACCGAAGTTGCCCTGGTCGCCATCGCCGAAATACTGAACCCAGGCGCCGTTGCCAAGGTACTCAGTAGAGGACCAATACCAACGTTTTTCAAAATCATTTTCTGAAAGGTATATCTCATTCAATTCTTCTTTAGTTGGTAATCTCCATCCGATCTTACCATCGATATTAAGGGAGAAGCAATACATTCTAGCTTCATACCAGCTGGCTTGGATCTCTGTTGATTTGGGTGCTATTTCAAAGATCATCTTTTAGATCTCTCACTGCTCTAACCCACAACGAAGATTCTTTGGTAAAGAAATGGACGGAGCAACTGTTTTTACCAAAATGAATCGAAGTAGCGCCATTTGGGTAACTCTTGTATGATGTACCAGTCCAATACAGAGCATTTTCCATATTGGTTGATCTGGTAAACGATTCTAATTCATAAACACTTGGTAATCGCCATCCGGTTTTACCGTCTATATTAAGAGAGAAGCAGTAGAGTCTGGCATCTTCCCAGTTGGTTTGGATCTCTGTCGATTTAGGTGCTATTTCGAATTTCATTTGGTTTCCTATTGGCTCGCACCTAGCGGTGCTCGCAAGATTATGGTTGAACTGCGATTCAATTATCTTTTAGAAGAACTTCCCAGTGTATTTTCGACCCCAGCGTTTGTAAACCGATCGCACAAAATACGGAGCATGTCTACTCATGAATTTATTATACACTGGCTCCCACTTGCGTTGGACTGGCAACGGTGCGAAATTGCCTAGATAGAACAACTTTCTATACAGAGTATGATTAAATGCTTCGTGTGGTTTGATGTAGGTGCACATCCCATAATCCTTAGACCATAACGATTGCGAGCGTGGTCGATTCTTCATCCCTCTCGGTGGCATGAAATCCTCGGGTCTAAACTTGATTGTGAATTCTGCCATTTGTTTCACTCCGGTTGATTAAGTTAGGGATATTATAGCGGGATATTAGAGGATGTCAAGTGTTTTACGTTTCGCAATAGATAGGTTAATTATCTTTTAGTAAAGAAAAGGGCTACATGGATAGCCCTTGTATGTTAACTCAGATTTTTCCAACTAGTTTTACCACATTCGGGTGTGGGTTTTTGATATAGTCAATCATAACATTACCCTCTTGCTTAATCGCTAATATTTGAACCTTTTCGGTTGGATTGTCAATATGCTGTATTGATATTGCTGCTTTGGCAACAGCTGCCAATTGGATGGCTTCACTTGGGTTTGTGATGTATTTTATATTAAAAGGAGCAGTGTTAATAGCCATCATTTGCACTTTTTCAGTTGGATTTTTAATATACTCGATAGCACGGGCATTACTACCAACCGCAGCCAATTGTAGTTCTTCAGTTGGTTGTTTAACATACTTGATACCATGTGTAACAGATTTCACGTAGTCTTCGAGTTCTTGATCGGTCATATTTGCTAGTTTACCAATTGCATACTGGGCCGACATACCTCTAGCAGTTCCCATATTAATCGATGCAGTTGTCCACTTATTGAGTAATCTAACGTTGTTTTTGATTACGGTTTTTGAAAAAAATACGGCTTGAGTTGGTTCTACTGGGTGAATAATCGAATCCCCGTTATCAATACAACCATCGATACCAATTCGACGAAAAAGTGAATTCCAAGCAATATGTGGTTTGGTATTCCAAGCATATGTCACCGATCTTGTCGGTAGTGTTGTAAGTTTCATCATTATATACCACAGTTTTCCACCCGGTGATTTTACCCTTGCTTCGTTGTCCGATTCAATTATCAACTCGTATACAGTATCCACTGCAGTTTTCCATGACACACCAAGGGGTTTCACTGCAGTTGCATATACTTCGCTGAGTTGTTGGTGATACTTCAATTCGTCAGCCGATGATAGTTCACTTAGGTTGACGATATTACCAGTTACTTTGAATACATTAGCATATTCGCTACCGCCAGCAAACGGTAAATCATTTGTATTGTAACGTGCTTTGTATTGCACATAATCGCCTGGATATGCGTATATACCTAGTGGTGTATTATATGTTGAGTTTGGGTTGATACCCAACTTATCGATAGTGGTGAAACTAACAAACATATTACTAACATCTGCGATTTCATCCGCTTTTGGTAATTCAGCATTCACATAGTCCCATACTGATATTTTTGGATTCTTATCTGGATTTTTCCTTGCTTCTATCAATTCACTTATTCTCATAGTTATACCTGCCGTTGTCTAGTTGCTGTATTTATTGACCCATACTAATACTAAAAGATAATAGATGTCAAGTAGTTTTCTAAAAGATAATTTCAATCTTATCTTGCGAGGCGTGTTAACGCCGAGCCATATACCCAACCAATAAAAAACCCCTGCAATCCTAATAAACATTACTAGGAAAACAGGGGCAAAACATTCAAACTTATTTATACTACGCTTACATACCCATTGGGCCACCAGTCGGTCCAGGTGCCGCATTACCCATTGGACCTGGAGCAGAACCAATACCACCAGCCTCACCGTCTGGTCCTTGACCTACGCCTTCAGGTGCCTGCTCGTCTTGTGAACTCATATCAGATGCAATTCCACTTGGCGAAATCCCAGCAGAACGTAACTCTCCAGCACCATCTACCAATGATTCTAACTTATGGCCGTTCTCTTCACGCCACATGGCTTCATTCTCTGTGATCTCCTCTTGTGTCATACCCAAGAATCGCTTCATTGCAAAGCGTTTACTCAAATATGGTATCTCTTGCAACTGCGCAAAGATATTCACTCGAGTCGTATCTAACTCACTTTGTCTATACGCTGCAAAGTTCTGCGGCTCATTAAACTTCAGTTCAAATAAACTACTATCAATGTTGATACCTTGCGAATATAACCAAAGTTTAAACTCCAAATCAAACGTCTGTACCAATAAGTTCTGTAGTCGTTTACAATACTCATTAAATCTAAACTCTTGGATATACGCAGTTCCCACTTTTCCATCCGCTACGGTATTCGAGGCTTCTTCAATACCAGTTGGTAAGTAACTTGCTGGTATACGGAGAGCTCTAAACAACTTATTGGTGAAGTAGCGCAAATCCGTTATTTCACCTGTCTGACTATTGAACACAAATACCCCACAACTCAACGCAAATGTATGATAATTATGGTATTTTTCGTCATTATCAATGGTCAACGTACCAACCTCAATCTCATCATCCAAGTATTCAATGGCTGTGATTGTATGATTGTGTATGCTTTCTTTTCTACGGAAATCAGACCATTTTTCATATCCAAAATGTTTAACCATGGTTTTAACATTCGATTCAGTGTAGCCGTCGGAGACTTTCCAATTTGGCGTGGTGTTTTCTTTATTCAGCTCGTACAATTCATCAAGCATTTCTTGATCATTGTTCAATGCGTTTACAACATCGGTTAATCCAACTTGATATGTGGTTTTACCTTTAACCAAGTTTATAACATATTTCAGCATTTTGTGTGAATATTTCATACGTTGAGAATCTGCCGATTTTTTGGTATTTTCTTTGTATGATTCAGTTTCACGGAAAACTAAGCCATTCGCACGTGTTTGTTCTGCACGCCATTCACGCTTCTCTGGTGTCCAATATGTCATTCGTTTACCAACAACCATCGCATAAAATACTGGATCATTCTGCATCTTTTCATTGAACTTCTGGTTTCCGATGATAAAAGCAGCACGCGAATTGGCATCGCGAATTTCTTTTTCTTCAGGTGTTAAGTTTGCACAATACTCTAGCAACCCCTCACTAATACTTTCACACCAGCTGTCATATTCTTCCGGTGTACATCTAGCCCATGCTTCTGCTGATTTAATACCAACAGCGGCTCTATCTTCATCTGCTAGCCCTTCCCATCGTTTAGTATGACCGAGGCTTATCGCATCACAGCGTGCTTGGTATAACTCAGGTTCATTTTCTTTTAGATATTCCAAGGTACTTGCAAAATTTTCGCCATGAAACCTAATATGGTCTCTCCAACCCATAAAGCACAGGTTTTCTGGTGAATTATCGAACCGATTGAAGTTTTTGTGATGACGAACTTCATACAATCCGCTTGTGTACTCTTCTTTGTATACTTCGAATTTTACTACATCATCTTTTAGATAATCAGCAACAGTTCTGTGTGTGAATTTCCAAGTTTTATCGGCATTATCAAAATACTGTTCGTAATCGTTGGCTTTTGCTGATACTTTCTCAGTTTTTCTATAAAGAGGAATCAGACTATCACCAACTTTAAACTCGTCAGCACGTTTAAACTCTTGTTCGTATACTGGGAACTTGTGATCAGGTGTACATGTAATAGTTTCACCGTTATCTAAAGTTATTTTCATAACTTTAGCAGACTTATGTGTAACACCAGCCCATGTGATTAATCCGGGTAAGACTTTACCTGTTATTGGTTCACATGAGTAAGTCCATAAGGTTTTACCATCTTTTAGTTCAGTTTCGATATCACGGATAGATAGTTCACGACCATCTAATAACGATACTTTAGTATCCATTGCGAAACAGCCACCTGGCAATGTTTCAACCCTAGAGCCACGTCCCTCACTTGTGGAAGGCAAATAAAAGTTTTCACCTACTGAAAGTGGATTGTAACTTGAATCGACTGTACTACCAGATGCACCGCCTGTTGAGCTTGGTATACGTCTTTGTTGAATCTCATTCTTAACTCTTTCAACAAAGCCCATTGCCAAATGTGCTGGCATGTTACCTACGTCAACATAAAACACCAAACGCTCTGGTGCTCTCTGAATTCTGTAGATAATAACCGCATCTTCGAGCAATTCTTTTTGTTTATAGACTTTGAAAACAGATTCGAGTAAGCTATTACCAAATGGGAAGTTATTATCAAGACCTTCACTGAGGCTGATATGAACAACGTCTTTGGCATCGACTGCGATTTCATTGATTGCATTTTGGAATCTGGTACCGGTAGCTCTAGCTGTATCGCCTACCATACCTCTAGCTAGGCTGCCACCTGAAGTATAACTGGCAGTACCGCTGGGTGAGGTATTGGTGATACCATGAGGAGTTACGGCGATTAAGTTTTTAAAGTTAAAGTTAATATCTTTGATAACGTATTGTTCAGGGATTTTGCCCTCTGATTCGTTTGCGATAATTTTACTAACTTTGACTGGGTCAACGTACAACCATTTCTTAGTTTCGGGGTCTCTTAGGAAGAAGCAGTCACCGTACTTGAAGGTATTTCTGACGATTCTAAAGATACGAGTTTCGAATTGTTGTTGTTTGCACCATTTCTGCAAGCAGTCTTTAATGAGTTTAACTTCGGTGGAGGTAGGTTGTCCACGGAAGGAGGTATGAAAAGGTGTTTCATTTTCTTTATCTTTTTGCGTACAGAATTCTGCGATGATATCGAGAGCGGCATTGACTTCAGAGTCCATGTCCATGGTATCATATTGCATGTATCTATCGATGCGGTTTGGTGTACCAGCGTAGACATCTGGTAGGAAGCTAGAGTAGTTAGTTTTAGCAGGGCCTGGTCTTCCACCGCCGCTGATTGGGCTATGAGAACCGTGACCGTCGATAGTAACTGGTTTGAAGTGTTTTTTCCAAGACATTTAGATTAATCCTATTCTGTTGAATGTTTAACCTATTTATGTCTTGGGATTTTTCATTAATGGCTCGCCGCGATAGCGGCTCGCTATACTATATTAGGTTTTTCTATGGCTCGCACCTAGCGGTGCTCGCTATACCAATATTATCTATTTCGTTTTATCATTACTCGGAACTAAATTCAATTATCTTTTAGTTTACTACCAATTAACGCACAAATCCATTACCGGATAGGCCGCGTTGAGTTGAGAGTTGGCTTTGTTGTACTTGATGCGATTCTGCTAAAATGTTTTTCATATCCATCAATGAATTCGACATATTTTCAAGGAAAGTAGCATGAACATCATTTTGTATCGGGCTGTTTGATGTTTGTTGTTCTTGTTGACTTTGCAGTTGGTCTCGTGACGCTGCTTGTTCTTTTTCTTTCTGCTGTTTTCTAAACTCGTCATCTCTAACTTTCTTATCTGCTTCAGCCGTAGAAAGAGCGGATTGGTTAATACCATTACTGGTAGGAGATTTGATATTGGCATTAGCAAAATTACTCATCGATACGGGATTTTTTGATTTTTCGGTAGCATTCGACGCAGTGGTTGATCCACGTGTTAACCGACTACTCATTTCATCAAATACTTGCTGTACTGAGCGAACGTTTCCATGTGGTGCAAATACACCCAAGTTTTGTTTAAACTGGTCGGTGCCAACCACACCTTGTACACTTTGATTAGGGTTGGCTTGGAGTGCTCGTAAGAATTTAGAACCACCACCTGCTCCTAAAAAATGAAGCATGTATAATTCTGCAGGGGTTGCTCTTCTGCCAAGACCGGGTTCTATTTTATTTCTGTACTGGCCTATGATGAAGTTCATGGCTTCAGTAGATTTTGCTGGGTCGAATCTATCAGACAAATCCCACTTTTTACCCATCGAAGCTGTTACGCTTTCCCAAGTTTTTGGCATCCATTGGTGCATACCGGCTGCTTTACCACCTGCTGCATTTTGTATACTTCTACCACCAGTTTCAGCCATAGCAATCATTCTACCAGCTGCCTCGTCTGTGGTATTTGCTGTTAACGCTGCACCAGCAGCTAGTCCACCTTTCTTAACTTGGTCGTTGATATATTGCGTGGTAGTTGCATTTTTATCAGCAAGTGCTGCATTAGTTTTTGCATTATCCATTTCCTCATTGACAATTGCGCCTCTGATGTTATCGCGTTCTTCGCTTTTTGATGCGATATTAGCAGCATCTTCCGACAATTTGGTGGCATATGCAGTTAACGCATCATTCCATTTTTTCTCTGCTTCTGCATTATCTTCAATGAGTTTTGCTAAGTGTTTTTTCCTTGCATTGCGATTTGTTTCATTTTCATCGAGTTCTTTAACTAGATCATTCTTTTTCTGGTCAGCTAATGACTCAACGTTTTTCTTTTCTGCTTCGTATGCTTTTAGGTGTGCTTCCTTTTCACCAGAATCAAATTGTTTTCTTTCGTCTATCTCTTTTCTTAGTGAATATCGGTACTGATCGTTTTTTGCTTTATCTGCTGCATAATCTTCCGATGAGTATTTTGAACGTGGATCTAATACTTTCAAATAGTTCATCATATCAGAAAAGTGTGATAAACCCATTGCCACTTTATCTATCCACGTTTCAACAGCGTACCATTTTGAAATTACGCTATCGATACCAACTTGAAAGCCTAAGATACCAAGTTTTAAATTTGCACTTAGTGATTCTGCATCATATACGTTCATCGATTTTCGTATAGTATCTACTTGTTCTTCGAGAATCAATGAGAATTGTTGGAGATATATACCGGTATTCAAGATTGGGCTTACGAATGCTGATGCAACCTCAACTACTTTCTGTTGTAAAACCACCCAGGCCATGTGAATATCTTCAAACATATGTTCTATCTTTGCTGATATCCAGTTCGCGGCTGCTTTAGCTTGATCTTCTGGTGATAATTTGGACATATCTTCTGTAAAACCAGCAAGCGCATTTGATGCTGGATTCAACCATGACGTGAATTTATCGGTTACTGACTTCAAGTCTGGACCAAAAACCGTATTGAATACCGCTGTCATGATGGTCGGTAACTCACCTAACCAAGAATCAAGAAGTTTAAAAGTTGGTCCTAGTGAAGTCTCTAATACTTTCGTGACTGAACCAATAACGGTACTGAATGATTTAAAGATTGGTACACTGACTTTATCAATTATTGATGTTAATACCTCAAATACTTTGGTTAATAATCCGAATGCACCACTGCTAGCTAGTACATCTGTGAATCTATTACCGACTTCAATGATTTTTGTTTTAAATGCTTCGTATTTTTGGTTATAGCTTTCTTGTGCTTGAAGAGTTTTATCCTGTGAATCAATAGCTTTCTTGCGACGATCTGCATCAAATGCAACGCCTTCCATGGCCATCTTTTTAACAAGACCTAGGTTTGTATCTGACCACATTGCTAAGTTAGCAGTTGCACCTTTGTTTTTTTCAGCAGATTCTTTAGCTATGGCGTTTAACAACCGTTGTCTATCTTCCTCGGTGGCTGTTCCAGAATCCAATGCCTTTTTATACCGCATTGCTTCGTTACTGATTTGCCCGAATACAGACCAAGCAGCTTGAGTATCGGCAGATGTTGGTACCCCGTGAGTGATAACATCTTTTAGGAATTTACGCATGCTTTCTGGTACGGTTTCAAGAGTACTACTCAATTCCTTACCAGCTTTTTCGCTATTAGCACCTAAGCTATCAATATACGATCTAAAATCGGTATCAATATTAAGTGATGCCATATCATTTGCGACTTTTTCTTTAGATTCGCCTGTGATTTTAGCAAGAATGTCCAATTCTTTCATGTAGGCTTTAGTACCAGCAATCAAATCGGCATTGGTTCGTTTTCCAACATTCCCATAATATTGTTGATATTGTGTATATTGGATAAGACCATTATTCAAATCTTTGGTTGAAAATCCCAATGAATACAAATCAGTACTAGTTTCTCTGAGTGATTTAGATAACACGCTAAACCGTTTTGCACCTTCTTCAGTGGTATCACCTAGCAATTCAAGTGATTTACCATTAGTAGAAATAAACGAAGAGAATTGATCTAATGTTTGACTTGCTGCACTAGCATATGCTGAAAATTCGTTAATACTTCCAGCAAACGTAGCACCAACCGAGGTGGCTTGCTGGTATGCAGTAATGAGTTCACGCTGGGCGGATGCTACATTTTTAAATACAACAGCTAATGTATCACCAACTAATGGTATTTGTTTAGTGAAATTACTCGTTGCATTAGCCGCAGCCGTAACACTCCCACCAAGATGTGCAAATGAATTTATTAATGAGCCAGTAGAAGAAACTAATTGTTTGAATGAATTATCGGCTCTTCCACGTATATCATTAGATTCCCTTTCCCTCGCTGATCTTGCTGAATTACTAGAACTTGAGCTAGAACTCGATGATCCACCACCTGCTCGACCATTAGCCTCCATTGCTGCCAAAATGCTACGCAACGTTGATTCTGATGCTGCATTTTCTGCAACAACATCGCCAATACCGGGAATATTAATAATTACTTCGTTTGCCATGATTAGTCCATTGTTTGATGCGTAGTTTAGTGAGAAATTACAGCACTAAATACGGCTAGTTATAGTATTTATTCTGAGGATTACCCCCAATGGAAACACCCGTATTAGAAAAAAAGAACCCCTTAGCGGCTTATTACCGTCAACCAAAACTGTATATTCAGTTACCGTCTGGTGGTAAATTCTACCCAGCTGGTTCATTAGACGTCAGTGTATCTGGTGATTATCCAGTATACGGCATGACAGCAAAAGATGAAATTATGTTCAAAACACCAGATGCGTTGTTATCTGGTCAAAGTACAGTAGATGTAATTAAGAGTTGTATTCCTGCTATATTAGACCCATGGCAAATGCCAACAATTGATGTTGATAATTGTTTAGTTGCTATTCGTATTGCAACTTATGGTGAAGCAATGGAAGTTGGTTCTACTTGCCCACATTGCAGCGAAGAAAACAATTTTGAAATGGATTTAACCAACTGGTTGCAACAATTCAAATCTTATTCATACAATGATACCGTTGCTGTTGGACCATTAACAGTTTATCTGAGACCATTTAGTTACCGTGAAATGTCAAATACTGCGATCAAGTCATTTGAACAACAACGAATCCTATCGATTGTCAATGACGAAACGATGACTGATGAAGAAAAGATGGAGAAATTCACCGAAAGTTTTTCAAAATTAACTGATTTGACCGTTGATGTAGTAGCTACTTGTATTAGTAAAATTGTAACACCTGATGGTGAGACTTCTGAGGTTGAGTTTATCAAAGACTTTATCCATAACTGCCCAACTGATGTATTTGATACGATTTCAAAGCACTTGACTGCGCAAAAAGAAAACATTGAAACAAAACCACAACAAGTTCAATGCGGTTCATGTAGTGAACCTTACTTGTTACCTATGACAATGGATCAATCAAATTTTTTCGCAGTAAGATCTTAAATCTACCCGTGCCGGAGATCTTACAGTTAGTTAAAAGATTAGATGCTGACGCACGGGCAATTAAGAAAGAAGCCTTAAAAACATGTTGGTATATGAGGGGACTTTCTTTTAATGAAGCAATGCATCTAAGCTGGGAAGAACGAGAATTGGTTAACGAGATTGTCAGTGAGAACCTCGAAACCACATCGAAGACGGGATTGCCATTCTTCTAACCCTAAAAGATAATGCCCTCGAAATGAGGGCATTTTAGTTTTAACGTAAAGTTTTCAACTCATCCAATAACTTCTTAAGTTGTCTTTCTTCATATCGTTGAAGTTCTTCTTTTTTCATCAAATGATTGATTGCACCAATCAATCTTTCAACATTAAAATCAGTTAAATCAAGACTTTTACCAGTTGGCTGTTCACGTTGTTGTGTATATTGTGCACCACCAGTAGATGGAGCGGTATATGGACTAGCAGCTGGTCGTTGGGCTTGTGCTTGCGCAGGTCTAGCTTGCGGTTGAGTTCTAGCTGGTACTCCTGGAATACTGATAATTCCTTTACGGATATTGTCTTGAGTAATAGCCAAGATGATTTTATCAATCTGTTTATTACTAAATGCCGCTTCTGCTAAAAGATAATCGAACTCATGTTCAACACTAGCTGCTAATGCCATCTTTTTATTCTTTGCAGCCTTTTCTTTCTTAGCTTTGGGCATTGGTTCTTGGTCCATCCAAGAATCTTCATCATCTTCAGTTGGTGGAACTTCTTCACTTGATGCAGTTTTAGATGGTGCCATTGCTTTAGCAAATCTACTAAACTCACTACCCATTGATGATGGTTTGTAATCCATTTCATCTTCTGGTTCTACATCGGCTTCTTTAGCCGCTTTAAGTGCAGAGATAGCATCCATTGCTTGTTTACCCAATTCCTTGTTAGATGGGTCTTGTTTGAATGCAGTAGCAAGTTCCTGTGCTTTAGCTGTTAGTTTACCGATTTTATCAGTTGGCTCTTCTTTAGGTTCTGCTTTAACTGCAGCAGGTTGTTCTTTCTTAACTGCCGAAACTGGAGATTTCATAGTAACTGGTTTTGGAGCAGGTACTACTTCGGGTTCAGTACCAGTGGCTTTAGCAAGTTCTGCTTTAGCAGCATTCAAAGCCTTTAAGTTTTTATCTTTAGTAGACTTAGAGATACCAGTTTTATTGACTTTATCATACTCAGCTTGTGCTTTGTCAACCGCAGATTGAACTTTTTCGACATCAGGTGCCGCTGTAGGTTCTTCAGTTGGCAATTCCATCTGCCCAGCTTGTGTAGTACTTGGTTTAGTAGTTGACTGTATCGTTGGGTATGGGATTATAACATCATTTATAGTGGGATCATTTCCCCACCCAAAATCTTTAATAAACTTATTTCTAAACTCATCAAAAGTTGCAGTAGCCGCATCTTTTTCATCTTGCGTTTTTGCAGTTTTCACGGCATTTAGGTAGTCGTTCGCAGCGGCATTGTATGCAGGCATTGCCGCGTTTCGTTTTCGTTGTTGATCTTCAGATGCTCTACCAACAGCAGCTAGCCCTTTACCATATTTTGATTGTGGTTTTGTCACTGGAGAATTTGTACTGGTTGGTTCTTCACCTGTTTTGATTTGGTTAACTTTAGTGGCTAACTTATCTTTTAGGTCAGCTGGCTTGATTTCACTTGCTACAAATGAATCATAATCTGCTTCTGCTTGTTTTAAAGCATCTTTTAGTTTTTGACTTCTTGGACTTTTAGCCAATGCGTCTTTAGCCGCATCAATTGCATTCAATTTAGTATCTAATTCTGCTTTGATATCAGAAGTGGCTTTAGACATAGCACTAACTGATTTGAATTGAGGTGCTTTTGGTTGGCCAACACCTGCTTTACCAGCACGTGAACTGATTCCAGGTCTTTCTCTTGTAGCAGTTGGCTCAGTTGCAGGTACTTCTGGTTCTGCTTGCTGGCCTTTTAACTTGCTAACTAAAGAAGTTCTACCTTTCATTGGGTTTTGTGGTGTTTTTAATCGACCTAATGCAGATGCTGCTTGAGCACCAGTAGCAGATGGCTCTGGTTGTGCAATTTCTGGTTGTTCAGCTGATGGTTCGATAGGTGGAACGTAGCCTTGACCCATACCAGCTAATCTATTTGTTTTAGTAACTGGTTCAGATGGCTGTTCTGGTTGTTGCCCTCTCATTTGTTGAACTGCTCGTTGTTGTGCTGCAACTTGTTTAGCTCTGGCTTGTTCAATTGGGCTGTCACCATCAAGAGATGGTACTTCACCTGTAGCTGAACCGATATCAACAACTGGTTCTACTCTTGCATTAGCTGCACCTGTTCTTGGACCGGTATCAATTCGCCAATCTTGTCCAGTTGGACCTTCAGCCGAAACAGAAGAAATGGCAGAATCCAATGAATCCGCAGATAAACCTTTTGAATTTAAGAATGCTTCAAGTGATTCTTTATCTTGCTCGTAACCAGTAACACCTAGATAACGAGAATAATCTTTCTTTAACTGATTGGCGATGTTTGCAGTGACTTCTGCGCCTGCTGCTTTTTGACTACCAAGTTTACTGGCAACTTTTAGAGCTCCTCGCTTTAACATACCAACGGGAGCTTCGGTGATTGTACTTTCTATTAAGACGTCTACATCTGACATTTTCATTGATTGGGTTCCTTATTCGAATGGGGTATTGCAAGTATTTATAGCAAACCCGCGATGAACCGGAACCTATTTATTTGACGAACGCACTAAAAGATAATGAACCCATCCACCTGATGATCATTACTAAAAGATAATAGAAACCACTAGACGCAGTTATCCATTAAAAGATAATAGAAACTAAAAGATAATGAATAAACTCCAGACGTAGCTATCCATTTAAAAGAATAATACTAAAAGATAATGTATTAATGATTGTCTTATAGATGATGTCGATTACTAAAAGATAATTGTCTTATAGATGATGTGAATTACTGATCTATTATCTTTTAGTTATGATGTTCTTATTGATGTTTATATTAATGGTCTTATAGATGATCTTATAGTTGAGTTATTAATTGAATTATCTTTTAGTTTAAAATGTATGTGTTCGTATGGAGTTTATAATGTATGTGTGCATCTGGTAAAAAGCTATAATGGAATCTAAAATGTATGTGCGCGAATGGAAACAGCTAAAATGTATGGGTTCGAATGCATCTAAAAATGTATGTGCGCGTGGCTTAAGCAGGTATCTATTAGGTACATTATCTTTTAGAATTCATTTAATCTTATATGCTCCTACAATTATTAAAATCAATAATTAAATCTATTATTAAAGCGACGCGCCAGCGGAGCCCTCACTGCGGGTTGTGGAGCTGAACATCTTAACCCGAAAAACTCGGGTTAATTCAAAGGACAATGGACATTTCTAATTGTGGAACTGAAACGTCCAAGGGTTCTGCGTACAAGCATCGCATCACAGTAGCATGTAGAGCATTACAGAGGCGGTCAGCCGGTACCTCGAGCTCAGTCTTATTAATCTGACGGTGGCTTACTAGACAACAGCTACCTTATCTAGTAAACGTGGGTTTTCTCAACCCATCTTTAGCCTTGGTTATTCGTTTTTGCTATAGTTCAAATGGGTTGTATGAAGGCATATCCCATAACTCATCTGGTGGGGTAGTGAACTATATCTCCGTTGCTAATGTCGGAACTTCCATCCCCTGTGATTCAAGTAGACCAGGGTTTAAGGGCACGTAATGGTCGCCTGTGCGCGGCTTTCTTAGCAATTCTCTCACCTTTCTATGTTCTATCTAGTAATTCGGTGAGCAAGTTTGGCGGGTGCCTAAAAGATAATTGAGTAATTGCTTTTGTGCGAGTAGACTTGGTGTCGGTAATGATTTGAGATGGTCTCTGTAAGTAAAAGAAAATATAGACTTGGTGTCGGTATGGATTTGAGATGGTCTCGGTAAACTGCTTTTGGGTAATTCTTTAGTATGATTAATTGTAACTTAGTTAATCCCTGTTGTCAACACTTTTGTGAAAATATATTTGAGATGGTCTCGGTAATGTTCTGATATAGATTGATTATACTCTATTTAGTAGAGAAAAACAGCACTTATTGTTAACTATTAAGAAAATAATAGTCAACAAACAGTTAACAATACTCAATAGCTCGCATAGCCAGTTCATCGGCACGTTCATTGCCAGGAATTCCTGAATGGCCTTTGATCCATTGCCAAGTGACATTGTGAGGTTTAGCTGCTGCAGCCAGTGCATGCCATAAGTCTGGATTAACGAAATTGGTACGACCGTTCTTAATCCAATTGGGATACCATTTAGTGATTCCATCTACAACATATTTTGAATCACTATAGATTGTGACATCACATGGTCTGGTTAAGGCATTTAATGCTTGGATTGCTGCCATTAGTTCCATGCGGTTATTAGTAGTACCATCTACACCACCAAAGAGTTCTTTTTCTTTGTTGTTGCACATAAGTACAGCACCCCAACCACCCTTTCCGGGATTAGGAATGCACCCACCATCAGTATATACGATTACCTTATCTTTCATAGTATTAGTTTTTGAGAAATAATAAAATGATATTTAGTCTGGCGAAATAGTGCTTAATTGCTTGACTAATTGATGATTATGTTGCCAAAAAGAATCATAATCAAAGATTTGCCAGTTGCCAAACTTAACTGAAGTGTAATTGGTATGAGGATGTGATATGTCCCATCCTTTGTCAGATTCAACCGCAACGTACTTTCCTTTACGTGTGATCTTAAACATGAGGATATTCATATCATTTGGATCTGCCACTTGAACCAATTGACCTAGCCAAGTTTCAAGTTGTTTGACTTCACCTGAATATAACTGATGAAAAGGAAAATCTGCATAGTTCTTGGCTTCACTGTTAAAGGAAGTCCATTCGGTTGGTGGGATAATATCACCTTTGAAACTTTGGATTTGACCAGCATCTAATACTGCTTTTCGCTGTGTGTTTTTACCTCCGACGAATGCTCCGCTACCTTGGCATCTTAAAAATTTTAGATTGTAAATGGAGGATAAGTGATTTGCAATCTCACGTTCCCATGTATTGCCTTTGTTTTTTGATTTGCTGGTCATTGTAGGTTCACTTGTTTTGGTTGGTAGTGAACCTATTTATCTGGTGGGATTTTACTGGTTTGTGGCTCGCAACGATTAGATTGTTCTGACGGCTCTGGTATATCCGTAGGGACTGGACTTTATTGCGGAGTATTCGAATCCACTAGTATCGAATATTTGAACCCGCACGCCTACCTCATCAACATCGGAAGGAGTAGAAGACCAATACGAGCCATCCTCGAAATCATGTGCTGATTGGAAGATTTCGTTAAGTTCTTCTTTAGTTGGTAATCTCCAATCTGATTTTCCATCTATATTAAGAGCAAAGCAATAGAATCTGGAATCATCCCAGTTTCCTCGTATCTCGTATTCTTTGGGTGCTATTTCAAAGTTCATACTAAGTCCCTTACTGCGCTAACATAGCCTAAATCGTGTTTTAATGTATTGACCGTATAACCACCATCGATTGTGGTATAGCATTCTGCGTATCTTTTGTCTGGTCGTTCTATTGATGACCAGTAATCTTCGGTTGAAAGATCATTAATCACACGATTTATATAGTTTAACTCTTTAATAGTAGGTAATCTCCAGCCAACTTTCTCATCTATATTAAGAGCAAAGCAATACAAACGGGCATCATCCCAATTGGCTTGGGTCTCTGTTTCTTTCGGTGCTATTTCAAATTTCATGCTAAGTCCCTTACTGCTCTAACCTGATTTTTGTCGTAATCCTTCGTGCGGAAGTTCTGGATCCCATTAATGAATAGTTGAGTCCAAGCACCGGTGCCGCTAAATTCAGCAGATGTCCAGTAGTAGGTGCAAATAACGAAATCATTATCAGATTCATAAATTTCATTTAGTTCTGCCCTTGTTGGTAATCTCCAACCAGTCTTACCATCTATGTTAAGGGAGAAGCAATAGAGTTTTGCATCAAACCAGTTGGATTCTATCTCAGTTGATTTAGGTGCTATTTCGAATTTCATGATAGTTTCTCTAATTTTGTTTAAGTTGTGCGTAGTATACAGGCTTATTTTGGAATGTCAACTGTTTTTCAATCATCTTTTAGACAACAAAAAGCCCAGAATTAACTGGGCTTAGTAGATTCGATTATCTTTTAGACAATATCGACGTCAGTAGCATAATGAGTAAACCCACCTTCTTTGATAACTTTCAACACGTGATTAACTCTACTGGTTAAGTCATCTCTATGTGAAATCAAGAACACATTCTTGTTACGTTCACGAGTCATTTGTTTTAGAACAGAGATACTACATTCAACACCAGATGAATCTAAACCAGAATCTAGCAACTCATCAATGAATAACAAGTTGATTGGTTGGTATAAGTTCTCCCAAACATCTCTAAAAGACCAGCTTAAAGACAAGATTAAACGATTCATCTCACCACGAGATAGGTTGTAGAAATCTAAATCTTGACCTAATTGGGTAATCGATACAGATAAATCATTTTGGAATTCTACTTGATGTGGTAGACCCAATTGACCTAAGTAAACAGAAAGTCTTTGATTCAAGAATGCCAAGTTTTGATCGATGATACGTTTACGGATAAAACTATTCTTGTTAGTTAACAAGTTATAGAGAAAGTCTTGGTGCTCTTTAACTCTGACTAATTCATTCATTTTGTCCCATGAAACATCTTGAATAGCAGTCGTTTTCAAGTCTTCGATTTGTTCTAAGTAGGGATTGGTTTCAGCTAACTTACTAGCCAACTCTTTCTCTAGTGAAGCAATTGTATTCTTGTGATTCAAGGCTTGTTCTAGGGTATCATACTTAACAGTTGGACAAGGACCAATCTCACCTAAAGTAATGATAGCTTCATCTAACAAGTCTAATTCTTCTTTATGTGAAGCAATTGACTTTAAACTAGTTTGGTATTGTTCACTTTTAGTAGCTAATAACTGTTCATGTTTGTCGTCATGTAACTCTTGACCACAGGCATGGCATTTATGTTCTGCTAAGTGAACTAACTCTTGCTCTAGTGATTTAAGAACACGTTCTTCTCGTTCAACTGCAGTAGATTGCTTTGCAATTAATGAGTTAATACTATCACGTTCTTTCTTACTAGCATGCCAAACAGTATACTCTCGTTGTGCTTGAATCTCGGCATCAATGTCAATTGGACTTAATCGTTCAATATCTTTGTTGATAGAAACAACTGCTCTATCACGAGTTTCATTCCACATCTTTTCTTTACGAATTAAGGCTTCAATACTTTGTTGAATACGGTCATTCGATGCTTGTACTGTAGTAATGCGAGTGTTTTCAGTCGCAATCGAATCTTTTGATTCTTTTACTAATACCTTTAACGAATCAGCTTTTTCACTCAATTGGGTAATACCAAGTAACTGTTCAATGATTTCTCGTTGTTCACCTGGTTTCATTCCTAAGAATGGAACAGTGTAAGTATTCAGAGCAACTATGTGCTTGAACATCTCCAATTTCATACCTAAGATTTCTTCAATAGCCTTTTGAGTTTCTCTTGAATCACCTTGACTTTCATCCAAATCTTGTAGCACTTGGTCTTTTCCATTGATAGAAAACTTCAAGATATTTGGTTTTCTACCACGTTCTATCTTGTATTCAACACCATCCTTGTCAAATGATACAGTGGCAAGCATATTCTTACCATTTATCTTATTAATAAGGTTTTCACGCTTGATATTAGTCAACGCAGAACCGAATAATGCGTAACTTAATGCGTTAACCATTACCGTTTTACCACAGCCGTTCCGTTTTTCAGGCCCACCCATGTCAAGGTTTTCGCCTAGTACAAGGGTCAATAACCCATTATCAAAGGAAACGGATTGAGTTTGATTCCCAATAGATAGGAAGTTTTTTGCAGTTAGATTCTTAATTGTTATCATGATAGTCAGTAATTGTAGGATGGATAGTTTATGTTAACAGGAAATTAGTACAACGGTCAACAACTTCTTGTCGGTTGGCGTTAAAATCAGATTCCCAAACAACCAGTAAAGAATAACCATTGTCAATGGCGTATTGATTCTTGTGATAATCAGAAGTCCAAGTTTCAAACGCAGTTTTCTTCGTAGTTGGATTAACGAAGTCTTCGGCATACAGCAAAGGATGCGCATGCCAGAAATCACCATGAAATTCAATTATCTTGTTTTGATACCGAAAGTCATAGCGATAATGTCGTTTAGAACCACTACGAACATAAGGTATATAGAATTGCTTTTCAATCTCTGGGAATACAGAACGGAACTGTTCAAACAAATAGGTTTCTTGCATATTCATTATCACCACCTACAGTTCTTGATAGATTGCCATCAACAAATTCTTATCAAATGATTCAGTATCAATTGATTCAATTTGACTCATAACAATAGTATCAACTGTTTCAAAACTAATATCAACTGGAGCTAAGTCAGGGTTGATATCTGCTTTAGAAGGAACCAAGTGCATCTCACGCAGGTTGTACTGTGGTATGAAAGTTTCCTTGATGAAGTTTGCTTCCTCAAATGTAATAGGAATATCAATAGTTACACGGCAATGCATACCTTCTTTAAGCAACTTATCTGGTTCACTGATAACTTCACTTAGCTTGTATGATCTATAAGTAGGTTGTTTAGGCCATGAAAGGTATTGAGGTTCACCACCCCATTCTAAAATCATCATACCACGGGCATCATCACCAGCATCCGCATAATTGTGTGGAAACGCATTACCAATGTAGTTGATATTGCCATTAGATTGTCTTTGATGGAAATGTCCACTGAAACCAAGTTCGTATGGTTTGAACTGTTCATTGCGAATTTCACCAGTATCTGGCATTCTAACCATCGAGTTTAAGAAGAAACCAGGTAATTCAAAATGACCAAAGATATATCGACCACCGGTTTTACCAACTGTTTTCCATTCTTCACCAATCAACCAAGGGCAAAGCGTTACATTACCAATAGTCATTGGTTTTTCAATGATTGTAATCCCTGGAATGAACTTACCATAGATAACACTACATACGTCTCTGCGATCTTTTAAGTACAAATCGTGGTTGCCTGGTAAGAAATAGAACTTTTCAAATGCAGCACCCATTTTTTCAAGGCAACGTACACTATAATCCATTGATAAGATATTAAGTGAACTTCTATTGTGATGAAAATCACCTAAGAACATACCAACTTCACAGTCATTAGCCTTTGCTGTTTCGATAAACCAATCGATGAATTGTTCACAATCTTCATTGTGTGTGGTTGAATTAGACTTAGCACCGATGTGCAAATCAGTGAATACTGCTACTTTCTTGAATAAATTATCTGTCATATTGTTCTTCAGGTTAGTTATGATTGGTGAATTGTATAAGGTATGTAGTGGTTTGTCAAGTGGCTATTCAGTCCATCGCATGATGAACAACAGTCTATCTGATTCTTTTAGGAAATAGAAATTGGAAAGCGATACTCTGACGGTATGCTCACCAAACGTATTAATGCACCAAGTTCGCATTTCTTTAATTGGGTCACGATTGCAGTCGTAAACTGATACACCGTATTTTTCTCTTATGAGTGCATCAAATGGTTCTATTTTCATATAATTGTCCTAGTTGGGTTAAGTTGCTGGTATTATAACTAAAAGATAATGGAAGTCAATTGTGATTTAATTATCTTTTAGGTATTGACTATAGGTCCATTATACTATATATTAACGGCTCATTCAACTAACGAGGTGTAATATGAACGCAATCAATATTATTGAGATTTACAATTACCACGGGGTTTGGGTATTTGATGACGAAACAACAGGATTGAACAAAGAAGCATTTGTATCGGGTGCTGATTTGATTATTGACGCTATGGTTAGTCATATTCCAAATGCACACGATGGATTCCTCTGTATCTTTTCTAAAAACCCATTTCCATCCTATAAATATAAGTTAGAATTGAAAACACGTGGAAATGAAGAAACCGGTAACTGGTATGTGTGTAAGGCATTGGGTATAGATGGTTGGTTGTGCGGTGCATTGTACAAATACTTCGACGTGGAACCAGAGGCAATCTACATACAAGTAAAGGAAAAGAGAAATGCAAATGCGAGAACTGCTTGACATAATTGACAACATTGATCTAGTGGAGGCATTAGATACTCCACTAGAATACAAACAAACTGATTCAAATATATTTGAGTTTGCGTTTGAAACACCATCTGGTGAAAAGCATTCGGGTATGGTTTTGTTTCACAGAAATAAATCTAACTATGCTACTTTAATATACGAAATTAATGATTCATTTGATGGATTCAATACAGAAGGTTTTGCTCGTAAGATACTATCAACCGTGATAGCATGTGCATTGGTTTGGATTAAACAAAACCCAAAGATTATGTACATTGGGTACTCAGCGGCAAAGGATGATGGGACTAATGACAGACGTGGTGTATATCAATCATTAACTCGACAATTAAGTAAACGATATGGATTTAAGGTAGTAACAAATGATCCAAGTTCAGGTGAGTATATCGTGCAAGTGAGATAAGAAAAAGCCCAGCTTCGCTGGGCTTAATTAGTAGAACAATTATCTTTTAGTCTACATCAATCCAAGTATAACCATCATTCATTCTTTCTCCATAGGTATCCGAATTCATTCTAGTATGACTAGGGTTTAAACCTGCACTTTCAAGGATGTCATCACGAATTTCACGATTTCTTTTCTCAATGTTTATCACACGTAAGAAGGCGTTCGTGCAACATTGTGTATAGAAACTGAATGGATTAGATGATTTTGACTCGTCGAATTGGAGTGCAACCTGCGTTAACTGAAGTACTGCCTGGCCTCGCATCTCATCATTATAGGTATATCCGCGAACGTTGCTACGTGAAGAATATCTTTCAGCCAATTTCATTAACATCTTACCTAGCAAGTTAGACATCTGACCTTTTGTGATACTGAAATGACCAGTATCGACATCACCATCCCAATGACTTTTACCAACACAAACTAACTCTTTATTCTCATTGAATTTCCAATGTTGGAAAGGTGGGAAGTTTACTTTGGCACGAGCATCAGCAACAGTTTTAACCGTTTTCTTACGGTCTGGCTGTAGGGGAATGTGGTCAAACGTCATGATTCTGAATACTAAATCATTTTCACAAATGGTGGTGTAATCGACTTCAAATTCGATTGCTGGGATTTTCTTACCAGCTTCTAGTTGGGCTTTTTCATGTGCTGCTCTTGATAATCGAGTAGCACGGCTTTGTTTAGCATCGTTGATTGTATCTTCATTGATTTCACCGATATCAGTTACGATACAGTCATAGAATCCATATTCAGGTTTTGTGTACGAACAAAAAGTATTTTTACTTGCGTGTATTGCTTTTAGTAACTCTTTGTTTGTCAAATACTTTGCTTTTGGTACCACGTGGTCAGCCATTAACTCTCTCCAAATGAATTTGATAAGACCTATTATAACATACTTTTTATGGAATAAATAGTACTAATAGGAGAATATTTAGCAATGGCAATCGATACCTTTAGTTACAATCCAACGACTGGCGTTAGTCCAGGCGTGAATACAAGCCAAGTAAATACCGCAGTTGCGAATGCGGTTAACGCAAGCGGTGCTTTATCGCTTGGTAATAATACTGCAGCTGCCGATAATGTTGCTAATACATACATGTCTATGGCTAGTAATCAAGTAGCAAGCGATGCTGGTATCATTGGTGGGTTTGATGGTCTTGCACAGGCAGAAACTACAATTGCTGAATTTACTGGTAATTCAGGGTTATCTGATTTCACTAACTTGGCTGGTAGCTTATCAACCTTGGCAGGGCAAGCTAATGATTTTTTAAGTACGTTACGGCTTAGTAATAGTAAAAACCCAACTGGTGCTGAATTGTTTGCAGAAAAGCAGGCATCTATTAGTTTATCACCAACAGCACAGAACGATTGGAGAGTTAGAATCAATGCCCCTTGGCAGCTATTCGATTCAAAATTATTCAAAAGATTAGAAAAAACAGGTGGTGCTATTTGGCCATATGTTCCAAATATCACATTAACAACAAAAGCAAACTATACAACAACCAGTGTAGTACATAGCAACTACCCATTTCAAGCATATAAAGACAGCCAAGTAGAAGATATTAGCATTTCTGGTGAGTTTTCGTGCGAAACGGAGACGGATGCAGAGTATTGGCTTGCTGCCACAACCTTTTTTAGAACAGCGACTAAAATGTTTTTTGGTAGTGGCAATCACGTGGGTAATCCACCAATTATTTGTAGATTATCTGGATATGGTAAGCATATTTTCGATAATGTACCAGTAGTCATCAAATCATTTACGGTTGATTTCAAGGATTCAGTAAACTATATTCGGTGCACGGTTGACGGTAAAGTGACGTGGGTTCCAATCATAAGTACAGTGACGGTAGTGGTTAGCCCAATTTATAATAGAACAACAGTAAGACAATTTAATTTAAAATCATACGCGAAAGGCGCGATGGTAGACAATAGCGGTTTAGGATATCTATAATGGCAAAATATTCAAATTCATCCCCTTGGAATACAACACCACAAAATGCGTTGTATTTGGAATTACTGCAGATGAGACCAGTGCCATCAGAACCAGATGATGCATTGCACATAATTCAATCACAGCATCGTCATAGACCAGATTTACTAGCCTATGACATATACGGTAACCCAAAACTATGGTGGGTGTTTGTTCAACGTAATATGAGTGTAATAAAAGATCCAATTTATGATTTTGAAACTGGTGTTGCAATATACATCCCAAAGAAAAGCAGATTATCACAATATCTAGGAGTATAGAATGACGGTAACTATTGGATTAGGAGAACCTGGCTCGACAGAAATACCAATGACACCGATTGCAAATGGACAACCGGTATTTGTTCCTTCTAATATATCAACTGGTATAGCTACTGCCATAACTCCATCTTTTCAATCAATGGCAAATCCAGGTGCAACTGTTTCTACAGGAACCGCTGCTGATACGACGACAGGTAATGATAATGAATTACCTAATGTCGTTGATAATGTACTGGAACAGTTTGCGTCGTGTACACCGTTGTGGACGCTTGCCTGTTTAACAGCTGAAGAATATAATCAACCAGCGTTGTATAGAAGTAAATCGAGTACGTTATCCAATGTTATTTTCTCGTCTGCTGGTCGATACGATGCCGAACGTGTTAGAACATCACGTGGAACACCTGAGTTTTTTCTTAATAACTTCAATTTTTTGATGACCGTTGCACCCGATCAAAAGGTTGGTAACTCAAATTCAATCAATTATCGATTTGACATATTTGAACCGTATTCAATGGGCCAATTTATTGAAAGTTTGCAAAATGCTGCTATAAATGCCAACTATACGTCTTATGGTGAAGCCTCCTTTGTATTGATATTGGAATTTAAAGGCTATGATACCGATGGTACTATATTGACTGTGATGCAGCCAAAGTATTTTACCATAAGGATATCAAATGTTAAATTCAAAGTAACCGAAGCTGGTAGTACCTACAACGTAACTGCAATTCCATGGAATGAACTTGGGCATAGTGATGTTTATAACACATTAATGCGAGATGCTAAACTAATTGCTGATTCGGAAGGTACTGTTGTCGAGATTTTAAAAACAGGTAAAAACAGTTTAGTTTCTTTCTTGAATAATTTTGAACAAACTAAAGTTCAAGAAGGTCAGAGTGGAAGACCAGACACATATGATATTCAATTCCCAGAGAATATTGAGGATTTCACGTCAATTGCAATGGCAACGATACCTGATTCTGCGACTGTAACGCCTGGTAGTAGCAATCCAAAAGCAATCGCTGGTACGAATATGGAACTTGAAGATCCCTTAATGAACGATATTGGTCGATCTAGTCTTGGGTTTACTGGCAGTACTGGTGGAACCATTCCAATGAAGCAACCCGATGATGTTTACAATGATAAAGGGATGCAAGATGAAGGAACCATGCTTGTTGATCCAAAGAATCGAGCATTTCAATACGATCAAGGTAAACGTATAACCGATGTGATAACTGATATAGTAAAGAAATCGGATTATTGTAAGTATCAACTTAAACCAGAGAATATTAAGGATGGCTTGATACGCCATTTTATGATTGACATTCAAATTGAGATTATTCCAGGTGTTAGTAATGTTATCGCTGGTGAGTTTGCGAAAAAAATTACGTTTAGGGTAAGACCGTATTGGGTGCATCAATCTATCGTAACACCACCTGGTGCTGTGCCGGATGGGTATGATACGCTTAAGAAGCAAGTATGTAAGGCGTATAACTACATTTACACTGGTAAGAATACAAACGTTTTACGATTTGATATTGAACTTAACAATTTGTTCTATGCCGCGACTAATTCATCGCCAGCAAGTCAATCTGGTAAGATAGCGGATCCTAACGTCAACTCAACAACTTCTGAAGTATTACCGACTAAACAAGTAGTAAATCCAGGATCAACACCTGGTGCTGCTGTTGCAATGCGTCCACGAGTTCATACTGATCCAACTTTTTTGACAGAATCTTCTGGTGGCTCAGGTGCAACCGACACTGAAATAGAAACCGCATTGCGTTTTCATAAAATATTACTCGGTGCTGGTAGCGGTGATATGATTAAATTGCAATTAGAAGTTATGGGCGACCCTTATTGGATGGTTGATAGCGGTACTGCAAATTACTTCAGCCCAGTGTCAGACGCTAGTCCACAAATGACAGCTGATGGAACTATGAACTATCAGGATAGAGAAGTTCATATCAATGTTACGTTTAGAACTCCAGTCGATGTTAATATGGGTGGTGATGGACTATATGGATTTATTGACAAAGAAGCTAAGTTGAAATCACAATTTAGTGGTATATATCAAGTTATAACTTGTGAAAATGTTATCAATGATGGCTTATTTAAGCAAAAACTGACTTGTATTAGAAAACCATGTCAACCATCGGATGTGCCAGATTTACAATCATCTGGTAAAAAATCAGAAACATTATCATCATTCTTAGGAAGTGAAAACCCATCAACCACACCAAATAGTGGATTATGGCAGTTCCAGGCATTGAAGTCTGTAAAAAATGCAGTCGCAGAAGTAATCCCAGACCTAGCATCGTTTCATCAAACGTCAGAGTTGAGTAAAGTAGCTGATATGGTATCTTCTATTCCTGGTGCAGCCTCGGAAGTTGCTGGTACTATTAATTCTGTAAAACAAACAATAAACCAATTCAAAACCCCATAAAATCAGGATATACAAATGGCAGAACATACAAGGCAGCCAGCGAGCGCGACTAGTAAATCAAAGTTAGGAACTGGGATATATTCCGCTAGGATTGTTAATAATTTAGATCCAACCTACATGGGAAGTTTAGAGGTTACTCTAATGAAACCACAAGGAAACCAGGTTGGTAATACAATGCAATCGTATATTGTGAAATATGCACCACCATTCTTTGGCTACACGGCAGCTGAACATACTGGTAATAATACCAGTGAAAAGACTGATGGACTTGGTGGATTTAATGACACCCAGAAGAGTTATGGGATGTGGTTTGTACCACCGGACATCGGTGTTACAGTCCTCGTTGTGTTTGTCGATGGTGATTCCTCACAAGGATATTGGTTTGCGGCTGTTCCATCCAGATTTACTAATCATATGGTTCCTGGTATTGCTGGTTCATCTACGGTTGATGCTAGTAAAGCAGATAAAGATTCATTTGATACAAAGTCACCGTTACCTGTTGCAGAAATTAACAAACGCCATAACTCAACTGACAAAGAAATCGATGCTAGTAAGTTGAAAAAAGCATTACATCCAATGGCTGCTTGTTATTTGGAGCAAGGATTGGTTGAAGACGGGATTCGTGGTGTTACGAATAGCTCTAGTAGACGAGAAGCACCTAGTATGGTGTTTGGTATTTCAACACCTGGTCCGGTTGATAGACGTAAAGGTTCGAAAATGGCACCAGTTGGGACTAATCAAAGTCAAACGCCGTCTGCTATTCCAGTAAGTCGCGTTGGCGGAACCCAGTTCGTGATGGATGATGGTCAAGATAAGATGCAACGTAAGTCGCATGCTTCGACTGGTAAAATGGAATACGAAGACATCACTAATACCGGAAAAGGTTCTCTGAATATACCATACAATGAATATTTTAGGGTAAGAACTCGCACTGGGCATCAAATATTGATGCACAACTCAGAGGATTTGATTTATATTGCAAATTCAAGAGGAACGGCGTGGGTTGAACTGACTAGTAATGGTAAAATTGACATATATGCTAAGGATTCCATTTCAATCCATACAGAAAATGATTTGAATATCCGTGCAGATAGGGATATTAATTTAGAAGCTGGTAGGAATTTCAATCTAAGTGCAGGTGCAGATTCTGGTTTAGGTGGTATTCGTATGGAAAGTGCTGGTGATACTACGTTGGTAATTGGTGCAAATGGGCAAGTAACAACTGCGTTTAATTTCGAGTTACAATCAGGTAAGTCAAATAAGTTTACAGCTGGATCATCAACGCATATAAGAAGTCAGACTACACATTCTGTAACTGCAGACCAAATATACATGAACTGTGATAAGAATGTCGCGGAAATAGCAGCACCAGCAGAACCGTTTAAGATACATGATATCCCAGTAACAAGTACTGCGGTTGCATGGAAGGAAAAGAGATATCAAGCAGAAAAACCGCTACAAAGTATCCTACGAAGAATCCCAATGCATGAGCCATGGTCATTGCATGAGAATTTAGATCCAACCGTATCAGTGCCTGACAAAACGGACATAACAAAAGAAGGAAAGAAACGTGGCGAATAAATTATATAATCAGAAAACAGTAGCAGTCAATAAAGCCTCTGTCGGTGATAGTAACCAAGGTAGCTTTACATTTAAAGGTTTTGATTCAAACTCAAAATCAACTAACTATAAGTTACACGATATTGATATCGTAAAACGGGATTTACTAAACCATTTCTATATACGGCGTGGTGAAAAGTTAGAAAATCCAATGATTGGTACTGTAATATGGGATATGTTATTCGAGCCATTCACAGAAGAAACCAAATCGATTATTGCAAAGGACGTGGAAGCTATTGTCAACTACGATCCTAGACTTAGAGTGGATAAATTGGTTATAACAACCACCACGCTTGGTATTAGAATCGATTTAGAACTAACTTATATGCCATTTGATATAAGTGACCGTATGACCTTGAGTTTTGACAAAAATAACGCAGTAATCGCATAATATCGGTGGTTGATGGTCTAATTTTGGGTTGCGAAAACTGATAAATATCAGTATCGCTAAATGGAACCATTATGACATCAACCACTAGACAAAACAATTTGATTTTAAACGAAGACTGGACTCGTATATACCAGACTTTCAAGAATGCCGATTTCAAATCATATGATTTTGAAAATTTGCGCAGAGTAATGATCACTTACATCCGTGAAAACTACCCAGAAGACTTCAATGATTATATTGAATCATCTGAATACATGGCATTAATAGATGCTATAGCGTTTTTGGGCCAAAGTTTATCATTTAGAATCGATTTGGCAAGTAGAGAAAACTTCTTAGAGTTAGCCGAACGAAAAGAAAGTGTATTAAAGATAGCAAGAATGCTAAGTTACAGTCCAAAACGTAACGTGGCAGCCTCTGGGTTATTGAAATTCACCTATGTTTCTACTACAGAACCATTGATTGATAGTAATGGTAGAAATTTAGCACAGCAACATATTACATGGAATGACCCTACCAATTCTAATTGGTACGAGCAATTCATTATAGTATTAAATGCAGCAATGGCTGCTAATACTGAATTTGGAAAAAGCCAAGGGTCTGCTACGATTGGTGGTATTCCAACACAACAATACCGCTTCAATACGATTAATACCGATGTGCCAATCTATACGTATAGCAAATCTGTTGCTGGCAGAAGTATGGCATTTGAAGTTGTTAGTACATCGTTTAAAAATAGCGAATCTATCTACGAAGAAGCACCCTATCCAGGTAATCAACTTGGGTTCGTTTATCGTAACGACGGTAAAGGACCAGGTAGTGCAAGTAATGGATTCCATCTAATGTTCAAACAAGGTAGTTTGGAATTAGCTGATTTCTCAATAGATACACCTATCCCAAATGAAAAGATCGCAGTCGAAAGTCAAAACATCAATAACGATGATGTTTGGATGTTTGCACTTGGTCCAAAAAACGAACAATTGAATCAATGGGCTCAAGTATCAAACTTGGTTGGTAATAACATCGCATATAACAGCTTATCACGTAGTATTCGTAACATCTTTGCAGTTACATCAAAAGAAAACGATAAAATTGAATTGTCATTTGCCGATGGTGTGTATGGTAATGTACCGCAAGGTAAATTCAGAGTATTTTACCGAGTAAGTAATGGTTTATCTTATGCAATCTCACCAACTGAAATGCGTGGTATTTCGATTAGTATTCCATACGTCAATAAAACCGGTGCAAAACAAACGATAACTATTGGATTAGGTTTGCAACAGACTGTTTCTAATGCGGCTGCAACTGAAAGTGTGGAAAGCATTAGAACAAATGCACCTGCGATGTACTATACACAAAATAGAATGATAACTGGTGAGGATTACAATTTAGCACCACTTTCAAGTTCGCAAGATATCATCAAAATCAAAGCAGTTAACCGAACATCTAGTGGTATTTCACGTAATTTTGAAATAATCGATGCCAGTGGTAAGTATAGTTCGGTTAATGTATTTGCCGACGATGGGTATATTTACAAAGATGATATCGAACATACCTTGTCATTTAAGTTCAATACCAAAAATGACATTATCAATGCAATTAGACAGATTGTAGAACCTGCTATCACTAAAACCGATGTTTACAACTTCTATATTACAAAATATGATAAGAAGTTATTTGATGGATTAACTACTTGGACACAATGTTCATCGGGAACTAACATATCAACTGGATATTTCGTTAATAACGGACTTGTTAAAAAGGTTGGACAGGCATACGGTACTAATAATTTAAAATACATTTCATATGGAGCAATGGTTAAGTTCACGCCACCAACTGGAAATTCATTTAAAAATGGAAAGTTAGTAACTACTGATGCAACCGACCCAGCGCAAGTCAATGAGTTATGGGTTAAAGTTATTAAAGTTGTTGGTGATGGTACCAATAATGGCCTAGGTGTACTTAGTAATGGTCTTGGTACAGTAACCTTTAATGATGTTATCCCTAATGGTTCGATTATATCGAGAATTGTACCAAAATTCGTTAATAACCTGCCAGTTGGTTTGGAATCAGAGATTGTTAACCAAGCCTATCAAAATGTTAATTTTGGATTAAGATATGATGTTACTGCTGCGTCGTGGTATTTGATAACACCGTCCAATATTGATCTAACTGCCAGTTTTAATCTAATATCTGCTGGTGATTCGACAAATACCAATACCGATGCGTCGTGGATAGTTGCTTTTGTTAAAGAAGCTGACCAATACACGGTTCGGGTAAGAGCATTAGATTACGTGTTTGGCAGTATTGAGCAAAATAGATTCTATTTTGATTCATATGAGAAGGCATATAACGATCAACTTGGTAAAGTTGTAAAGGATAACGTTAGAATTCTTGGGATTAACACTGGACCAGATAGAATCAACCAGTTAAATACCGATGTTACGTTTGAAATTTCGGATACTGTTAAATTCAATGATGGATACGTTAGTAATGCTGAAGTTAAACTAACATTCAGTGATGCAAATAGTGATGGTGTTGTTGATAACCCAGAATCATTTGTCATGTTAGTGGGTGAAGATACAGCGCATTCATTAGATTCTAATGGTGAAGATAAAGCAAACTTGTATATTTTCTTCAAGGAAACAACTGATGGCGCTGGTAACGTATACCATGATTTCGTGGATACATCAATTACTAGTATTGTAGTGCGAGAATCCGAATTAACTACTGATATAACACAGTATACTACCGGCCAACTGATATACTTTTATGATTCCGCTGAAGATTACGTCAAGGAAGTTAATAGAACAACGAATACGTTTACGTTGATTAGTTCATATAAAGCAGTTGTTGGTAGATCTGGACTTAAGTTCCAGTACGTACACAATGCCAATTCTGCGAGAAGAATAGACCCAAGTTCGAGTAACATCATGGATCTTTCTATCATGACACGGTCGTATGATACTGCTTTCCGTAGTTATTTGAGTGGTGGATTAACAACACCACCAGAACCACCAAGTAGTGATAGTCTAAGAATTAGCTTCGGTTCTAAACTCAATGCAATCAAATCAATCAGTGATGAAATAATTTACCATCCTGTTAGATATAAAGTGTTATTTGGTGCATTAGCAGATGAACAATTACAGGCTCAGTTCAAAGTTGTTAAAAATCCAAATAAAACAATCAATGACAATGACCTGAAAGTTAGAATAATAACGGCAGTCAATGAGTTTTTTGATATCAATTACTGGGATTTTGGTGATAGATTCTATTTGGGTGAATTAACTACCTATATTTTGAATTCAGTTTCACCAGATATCAGTAATATAATCATTGTCCCAAAGCAAACTGCCCAATCATTCGGTAGTTTGTTTGAAATACAAAGTAAACACGATGAAATATTAGTTAGCGGTGCAACCGTAGACAATATTGATATAGTAACCGCCATTTCAGCTACTGAAGTTAGAGCGAGTTCAACAACAATTACATCATCAACCTAGAAGTGTGACTAATGACTGAACAATTTTACCCAGAAAGCCAATTACCAATAAGAAAAACTGTTGACTTATTGCCAGGCGTTTTTAAAACGGAAACAAACAACAAATTCATGGCGGCCGCTGTCGATCCATTAATTCAACCTGGTCTTTTACAAAAGACAGTTGGTTATGTCGGTCGAAGATACGGAAAAACATACAGTGGTTCTGATACCTATCTGGATTCTGATAACACGCTTCGTAGTAGATATCAGTTAGAACCTGGTGTGGTGTTTACAGATGGCGATAAAATCGAAAACTTTTATGATTACATTGATTTAAAGAACCAACTTAAATTCTTTGGTAATACTAATGATAGAGATGACCATATCACATCACAACAACATTATTCGTGGAATCCACCAATTAGTTGGGATAAATTTATCAATTATCGTGAATACTTCTGGGAACCAGATGGTCCTCTTTCAGTTCCAGTAATTGGGCATAGTGCAAAGGTAATTAGTGAGTACAATGTAACAGTTGCTGCTAATTCTTTTGTGTTCACACAAGTCACGAATGTAGCTAATGTAGTTAACAATCCAACATTGACCCTATATCGTGGTCAAACTTACAAGTTTAATGTTAATACACCTAATGATAGTTTTATCATTAGAACGCAGTATGATACCGGTTCAATTTCTTACAATCCAGTACTTGCATATACCCAAGGTCAACTTGCGGTTTATGAAAACCAGTTAATTCGTGCAAAAACTCGAATTGTTGCAAGTGCAACCAGAACAGTTCCTAATTTAATTACTGATTGGGAATTCGTTAGATTCATATATCAAACTGCATTTAATGAATATATCACCGGAACTGAATATAAGATTGGTTCGACTGTTGTATATTCAAATGGATTATGGGAAGCAATTGCTAACATACCAAGCGATGTAATATCCCTACCTGTGACTGGTTCGGCTGAATGGAGATTCATTGGGTATGTTGTTAAAGCACCTTCGTTGGAATATAACACAGGTGTGATGAATAATGGTACAAGTAATGCAACTGTTACATTCCAAGTTCCTTATGATGCACCTGATTCCTTATATTATCAAAGCCCATTAGATCCAAATAAATTGGGTAGATTCATCATTGCCGATATTAAGATTAATACTGAAATTGATGTTAATGCTGAAATCGTTGGATTAAAAAACTACACAAGTAGCAATGGTATTGTATTCACCAATGGTTTAGTTGTTGAATTCAGGGGTTCAGTAACTCCATCGACATATGCTAGTGGTACTTGGTTGGTTAGTGGTGTTGGTTCGTCTATAACATTGATGCCATTTGCCGATTTGGTAACACCTAGAATTTCTAAAGATGTTCCTGATGTTCTTTTTGACAACGAAGGATTCGACACACAGCCATTTGATGAGGCTAGTGCTTATCCAACTGACCAAGATTATATTACGATATCACATTCTAGTATTGATTCTAATTCATGGAGTCGATACAATCGATGGTTCCATCGTTCTGTTCTTGAGTACTCATGTGCTATTCGTGGGCAAGAATACTCTGCACCAGAAACTAATAGAGCAAAACGTCCTATCATCGAGTTCTCGTCAAATTTAAGACTATTCAATTATGGTGCGATTGCAAAAAGACCAGTTGATTTTGTTGATACCCTAACCACTGATGTTTTTTCTACAATTGAAGGTAGTTCTGGGTACCAAATTGATAATGAAACCTTATTTCACGGTGCTAGAATATTAGTAACCGCAGATACTGATAACTTAGTCAATAATAAGATTTACGAAGTTCAGTTAATGAACTTCAACCATAATACGCAATCAATAACTGATACCACCACAACTATAGTTCCACAAATTCATTTGATAGAGGTGGATGATTCATTACCATACATTGACCAATGCGTTCTTATCAAACATGGTAAAAACTTTGGTGGTGAAATGTTCCATTTTGATGGTGTTAAATGGGTATTAAGTCAACAAAAAACTGCAGTTAACCAAGCACCTTTATTTGATGTATACGACGATAATGAAATTAGTTTTTCAAATACTGAATATTATCCAGGTAGTACATTTGCTGGTTCTAAAATTCTTAGTTATAAAGTTGGTAATGGTAGAACAGATACTCAGCTTGGATTCAGTTTAAGTTACCTAAACATCGGTAACATTGGAGATATCCAGTTCAATTGGAACTTTGGTATTGACACGTTTACTTATGCGATAAACAAAGTAACTACAACAAAAAAGATAGAATCCGGGTATTACAAACTAACTAATATTGGCTTAGAATTCGATAATGGCTGGATTAAAACTGATAACAAGTACATCCAACCTATCATCGATAGTCAAAAAATCACAGAGGCTACGACAGTAGTAACCTTTACTACCATTGATTTTTCAAACATACCGTTATCAGACCTAATTGTTAGATTGTACATAAATGGAAAACCTTATACTGGAACGTATTTCAGAGAAGGTGATCAGTTTACGTTTCCAAAAAACTTAGCGGTTAATGATATCGTATCTATTAAGATAATTGCTAATATCGATCCAAATACTGGGTATTATCAAATGCCAGTTGGGTTGGAAAAGAACCCGTTAAATCAAGAAATGACGACATTTACGCTTGGACAAGCGGATGACCATATATCATCAGCAGTTGAGTTCTTTTCGGATTTTTCTGGGATAACTCCAGGTGTGTCTAATCTTCGTGACTTGACTAATTACCAACAGTATGCATCGAGATTTTTGAAACATGCTGGGCTTGCACCATTGGCAGTTACTGTATTATGTGATAAAACTCACAACGTTATAAAATCCATACAGTATGCTAAAAAGATGTATACTGAATTTAAGAATAACTTCATTGAACAGGCATCGCAATATGCTGGTATGAATAACGTTGATGCAGTTGATGAATTGATAACGTTGATGACATCTACCAAAACAGCAGAAAGCCCATTTGCAAATTCTGACATGCTCGGTAGTGGTGCTTATACGCCAATAAGATATACAGTTGAAGATACTGGAATTAAAACATTTGCATTGTCGAAAAAAATCAATTTGACAGAAATAAGTACTTCAGCGGTTTATGTATACGTGTATCGAGTAGCCGATGGGTTGTTAAAGCCAACACACTTGCTGAATACAACCGACTACATGTTTAATGATGTATTCGGTTATGTTACATTGTTAACTGAATTATTCGAAGGTGATATTGTCGAAATTCGTGAATACTTGTCAACGTCAGTTAACTATATACCAGCAACACCAACATCAATGGGATTATTTAAGAAATTCACACCAATGAAATTCTTGGATGATACTTATGTCACACCTCGGATGGTTATTCAGGGGCATGATGGTAGTATAACTGCAGCGTATGAAGACTATCGTGATGATTTGTTATTAGAATTGGAATTAAGAATCTATAACAATATCAAACAAGAATATAATTCAGATATATTTGATTTGGATTCAATCATGGGTGGTTATTACGACACTGGCTTGTATTCAAAAGACGAGATAGATTCTGTAATTAAAACCGAATTCTATAAGTGGTCTACACAATATCAGATGACTTATACTAATAATGATTGGTATGATTCATCGAATACGTTCACTTATAATTATAGTAATATGACAGATCCTACTAGTACGCAGGGATTGCCTGGGTACTGGCGTGGAATTTATAATTGGTTTTATGACACAGATCGACCACATAGATGCCCATGGGAGATGCTTGGTTTTTCACAACAGCCGTTGTGGTGGGAATCCGAATATGGTCCAGCACCATATACAAGCAATAACTTGATTCTATGGGAAGATTTACGTGACGGTATTATCCGTCAAGGTGAAAGAGCAGGTGAATATGCTAGATATAAGCGTAGTACCTTATTAGATCATTTACCAGTTGATGAACATGGTGCATTGCTAAGTCCATTGATGTCAAGATTAGCTCATAATTATGACATATATGCAACACAAGGTAGTTTTGTATTTGGTGATGTATCACCGGTAGAATATGCTTGGCGTTCTAGTTCAGACTGGGCGTTTACGGTTAGTATTGCTATGTGTTTGATGAAACCATTTGAATATATTTCAGATAGATTTGATTCGTCAAGAACAAAAACCAATTTGGTTGGACAAACAGTACACACTACAAGTGGTGTATTTGTTACCTTATCAGACTTGGTTATCCCAACTAACACAGTGCAATCCACTGGTTTGATTACCTATTTGGTTGACCATGCTAAATCCAAAGGTACCGACCCAGTATTGGTTGAGAAAAAAATCAAGAACTTAGATGTGAAGTTATCTACCCGACTATCTGGTTTCGTAGTAACAGACCAACAAAAGTATATACTTGATAGTAAAACAAGTACACTCGGTAGTACAGTATTTGTTCCACCTGAAAACTATGACATTATATTCAATGTTAGTTCACCCATTCGTACTATAACGTATAGTGGTGTGATGATAACTAAATCAGATACTGGTTGGGTAATTAGTGGATATAACTCAAATAATCAATTCTTTAATTATTACGAAGCTCTGGCTTCTAGTAAAGATCCATATTTGACTATTACTCCACAGAATACCGACCAAGTCATTTCTGTTGGTGGTGTTAGTGCGGCCTATACTGATTGGGAACCAAATGTAACGTATGCGAATGGTCAAATCGTAAGATATGAACAGCATTTTTACAGAGCATTAAAAACCAATTCAAGTACGACATTTAATGATGAGCACGATTACTGGAAGTTGCTGTCAAATTTGCCGATAACCGGCGAAGTTGTAGCTAAAAATCGTAAATCATTCAATAAGTTTACTATTAAACAAATGCTATATGGAACTACCTTGGAATCTATTCAAGAAGTAGTTGATTTCTTGTTGGGTTATGAAGTTTACTTGAAATCTATCGGATTTGTATTCAGTGGATATGATGCTGAAAACCGAGTGCCTATTAACTGGACAACGAGTTGTAAAGAATTCATGTTCTGGACGAAGCATAATTGGGCAGCTGGATCTCTTATTTCATTAAGTCCAATTTCAAGTAGAATTGAAATTAATATGAATGGTGGTGTTGTTGATAGCTTAACTGATGGATTTTATGATTACGAAATCTTAAAAAGTAATGGTCAAGTATTCCCGATTGAACAACTTAATGTAACTAGAACTTTCCAAAATATTGTCATCACACCAGATTCGACAACTGATGGGATTTATTACCTTAATATGTACTGTGTTCTAAAAGAGCATGTAACCGTATTTTCTGATAGAACGGTTTTCAACGATGTTATCTATGATAAAACTACAGGTTATAGACAAGGTAGAATCAAATCACAGGGATTTAGAACAGTTGATTGGGATGGTGATTACACAAGCCCAGGATTCTTATTCGACAATGTTAATATTGTTGTTTGGCAACAATATAAAGATTACAAACTAGGTGATATTGTTGCTTATCGTTCAACAAATTGGACTTGTATTAAATCACATACAAGCACCGAATCATTTGACAATGCAGTTTGGTCTAAACTTGATACAAACCCAACAAAGGAATTGGTTTCTAACTTTGATTATAAGATTAACCAATTTGATGAATATTACGATACTACTGCGGAAGGTATTGGTGAATCACAACGAACTCTAGCAAGGCATGCCATTGGGTATCAACCTAGAGGTTATTTGCAAGATTTAGCAGAAGATCCAGTTACTCAATTCCAGCTATATCAAGGATTTATTCGTGAAAAAGGTACAATTAATGCAGTAACCAAGGTATTTGATAAACTAAGCAGATCTGGTGATTCTAGTATTGTTCTTAATGAAGAATGGGCATTTAGAGTTGGCCAGTTTGGTGGGGTGGATGCAATCGAAGAATTTGAGTTTTATATCGAGAAGAATAAAATAAAACTTAACCCACAACCATTACTAGTTACTGATACATCCGTATCTGATGGTATTGCGTACCAAATCAAGTCATCTGATTTCACATTAACTCCAAGTAATACAGTTGGTATTAATAAGTTATCATATGAAACAGAACCATCGAGAACTGCTGGGTATGTTAACACTAAACACGTTTCATATATGGTTAAAACTATTGATGATATTCTAAATCTTGATATCCGTGCAATTAAAGACAATGCCAATATCTGGGTAACATTCGATGATTATTCTTGGAATGTCTTTAGATTCAATGATACTGCGTTGCGCGTAGTAAACATCACAGAAACCAGTACAATTGATTTTGAACTTTCTAGTAGACATACCTATGAAGTTGGTGATGTATTTGCTGTCAGACCACTAGGAACAATCACTGCGTTTTCTGGTATATTTAAAGTAGTTGGTGTGACTTGGAATACTGTCTCTATTGATAGTTCATTGCTATCTACAATCCCAACATTAAACCAAAACAAACCAATTTATGCTTGTACCTTCAAGAAAGCTAGATATAAATCATACTCTGATATTGATGATTTGTATGCTGCTACGTTGCCAGTCGGTGCTAAACTGTGGGTTGATGCGAATGATTCTGATAAGTGGGAAGTATCACAAAAGAAAGACCAATATTCAGTAGTTAGTCCTACAGTTTATGGTGATAATCCAATTGGTGTTGGTACAACCACGGTGTATGCAAAAACATTAAACCAAGTTATTACCAGTATTCCTGGTTCTAATAGAATTGAAGTTTATTCGGTTGGAACTACTGGGTTGGATTGGTATCAATCAGTTGAACCAATTTCAGGGATTCGTACTGGTAGTAGCTCATTGGATGGTTCATTCGGTAAATCGATGGCGATATCACCAGACAATAAATTCTTGATTGTTGGGTCACCTAGTGCATCTCATATTCGTAGTAATTACCGAGGTGCGTATACTAATACTGCAATATATCCAATTGGTGCTATTGTAAAAACTTCAAATGCATTGTTGGAATCTATTGTTGAAATTATCGGCGATAGTATCAATGATACCACTGCTGATAAAACAAAGTGGAAGGAGGCATCAAATATCATATCAGATTCTACTGGTACACCGAGTAATATAACCAATCAAGGTGTTATTTCAGTGTATGAATATTACGATAATAACTGGAGATATTCAACTTCATTTGTTAGTCCAGATTTAGAGAATACTGTTCAGTTTGGAACAGCGGTTGCACTTGGTAAAACATCGGATACCGATTATCTTTTAGCTGTTTCTGCAGCAGTTCACCCAGGTGATAGCACGTTAACAAATAACCATGGTATTGTATACACTTATAGATATACAAATTCAGAATGGGTATTTGGTGACGCCACTTATACATTACCAGAAAACAGCACTGATATGGACGAATTTGGTAAATCGTTAGTAATGACTTCTGATGGATCTACGTTAGTTGTTGGAAATCCAGTTGGTGAAAATCAGCCAAAAGGCTCAGTTTATATATACGCATCGAATGACAGTTCGGTTGTTAAACTTGATGATATGGTTGGTGATGCTACTGGTGATAAATTTGGACATGCGATTGCTATCAATCCAACTGGTTCAACACTAGTTATAACTAGTCCAAATGCAGATAGTTCAATTATCGACCAAGGTAAAGCGTATGTATATACCAAGGTTAATTCTCAGTATGTATTATCACAAACTATTGAAAGTTTTGAATATATCACCAATGAACAATTTGGTAGTAGTGTTGCTATTAGTGACAATAGAATAGTAATTAGTGCGAAAAATACTGACTATGTAACTTATGATTCATTCAATGCTACTTTTGATGGTGGTAGAACTACATTCTATAGTGAACGTGGATATGCCGGTGCAGTTTATGTATTCGAAAAGAAAGGCGACCAATACCTACTAACTTCAGAATTAAAACCTACATTACGTCCTTATGAATCATTTGGTGGAAGTTTAGCATGCACTGATTCATCAATATTTGTTGGTTCACCAACTTACACATTACCGACTAGTGACACATTAGTGGGATGTTTGCGTATGTTCACGAATACCAATTCTAATGGTGCTTGGGATATAATTGCATCTCAACAACAAGTAGTCGATACTCGCAATGTTAAAAGCATTTCATTATATGACAATGTTAACAGTTTGAAAATTCAAGATGTTGATTACGTTGATAATTCAAAGTTAAAAGTATTGAATATTGCTGAACAGGAAATCACGTTTAAAACAATGTATGACCCAGCGGTCTATTCTATTGGTACCAATGATGAAACTCAAATCATAGAACCATCACAAGCATGGGCAGATAAGAATGTTGGGACACTTTGGTGGGATATTTCTAAATCAAAATGGATGTATGCTGAACAAGATGATTTAACTTATCGGACAGGCCATTGGAATGTTCAAGTTACTGGTTCAACGGTCGATGTTTATGAATGGGTTAAAACTACAATATTACCTTCAGAATGGGCATCATTGGCAGATACAACGGAAGGATTAGCTTCTGGTATTTCTGGGCAGCCGTTGTACTCAGATGATTCCGTTATGGTTGTTAAAGAGTTGTATAATTCAGTAACTGGTGTAGTCACTGGAACGCAGTATTACTACTGGGTTAAAAACACGGCATTAATACCAGATGCTGTGATTGGTAGAAATTTATCAGCATTGGATGTTGCAAATGCGATTGATAACCCAATTGGTACTGGTATTGCGTTTGTTGGTTTATGTTCACCTGCTGCAATGTTAGCTTATAACTTTGGTTCGGTACTAACAACAGAAACTGCATTGGTTAATATTGAATATTTCAAAGATTCATATAATCAAGTGCCAGTTCATAACGAATATCAGTTATTGTCTGAAGGTAGCGAATCATTTGAATTATCTAACGAATTAGAAGCAAAGTGGATTGATAGTGTAATTGGTAGAGATGTTGTTGGTAATAGAGTACCAGATAATACACTACCAACTAAATTGAAATATGGTGTTAGTTTTAGACCACGCCAAAGTATGTTTATTGATAGATTACCTGCCCTTAAAATGGTAATTACTAATGTAAATTCAATCTTAACTACTGAACCGTTTACTGGTAACATGAACTTTAGTAACCTTAATTTGGTAGATCAAGCACCGATCGTTGAGTTAAACTACTACGATACAACAGTCGATACCTATCAGGATTTACAAAATGTTGGTATTACTCGAGTAACTCAAGCCGAGTTGGGTGTGGAATTAACTAATGGTAAAGTAACAGCAGTTAATATCGTAAAACAAGGATACGGCTATAAACCAAACGTACCAGTGTATGAAAGTATCAGTATACCTGCGTATAATTATCAAGGGGTTGGGTATCAAGGACCATTAGTGACCGTATCTGGTGATGGAACTGGTGCGGTTGTTCAACTGATTATTGATAAAAATGGTAGTGCAATCCAGGCTAATATTATTAGTAGTGGTAAAAAATACAGCAATGCAACCGCGACAGTAAGACCATATTCTGTATTAGTTAATTCTGATTCTACTATTAGTGGTTATTGGAGTATATATGCGTGGGATTCAGTAAGTAAACAATTTGTTAGAAGTTCAGCGCAAGCATATGATACTACCAAATACTGGTCATACGTTGATTGGTGGGCAACTGGTTATAATAGTTCTTCAAAAGTAACCAATGAAATCACAGCAATCGTATCAATTAAGACAATTAATCCAGTAATTGGCGATCTGATTAGAATAAAAGAGTTCGAATCTGGTGGTTGGGCAACCTTCGAGTGCATCGCAGTTCCAGTAGATGCCGGTATTTTCTCTGATTTCTATACTATGGTTGGTAGAGAAAACGGAACAATTCAATTATCTACAAAATTGTATGATGATGTTACCTCTGGAGTTGGTTATGATAGTTCTGCTGCGTTTGATTCTATTAGCTATGATATGGATTCTAGTTTAGAACTCCGTAATATCTTACGGGCAGTAAAACATGATATTTGCATTGGTAATAATGCCACTGAATGGGGTAATCTATTCTTCACTTGTGTTCGCGCAGTTTTTGCGGAACAGTTATATGTTGATTGGGCTTTTAAAACCAGTTTCTTAACAGCAGTTCATAATGTTGGACCTTTTGAACAACCATTGAATTATAAAAACGATAGTTTGCAAAGTTTCCAAAGTTACATCGAAGAGGTTAAACCCTATCGATCAACTATTCGTGAGTATATTAGTAAGTATGATACAACTGAAGAATCGTCTATTGCTATTGGTGATTTTGACTTACCAGTTGCATATACCGGCGGTTCCAATAAACCGGTAACCATCTATGATTGGTATACTTTAAATCAATATCCATGGAAGTGGTGGACTGATAACAATACGTTTACGGTTAAACAAATAATTTTAGCATCTGGTGGTGAAAACTACAATCAACCACCATCTGTTGTGATAACAGGAACTGGTGTAGGTGCCACTGCAAAAGCCTACATATCAAATGGCGTGGTATCTAATATTATCATTGAAAATGCTGGAATTGGCTATAAAGAAGCACCAACAGTTGAATTGATTGGTGGTAATACACCCGGATCAAAAAGTGCTTCGGCTATCGCAGTAATTGGTGATAGTAAGGTCAGACTATTTAATGTAGCAATGAAGTTTGATAGAATTTCAAAAACTGGATTATATCAATCGCTGTATAATACTGAAACATTTATTGCGACTGGTTATACATCAGTTTTCAATTTGATGTATGCTCCACTAAATGAAAAAAATAGAATCACTGTTTATATCAATGATAAATTGATTCTTAGTAGCGAATATACGGTTGAATTGGTAATACCGGCTGGTAATGCTAATATAGCTACTTCTGGTATGATTATATTCAATAACAATCCAATAGTTGGTGATGTTATTGTTGTAAATTACGAAAAACACGATAGTTTACTTGATAGTGTTAACCGTATATCGAAATACTACCAACCAATGTCAGGTATGAAAGGTAATCAATTATCTCAGTTAATAACAGGTGTGGATTTTGGTGGAGTTCAAGTTCAAGGAACTACATTTGATGTGACTGGTGGTTGGGATTCACAACCTTGGTTCACTGATAATTGGGATAGTGTTGAACAAAGTAGTGATTACTATTATGTTTGTGATGGTATTGCGAATCCAGTAATAGCAACAACCGTCACTTTGCCATTTGTTCCAGTAGCTGGTCAACACATTAATATCTATGTTAAACGTGAATCATGGAAATCTGTTAAACAGTATGGATTGAAATCAACGGCATACACCTTGTATGATGGGTCAATGCCATCAGTTATTAGATTGGATGATATTGCATATACATCGCAATGGGATTCAACTAGTACAATCAATCCATATGCACAAATGCCAACATTTATCGGTGATGGCGTGTCGGCAACTATTGATATTGGTTCATATTTTGACACGATACAAGGCGATACGTTAATCTTTAGACCTGAAGAAAGCGATGGTTCATTGGTTATTAATGACCCAAATATCGTGGATACCAATATGAGTGGTGGTTCGTTGGAGAGATTGAACAACGCGTATACAACTGCAACTGGTTTGAAGGCTGAGGAAATTATAATTGAAGGTGGTAAATTTATAAGTCCAGAGAATGTATCAGCAACTGAAGAAAACGTACCAGGTCAAGTACTTGATAGTTTAAGTATTAAAGTATTTGATACTAAATCAACTGGTTCAACCCCACTGCATTCAACAGTGTTTATCAGTGATGGTATTACAACAACCTATAGTATTGGTTTACCTATCATCGAATTCTCATCGGTTATTGTGACGGTGAATAAGGTTAAGAAGTCAATTGACACGCACTATACCATTAATCTAACTAACAATACAGTTAAGTTTGTATTACCGGTTACGGCTGGTGCTATCATTGAAATCACGGCGATTGGGGTTGGTGGTGTTGCAATTCTCGATTCAAAATCGTTCGTTGCTGATGGTAAATCAGCCAAATTTGCAACAAATGCTAAGTTTAAAGATACCACATCAGTTTATGTAACTGTTAATGGTATTAGCACTGACGCAAGTTTTGGTAGTACAACAGGCAAGAAAATAACTGGTAAAACGGAAGTTACAGTAAACCCAATGCCTACCGTGTCTGACGATGTTAAGGTTGTGTGCTTTGGTGCAAATGCAAATGTTGATTTTGATACGTCAATCGCAAGAATTAATGAACAAACCTTCATTTATACCGATAACCCAGAATTCACCTTGTCAATGTTTGCAGTAGAACCAACCAACCATCAATATACGCCAATGATTGTGAATGTTAATGGTAGCGCGTTGACTGGTGTTGATACAACCTACGGTGTTTATACTGGCTCAACTGCACAATTCAAAATTGAACTAGGAAGTGGTTATGCAACACCTAGTAATATTAAAGTATATGTCAATGGTGTTTTAAAATCATTCTTGGTCGATTACGTTTTCAATGAAGAAATGACACTGGTTACTATTGACTCATTGGTTATTAATGACGTGGTATTAATAGAAAACAATTCAAATGCCGAGTATAGCATTAACGGAAATACGTTGATTATCAGTAGTGAACTGACTACGAACGATGTGGTTAATGTTGTCTGGTTTACACAATACCAAACTATGCAATTATTGACAGATGAGCATGTTGGTGGAAAAGCTAGTTACGCATTAGCAATGAAGCCAATTGATTCAAGTTATGTTTGGGTTTATGTGAACGGCGTTAAATTAACACCAATCCGTGATTATTATCTATCCGATGATAAAACAAAAGTATATCTACTAGACACCACTAGTGAATCTGATATGGTTAAAGTTGTATTATTTGGATCGAAATTGTGCAGTACCAAATCATATGAAATATCAAAAGATATGCTAAATGTCTTTAGATATAACAGATATTCAATTGGAACTATCCAATTGGCTAAAGATTTGAACTACTATGATACTGAGATTTTAGTAACTGACGCCTCACTGCTATCTATTCCTGTTGCTGCAAGAAATCAACCTGGTACTGTATTGATTAACGGCGAACGTATCGAGTATTTGATGCTTACTGACAATACATTATCACAGTTAAGACGTGGTAGTATGGGAACTGCAATTGCAGAGTTATATACTGCAGGAACTGATGTTGCTGATGTAAGTATACAAGAACGAATCCCATACAACGAAACTGAGATGAAAGAATCATTCATGATTGATGGTTCTACTAGATCGGTTGGACCATTGAGTTATATTCCAGTTAAATCTGTTAGAACTAATTGGGCTGCTGGTAATATACCTACTGGATATGGTCCATGCGATCAGGTTGAAGTATTTGTGGGCGGAAGAAGATTGCGTAAAAATCCAATGCATGTATTCAATGAATCATTAGGTTCTACTAGCCCACGTGCTGATGAATTGTTAGATGCTGAATTCTCGGTCGATGGTACTTCCAACTACATCAGGCTGACTGATTCGGTACTTGATAGTATACCGGTTAATGCAAGTGTTAACGTCGTTGTTTATAGAAAGGTTGGTAAAGTTTGGTATGAACAAACTGCAACGGCGGCAAGTGCTGGTATTACGTTATTGGAAAATAATACACCAATGGCTAAGTTTATATCGCAAAAAACCACCGCGATGATAGGCTAAATACCAGATACAAACTAACAGGATTAATTATGGCAGACGGCAGTATTGAAGAAGAACAATTGGACAATACCCCAGACGAAACAAGTGGCTTTCATTATGAAAGCCACATCAAGATTTTTGATCCAGAAACGGAAGAAGTTTTCGTTTCGACTAGAGCCTAACCTTACAACCGGTATTATAGATGCAATTAACTTACAAAATTCTCGGTCATATTAAGATATTTGACCCAATCACACATGAAGTCTTTGAAGACAAAGACAACGCCATTCATTATGAAAATATTAGTGTTGCAATGGCTAATAGTTTAACTAATAATGGCCTTGGTATAGATGCAATGGCATTCGGTACGGGTGGTACGTTAGTAGACCCAACTGGTTTGATTTCATATCTTACACCTAACACCGTAGGAGTGAATTGTAGTCTATATAACCAAACGTATTCAAAAATTGTCAATCAATTTAACATCGCAAACACGGACCCAGTTCGCAATAAGATGGAAGTTAGACACATCAGTGGTGCTACTTTTAGTGACATTGTAATTTCTTGTCTGTTAGACTATGGCGAACCAACAAATCAAGAAGCATTTGATAACAGTGTTGATATGAATGGTAATTTTGTATTCGATGAGTTGGGTTTGATAACAACCAACCCAGATGGTAGTACTAAACTATTAACACACGTGATTTTCCACCCAGTTCAAAAATCCTTGAATAGATTGTTGCAGATTGATTATACGATCCGTATTCAAAGTTTAACTGGTTTAACTGAGGTACTATAATGCCGTATAATATAGATTATAGCGATTCAAGTAACAAAACGCCAATCACGGTTTATGACAATACTCAAAATATAGAAACCAGTTTAAAGTATGCTGGTCGGAATTTCTCTGGGTATGGGCAGTTAATTGCTGAAAACTTCTTGCATCTGCTTGAAAATTTTGCAAATGCTACAGAACCATCTAACCCAGTCGAAGGTCAAATCTGGTATGACAACGACAATGGTTATCTAAAGTTGTGGGATGGAACGTCGTGGCAGGCTGCTAGTAATATCAGTAAAAGTACATCAGAACCTGCGCTCGATTCATCAAAAGCTGGACAACTGTATGTCAATTTAGCGAACAATCAACTTAATATATTTGATGGTTCTAAATGGGTATTGGTTGGTCCAAATGTTAGTTCAAAAGATGGTAAATCGTATGGGACGACGGTCGAACATATCAAAGATACTGATGGTATTGATAGATCTATCTTGTCATTATACGTCGAAGATGTCCCAGTTCTAATCATTAGTAAAGATACATTTACACCCAATCCATTAATCGTTGGTTTTGGTCAATTGACATCTGGTATTAATATGAATACCGATTCCGACTTAACTAAATTTTCTGGTGGGTTTAAACCACAATTAACTGGAACGGCATCAACCGCTAGTGCATTAACCGTTAATGGATTTACAGTACCGGCTGTTAATTTTATGCGTTCAGATAAGATAAGTTCTACTGAATACCCAATAAACATTAGACATAATTCGGGTATAACTATTGGTGCTGAATCTGAATTTACTGCATTCTATACAACCGAATCTGCTAAACTTTACAACACCGTTTCTGGTAGTGGGATTGATTTACAAACGAATATTAATGGAACTCCAAAAACGACATTACGAGTTATTAATGATAAAGTTGGTATTAACAACTTAGCACCTAGCGAATCGTTAGATGTTACTGGTAATATTCGTTCAAGTGGTACTTTACTTGTAAATAACACGACACAAACCAGTATTAAAACACTAGGTGGATTGAGCGTTGCAAAGAATATCACAGTTGGTGCTGATTTAACAATAACTGGATTGACTACTGCAAATAGTAATATTATTCCAACAACTACGGATTCTTACATCCTTGGAAATGCTGGTATCACACCAAAACGTTGGAAAGAAATTCATGTCAAGACTGTATATACTGAACAATTAAGTGGACCGGCTGGTTCATTAACACCGACGACCTTTGGTATTAATGGTGGGATCAGTATCACAAAAGCCGCATCAGTTGGTGAAACATTGACTGTAACCGGATTGACTACTGTTAGTGCTAATATAATCCCAAATTCAACCGATACTATTTTATTAGGAACCGCAAGTAAACGATGGAATGAAGTATACGCAAAGACAGTATACACTGATACCATCAAGAATAGCGCAGGTACTGTATTAACCACGCCGGTTGGTACCATCAGCCAATTTGCTGGAAGTGCAGTACCAGTTGGGTATTTGGCATGTGATGGTTCTGAAAAAAATCGAGACGATTATAGTGCACTGTTTGCTGTTATTGGTGAAACCTATAAGGGTTCCACTGCATACGTTGGTTCAAACGTGTTTAGAGTTCCATCGATAGCAAATACCGACCCGTTCGCAGCAATTCGCTATATTATTAAAGCATAAGGTAATAACATGTCATATATTATTCACAAATCTGATAGTAAAACAAAAATTGCAGAAGTACCAGATGGTTCTATCGATCAATATAGCACTGATATCACGCTAATTGGTAAGAATTACTCCGGTTTTGGTCAAGTTCTAAATGAGAATTTCGTCAAATTACTTGAAAACTTTGCTAGTACAGATTACCCAGAGCATCCAATAAAAGGACAGCTTTGGTATGATTCAACTGCAAAAGCATTAAAAGTGTATAGCGGAACTTCGTTCGTACCAGTTAGTTCAGCTACAATATCATCGACTGGTCCAGCAAGTCCAGGTATTGGTGATTTGTGGTATAACGACTCCAATAAACAATTATTTTACTGGAACGGAACTGAACAAGTTTTACTTGGACCAACTTATACCGATAGCCAATTATTAAGTGGGTTAAAAACATTAAGTGTTTTAGACTCGGTTGGTAATACTAGAGTTGTAACTTGCTTGTACAATAACGGTAGATTGATGGGATTGTACGCCAATGACAACTTTACATTAGAAAATCCCAGTGCAATTGCCGGTTTTACTGGGTCAATATCTATTGGTTTTAATGTTGGTACGTTGGATGGTTTTAAAATCAATGCAACTAGTACAAACTCTGACAATTTAGGCGGATTACCTGCATCATCGTATGTTAAGACCACCACGACCAACGCGCTTACCGGCCAATTGAGGGTAACAACCGACGATGGTATTATTGTTGGTGCCGCAGGTACTGCTAGTTTATCAGTCAATTCTGGTAGTGTTATACTAGCTAATACAATTCAAACTAATACACTAGCACTTGGTGTTAAAAATTCAACCAATACTCAAGAAAAAGCAATTGTAATTACACCAAGTAACGGTTCTACCGCAGGTACAGTTGCGGTTGATTCTGCGTTTACATTGACGGTTGGTGGTGATATTGTTATCAATGGCAATTTAGATGTCAATGGAACAACAACATCAATCGATACAACAAATATTACTGTAGAAGATAAAAATATCGTATTGGCTAAACATGCTGGTACAACGCCAACTGATAGTAACGCGAGTGGTGGTGGTGTTATTGTACAAGGTGCATCGAGTCATGGTCTAATTTGGTCGTCTACAAATCAAGCAGCTTCTACTTCAACGACAGAAGCTATTTCAGGTGGATATACTGATAACTTACCAGCATTGAGTGAAAATGCTTGGAATAGTACCGAGAATTTCAACTTAGCGGCTGGTAAAGAATTCAAAATTAATGGTGTTACTGTATTAACGGGCACTTCACTTGGTGCTGCTATCACCAGCATCCCAGGTGTAACCTCGTTTGGTACACAAGCGGTTGTTAATATTGGACCAGGTGATACGTATATACGATTAACTGGGAATACTATATCAACCCATCAACCAAACCAAGATTTGAGAATAGCCCTAAATGGTTCTGGTAGTAACATTGGAAACGTTGCTTTAATCCCAAGTTCAACTGGTATACGTCCACGTATTACAGGTGTTGCATACCCAGTAGATAGAAATGATGCCGCAAATTTAGAATATGTGGATAATCAAATCAAATCACAAAACTTAGCATTGAGTATTGATATCACAGAGTCAACTACCATTGCTAATATTCAAGGTATTATAGACCAGTTGATGCCAGTTCAAAATTACATTGGCGGTTTAGATGGTGTTAAATTACGAGTATTGTGTAGTACTATTGGTTATTCATCTGGTATTACAATTACAAGAACCATTGAAGTTTTCATCATTTCAGCGAATCAATGGGTTCATGATTCAACCATTGCCATACAATAGGTTCAGGAGAGATTAGAAATGCCTTATACAATTAATAAATTCAATGGAACTGAATTTACGACCTTACAAGATGGTCAACTTAACGTTGATTCTAATATTGGATTAGTTGGTAGAAACTATGTAGGATATGGTGAAATTCAAAATGAAAACTTCCTTTATCTTTTAGAAAACTTTGCTAATGATGGTGCTCCTAATAGACCAGTTACTGGTCAAACTTGGTTTGATACGAACTCAAATATTTTAAATGTATACAATGGTTCAAATTGGAGTCCAATTGGTTCAGCTACCGTAACTGACACCGCACCGTTAACACCAACACCAGGCCAGTTATGGTTCGATACAAAATCATCCCAATTACATGCCTATCATAATTTTGAATGGCAATTTATTGGACCCGAATCTGTTGTTAACTTTGGTACTACCAGAGCTAAAGCAACTAGCGTGGTTGATTCTACCGGTACAACTAGACCAATATTAATTTTAACAGTAAATGACGTTGCAATTGCTGTTTGTTCAGCTACTGCGTTTACTATTGCTGCATCAAACCCAATCAATGGTTTTTTAGACTTAGTTGCTGGATTAACGATTTCTAGTGTACTTTCAATGAAAGGTGCATTTTCAGGTAATGCTGATACTGCTACTAGATTGAAGAATACAGTTACCATCAATGGTGTTGGGTTTACTGGTGAAAGCTCAATTACGCTCAAGGCTGGTACAACTAAGTTACTAAAAGCAGGCAATTATCTTTTAGGTAATGATTTTGATGGAACTTCAGAACAAATTTGGACATTAAATGCTGCTTCTACTTCTTCACCAGGTACGGTTGTTGTCAGGGATGGAAACGGATCTTTTAGTGCTGGTACTGTTACTGCAAACTTAGTTGGTAATGTTACTGGAACTGTCACTGCACCTGATACATCACTAAGCACGTTTGGTATCGTACAAGCAAAAGAATTCAGAGGTGCTAACTTATCCGGTAATTCAAATACTGCAACACAATTAGCAACTGCACGTCGTATCAATGGTGTGTTGTTTGATGGAACTAGAGATATCGACCCACCAGCAAACGCAACTACGTTGACTGGTACATCATTAAATCCAACTGTAGTTTCGTCTAATCTAAAAACACTTGGTACTTTAGATATGCTGTATGTTGCAAATACTGGTATTACAGTCGGTCCAGATAACGGTAGCCAACTTAAATTGTCAGTATCAACATCAGCACCAACAATTAAATCAACGACTGGTAACTTAGATGTGGATATGGGCACTACTGGTGCATCATTATCATTTATCACATCAACTGCTGCTGGTTTGCTGAACTGGGATTCTAAAGCAACCATCTATACGAAGCAATCAGTTAATCTTGGTTCAACCGCATATAAATTCAACAAAATCTATGCAACTGAATTCAATGGTGTTGCAACACAAGCGCAATATGCTGACTTGGCTGAAAACTATATAGCAGATAGTCAATATCCTGCTGGTACAGTAGTTGAGTTTGGTGGTGAGTTTGAAGTCACAATCGGTTCGAGTAAATCACCAAGAGTCGCTGGTGTCGTTTCGACACAACCTGCTTATTTGATGAATTCAATGGCATCTGGCGAGTTCGTTGTTCCAGTAGCACTACAAGGTAAAGTACCATGTAAAGTTACTGGAACTGTAAAAAAAGGTGATTTGATGGTTAGTGGTAGTAATGGGTATGCTATTTCAGACACACACCCTAAAATTGGAACAGTGATTGGTAAAGCCATTGAGGATTTTGATGGTGAATATGGTGTTATTAACATCGTTGTAGGTCGAGTTTAAACGGCTAAATATAATGAAGCCCCATGGAGTTAAGTAATGGCATATCAAGTAAACAAATTTAATGGAACACAATTAACAACAGTTGCCGATGGTACTATCGATACCTCAACTGATTTAACCTTTATTGGTAAGAATTATGCTGGTTATGGTGAAGTTCAAAATGAAAACTTCCTTCATATTTTGGAAAGTTTTGCAAATGCAACTCAGCCACCCAAAGCAATTCAAGGCCAGTTATGGTACGACACTGGTACCAAAAAAATAAAAGTATATGACAGTGAAAAGTTCAAAGTACTAGGTGGTGCGGAATTTGGTTCAGTAGAACCAGTAAATCCAGCACGTGGTGATTTGTGGTTCAATAGTAACACTCTTCAACTACATGCTTGGGATGGAACTACATTTAAACTTATTGGTCCAGATTTAACGACTGGGCAATCATCATTAGCATCACCAACCGTAATGGATACAACTGGTGTTACTCATAAAATTACGACCCTATCTGCGAATGGTAAGGTAGTTATCGTATTGAATCAAGATGCAGAATTTCAATTGAGTGCTGACGTTATTCCTGATTTTACGATCATTAAACAAGGTGTAACACTAGCAAAAAGTTCATCTGGTGTTAGTTTAGGCGATTGGATTTACTGGGGTACTACATCAAATGCTCTTCAATTGGGTGGGTTTGATGCTCAATATTATATGCGTCGTGATAATCCAACATTTGAAACACTTGTTCACTTTAAAAACCCTGGATTCACTGTTGGTAATAACAACGATTTATCCGTTAGAATTGATGGTAGCGATCAAGTAATTCTTGAAAATACACTAGAAAACCCAATCACTTTTAAAATTGCAAGTAGTACTGCAACCCAAGGTGTTTTAGTTATTGGTAAACAAATTGTAATGCCTGGTAATGGTGGTGTGGTTGATTTAGGTGCTACGACAAATAGATGGAATGCCGCATACGTTTCTACTTTAAACTCGACTGGTACTGTGTCAGCACCTACATTTGTTGGTGATATAACAGGTACGGTGGCTGGTAACGTAACTGGTAACGTAACCGGTAACGTAACCGGTAATGTATTAGCATCTAATGGTGATGTATTACTACATGCAACCAATCGTACATTCACCGGTAATGTAACTGGTACTTTGACTGGTAGTGCTACACAACTTACCGGTTTAAATCCAAGTATACCAGCAACACCAAATACTGTTGTTGTTCGTGATGCCAACGGTGCTATCAACGTAAACAGTGTAATCGGAACTATTGATACTGCTAACAAATTAAAAGTTCAAGATTATACGGTTTCTGGTGTTGGTGATACTGTTTATAAAACTGCAACTATTGCAAAACTTGCTAACACTATCGCGGTGCGTGATGGTAACATGGACATCGCAGCTAACAAATTTAATGGTGTTGCAACGTCGGCTCAATATGCTGATTTAGCTGAAAAATACCTAACAGATAAAGAATACCCAGTTGGTACTGTAGTTTCTATTGGTGGAACAGTCGAAGTAACCGCATGTAATATTGATGATTATGCAATTGGCGTTGTTAGTGAACACCCAGCGTTTATGATGAATAGTGGATTGGTTAATGGTACCTACATCGCATTGAAAGGAAGAGTTCCTGTTTTGGTTAGTGGTCCAGTTACAAAGGGTGACAAATTAACAGCAGGTGTAGACGGCACTGCAGTTACAACAAAATCACCAAGCAATCATATTTTCGCAATTGCTTTAGAGACTAATAATACAACCGACATACGATTAATCGAAGCAGTTGTGCTTTAATATAAGGATTTACAATGGCTCGTACAGACCTAATTACCAAAAAACGATATAATGACTTACAAGCTAGAATTGCTGCGGTTTTAGGAACTGCTGATACTGGCTATGGTAGTAATGTTGGTAGCTCACAAATAACCGGATCTCCTCTACCACTAATACAAGCAGTTGACATGCAGAAGCTAAGAACAGATATGGTACTTGCAAGGCAACATCAAACTGGTACCATTGTATTAGCGACTGATTTACCCATGATATTGAAAGATTCTATAATCAATGATGCAGATTATACGAATTTCTTTGAGCCATTTATGACCAATATTGAAACATATAAATGGGACATGGCTGACAATCAATCGACAACACCAGCTGCGGTATCACCAGGTGGGTTAAGCACTCGTTCAACTTCTTGGAACAATCAAGTTAAGCATACAGTTAGATTTGATTTTGGAACTGCATTAAAAGCAAATTACTTCTTTAACGCTGGTGGTGAAATTCAATTGAATGCAAATTTAGCTAGTCCGGTTGGTGCAAAGAGTACTTCGTGGAACGCATTCTTAGCTAGTTTAAAAACCATTAAAATTAAACACCATTCAACAGCATCGACTGGTGCTGGAACTGGTAGTGCATTAGGATATTATTCGTTAACTGGCTCGCCGCAAGCTGTATTCACGGCGAATGATACTGGCACATATGCTGCAAATTCATACGCAGTAACTGCTTCTAAAACGGGGCAATATGTTGATGTTAGTATACTATTTAACGATGCCGTTGCAGAAACACCATCTGATTTACTAGTTTCTGGTACATTGACAAGTAGCGTAACTTATAGAATCGCAACTGGCAACAACGTATCGTTGGCTGCACCCACAGTTGCTACCACATATGAGTTAACATCAATGCCCGGTTATCAGGTTACATTAACTGCTAATTCCGGCACGCCAGGTATTGCGTTTGAAGGAAGTACCGTCGTAGCGTCGGTTTCTGTTTTCAGTGGACCATCAACTGTTTGGTATTTTATTGGTGGAAATGTATCGTCTGCAGATTTAACAGCACCGGTTGTTGGCGGTAATATTGCAATGACTGGTCAGATTACACTAGTAAATGGTCAGCATAACTTTAATATTCAAATTAAAGAAGATGGTATATTAGACTCCAATACGTTACAATTGTTCATATCTGATATAGATCCAACTCTACCAAATGCTAATCAATTAGCATCAAGTAATATCATAACTATCATTGATACGGTATCATTAACTGTTGGGTCGGTTTCTACAGAAATCAACGAAACCACTAATAAACAAGCAACTATTAATATAACCACGACTGGTATACCAAATGACACTCCTATTATATGGGAAGTTACTGGTGAAACAGGTCAAGATGTATCTAATAGATTAGATATTGTACCACCAAACACAAGTGCTACAACTGGTACTGTTACTGTTGCAGATAGCACTGCATATTTTCAGATTGCGGCTAAGGCAAACAATACCACGGATGGCGATATTAGACTAAAAATTCGAGCACGCTGGGAATCTAACGGTAGTACTGTTATACAATCAAGTGCATTTTATCTATGGTTGAGAGATACATCTGGAACTCCAGTTCCTTCTATATCATTATACCAAAATCCAAATTGGCTTACTACTGGAGTTAATGAAGGAACTGGTATATCAGTTGATGTTACCACTCAGAATGTTCCAAACAATGCAACTGTTAATTGGACTATCACCAATGCGAGTGGTACTACTGGTATAACAGCTACTGACTTCAGCCCAGCTTCCTTGTCGGGTATTGCCCACACTATAGTACCGTCCGGTTCAACTACAGGAACCTGTAATATACCATTAACGATAGCAGCTGATAGTTCATTTAATGAAGGTAGTGAAACCTTTATATTAACAGCGTCTGTTATAGTTGCTTCACAAACATATAGTGGAACCTGCAGAGTTAAAATCAATGATACTTCTACATTCCCCGGTTTATTTGTAAAGGGTGCTAATTATACCGATCCAAATACTAAGATTGTGTATACCAAATTAACGTTATCAATGACTTCATGGCCAGTTGGTTCAATTGTCGGTGATAAATTTAATTATACCGTTAAAGCCTATGCGACATCAGATACCGGATTCACAAATCCGTTAATAACCTTCACCCCAGGTGAATTTGTTAATAGCACAAATAGTTCATATGATGTTGGAATTGCGCAGCCGCATCAAGATTTTAATGTAGTTGCTACTATTTCAAATGCCAAATATTATCCATCTTTTACTAGCACGTTGGCTGTTTCTACTGTATCTGCACCAACTGCAACTGTTATATACTCACCAGATGGTACAGCTAATGTAGATTCGAATGTAACATATACCGTATCAAACGGTACAGCGAATGGTTATTATTACCTAGAAACCAAAACCGGTAGCACGTATACTAGATCATCAATGCGTCAATTAGATGCGAATGGCGCTGGTACTGGTACATTTACATCCAATAGTGTCGCAGATGTAATAACTAGGATTAATTGTGTCAGTGGTAATATAACAACTGATCACACTACCCATTTCATATACTCAACCGAATCTGTTAGTATGGTTCAAACAGCACCGTATTACGCTGGTGCACCATATACTGCTAAAATATTAAATGCCAAAGTCGGTGATAGTTATACGGTTGGGAGTATAGTGAATGCTAGTATTCCTGTAACATCTGGAACAATAGTCGCAGATCCAACAAAAAACACATTCCAAGTAATTCCAAGTGCAAGTGGTTCTGTCTCGGCAGTTGTAACATTTGCGCAATCTGGACATACCCCATCGTTAAGTTTCACCGCGACTGGTCAAGCAATTAGCGTTACAAATACCAATCTGGAATTAACGTTGGGTAGTACGATAACTCTTGCAGTTGTAGTATCTAATTGTACGACTGTAACAGTATTAAATTGGTCAATTCCATCATCTTTTGGTGTTACCGATCAAAATGGCCAAAATACTGGAACTGTAACTACAAATACATCAGGGAATTGTACGTTGGTTCTAAAAACCAGTACAGCGGCAGTATCTGGAAGTTTACCGGAAGTTTCAATCGTTGCTAGTACAAATAGTTACATTAATGGTACAGTTCAATTGAGAATTATAGATAGATTCCCATTAACAAAATCCGTTAACTATATAGCGGCATTACCAGCATCTGCTACGAAAGTTAAATTAACAGTTCGTGGTGGTGCAGGTGGTGGTGGCGGTTCTAATGGTGACGGTACTACCAATCGAGGTGGTGATGGTGGTGACGCGAATACCGTAATTGCATCATATAATATATCACATCATTCATTGATTATGGCAGTTGGTGCTGGTGGTGTTGGTGGTAAATCATTTAATAATGGTACGGGTGGTGGTGTTGGTGGTTCATGGGGTAGTGTTTCAGGAATACCTGTAATATCTGGTGGTTTGGGTGGAAATGCGGGTGTTCACCCAGAGGGTTCTGGTGCCGGTGGCGGTGGCGGTGGAGCATCTGCTGTATTTCTACCATCTGCAACTCCATCAATCCTAGTATTTGCAGGTGGTGCCGGTGGCGGTGGCGGTGGTGAATATAATGGATATCCTGGGTTATCTGGTATTAGTAATAGCGGATGGTATAAAACACCAACGGTATACAGTACATGGCCAGCTACTTTAAAAACATACGGTGTTTGGAAAGGTAGTTATCGAAGTATTGTTAGTCCGAATGGTAGTATCACCGAAGCTATTGATTTAGGCTCATTACCAGCCGGTCAATACACGGTAGAATACGCTGCGGATGATGAAATACATTGGAATATAGACTATGGTACTATGTATTCTGCACATTACCCATCGGAAAAAACCACAACAATAACATTATCGCAGGGCCAACATACTCTATATTTCACAGCAACCAATACAGTAGCAAATTCACCCGGTTCAGGTGCAATCGTAATAAAAAACCAAGCAGGATCAATCATTTGGAGTACGCTATCATTATTGGTTGGCACTGTGATTCCGCTGAATGGTTCATATATAGTTAGTGGAACAAATGGTACATTTAGTACTTCATATCATAGTTCTGGTGGTGGTGCTGGTGGTGCTGGTGGCGGATTGGGTGGTGAGTATGGTCGTTCAGAAGAATCACCTGCAACGAACGCATACGGTGGATCGGCTGGTGTATTAATGTATAATCCTGATAATATTGTTGGAACACCAACAGTATTATATACGAAGAATGGTGGCGCTGGAAGTACTTATGTTGGTTCTTCTCGAACCGAATCAGGTGCAAAAGGTGCTGACGGTTCGATTACAATTGAAATATTACCATAAACAACAAAAAAGCCCCAGAAGTAAAACTTCTGGGGCTTTTCAACATTCAAAACATTAAACGTCAGAAGTTTCCTTTGATTCAACTACTTTAGAAGTAGTCTTAGCAACGGTTTTCGTAGCAGTTTTAGCTACTGTTTTTACAGGAGCTTTAGTAGCAGTCTTTGCAGCAGGTTTAGCCTGTGCTTTTACTGCTGGTTTGGCTTCAACGGTTGCAACCACAGCAGGTGGATCTAAGTCATCAGCTTGTTTACGTAATTCAGCAGCTTCTTTCAAAAGAGCTTCTGCTTGGCTACGATAGCTTTTAGCAATATCTGCATCAGACAATACAGCATTTGTATTGGCTTGTAGCGGCGCAACTGGAGCTTGTGCTCTAGCTGGTTCACCAACATCACGACCTAAATCTTGAACTGGATCTGCATTTTCGTTTGCAGCAGCATTTGCTTTAGCACCAGAAACAAACTGGCACAAATCATCAACTGCACAATTGCGTTGTTCTGCAATTAAAACATTCAAATCTGACAACAAGATTTCATCATTCAACGTAGGCATCATCATAACTGAATCAGTTGGTACTTTATGTAACAACCCATCAGCACGCAATGCACGTAACATTGGACGACCATCTGGGAACATACGAGTGAATAAGATTTCACCAAACTCAAATGATTCTTGTGCTTGAATTGTTTCAACCAACTGATTCACTGCATCATGATACAAATCTGACAAACCAGCAGTTGGTAATACTAAAGCACTGCCTGAATCACCTGGTAATGTTCTGAATACAACAAGAACATTTTCCTTGGTTTTTGCAATTTTACCAATGTGTTTGAGAGTTCTCATGATTGATTAGCCTTGTGCTGCTGATTCAGTTGCAGCATCTAAGAATGCTGATAATTTATTGAATGCTTTACCAACTGCTTCTAATTCAGCCGCTTTGAATGCACCGCGTTGTGATGCAACTTCGATGATTTGGCGTAATACAGCTAAGTCATTTAATGTTAATTCAGGTGCAGCCGCTGCGTCAGCAGCTTGTGTCGATGCTTCTGCTGCGGTTGTTGCCGCTGTGTCAACAGTTTCTGTAGATTCTACGGTTGCGGTTGTTGCTTCTAATACAGCTTCAGTCATTTTAATTTCCTCTAAAGAATGTGCATGCTAACGCGAAATACGTGAGTTCATGCATGTTTTCAAAAGCCACATAGGTGGCGGTTTTTCCAGAATCCTTGTTATTACTAGGATATCTAACTATACAAAATCGTCCTGAAAGTCTATTTCGAATCCATTCTCTTACTTCAGATTCCTTATCATAACACATCTCTATTTTATGGAAATGTGGTGGTAAGGTTTTTAATTCTCTTTTCTTTAATGCGTCAAGTGGAGTAAACATATTTAGTCTCCGATTTCTTGCTGGAATTTCTTAGCAGATGCTTTGTTATTACCCAACTTCTTAAGATCACCATCAAATATCATTAATTCAAATGCCATTTTCTCACAGAATACAACAATTATACCATGTTTTGCGAACCAAGGGCAAGTGATAAATTCATCCAATTGCAACAAAAGTTGAGCAGTTACATCACCTTCGATCTTTAAATTGACTTCGTAAGAAGTTATATTAGCACGGTAAAGTAAAAATTGCAACCCTTTTTCGGTTAATCTTAAACCTCGGTTAGTTGCTCTTAGGTTGGCCCACCAGCGACTTCTATGTTCTTTTACTGAACTATCGTCAACTGGCAGTCCAGCCACTTCAAGGAATATCCTAGTATACTTGGATTTCAAGTCCACTAGAAACCACCACCATCAAACTTAACTTCAACTGATGTAGAAGATTCTTTGATTTCAGCTAACATACTATGAATTTCAGTAACTGTTTTACCTAGATTCATAGTCATACCAGCCAATTCAGTGGCTAACTCACGTGCTTCTTGTATAGAAAGTCGAATATCTTTCTGTTGAGATTTCTCAGCAGCTGCAACTCGTTGAAACAATCTTTCAATTGTCGGCAAAGTCATATTGCTCATGTTTTACTCCTTTAGTGGTATATGAAGCACCTAATGGAGATGCATACTTAATGGATTGGTCTGAAATCTTCTTTAAATCATACAATCCGCAAAACTTAATCAACCTAGAACCCACTTGATTAATAGACTTTGGTTCAACTGACCGAATTGTTTCATCAATAATAGCACGTACATCAGCTGGTTGTTTGGTCAAATCAATCAACGTACAATTGCGATTATAATCATCTAAAACACGATGGTCAGTACCGTTGTGATCTGTCCATTTCTGCAACATTAGGTTATTCCAACTGAAACCTTTGTGTTTTTTGTCTTCAAATGCTTCAAGTAAACCAACTTTGTTTTTACTACCTTTGGTACGAACCCCTGGATAAGCAGAAAACACATTATCAGACGTATCACCACGTATGCATTTTTCAAATAGCAGCCATTGTGGATCTGGTGGTGGTTTTGGTAAGTTGGTTTTCTTATCAATAACCAACTTACCTTTTACATCAAAGAACCCACTTTCACACACTGTCGTTTCACTAACACCGTTATACTGACGTACATTCGGTGCAATTAACTGATAAAAATCACTATCTGTACTAATAATAACATGATTATCATTGGGATGGTTTTGAATCCAACCAGCAATCAAGTCATCTGCTTCTAAACGAGGATGTTGCAATACCGTGCAGTTAGTCTTTTCAGTTAGAAAGTTTGCTAACTTTTCATACGCTTCCCAGAAAACCTTTTCTTCAATTGCTTCCTTTTCAGTATGTGCTGCTCTGGTATCAGAACGATTACGTTTATACGGTGGATAGAAGTCTTTACGCCAACTACGACCTTCTAAGAAAACAACAACATGACTACCATCGAAGTCTTCCCATGCTTTCTTAATTGAATGTAGCGTAATATGAAATGCCATACCTAGTTTAAGGTCAACATCACCGTTAATAGAGAATCTTGCTCTATAAAACGTATTTGATAAATCAACTAGGATGTGGCTCATGCGTTTGCTCTCAAAACAGAGGCAATATCAAGTGTACCAGTAGTAATATCACTTGGATAATCATCTTCCATTACAACATTAGCACATAATTCTTTAAACCAACGGTCGATAATACTTTCATCAGAATCGCCATTAGCACCATAGCCGTTATTTCTCAATTGGGTGATAAACATATCATTCCAATCAAGTTCAAAGAACCCATTACGGATGTTATCAGCATTTACATGAGTTTCAAGTACGCCAACCCAAGGTTCACCATTGGCGGTTGCCTTATCTTTTGGTGATGCGTAATTGGCTTGTTGCTGTTCTGCTTTGATAATAGCTTCTTCTGCTTCGGCTTTTGCTTGTTCAGCCGCTTTAGTTGCTTTCTCAGCAGACTTAATCTTTTTCTGAAGTCTAGCCTCTGCTTCTTCTAATTGTTTAATAGTTGCTGCAGCAGTTTCTTCCATTGCAGCAATACCTGTTATCTTTCTAAGTGCGTCTTTAATCATTTTTGATTCCCGTATTGGTGGAAAACCGTGGGTAGATAACTACCCACACGTATTACATTGTATTTAATATGAACTGAGCAGACCAACCAGCTTTGACTGGTGTTAATTTCGTCAAACCTTTCATAGTTTCAGAATACACCACAGAATCAACTGGAGTCAAGTCCAATGGCCATTCAATAATTTCGTCGTATGAACTAAAGTCTAATTGCGTAGAACCAGCCACATAATCAACTCGTTTAATAGTCCAAGAACCATCTTTATTATCAATCCATTCCACGTCATCACCACCGTTTAAGTCAACTGTATCTAAAAGATCATCTGGTAAGATGATAAAATGTGAATCGGTTGTTTCGTCGTATTGTACTTCTGTTGTCCACTGCTTCACAGTTGCCACCATCTTGAATAAGGAAAAGTTATAAGGTATTCTTCTTTTGGGTAATGCATTTCAAAACCACAAAAGTCAATATTTTTGTTAAACTTACTAGTGGTATTATCTGCTACTACCGCAAATTTAACGTTTGCGTTCCAAATGGAATCCCATTCTGGTGAATCTGGTATACACGCAGATTGCCAATCATCAACAATCCAGTTTAGGGTTTCACCAGTTTCGTTTAAGTCATCAACTACTAGGATATTCTTACGTTCACCAGATTCACCAAACGCATCACAACTAATCCAGCAGTTATGCTCAGTATTTGAATGGGTGTGCAAGTTCACGCCAACTGAATGGTAGGGAACATCAAAGTATTGGCTAATCATTACTGCTGGAACTGCACCACCACGACCAATACCAACAACATAATCAGGTTTCCAATTGGTTTTTGCGATTTGTCTACAGATATTAGCAACATATCCGTTAAACTCTCGCTGGTCAATCGTTATTAATTCCATCTTTCACCTCTTGATTTGTAAAAGCCTAGTTTAGTCTAAAAGATAATAGAAGTCAACCTTTAAATCCAGCCGCAAGGTGTATACCGATCAGCCCATCTGTAATAATTCTTACTTGGTAGATGTCGTGCTGAAAATCTACGATACGCAGATTGCCACTTGGATTGAACTGGCAGTGGTGCATGTTCTGAAAGATAATGCAATTCACCGTGTATTTTCATCAAGGTTTTGCGGTTTATAGTAGGCGAACTATCCCAACCATAATACTTCTCAAACGCATAGTTTTTCCATGCGCCCCTAAGTTTAGAATTAAGTTTGAATATTGGACAAAAATGCTGTGGTCTAAATCTAATAGTATAAGGAGCAGTGTCGTTTTCAACTGCATCAAAAAAGTCTTCGGGAGTCATAATCACCTCAAATTAAAAGAGCAGATTAAGGAATCTGCTCTTGTTTGTTTTACGAATTTTGGTATTTCTTGTTTCTAGGATTGTTACCTAGATACGGTTTTCGCGGACGTTTACTCGTAAGATAAGCAGTGTAATTTGCTGAATCTCTGCGGTATAACTCCGCTGGGTTGTACTCTCTTAACTCAAAACGGCAGAAATCAAGATATGAATCTAAATCGTCAAAGATTTGGTCAACTGTACGTCGTCCATGATAAAAAACTGATGGTTCAATAGTAGCCATTGTTTGGTTCCTAATTGGTTATTGAAAAAGGGTTTAAATTGCTTACGTAAGCAATTGTATTTATCCCTGTAACAACTTAGAAGTAATCACCATACGCTTCATCTGCCCTATTTCAGCAGTAGTCCATATCTTTGACCCAACCTGATTGTAGAACGATTTCCAATGGGTTAAATCAATTATCTTGGTTAGCCGGTTATCACTAAAGTCAAAATAATAAACATTCAAACCTTTCTCAAAAGCCTTGGGAATCAATCCCATCCAGAATCTTTTACCGTCCCAAGACTGTCGAGAATCAGTTAGCACGGTTTCGTATGTTGGTAACAAGTATTCGAAAAATACTTTTTCTGGCAATCCGGTGGTGATTGGATCAATCTTAGAATGCCACACACTAGCTTGCCAAACAAACGTACCTAATACTGGATTTGACTTAGTTTTAAACTCCATACTATACGTAAGTTTTTCAATACTCGAATCCAAACAGTAGATTTCTTTCGAGTGGATATAAACCTTAGAATCTGGAGATAAAGAAAACAACTCATCCTTTCTTGGATTTCGATCATACTGTAAGTACAACTCGTGGTTGTTTTCAAAGTCATTCAATTCGGCTGGGTCGTAAGACCCTATAACTTCTGGCATGTTCACCAATTACTCACATCCGTAATATCAATCGTAATTGACAATGAACCATGTTCAAACTTAACATAATCATTAACCCCAATACCAGATTCGGATTTCTCCCAAATCTCAAATTGTGGTATATCTTCAAATCTATCAGCGATTTCACTCAACTTACTGATCTGTTCACGGGTTAATATCGTAACTCTTTGCATAAAACCTCCGAAAAAGGGTGGCTATTAACCACCCTAAAAGATTACTTACTAGATAATGCAGGTAAGATGTACTTATATACAGCAATACCACTATCAACTATAATTTGCATCGCACCAACATCAGAAATGTTCATGGTTTTAGTACCAGCTAATCCAAGAATCTGAATGATTTGATGTACTGGCCAAGACCAAGTATATTTTAAGGATTCAGTAGCAGTAACTGTATGGAATATAAAACTACCAGCATGCGTAGATGCATCACCAAAACTAACGATTAAGTTATTGTTCTTTGTACTTATTTCCAGAACTGGTTCTTGTGAATGAGCCGTACTTTGATACTTCAAACGCGTAATACTTGCAATAGTCGGTTCAAATGAAATCTTCCACTGTGCACCATTGAAAATAGCATTCTTGATCTTTTCGTTAATAACCGCAGTACTCATAAAACGGTAGTCATTTGAAAAGTCACCTGCTGCATTTTCAAAATGTAGGGAAGTCGGAACTTCAACTCCGTCACGTACTTCACGTACAACTTCAATTTTTCCGTCTTCACGGTATTCTGGACATTTTAAATGGATGTTTAACTTATCTAAGTTAGGTAAACCAAATACACCTTCAAATTCTGCAACTGGCTTATGTACTTCAGCCTGCAAAATAACCGATTTATCTTCGGCAATAGATTCAATAGAAGTTGATGTTGGTGTTCCAGTTACTTTTACTGTTGGTAAAATACCTAATGAATGTGTGTGTGCTACGATGTCTTGTAGAGTATCTTTAATCATAATATAATCTCGAGGTTTGAAGTTAAAATAATCCACATATAAGTGGAATCTGGTACTGCTTTGTGTAGTTTAATGGTTTGTGAATGGGTTGTCAAGTGATATCTCGTACTGGTCTAACCATGAGTTTAGCCATACACTTATCATATCCAGTAGCATCTATACCGTCAGAATCAACAGCCCATGCGAAATCTTCACCTGGTGTGGTTTGATTTGTCCAGTAGATTCCATCTATTTCGGAAGCATCATATTGGAACCATAAATCTCGTACATCTGATATAGTAGGTAATCTCCAACCAGTTTTTCCATTAATATCTAATGAAAAACAGTACATCATACCAGTATCCCATGCTAATTCTTTTTCGTATTGCTTTGGTGCCATCTCAATGGTAAGTTTTACATCCTCACGTTTCAGCATACTATTTTCCTTTATTGGTTATTGCGAGTGCCGATAGGCACGAGCTTTGTTTAAATTGCGGTCAGTATATTACAACTAACCGCAATATGTCAATACTTAAAACGAAAACAACGAATTAAAGAAGTTATTCTGACGGGTTTCACTCAAATCCCAGTTGAGTACGCCAATCAAGTTGTCCAACTTATCATCAATTAACTTTTCTTCCATAATGGCTTCATCAAATGGGAGTTCTTTGAACCATTGAGGTAATCTTTGTTCATCAACTGGGTACGCTACGCTCTTGAATCCCATCGGGTTATCTTTGAGTGTACAAACTACCACTTTTGATCCATCGATAATAGACATAGTATATTTGTCACTATTCATGCGTTTTAAAGTATTCCAATTGATACTAGCTCTGACTTGACCTGGTATCGTTGCTTTGCCTTTATCGGTTAATAGTGTACCATACTTGGTAATGTTATTAGCTCGTTTTGGTGAACCTTTTTCCCAACCATTCCATTTCTTGAATTCTTGTCTGAATTCGGTAATGTACTTGATTGTATCCTCTTGTGGTTTGCCATTAAGAACCATATCCAATACATTACTTAAAAAGTCTTGAATGGGAGGTGGGGTGTCGGATCGTCTTAAGTCCAAACCCATAGCTTTTACTTTTCCAGGCTTACCATCAATATCTGTACGTTTACCTTCCTTGTCGAAGTAAAGAACCGCGTACCGTTTCTTAGTAATGAATAGCGCTTTAGACCCAATAATCTCACGACCAGCCTTAATAACAGAACCACGTGCTTTAGGGCAATGAAACGCAGTGGACATGAATTTAGGGAAAGTCTCGTTAACTTCTTCACCAATTGCATCATAAAACTGAATGATTGATTCTTTATCCCATGGAATCAAACCAGCTTCGATATCTGGTTTAAGTGTTTCATACGCAGAGAAATATACTGAATTATGAACTAGTATATCGTTACCAAAAAACCATGGATCTGTTGCGTTAACTCCAATGTCGTATACGTATTCGTCATCAAACGGTGATAACTCCTCAACGAATGTCACCGTTGATAATTCTGAAACAAATTGCATCATAAACTCCTAAAATTGTAAAATATAAATCAATTGGCCACAATCCCACATTCTGCGGTATTTGTTATCATACATATTTTCAACCAAAGTTTTGCTTTTGTCAAATATTGGTAATGTATTTTCCGCAATTGATTTGGTGAATTTGCAACGATGGTACGTTTTTTGACCTTTGATATATTGATATGTTGGTTTTTCAATTGAATCTAACACGAACCCATTGGATTCAAATAAAGCACCGTTATCGAATCTACGATCAGCATATGCAATTAATGCACCAGTCTTATCCTGTGTGAAATGCGAAAGTATTACACTAAACGCGGATGGTATGCTTGTGTATATTAGGGTGGCATACCTTACCAGTTCATACGTATTTGGTTTCGCATTTCTATCATTAGATTTGGCAAAGGTGGCTAATGCAACCAGTACACCATCACGTTCTAAACCAATATGCGATGATCCAGGAAAGTAACCATAAATATGATTCTCTTCCATGAACTCGATTGCGGTGCTAGAATCCACAATTATGATATCGCAGTCAGTAATCTTTAATATCGTTGGTGCGACCTGTAGGTTTTCAAGTATAATCGATTTCCATATTTCCTTTTTCGTTGCATTCAATCCCCATTCTGATTCGTTGATATGAAATAGTTGAATACCTCGACTTTCACACTCAGTGGTCTTGTACAAGTGTGCAGATTTATATTTCCAATCTAAATCTTTACTATTGGAAGAATGCCAATGCAATCCATTATATTCGATTGCAATGTTATAATCTGGTAGATAAACGTCTAACTCGTAACTGAAAATCCTATTAGAGTGGGTTACGTTAGAAATACCCGTATCTTCCAACCACGCAACCAATTCTTTTTCTGCAGCGGACCTGCTTGTTGATATCTCATAACCACACTGCTGACACGCATTCCCAGCAAGATGGTAATACGCGACTTGATTAAATGGCCCGTGTATCGGGCATTCAATTTCCACAATAGAACGAGAACCATTATATATTGTATTCGGGTATTGGTATTTTCCAGAATGCTTGATATTTGCCAACCTGATAAATTCTGCAGTCGATCGAGTTAGATTTGTACTACTCAATGCGTTTGCACATTTTGGGCAACCATGGCCGCGCATATGAGTCGATGCACGTTGCTCATAATCTCCATGATCTGGGCATCCTATTGTTATCATATCCTGTTCCACTCTTGTAAAACTGACTTTTGAATAATCATAAAAATCACCAAAATGTCCAATACTACGCTCCAACCAAGTATTATAATCGACTTTTACTGGAATTTCAGTACTACGATCATAGCACTTATTACACCGCATACCTTTAAGGAAATTAGACGCTGGTTGTGAAAAATCACCATGATTATGGCAGTGTAGTTTTATATAGGTCGATGGTGACGCATATAGTGGCACGTCAACAATAGTATACCCATGTGGGTTATTTTCCTCTAATATCTCACGAGTTACTATAGTATCAGGGTTAGTTTTCGAGTGAGTATTACACCTTGGCGAATATGACGAATTCCTAGACCATTTATCAACCGCAAGTAATTTCCCACAAATAGAGCATGTCGGAGGTTTAGCCCCTCGTAAATATAAACACACCGCCGCTGCTTTGTCAAATACACGAACCCCGCCGTAATATTCAAGCAAGTACTTGTACTGCCGTGGGTACTTCTTTTTAAATGTTAGTACTGTTAAATTACGTTCTTCCAATTCATTCATCATTATCTCCTCATACTGTATTAATAGTCATTACCACATCACCTGGTTTAATATCCATCGGTTTCTTTTCAATATATCCAGTATCCGTTTTGATCATAACACTATGATCTTCGGTTACTGTTACCGTTTTTCCATTCGCTGTCATAATTTTAAATCGTCTTTTAGACACTTTATGTCGATAAACATAATTATAATTGGTATATGACAAGTTGTCAGTCCCATCGCAGTGTATTACTCGTATATCATCATCGCGTGAATATTCTTTATCACCAGAATTCCATTTCAAATTACCACGATCGAACAATTCTTCGATAGTCAAATCTCCACTCGTTGTTCGAATGATAGATCCAGATTCTAGCGAATCCGTGTCATTGTAAAGTATTGATTTTCCTAGATAATTATATTCACCGCATACAATTTCATTAACCTGAGCTGTCATGTGTCTAGTGATAGACCTACCAGTCAACGTTGTACTTTGGCCAATACGTTTATCAAAAAACCTGCAACCGCTATTGAGCAAAGCACCGTATAAACTATTTAGCAATAATTTACAAAATTGCTCCTTAATACTCCAGTATCGTTCTTCGATGTCGAGTCCGGCATCGCGTGCAATTTTCATTTTCGCTTGCATACCTTGCCTATCAGCGTACCACTTTTTCAATAGCCCAGGTACAATTCCCTCTTTTTCAAAAGTAAAGATAGTACCATTTGCACTTAACATCCATGATTGACCAGATTTGAAAATTAAATCGTAGGTTTGAGCAGCACTAAGTTCATCACTGCTACCTTCTTCCCAATCGATAGTAAGCATACGATTTGAATCTCTTGACATAACATCATCATATTCTAAAGTCGAAAATACACCTTCCCAGCATGAAGCAAACTTCTTACCTGTAGCCATTTGATCTGCAATAAACTTATCAGTTGCCACTGGTCTTAACTGTCCGATGATAGTCTCTGGACTCATGTTAAGTGCACGAATCGTACTAGGATACAGCGAGTTGATATCTAATGAAGCAACCCAATCATGTAGACCTTTTTTGGGATAAGCAACATACGCACCAGCAGCTTGCGTGTTTTCATTATCATTACGTGGCTTTCTATTAGGTGCAATCTGCCCTTTACTATGCGCCTCATTGATAATAGCTTGTTCAATAGCTGCAACGGAACCTAACGTAGTTGGTAACAATACAGTACAACCATGAGCAGTCGTATTAGCCAAATCCATAAACTTCAACTTCTTATCCATTCTATCTAACAGTGCAACGTCTTGTCGGTTATATTCGATAAAAGTCTTAAAGTCTTGATTGTATAGCTGTTCTAATGTACCATCATACGGAGTTTTATGGTCACCTAATTCATATTCAGCAATAGCATCCAATCGATAAGATGGCTTTTCTTCATGGGTATACTTGCGATAAATGTCCAAGTAATCCATATGAACTCGACCAACCAAATCGAAAGTAGTCGAAACCTTACCAAACTTCTCGAATTCACGTTTCTTAGGAGATTGATCCCATAAACAGAATCGACGAGTATCGTTTTTGCTTAAAACCTTAGCAACTCGATTAACGGTATATGGAATATCGAATGATTCAGAATTCCAACCACTTAATACATCAGCATCTTCGATAATAGTAAGGAATGTATCTAATAATTCCTTTTCTGTTTTAAAGATAAACGTGTTCTCAAACTCAGCTACTTGCTCTTCAGCTTCTTTTATACTCATATGTTTTGGTGGAATTGCCAAACAAATCATAGTTTCAGACCACTGAAGATATACAGCAATAGAAACAATTGGCATAAAAGGATCGTCTGGTGCGGCATACCCACGATCAGGACACATACTGGTCTCGATATCGAAATACGCGACATTGAGTTTAGGTGCATCTGCGTTAAGGTAATGGTCTTCAAGGCAACGATAGGTAACATTGATATCACTTTCATATAACTTCTTGGTTTGACCAAATATAGCAATATTCTTATGATGTTCTTTGTGGGTTTTACTTTTAACCCTAGACAATGGTTTACCTTTCATTGAATGATGGTTACCATTTGGGTCTTCGTAATAAAAGACATAGTTTGCTGGAAATTCTCGGTAATGGCGAATGCCATCTGTATCACGTTCAACTACGTGGATAATATCGCGATCTTTTTCATAAAAAGCATCTACATAACTCATTTAAACTCCTGATTGTTTATGGCCAATCTTACCGTATAATCCGACACTTATGGCGGTCGTAAACCTTTTTGATTATAACTTATTTGCCGTGTTTTAGGCAATACATAGTTACCAGTGGATTTTCTTCCATTACGATTAAGTCAAACTGATACTTACGATAATGCCTATTACGTTCTCTGTCTATTTCTGTTATCATGATTAGTTTTGGGCATACCTTGGTTACCACACCAACTCGTAAGTCGTTGTGATGTGCGAATGCCACGAAGTTACCTGCTACTACTGGTCTACCTAGTTTGTCACTTTGTTCGATTATTTTAGCCATTTTAAATCCTAATATCAGTTAAGCTCGCACCTATCGGTGCTCGCAATGCACGAGCAAGGTACGAGCAATGTACGAGTAATGTACGAGTGAGGTACGAGCAAGGTGCTAGCGTAAACTAATATTTAGACCCAAAATTAACTATTACAAAAAGAGCAGCCCGTAGGCTGCTCATGCTAGATTAATCTAAACGTTTAGTGATATCAAGAATAGCTTCAACTTCTTCCCAGTCTTCATTAAAGGTAGACCAATTGCCTTTGTGAGCAATCTTGATGGCTTTGTTGATAATAGAAGGTTTGATTTGAAGTTCTTCAGCTACTGCTTTTACAGTATCTTTAAGACCCATTGAAAGGTCTTCAACTTCACGTAGTACGTTAGAACCTTCATTGATTAAACGTTCTAATTTTGCTTTTTCTTCAGGTCCGTAGATTTTTGACATTTGATTCTCTCGTTGTGGTTAAAATTAGTATTGTAGGTGAGTGGTTGGTAGTTGTCAAGTGTTATTTTTAGATACTTGAAACTACCAACTGAGAATGCAGTATAACATAGTAAAAACTAAAAAGCCAGTACTATGACTAGGGATTAATAGTCATGCTTCAAAGCTGGGTGAATACGTCGGTTGTCTGTCTCGTGATGGACATTACCTTCTAGCATTGCTCGTAGATTTATGGTAATATCCACTTGCTGCTGTTGTACAAACATCTCCGACATTATACCACCCGGGTATGTCAAATAGTTACGTTGTGAGTTTCCTAATGGTGCTATACTTGGTGGGGACATTAATTGGATATTGTGCGTCTCGCATAGCTTTTCCAAGTCTGCTAAAAACAATTCAATCGTGTTCATCTTATTTCTCCTCGTGGTAATTGACTGTTATTCTGAGAATGTAGTATAACACAGTTGATAATATCATGCCATTAAATCTTCATCTTCGTGATTGGCTGGGTCGAATTTTGCATTAATTGATCTTATATAAGATGGGTGAAATGCAAATACAACCGTGCTAGGAAGTTTATCTTTCTGCCAAGTCTTATTATCTCTTACGTTTTTGATATACAAAGTATCCTTGCCATTTGATTGGGCATATTCCGCGAAATCGTTGGTTGTTTCCAAGATAGGATATTTTTTGATGTAAATGTCATTCCAGTTAGCACCTTTCGCATCGACAACCATTGATTTTCCGGGTTTGATTAATAGTGGCATCACATTACCACATTGTTTGAAATGGGTAATTTCACCGGTTGCGCTTGGTTCGGCACCAGCATAGGTGGCAGAAACCGTCGGTATTTCGCGGCATCCCTGAGAACTTCGGACGTCGTGTCCTCGGTTCACGGGATAAACCGTGAATAGACGTTTAAATAACAGGTAGGCTACTGGTACTGCTAGTAGCTGAACTGGTACTTTTGCTAACGGGAGTTAACCCGCTTTGCTGCGTCCTTTTTTGATTAGGTAACCCGGTATTGTTGCCCTGTGCAACAAGTCCACCTCCGGTAAACCGATTAGCTTGCCCTTTTTGTAATATATTACGGGCAGCATTTATGTCTCGGTCATGTTCAATACCGCATACGGGGCAAGTCCATGACCGATCTTTAAGAGTTAAATCGTTGTGGATGTGACCACAACTACTGCATGTTTTTGTTGTATTGCGAGCTGGTACAAGATGAACCTTTTTACCAACAAGCTCCGCCTTTCTTATCAAGATTTCACGGAATGCACTGATTCCGGCTTGAGCGAATGATTTCCCTAGGCGTCTAGGGCTTTTTGTTTTTTTCTTACCACGAGACATCATGTTTTTGGTCTGAGTTTCCTCAATATAGATGTTGTCGTAGCCTTTGGTTATTTTAGTTGATGTCTTTTTATGGAAGTCATTTAATTGATTTGCCGATTTCTGATGAAGTGCAGCTATTTGTTTCTTATATTTGTTATATCTTATTGAGTTCTTGGTACATTTCGCGAGTTTACGCTGAAGCGCTTTCATTCGGTTTTCTGTTCTTTCACGAAATCTTGGATTCTTGATCTTTTTACCAGTGCTCAAGGTCGCAAAAGTAGTAAGACCTGGGTCTATACCAACTGATTTATGGGTCTTTGGTAAATGAGCAGTAGTCGATTTCGCATGAAATGAGACATAAAAGTTTCCAAGACTATCTTGGGATAAGGTTATCCCAGTAACAGTTGTATAATCAAATTGATTAGCTGAATCCGAGAAATCAGTCAATAGCTTCACATGACCAATTTTTGGAATAACTGCGTACATATACCCATTTTTCATGTACAAGTAACAATCGCCGGCATGTCTTAGTGATTTCTTACTATACCGGTTTTTAAATACTGGGAAGTCATTTTGCTTACTAAAGAACCGGCTAAATGCATCCAATAGATTAAGACGAGATCCATCGATTACTCTACTAGATAGCTCTTTTAACCACGGGTTGTTATTTCTTAATTCTTTGACACTACAGCATTTGGTAGAAATCTTACCAGTTATGGCATATTCGGCGTTCACCAATGCAAGAAATTCGTTATATGCAAATACACAACCATCCACTGATTTATCGAACAAAGCGATCTGCTCCTGATTTAACAGGCATTTCGTTTTGTATCCAGTGATTTTAGTAGATGTGCTCATATCTCTATTTAGTTAAATTGAAGTTGTCTTTGTAAGCTATGTCTGTATAATAACAGGTAAGACGGTTGCCGCTCATGTCAATTAAATGACCCTCGCGTCCTCTGCTCCGCTAGCGCGTCGCAACCCGTCCTAGGGGGTCACTCGGCTTCCATGCCGAGTTCCATGGAATTGGAAATTGTTTGGTTGTGTTTTCTAGTATTTCGTGAATTCTCATATAGGTCTCCAATTTAAAAAGCCAGTACTAGACTGGCTTCTTGTGTTCATTATCTTTTAGGATTAACGAAGTTTGTAGTGAACTGGTCGTTCATAACGGCCGTCTGTTTCACGAGTTACTGAAATAAGACGTTCACCATCATTTGATTTTACACGTACAGTTTGACCATATGAAATATTACGACCAGTTGGCCATTGGTCAACCAAACCTTCTGATTCTAATGCTGCGTTTAGCGTTTCAAACCAGTTTTGTTTAGCTTGATGTTTACCAAATGCTTCTTCGAATTCTTCGTCGAATGATTCTTCAAAACTCTCGTCATTCTTATCTTGAAAACTGGGGTCGGTATTATGCTTACTCCAAAATTTAGAAATTGCATTGTCGTATATGTCGTTGATTGTTTTTTCGTCGAGCATGTTTAAAATTGCATTTTTAATTTTACCAAGCTCGGCAGCGGTGTTGACCTTTTCATTTCCATATTTGGATTTACCAATAGCAACAATTGGCCACATGATATCGCCACTTTCGTCGTTTTCAATCATAGCTTTGAGTTCTTCTGCAACACTTGGCCATGCGATTTCATAGAAATTATCATTGAAGTACTCCAACGCCTTGTGTGAAACAGGTGCTTCTGCTGGATCTGGACCATCCCAACGTGGATCTGACCAAGTATCAGGGTGTCCGGTCATTGCTTCCGATAATACGTCAAACATACGGAATTCACCACCCATGTTTTCGTATACCATACCGGCATAAAGTTCTTGTTTAACACCTTCGTATTTGGCACTAGCAACACGTTGTGCCCATGCAAACAATTCAGTATCAACCGCATCGATTTGTTGTTGACCACCGCTTTCTTGAACTAAAGTGACCATTTGTTTGAAAGTTAGTTTAGGTTCGATTGATTCCTTAACTGCTTTCTTTTTAGCTTGGCCTTTCCACATAGCGGCTGCTGCAACTGCTTTAGGGTCTTTAGCTCCACTTTTTGCTGCTGCTTTTTCAACTTTCTCAAAGCCTTTACCTTTTTTTCCAATATCTTTACCGGCAACTGCTTTCTTAACTACTGCAGATTTCTCTTTTTTAGTTAAACCAGCACTTGGTTTAGAATCTTCGGTTTTCAATTCTTTATCGAGTTCTTTTTTGAATGCTGCACCACCTTTACCTACTGGTTTTTTATCTTTACCAGTCTGTGCTTTCATTGCATCGGTTGCAGAACCAGATTTAGACGTAGGTGCAACTTTAGTAACTAAGTTTTCAAATTTAGCACGTGCAGCTGCTTGTTCTGCAGATTCTTCCAAATCTTCTTCCATTTCATCATCTAAACTTTCAACTTGTTGTTCTTCGACTTTTTCTTCTTTCTTAGCTTTTGGTTTCTTTACCTTAGCTGCTTCAGTAAGAAGTGAAGATTGGCCTGCTAGTACACGTAATTGTGCACTTTCATCCAATTGAATTGGTGATGGTAATGTGGGTGCTGCTACACCAGCTACTGGTGTTTCGATTGCATCGAGTTTATCTAAAATGTCTTTCATTTTGGGGGTCCTTAAGGTTAGCGTTTAATGGGAGTTCCACCAAACAAGTTGTCTTTCATATTTAGCGCGTTTTTAGCCGTACCATCTGAATTCGTTGGTTGAACCACTTTAGGTGGTTTTGGTGCTTTTGTTCCAGGTTTTCCTGGGCTACCTGCGTAACTTTTTGATCTTTTACCAATGGCAAGATTTGGATTGTATACTGCCGCTATATCACCTGCACTTGTTGCACCGGCACTAGCTTCTTCAAATAATTCGTGCAATCTCATTGTTTGTCTCCAAATGGTGATTCACCAGTTAAGTGAGTTTGTGCAAACCAAAGTCTAAACCATTCTGGAGTTCCAGGTTGGATGTTATTTGATTTTTCAAAATCACGTTTCATAGTAGCAGTTGCGTGTTGTTCTGATGGCTGGTATGTGGATAATCCAGCAAATGGCTTAATCCCTGCCAGTAGTTTAATTCGTTCTAGTTCGTCCATTAAAGTTCCTCGTGAATGTTGTCAGATTCTGGGTTATATCCAACATTCTGTTTTGCTGATTTTATCTGTGTATTGCCCATTGGTACTATCGCAAATTGCGCAGATGATTTGGCAATTTTCGGAGTATCACCCTCATCAACATATATACCATCATATGAACTTTCACCAGCCCGACCAAATGAACGCAATGCTGAAAATAACTGATCAGCCCATATAAATGGAACTGCTTCACCTTGTTTTAATGGTGACAATCCTTCAGCTGCTAATCTTGGAAATCTATTAGTGAAATAGGGCACGAATTTGTTATTATAGAAATCGAGAGCATCACTATTACGTGTATCAAATGGCTGTTTTATATTTAAAAACACCGATATAGGTGATTTTCCATGAGAATATACTTTTGCATACTCCGGGTCATGTGTAAAGAAGTTTGGTGAATGTGCGTTGAAACTAGTGAATTTTGTTTTTGACTTAGTTCCATGATGCATTACCATAGGCTCACCATTAGTATCCACTACTTTACTAGCAGATTCTGGGTTATTTTCCCAATCGCCAAACCATGCTTTAAATGCAGGCGTTCTAACCTGTAAATATTGGGTTGGATTAAGATTGGATGGTTTCCCATTCGGTGCTAGTCTTGCCTGTTTTTTTACTTTAACCGGTTTAGTTGGTTCAACGGTTGGTTCATCATCTTTTGGTAATTCTATCTCAGATTCAAGTAACTTTAATTTGTCTAAAAGATAACGGATTTCCATTACAGTCCCTCGTGTACTTTGTTTGATTGCTGACTGAAAGATCCGGTATTACCAATGGCAGATTTAATTTGATTCGAGTTATATGCTACGAAATATCTAGCATTACCATCACCCTTTAATTCAGCACCATCGTATCCTTCTTGTTGCAGTTTTTGTTTTAACTCGCCACTCCACTTGTCAATTTGTGCTAGGCTTGACAATTCGAATAATCCTTCCAATCCTAAATCTTCAGCTTTATCGTTTATTGCCTTATCACCACTTGAAAAGTCGATAGGATTGCGAATACTAACAAACAATGGCATTACATAATTCCCATAGTTGTCATTAGATGGTTTTATTGAAGTAACGTAAGTACCTTTACCTGCTACTCCGCTTCCTAAATTAGTATCAAATTCAGTAAAATCAGCATTAGTTGCGTGATATACAACCAAGGGTTCACCGTTTTCATCAACTACTTTACTGTCACCAAACCATGCTTTAAAAGCAGGTGTTCTTACTTGTTGGTATTGAACCGGATTCAAATTACTTGGCTTTCCATTTGGTGCTAGTAATTGCTCAGATTCAAGTAACTTTAATTTGTCTAAAAGATAACGGATTTCCATTAGAGTTCCTCGTGCATTTTGTCAGATTTGGTACTGAATCCTACATTACCAATCGCAGATTTAACTTGGTTTGGGTTGAATGCAACGACGATTGCACCTTCATGTTTATTTTCGAGGAACATCATACCATCATAGCCAGCTGATATTAAATCATTACGTAGTAATGAACCACCACCGGTTAAGTATTTGTGGGTGTCATGCAAATCAAATGAGGAACGGATGCCATTCAAATAATTGACGATACTATCCAATGTATCAGATGATAATGACACATTAGCGGTTTTCATTAATTTAACAAACTCGTCCATATCAGAAATGTATTTTTGCCGTAATCTTAATGGATTTCTTATATTTAAAAATACGGCTTGTGTATTACCCGTGTCACCTGTGTAATGAGTGGCATCGCTCGAGTCTGTACTAAAGAAAAATCCAAATGTATTACTTACTGATTTATGTGTTAGGTTTTGCTTATCATAAGAGAATGTATCACCAAAATCTTCGACGTTGCCTCGATAGCATACTAATGGTTCTTCATTCGCGCCAACGATTTCACTAGATTGATACTTATGTTCATCGTGTTCCCAATCACCAAACCATGCTTTGAATTCAGGGGTTCTTACCATGCGGTATTGACCAGCATTTAATTTGGAAGGTTTTCCATTTGGTGCCAATCGTTGTTCTGGTTTATCAACCTTTTGAGGTTCTTGCTTGACTGGTTCTGCCTTAACGGGTTCTTGAACTTCATCATCTTTTGGCTGTTCCACCTCAGACTCAATCAACTTCAACTTATCTAAAAGATAACGGATTTCCATACTATTTCTTCTTTTTCTCAGGTAGGCCTTTATGCTTAGTGCTAGCAAAGTCTTTAACATCTGATTTACTAATCGACTTAGCCATCTTTGCTATTTTAGGACTGGATGCATCACCAGTTTCTTGGGCATGTTTAACCGCACCAAACAACCGTTGTTGTGCTTTACTCAAAGACTTTTCAGCTAGAATTTCTGATTCTAGTTTATCAATAGTATCAACTAAAGTTCTAATATCAACTGATTCAGTTTTAAGTTTACTGTACGGTACACCTTTATCATCGGTATGTGCCATATACACTGAACTATAATCATTCATAATATCCACATGATCTTGAATCGATCCTTTAGGAATACTTGGATTTCTAAAATCTAAGTTGTAAAATACCTTCAATGAAGCCATTGAACTAACTTGACCACCAAGCATTGGATACTTGGAAACAGCCATTTGTAATAGTTTGGTACCAATACCTTGCCCACGTAATTCTTTTGGAACGTAGAATTCGATAACTGATTGTGGTCTAGGTGCAAATTCTGCTTTAAAATCGACATCAATTACAGCATCATCGATTGAGAATACTTCACCATGTTCTTTGGCCAACGATTTTCTTTTAGTTTCTGGTTTTACTGGTTCTTGTGTAGTATCTGCGGTGGGTTCTTCAGATTCAACCAGTTTTAACTTGTCAAGGATATCTCTCATGTTCATTGCAATTTCTCGTGAATTTTACTGGATTTCTGGCTAAAAGATCCGGCATTACCAATAGCAGACTTGAATTGATTGGCATTGGCAATAGCCACCCAATCTGATGAATTCCATTGAACACCATCATAACCTACTTGACGAAACTCATTGAATAATTTTGCCTGAGCAGCTTTGTAATTAGAAACATTCACTCTGTCAAAGTCGGATTTGGTCGATGTATGTGGCGTTTTAATATTTATGAACACCGGTATTACTCTACTAGCAGTATTGATGTTATCATATTTTCCAGTATTCGGGTTATATTTTACATCTTGGCTATCATTCTGCATTGCATAATTTGCGGCGGATTCTCTTGATTTACTGAACCATACACCATTCTTTGGAGTTTTGAATTTATCAAAATCCTTATCACTGGATGTTCCAGTATACATTATCATAGGTTCGCCATTCTCATCAACGACTTTACTCGCAGACTGTGGGCTATTTTCCCAATCACCAAACCATGCCTTAAATTCAGGTGTTCTTACCTGCTGGTATTGAACTGGATTTAAGTTGCTTGGTTTTCCGTTAGGTGCCAATCTATTTTGTTGTTCTGGGTTTTGTACATTATCTTTTGGCTCAACATCAGTATCTTCGACAGCTTCAATCAAATCTAGTTTATCTAGTATATCTCTCATGTTCATTTCGTCACTCTCAGTTTTTTGCTTGAAATAACAAAAACCTTTTCAAGTGAAGATTCTGCTCTGGTCCAAACACCATAAGCAAAGTCATAACGACTAATATCACCGGGTTTCTGTAATTGCTTTAATACATTTTTGTTTAAATCGGCATAGTAGACATTTAAACCACTACCAAATGCTGCATGTAGTTGTCGCATCCAGAACTTTTTACCATCGGGTGTTTGTTCTGAATCAGCAATAACCGTAAAGTAATCGTCTATAAGTTCATTAAACATGCGAGTTGGAAGATTACCAAGTTCGCCTTTATACGCTTTATCCATCCATAACCAACGTTGGATAGCAAATTCACCTAATAGTCTATTTGAATCTCGTTCAAATTCCATTAAGTAAACGACTTTCTCATCACCTTCAACGCCTTCGCTTTTAGCTGCCATGTAAACATTTCTTGTATTACCTTCACCGTAGTACAAGGTAATCGTATCGGATAGTTTCTCTACTGGCTCGCAAAAACGTCTGTATTTTGCGAACATCGAGTTATCGGCTTGGCTTGCTATCTTTGGAGTCACTGGATCGATGATCTGTGACATTTCACGGACATTAAACAATTCTAAAAGTAGCATATTAAACCAACTTAAAAGCCTTAAGGTTTTTACGAATAGTGCCTGGTCCAACATCTTTTGTTGAGTTTTGTTTGGTAATAATACCAACACCAGCCGCGTCTTCAGTAGTTGAACCAACCGGACGTACTAATTCCAAATCACCAACCGCATTGATTTTATTACCAGATTCCTTATAACCAAGTGATTTATAGAATGCAATTAGCTTACTACCACTTGTTTTGTTATCTAATGGCGATGATGCCAATTTAGTAGGTAATCCTGCATTATCGGTGGCTTTTAGAAACTCAGACATTGCTTCTCTAGCAGAACCTGCACCTCTTTTAGCTTGTGGTGTTCTTACAGATGATATCTCAACATGATCATCGCGTAGACTATATGCGATTTTAGTATCACCATGCTTAAATTCACGAATTGAACCACTTATGGTTTTACCAGGCAATTCTACACTTTCTTTAATACCAGTGTTAACTGAGTTCAAATACTCGCCATTATGAATATGCTCTTCTTGTTCAGCAGCGATGTGTCTTGCCAATTCTCTTATTAAAGAATCTGGGAATTTCTCATCTCGATCTTCAATATCAAAATGATCACAGTATTGGTCAATACTGGTTAATATAGGTTTGATGTAGATTTTATAGATATTTGGATTACCAATAAACTTGCGATGTTTCTTGGTAACTGGAAAGAAGTGGTTATTCAGTAACTTATCGTCATTATCGATATAGAACTTTAGGTCACCGAGCCAATCAATATCCTGCGAATCATCTTCTGATGGGGCACCAATAGGAGAATACTCCTTAGCGTCTTCTGTTAATCGTTTGGTCGATGCGAATAATTCTAGTAATTGCATTTGTATTCCTTTTGCTTGGTACTAAATCTGATACCGGATTTGTACAATAGTACCTTGTTCTAGTTGATAAGCAGCCCTAATCCAAATGAATTTACCCCAGAATGTGAATGAGGAATTTGCACTGGATATGTATGAACTATCACCGCCTAGGATTGTTTCGGGCACGTCAAACCAATCCTGTTCACCCGGATATAACTCTAGGGTTGCTTGGATTTTAACTGTACCTTTAAACTGGTCAAATTGATAAACAACGAGATGACTTCCATCGTTATTATGTTGATAACCTGCACCTTTTTGCTTAGAAGTATAGGCAAATTCGGTAGGCATCGAATCATTTGAGTAGTTAGAGATTAATATTTGACTTTCTTTTTGCATACCGTATTTAGCTTGAAAGTTCGGTATTTCTAGGCTCGCTCCTAGCGGAGCTCGCATATTATGCGTATATATTGATATATACAAGTTTAACTCTAATATTGGATAGCGAGTGCCGATAGGCACGAGCCATAAAGAAAAAGGGTAGTACCTGAGTACTACCCTTTGGGGTTAAGTTACGACATGTTCGTAGATTCTACCAATAATAGCTTGGTTTCGCATCCTTAGCATCAAAAGAGTTTGTTCATCTTCTACTAGGATATATCTTGCATCACCAGACCATCTTGTATACATAATCCAATCTTGGATTGCTTCAGAGAATGTAATACGAGGTACTTGTGTATTCATCCACTTGATATATTCCTGCTTTTCAGCTGGATCAAGTATCTTATGTGGTTTCAAGAAAACCTTGAACCTATACTTACCATAAGGTAATTTCTTAACAGAAATAACATTGGGTGTATCCAATATAGGATTTGTTAAGTCAGGTTCCCATCTTTCTATTACAGTAAACTTAGCACACATCGCATTATACATATTCACGTCATTTGTAAAGATAGAAATGTCAAATTCCGTTCTAGCAGTCCAATCCGTTTTTGGATACATATCTACAAAATCAATCAATTCAATGATTGCATCTTTATGGAGGTTCAACAAACGTTGTTGATGTTTGGAAAAACTCCAACAATAAGAACCGTTTTCGCAGAATTCTTTCATACGATTGCGGAACTTATTGAAGTTTAACAACGCAGCACTGTATTGACTAACATCTATTGTGACTTTGTAAAGCCACTTGTCATAATACTTCTTAGTTGTCGTCTGCGTGATCATCAGCTAATACCAATTGCCCATCTTCAACGATCAGTTTTTGATCTGATTCCACTACTGGTTTAACATACTCAGAAACTGTGAAAACGGGTTCGTCATTTTCAATAGTAACTTTAACATGACCACCGTTAACCAAATCACCAAATAAAACACGACGACTTAATGGACTTTTCAGTTTAGTATCGATTACTCTTGAAAGAGGTCTAGCACCCATTTTCTTATCGTAACCAAGTTTAGCTAACCATTCAGCAGTAGTTTCATCGATTTCAATTAAGATATCTTTGTCTTTCAACTGGGCGTTTAACTCACCAATGAATTTATCCACGATTTTAAGAACTGTGCTGTGTTCTAGTGGAGCAAACTTGATGATAGCATCTAAACGATTGCGGAATTCAGGTGCAAAGTATTCGTTAATTGCTTTATCATCTTCACCAGTTCTAGCTAAATCACCAAAACCGATAGTATTACGTTCACTGTCACGAGCACCCAAGTTACTCGTCATAATAAGAATACAGTTACGACCATCTGCTTGTTTACCGTTAGAACCAGTTACAAATCCATTATCCATGAATTGTAACATGATATTTGTTACATCAGGATGTGCTTTTTCGATTTCATCTAGTAGCAGAACACAGTGTGGATTTTCTTGCAGTTTAGTAATTAACTGACCTGCGTTGTCTTCAAATCCAACATAACCAGGAGGTGAACCAATCAATCTTGCCACTGAGTGTTTCTCTTGGTATTCACTCATGTCAAAACGAACTAATGGCATGTGCATCTTTTCTGCTAGTTTTCTACAAGTTTCCGTGTTATGATGGACGATCCCATTAGCAGTTTGGTATAAATGTGTATCACTCTCGACTGTAAGGTCGTAGTATAGGGTATCTGGGATTGTGTTAATTTCTGTTACTGTGATGGTTTCACCGTTAGCTTTTTTCAAAGAATCACCTACGTTAAGTGAATCAAAGAAAATGCAGGTTTCACCGTTAAAAATGCGATGTCTATCAGCAGCTTTTAACGAATCACCGTTATCGAATCTTACTTCTCTACCGGTATCTTCTTTAGTAATGGCGGCCGATATGTCAATCCATTCGCCGTTTTCGTTTTGGATTTGTAATGGAGTATTAAGGAACTGTTCCCGATCTGGGGAGAAGCGTAATTTCTCATATTGTTCCAATATCTCAAACATTTTTCCAATTGGTAGTGTTTCTGTAATCAATGTAGCTCTCCTGATGGTTAATAAATAGAATGAAGACTCATTATAACATATGTATCTTACTTGTCAACACGATATTACAAATTAACCAAAAGAGGATAAAACTATGGAAACTACGATTGAAACACCTGTCGCCAGAACTAAAAGACGATACAACCCAGATTTGATTAAACCAATTCATGCAAGAATAACGGACAGTCCATTTTACAAGGAAGCATTTGGTGATAGACCATTAACCGAAGCAGAACTGGAAGAGATTTCAGAAATCGATAAACAAGGTTTATACACTAACGATAGACGAGAAACATTTGTTAAATTCATTAAGTATGGATTATCTGGTTGGGCTGCTAGATGGCTGGATTTAAAAACGTACAAGATAGGTTCCTTAAATTATCACGTAACAATGTATGGCGTAATGCATGGTACTATAATTTATTTGGATGCTAACTCTAGGAAAACTGCACACTTCGATCATTCCAGTGAAACTCAGCGTAGAAAATCTCTGATATCAGCAGATAAAACTAGAGGCCGAGATGATGTGTCTCAACGTAATGTAAAATATTGGACTAAGAAAGGATACACCGAAGCAGAAGCAAAGGAATTGGTGCGTCAGGTTCAAGCAACCAATACATTGGAAACATATCAGAAAAAATACGGCGAGGAACTCGGTGCTATCAAGTTTAAAGAAAGAAACGAGAACTGGTCAACCCACATGGAATCTATACCGGGAATCAATAAAAAACGAAGTCCAACGCTGGAATCTTATATAGCAAAGCATGGTATAGAGGAAGGAACCAGATTATACAATGATATGCGAGCCAATCGGAAGCGTAAAAATACAAATTCATCATCTGCAAGTGCCGAATCATTGGTTGCTCTTTCGGATATAATAAATCTATTGGATAAGTATGAGATAACATACTATATTGGGGTTGAAGGAAACCAAGAATGGGCTATATTTGACGAAGACGAAATGCGTTGGTTCTACTACGATTTAACCATCCCATCATTAGCAATTATCATCGAATACCACGGTGAATGTTTCCACCCAAATCCCATTTGGGACCAAGAAAAATGGGATAATTGGAGTCAGGTATTTGATGGTAGAACAGCAGACGCGAAATATCAATTCGATATGTACAAAAAAGAAATCGCGGAAATGCAAGGTTGGTATGTATATGAAATGTACTCGTCTAGTGTTCAAGAAACCAGACGAGTAATTCTTGAAGATTTTGCTAAATTAGGTTACGTGCTTTAGCAAAACGGTGCATGTCTGGATTCATCCGCACTGTTATAAGTTGTTGTTTTTCCAGACATTTTCCAGTTCCGCTGGATCCAGTTAGTAAAAATGAACCAATTGGTTTGTTAGGTGCTTTCATTCCAGCCTGCGATAAGAAGATTTTATCAACTAATTGATCGATAGCCTTATCTTGATTAAAGATCGAGGCTTTCATCACAGATTCAAGTTCCATCATATTAGCACTTTCACGCTGTGTCATTGCTTCGAGTGGCATACCAAGCATCTTAGAAATCTCAAATGAAATCTGCTCAACATCAACAATTTGAGTTACACCCTCAGTTGTTGGATCATCATTCAATTTATAACGAGCAGATGCACAATCGATAATGTCAATTGCTTTATCTGGTAGATGCTTGTCATTGATGTACTTAACCGATAACTTAACAGCTTGTTCAATCGCAGCATTGGTAATTTTCACATTATGATGTGCTTCATAATACTTACGAATACCTTTTAAGATTTTAACTGCCATTTCTGGTGATGGTTCATCGAATGCAACTCTTTGGAATCGACGCATTAATGCACGGTCATTCTCAAAATGTTTACGATAATCTTCCCATGTAGTAGAAGCAACAATCTTAATTGTACCTTTAGTTAATAAAGGTTTCAGCATGTTAGATAAGTCATTTGCACTATTACTTGAAGCACCAGCACCTTGCATCATATGAGCTTCATCAATGAATAAGATTACTTTACCTTTTTTCTCTAATGCCGCAAGAACACCTTTGATGCGTTCTTCAAAATCACCACGATACTTAGTACCAGCCAATAATGAACTAATATCTAGCGAATAAACTTCGTGGTCTTGAATAAACTTAGGTACATCTTTCTCGTGAATTTTACGGGCTAGGCCAGAAAAAATTTGAGTCTTACCAGTGCCTGGCGAACCGGTTAAAAGTACATTACACTTATGTCTACGAGCAAGAATCAATTGGATTTCTTCTAACTCGGTTTCACGACCGATAACTGGATCGATTTTATTATCACGAGCAAGTGCACTCAAGTTAGTGCAATACGCATCCAATAACTTATCTGGGTTTTTCGCACTACCAACTGCTTGATCACCCAAGTCACCATCTTCACGATTGGCATTAAAGTGTTTAGCAAACTTTTCTTTAGAAACACCACCACGATTAAAGAAGTAGTAAGCAAAACTGTTCTTTTCACTTAAGATACTAATGATAACATCAGTAACTTCAGTTGTATTACGACCACTGAATACAACTTGAGTAAAGCAACGATGTAATACACGGTCAACCGAATTGGTTTTACGTGGTACGTGATTAGGATCATCGATTACGATTTCAGCCAAATTGGTTTTCAAATAGTGATCTAAGTTCATTTTAATAAACTTAGCATCTGCTCCAAAACCTTCGATTAAGTTATATGAATCTTGATCACTCATGATTGCATACGCAATATGTTCAAGAGTAATATACTCATGACTGTGTTCTTTTGCAATCTCAGTTGCTGCCTCAAAGATTGATTGTAAGTTTTTACTCGGTTCAATCATTCGTAACTCCTAGGTTATTAATGTTATAGTTAGTTTAACTTGTTTTCTAGTACAAGTCAAGGTTTGTTTTTCTGTATTACAGTATGTAGCGAAGTTGTAGTATACAGGGAATATTCGATAAGTCAAGGGTTAATTGTTTATTGGCTCGCTCCTAGCGGAGCTCGCAAAAATACTAAAGGTTAAGGGATTGATCTAACTGCTCTAACGTAGAAGGTGCCGTAGTTCTTATTGCCGCTGGCCTGGTAGCCATTCGACATAAACTGATCCCAGGCGTAGTTGCCATTATTCTCAGTAGAGGACCAGTACCAAGCCTTCTCGAAATCGTTTACTGATTCATAAATCTCGTTGAGTTCTTCTTTAGATGGCATACGCCACCCTGTCTTACCATCTATGTTAAGAGCAAAGCAATATAATCTGGCATCATCCCAATTTGCTTTTATCTCAGTTGATTTTGGTGCTATTTCAAAGTTCATGATAATCCAAAAGGTTAAGTGATTGATCTAATGGCTCTAACGTAGTAGCTGCCGTTCTTAGTACGGTTGTACTGAACTCCGTTTGACATATTCTGATACCAGACGAAGATGCCATCGTACTCAGTCGAGGAGTACTCGGTCGAGGACCAATACCAATTGTTTTCAAAATCATTTTCTGATTGGTATATCTCATTCAGTTCTTGTTTGGTAGGTAATCTCCATCCAGTCTTACCATCGATATTAAGGGAAAAACAATACAACTTGGCATCATCCCAATTGGATTGGATCTCAGTTGATTTAGGTGCTATTTCAAAGTTCATAGTAAATCTCTAATGGCTCTACCGTAGATGTTGCCGTTGTTCTTAACGCCGTGACTGCTCTGGTGGCCAACGTTGAAATTCTGAAACCATGCTTTTGAGCCATTGGACTCAGTAGAGGACCAGTAGTACCATTCTTCAAAATCATTTTCTGATTCATAAATGTCGTTTAGTTCTTCTTTAGTTGGCAATCTCCATCCGATCTTACCATCGATATTAAGAGAAAAGCAATACATTCTAGCTTCTTCCCAGTTGGTTTGTATCTCAGTCGATTTAGGTGCTATTTCAAAGTTCATTTTTTGTCTCCTGTTTGGTTCGCGAGAACTATATTGATCTGATAGCTCTAATGTATCTTTTGTAAGACTTCTTGTAGAAGTCCGGTACCGGATATGGACCAAAATGCTGATACCAAGCATAATCACCATGACCTTGTTCACCAATAGCCTCAGTGGATGACCAATACCAATCCTTCTCAAAATCATTTTCAGATTCGTATATCTGATTTAGTTCTTCTTTAGATGGCATACGCCAACCAGTCTTTCCATCGATATTAAGAGCAATACAATACAGTTTGGCATAGTACCAATTAGTTTTAACTTCGGTTGATTTTGGGGCTATTTCAAAATTCGATTCACTTGCAGCGGATTCAGTAACAGGTGAACTATCACCACTAAACAGATCTTCGAAACATTGCCCACCATCAGTACTTGCGTGCCACATTATACGCTCATGCACCTCGGTAGGCAATGAGTGCAATTTATGCATTAATTCATCAGCGGTCACGAATTTTGAACGCACACCGTATGCAAGGTTAATTAACCATTCTTTAACTTCGTAGTTAGAGACATTAGGCAGTCTCCATTTATCAACACGGTTTTTGTTATAATTACAATCAACCTTGTTATCACGATTGTTTGGTAAAAACATACTCCGGAATTCATCTCGCTGTTGTTCTAATTTACTAAGGCGATATTTTACTCTTGCAATTTCTTGATTAATATTCATTTGTCTACCATTTAATTAAAATTTAGATATCTCGGATGGCTCTAACGTATCCGCTGCGGCTGTTCTTTTTACCGTTATTCTGAAGCCCATTATAGAAATACTGAATCCAGACGACTAAGTCATCATTGTACTCAGTTGAGGACCAATACCAATCCCAACCAATTTCGAAATCATTTTCGGAATCATTTTCGGATTGGTATATTTCATCCAATTCTTCTTTATTTGGTAATCTCCATCCAGTCTTACCATCTATGTTAAGAGCAAAGCAATATAATCTGGCATCATACCAATTGGCTCGAATCTCTGTTGATTTGGGTGCTATTTCAAATTTCATTTGGTTTTCCTATTGGCTCGCACCTAGCGGTGCTCGCAATGTTATTAATCATCTTTTAGGCTTTATGCCTCGCAAAAAGCCAAAAGGTTAAGGGATTGATCTGATGGCTCTAACATAGACAGAGCCGTAGTACTTAGAGCTGTTGCCCTGATCGCCATTACTGAAACTCTGACTCCAGACAAGGTAGCTATTGATCTCAGTAGAGGACCAGTAGTAGTTACCAACGAAATCGTTTTCTGATTCATAAATCTCGTTGAGTTCTTCTTCATCTGGCAATCTCCATCCAGTCTTACCATCTATGTTAAGAGCAAAGCAATACAACTTGGCATCAAACCAGTTTAGTCTAATTTCAGTTGATTTAGGTGCTATTTCAAAGTTCATTTGGTTTTCCTATTGGATCGCACCTAGCGGTGCTCGCATTATTATTAATCATCTTTTAGGCTTTATGCCTCGCAAAAAAATACCAAAGGTTAAGGGATTGATCTGATGGCTCTAACGTAGTAGCCGCCGTAGTTCTTATTACCGGTGTACTGGTTGCCACCGTTGAAATTCTGCTTCCAGGCGTAGTCGCCACTGCTCTCAGTAGAAGACCAATATCCCCATTTTTCAAAATCATTTTCTGATTCATAAATTTCATTTAATTCTTCTAAGGTAGGTAATCTCCATCCAGTCTTACCATCTATATTAAGAGCAAAGCAATATAATCTGGCATCATACCAATTGGCTTGGATCTCAGTTGATTTAGGTGCTATTTCAAAGTTCATATATCTCTCACTGCTCTAACGTAGAGTATGTCGATGCTCTTGAGGTTGAAGGTCTGACCACCACTGTTGAAGGACTGCATCCATGCGTTGCTGTCATCGTTCTCGGTAGATGACCAGTAAAATGTATTCCTAAAATCATTTTCGGATTCATAGATTTCATTCAATTCTTCTTTATTTGGTAATCTCCATCCAGTCTTACCATCTATATTAAGAGCAAAGCAATATAATCTGGCATCATCCCAATTTGCTTTTATCTCAGTTGATTTAGGTGCTATTTCAAAGTTCATTTGGTTTTCCTATTGAATCGCACCTAACGGTGCTCGCATTATTATTAATCATCTTTTAGGCTTTATGCCTCGCAAAAAATACTAAAGGTTAAGGGATTGATCTGATGGCTCTAACGTAGTTAAGGCCGTTGACCTTATTGCCGCCGTTGCTCCGGTAGCCACCGTTGAAACCCTGACTCCAGGCGGTGTTGCCATTGTTCTCAGTAGAGGACCAGTACCAAGCCTTCTCGAAATCGTTTACTGATTCATAAATCTCGTTGAGTTCTTCTTTAGTGGGTAATCTCCATCCGATCTTACCATCGATATTAAGAGAAAAGCAATACATTCTAGCTTCTTCCCATGTTAATCTTGTTTCAGTTGATTTAGGTGCTATTTCGTATTTCATGTTAAATCCCTAATGGCTCTAACGTGGCCGCCGCCGCTGTCCTTACTGGCGTCATACTGTTTGCCAGTGCGGAAACTCTGAGCCAAGGCGCCGTTGCCATTACCCACAGTAGATGACCAGTAAAATGTATTCCTAAAATCATTTTCGGATTGGTATATTTCATCTAGTTCGTCTTTGGTAGGTAATCTCCATCCAGTTTTTCCATTGATATTGAGAGAAAAGCAATACAACTTGGCATTATCCCAATTGGCTTGTATCTCAGTTGATTTAGGTGCTATTTCAAAGTTCATGATGTTCAGCCTCTTCAACCGACCATTCTACATAGTCAATCAAATTTTGAATATCGCTACGTAGGACGGTTGCACGATATTGCCATTGATTATTCTCGGTTACGAGTTTGTCCTCGAGTGATTCAGCAGTCGCTAAAAGATTATCGAGTTTTAGCATTAAGATTTCTTTATGTGATAGGGATTTTCTCATGATTGCCTCCGGTTAAGTTTTGCGTATTATAACTAAAAGATAACCGATGTCAACCATTATTTGCGAGCACCGTTAGGTGCGAGCCTAATAAAAGAATACCCAGACTATAGCTGGGTATTGAATTTAAGTAGCAACTGCTTGTATGTGCAGTATTTGATCTGGTGTTAAGTCTTTGGGTATCTTGATTTTAACTTTAATCAAAAGATTACCACGACGTTTAGTTTGCATATTAGGCAATCCCTCACCATTACAACTTAAAACAGTTTCTGGTTGGATACCAGCTGGGATTGTCAGGTTTAGCGTTCTGTCATCTAGGGTATGAATTTCAAGTTTAGTACCTAAAAGAGCATCCCAAACTGATATGGTTTTTTCAACTACTAGCGCATCACCTTCACGTCTAAACATTCGATGAGGTCTAATGTTAATATTAACAATCAAATCACCAGGAGGAATACCAGCAATCGAATCATCACCCAGACCTTGATATCGAATCTGCTGACCATGTAACACACCAGCAGGAACTTCAAGTTTAATCGTTTTCTTCTGACCAGATGGGTAAGCCAAGTCAGCATCAAATGATTTACCAGTTAGTACTTCTTCAAGTGAAACTTCTACATGGATAGAAAGACTGGTATTACGTTGTACGTGATGAAACCCATGAGGACCACCGCCATGGAAAAATTCAAATGGATTAAATCCACCATTGAATTGCGGTTCAGGTCCATTTGGATCTTGTCCATTATCAACCCGTTGTTTTTTAACTGGGTCACTTAAGACTTCATAAGCCGTTGCAATGTCTTTAAATTGTTCTTCAGAACCACCTCGGTCTGGGTGATGTTTCATTGCCAGTGAGCGATAGGCTTTCTTTATTTCATCAGCCGATGCGCCACGCGATAAACCTAAAATCTTGTAGTAATCCATATTCCCAAATTAAGGTAAATGTTTAAGGGCCAATGCATAATTCGCATTGCGTTCTTTTAAACCATTAGTGCCACCATTGATTTTCTTAGTAATGGTTAGCATGTCTTTCTTGTCTGCATAGGTATTAAGGTCATGTTTATCCCAGAACCAGCAAGCAGATTCTAAAGCACCTTCCATGCTACACAAGTATTCACATAAATGATCTACTTCTACACCTAAGTCTTTAGCCATGCTAAGGTAATTTGCTTTACCAGTCAATTGGATTAAACCACGACCACAAAACTTAAAACCTTCACCAGTAGCTTCTGGACCATTACCCATTCTACCACCATATACTTTATTTGCAATCTTTTCTGGTTGCTTTGCATATTGATTGGCTACTGCTAATGTAGGAAAGTACTTGGGGAATACTTTAACTAAGGTTTCAGCACGATAGTTCAAGTTTTCACGTAAGACAGTAAACTGACCACTTTCATGTGAACATTGAGCAATAAATGCAGCAACTCGTAACTTGGTATTGATTTCATACTTTGGTAAAATCTTATCTAATGCCGCTTTCCATTCATCAATGTGTTTGTTATTTGGTAATATAGCCGCCAAGTCAGCTTTTGTTATTTCATACATATTAGTCAATCCTTTTCAATAGCATTGTGTTTGAATCGTTAGTAAACACAAAGTTCTCACCTATTTTGTTGATGTTATAATCACCTAGTACTTTAGTTAACCAAAAGATTTCACTCATAGTGGCTTCATCCATTGCATAACCTTCAGTACCTTCTAAAATGGCATTCTCTTGTACCAATCGAAGTTTGATTCGATTACCATAAGGTTTTACAATAGTGATAACATCGTCTTCTAAGGTAAAATCATCCATTAAAGTCTTTGTAAAGAATTTACGAATGCCTTCAGTTCTGATATCACCTAACATAGCAACGTAGTCAGCTGGGCTAGACGGAACTATAGCAGTTAAAGTTTCTTCATTGGCTTCGTGTTCAGCTTCATTGGTATGAAACTTGAACTTAAAGTCTTTAATACCAGTCAACTTAGTAACGCCATATAAGATTTCAGTGATATGATTGGCTAAATGAGATTCTCTTGGTAATTCAACGAATACATAGTAATCACCTGCATTCGATTCACCAGCACTTACATCAGCATCCAACACATAATGGTATCCTTTTTCAATGAAATCCATTAAGTCTTTGGCAGGTGATCTATCTTTAAGTTGGAAACTCAAAACACAAACATCTTGATCTTCACCCATCTTAGACCGATACGTATCAATCTCAAAGAATGGGTAAATCATATGTTCTAAATCTAAAGGTCTTAACCCTTCGGTTAAGTTAGAGTGGTGGAAGTTCATTCTCAGCCTCCATTGCTTGTGTTTCAGCTGGGTCAACATGCGCATTCACTCCACGATTCATCGTAGCAATATCATCTAACTTGTTTTTATCCAAATTAGTATAACCACGTGTGATATCAGTCATGAGTTTCTTTGGCATGCCAATTTTAACTAGCCAAACTTCTTCGCGGTCAATCTTACCTTTACGCGTGCCTGGTCTGATGTCATCAACTTTCTTAATCTTTCGAACTCTTGAAAAATGGGAACTAGCAAACTCAACTTTACACCCATACTCCATTAGTCTTAATCCACCAATGGGTTCTGGCATTTGCTTTTTAGGCCACATAAAAGTACATTCAACAAAGTAACGACTTTCATTTGGTCCAACAACTAATTCACCATCAATCCAGTTATCATAGACATATGTGTCTAATTCATCTATAACCCGTTCGAAATCTTTTAGCAAAGCGAGACTGTTATTAGAACCATAAATCTGTTCAATATTCTGTATTACGTCTTTAATGTCTGTTGCCATAAATTCTCCTATTGTCGTATTTAGGCGATTTTGGATTGGTTGTTGAATGTATCTCTGATAGCTCGCGCTATTCGCGCTCGCACATATAGAAATGAAATAGATAATTGAACCCACCAGATTTTGGACGTAACTGTCCATTTAAAAGAATAATACTAAAAGATGATTAAACTATTATAGACTTATAGATGATGTCTATTACTAAAAGATGATTGTCTTATAGATGATGTTTATATTTGATCTATTATCTTTTAGTTATGATGTTTTGTATTAATGATCTTATAGTTGAGTTATTAATTGAATTATCTTTTAGTTTAAAATGTATGTGTTCGTATGGAGTTTATAATGTATGTGTGCATCTGGTAAAAAGCTAAAATGTATGGGTTCGAATGCATCTAAAATGTATGTGCGCGAATGGAAACAGCTATAAGGCAATTATCTTTTAGGTTCAAAATGTATGTGCGCGTGGCTTAAGCAGGTAGGATATAAGGGAAGATAAAGTAGAATCTATTATCTTTTAGGTGCTCCTACAATAATAGATTTATAATAGAATCATTAATAGCTTTAATAATAGAGGCTTTTAATACTGCGGTATGTGGAGCGGAACATCTTAACCCGAAAAACTCGGGTTAATTCAAAGCACTTTCATGGAACAACTATGAAAGGTTCTGCGTACAAGTATCGCATCACAGCAGCAGTAGAGCATTACAGAGGCGGTCAGCCGGTACCTCGAGCTCAGTCTTATTAATCTGACGGTGGCTTGCTGAACAACTGCTACCTCATCCAACAAACGCGGGTTTTCTCAACCCATCTTTAGCCTTTGTTATATCTTTTTGCTGTAACTCAAATGGGTTGTATGAAGGCATATCCCATAACTCATCTGGTGGGGTAGTGAGTTACATCTCCGTTGCTAAATTCGGAACTTCCATCCCCTATGTGACAAGTAGACTAGGGTTTAAGGGCACGTAATGGTCGCCTGTGCGCGGCTTTCTTAGCAATTCTCTCGTCTTTCTATGTTCTATCTAGTAATTCGACGAGCAAGTTTGGCGGGTGCCTAAAAGATAATTGAATTAGTATTGAGATGGTCTCTAAAAGATAATTGAGTAATAGACTTGGTGTCGGTATGGATTTGAGATGGTCTCGGTAAACTGCTTTTGAGTAGAATATGATTAAGTATAACTTAGATTATGGGGACTGTCAACCTTTTTTCAAGGTTTCTCGTTAACTTCTTTTGGGTAATTTCATAATATAGTTAATTGTAACTCTATTGAGCAGTAATGTCAACCTTTATTTTCAATTATCTTTTAGATCTCTTACCGGCATAGTAACAGCAGGTCCAGCATCATTCTTGTCCCATTCGATAAAGTGCATTCCGTATGGACGCACTTGCATTGCATCCGATCCAAGGTCCTCGGAAGTCCAGTACCAATCATTGACAGCTCGTGTGACTTTGTTTGTGTGGAAATAATTCATATCAGGCAAATGCCAACCGGTTTTACCATCTATATCAAGACAAAAACAATACATCTTGGCTTCGTACCAATTCAAGTCAGTTTTCCAATATTCTTTAGGTGCTATTTCAATCATCTTTTAAACCTTGGGTGAATCAGACAAAGTATTCTATTAATCATAGTAGGTTCAATATCTCTAACTGGTATTACGTGAAATTCACAGGGACTATCTTGTAAATCATCATTTTGGTACCACATAACATGTTCAATGGCTTTGTATTCGTCAAGGGTTGGCAGTCTCCAACCATCACCTAAACAAAAACAATACAACACAGCATCTACATACGACATTCGGTTTTCTGGTGGTTTTCCTACTTCAATCATCGATTATATCTCGCACTGGTATGGTATTCGAAACTTCAGTGGTATTACTTTCACTCTCACTATCCCAAAAAAGATAGCATGAACTTCTCAGTTGATTAAATTGTTCCCACAGAGTCACACCAATTAAGGCATGTTCTGCACTAGTCGGTAATCTCCAACCAGTCTTACCATTAATCGTAAGAGAGAAGCAATACATCTTAGCTTCATCGAATGTCAAATCTTTCCAATATTTCTCGTTTGCAAACTCAAAGTTCATGTTATATCTCGCACTGGGGTTGTTAAAAACTGAACACGTAACTTAAAAGTATTGGGAAAAGTGTGCAAGTCTTCAACTACCCATCCAGTTTTTTCAGTAAGTTCGTATTCAACACTATTAGGTAATCTCCAACCTATTTTACCATCAATATTCAGACTAAAGCAGTACATGATTGCCTCGTAATAGTTTAACTTTTTCCAATATACTTCAGGTGCTATTTCAATCATCTTTTAGATCTCGCACTGGTGTTACGGGTAATGGTTCTGGACATTGCTCATTTAAGTACCATCCTCGTATGTTATAATGGTATTGAAATTCTTTGTCAGTTGGCATTCTCCATCCAATCTTACCATCGATGTTCAAGGCAAAGCAATATAGCAATGCCTCATCGTATGATAACCAATTTTCTGATGTAGGTGCTATTTCAATTTTTGATTTCATTATCTTTTAGATCTCACGGCTCTAACCTTATTTTTACTTTCACGATGGGCATGAAACTGGTGGTGAATTCCTCGATACGCGAAGCCTTTTTGAACCCAAATGCTTACATCACCCCATTCTTCGCTAGTCCAATAATAATCATTACCATTGAGAAAATCAACCATTATATTCAACTCTTTCTTGGTTGGCAACCGCCATCCTGTTTTACCATCTATACGAAGAGCAAAACAATACAATCTGGCATCATCCCAGTTGGCTAGTATCTCGGTTTCTTTTGGTGCTATTTCGAATTTCATAGTAAATCCCGAACTAACCTAGTTATAATCTTATCATCAAGTTTATTTGCCTTGTGAAAACTGTTTGACAAGAAACTTTTTACCCAGGCGCGTGTGGTATCAATTTCGGTCGAAGACCAATACCAACCATCGAAATCGTTATCGGATTTCCAAATTTCACTAAATTCGTTTTTAGTAGGTAACCTCCATCCTGATTTTCCATCGATTGTAAGAAAGAAACTATACAATCTTGCATTATCCCAGTTGGTTCGGATTTCAGTCGATTTTGGTGCTATTTCGAATTTCATGTTATATCTCTAACTGCTCTAACGTAGATGTCGCCGTAGTTCTTATCGCCGTCGGAATGGGCTCCGCCGTAGAAACACTGACCCCAGGCGTTATCGTCATTGCACTCAGTAGAGGACCAATACCATTCCTCCTCAAAATCATTTTTTGATTGATATATTTCATTCAATTCGTCTTTGGTTGGTAATCTCCATCCAGTCTTACCATCAATATTAAGAGCAAAACAATACAATCGGGCATCATCCCAGTTGGCTTGGATCTCGGTTTCTTTTGGTGCTATTTCAAAGTTCATAGGATTTCCAAACATTCTACAATTACGTTTTCAGAATCATCGCCTCTAAAGCGATTGCAAGAACAGGCATAAGACTCAGCATCTATACGATTGTCGTATATTTTATGTATTTCCTTACCAAACTCATTACAACAAACCCAAACCACATCTAGTTTTTCAGAACAGCTTTCTATTTCACCCCATTCTGAATCGCCTGCGTTACGATGCGCAGTTAACCCAGTGGAATCTTCGCGTATGTAAACAGTATGTTGATAGTATTTCATGTTGGTTCCTATTAGTTGAGTTTTGCGTATTATAACTAAAAGATAACTGATGTCAAGCATATATTACTGTATTGTATTGCATTGTATTCTCGCGAGCCTGTATTATTGTGTATTGTCGCGAGCACCGATAGGTGCGAGCCGTGGCATATCATAACCTATCCAATAACTAAATACAAGCAGTGCAGTACTTAACGCAGTTCAAACTTCAACCAAAAAGGACTTCAAAGCATGACGAGAAAAAGATCAAGACACACGGATTCACGCGAGTATTTCAACGAAACGCATGAACCAAACACCCCACCCCAAAGCAAAAAAGCCCGTAGTAAAAACTCCAGTAGAAATCACCAGCAGTCCCATCAACAAAACCACCAGCAACAACCAGACCCACAACAAATGTCAATCGATCAACGGTTGGCTGCTAAACGTAAACGGGTTCAAATTCACCCCAAAAACCTTAGCCAAGAACAATACTTAATGGAACTTAACAATCCTAAAAAACAAATTGTTTTTGCTATCGGTCCAGCTGGTACTGGTAAAGCTCAACCGCTAACCTCCAAAATCAAAATCCCTGGCGGGTGGACTACTATGGGTGATATCGCAGTAGGTGATAAAGTCACTACTCCTGATGGTAATACCGCTAATGTCGTCGGCTTATTCCCACAAGGTAGTAAACAAACGTATTCAATCACCTTGCACGATGGTCGTTCTACTCTAGCCTGCGCAGAACACCTATGGGAAGTATTCATTGATAATAAACCTGCAGTCATCAATACGCTAGAACTACTTAAACTGCGTTATCATGGCTCTATTATGCCTTATATTCGCCTACCTAAACACGAAATCATGGACGATGTAGAACTACCAATCGACCCTTTCCAATTAGGTACTATGCTTTTAAAAGACGATAAAGCTATCCCAGCGGAATATCTCAACGCTTCTCGTTCACAAAAAGTTAAATTACTACAAGGTCTACTCGATACCAGCATCCATGCTGTCGATTCTGGTAACCTAGTCTTTACTGCTGGTGCCTTGTTACAAGACTCGGTTGTCTACTTAGTTCGTTCTATCGGTGGTTCTGCTTGTATCAAAGACACTGGTGTTCATATTCGGTTTAGTATCGTTGAGAGTCCTTTAGAGTTAATGCCAGTGCTCTCAGTTGTAGAAGCTGAGATGGAAGAATGTCAGTGTATCTTGATTGATAGTGAGGATCATCTGTATGTTACTGATGAGTTTATTGTGAATCACAACACTTTATTAGCAGTGCAGTATGGAATTGATCAGTTAAAAAAGGGAAAATATGATAAACTGGTGATTGCTAGACCGCTATACGCTACTGATGAAATTATTGGTGCCTTACCGGGCGGAGTACGTGATAAAATCGAACCGTATGTATTGAGCATCGTTGATATACTTGAAGATAATTGGAGTCCAGATACGGTAAATCATTATGTCAATGAAAAAGTTATTGAATTTGCATTAATAGGGTGCCTTAGAGGGCGAAACTTACAGAATTCAGTTATTATTGCAGATGAGGCGCAGTTAACCACACCCAATCAAATGAAAATGCTTCTTACTCGAATAGCTTCGTCGAGTAAATTGATAATTACGGGTGATTTAGCGCAGAGTGATAGGGGTGATCGTAATGGATTGAGGAATTTCATGGAATTGTATGAAAGTGCAAAGGAAGCAGATTCAGCAATCTCGATTGTTCATTTTAATCATTCTGATATTGAAAGATCAAAGGTCGTTGCAGAAGTATTGCGATATTATGGTGAAGATGATTAACCAAGAAAGGGCCTTCGGGCCCTTTTTCAATGGCTCGGCACTAGCGTGCCTCGCGAATATATAGTATAATATGAATTCTTTTTGAATATTAATCAGAGGTGAACATGACTGAAGATACAGAAACCACAGCAGAAACTAAAACAGTTGGACAAAAGATCCGTGAAACTAGATTGGCTAATAACTCGTATGTGACCGGTGCGGCAAAAGCAAAAGTTACTAAAACTAATAACGGAACATTTCAGATAGCTGCTGATAAAGCTGCGATAACTTGTAGAGAACGTGGGATAACCAAAGAAAATGCGCAGAAATCATTGGCATCGCGGATTGCAAATGGTAATTTATCAATGGCAGCTGCAAACGAGGCTAATACCAAAACTTGGGAATTAACTAATTCTGAAGGCAACACATTCACAATACGTAATCTTGAACTGTTTTGTAAAGAAAATGGCTTAGATCCGTCTACTATGGGAAAGGTATCACGGGGAGTTAGGAAAAGTCACAAGGGATGGACATGTAAACAATTAGATTCTTGATGTGAAAAAAAGAGCCTTAACGGGCTCTTTTTTGTATTCCGTATAAATAGTAGTAGGTTCGCGGCTCGGTAAAGCCCAACCAATCTAACATTTAGAGGAAACATCAGCATGAGTATTTATCAAAACGGCACGGGTGTGCCAGCATACGTGTATAAACTTGTATGCAAACCAACAGGTCAGTTCTATTACGGATACCGTAAATTAAATATCGATCGAAAACGACTACCAAAAGATGATTTTTGGATTTACTACTTTACTAGTAGTACTTATGTCGAAGCATTAATCGATGAATACGGGAAAGGTGCATTTGAATATGAGATTATATTTGAATCTACTGACGTTGATGCGGTTTATTGGTACGAACAGGATATCATCAAGAAACATCGAAAAGAACCACTTTCATTGAATAAACATTGTGTTGACAATGGTGGTACTGTGAAATTTGTTACTACCAGTAAGAGTGCGAAGAAAGGGTATCAAACTAGGTTGAAAAACAACACGGTTACGAAGATTCGAGCAACTAAACGCTGGAGATTGACATCTCCAACCGGCGAAGTTATTGAGATTAACAATCTTGAAAAATATTGCAGGGACAACGGGTTAAATCGATCATGTATGAATGCGGTTGATAAAGGAAAAATAACGAATCACAAAGGATGGACTTGCGTGTGTTTGAGCACGCCACAAGAGGTTCGTGAAGAAGTGATTCGCAAAAATACCAAAGTGAAGCTGGATAAAAACACGATGGATCATCCTCACGATCAACATTGGGAACTTACAAATCCGTTAGGTGTTGTATTTCAAATTAAAAATCTTGAACGTTTTTGTAGAGAAAATGGATTGAATCCAGGGTGTATGAAAGACGTATCAAATGGCAGACAAGATACACATCGTGGTTGGAAGTGTAAGCATTTAGAAACGGAACGACTGACGACTATGTGTAAATGGGAGGCCACTGACCCAGATGGCAATGTCCATTGTCCAGATGATTTTAAAAAGTTTTGTGTAGAACATGACCTTAGTTATTCTGCTATGTGTAAAGTGGCATCTGGTTCTCAACGCCATTATCATGGTTGGACCTGTATCAATTATCGAGTTGAACGAACACCAGTTTACTGGGATGTCATTAACCCACAAGGTGAAGTTTTCAAAGTTGGTGATATGCGTCAATTCTGTAAAGATAATAATTTATCATACCGAGGTATGCAAAAAGTTTCCAATGGCGTTAGAGAAACCCATCGAGGCGGCTGGAAATGTAAACGGTTGGATTAAAAGATAATGGGGCTCACGCATGTGGGCCCTTTTCATTATAACAAGCTCGCACCTAGCGGTGCTCGCAACACACAATAATAACCCAAAACCAGCAATAAACCTCAAGCAATAGACCTAACTGCTCTAACGTATTGACCCCATGATTTTGAACCTCTACGTTCGATATGCCTGTGAAATGCAAACATTTCTGCGTAGGTATCGTCACATGCAACTGTAGATGACCAGTAATTATCCATTCTTAAATCATGTTGCGAATAATAGATTTCGATAAGTTCATTGATAGTAGGCAATCGCCAACCGGTTTTTCCATCGATATTAAGAGCAAAACAATACAAACGGGCATCACCCCAATTTAAATAGGTTTCAGTGGATTTAGGCGCGATTTCATATTTCATGCACTAACAAACCCATGTTCACGTAGCAACTTAAGGTCTACAAACTCCCAACTGATAACGCGATAGAACATAGTCATAGCTTCACTGCGATCGTCGTAGTCTCTTTCCATACCGCAATCATCTGCACCCCAAACGCAAACACGCCATTGGCCATTCCCCCTTGCTGGATCTGGACCAGTCTGAATAAAGGAAACACAAACAAGTTGTAGGTTATCCCAACCTTCTACTTGGTATGAAGGGTACCAATCATCGTGGGTTGGTTTGTATACGTCAATGCTTTTCATGTTAGATTCCTTGGTTTAATTATCTTTTAGAGATCACGAACAGGTAATACAAAATACCTATTGTATGGTATATTGTTTTTGCCTGGTATGCAATACGTTTGGAATCCTTTTCTGAAATCTTGAGTCCAAACGGCTTTGTCAAAAACTGGGTTATCGAGTACATTATACGGAGTGCATGACCAGTAACAAACTGGTTCAAACTTTTGCACCTGTAATCGATTATCAAGGTATATTTGATTCAATTCATCCATAGTTGGTAATCTCCAACCTGTTTTACCCTCAATGTTTGCCATACAGTAGAATCTGGCATCATCGTAGTTTGCTTCAATTACTGCTGACTTCGGTGCTGTTTCAAAGTTCATAGGATTTCTCTATATCCGTTCCATTTGTAGATCAACCTACCAAACCAACCGACTTCTGGTAGGGTTCTAACTGGGACTACCAAACGTGGAGTATTAAGTTCGTAGTCATTGATAAGTGACCAAGGAAATGACCAACAATCACGTAAGATAGTATAACCATCGGAACTCCAAAAACCACGGTTAGAAATCCATTCATCATAATCTATAGATTTCGAAATCTTATGCAATTCATCTGTGGTTGGTTCACGCCAGCCTACCTTACCGTCAATGTTAAGGGAGAAACAATACATCTTTGCTGTATTTTGTGGCATTTTAACCTGATATTCGGGTGGTGCTATTTCGATGTACATAGTCTGTTAATAATCCGTTTGAAAAGATTTGGCGTTTTGAGAATAGGTTGTTTAGTTCTAATTGGCAAAACCAAACATTTACTACTAACACGTGAACTGGTGCAACCACCTCTGCCTTTTTGTAAGTTAATATAAACATATCTGAACTCAAGACGAGGAGGTTCACTAGACCAATAAGGCCCTTCAAATCTAAATTCAGCAACTGAGAGTTCAAGGAATTCTTTTTCGGTTGGTAAACGATAACCTAGCGTGAAGCAATAGAATACTGCTTCATCGTAGGATAGGCGAGTCCAATACTTTTCTGGTGCTATTTCGATGTTCATACTGTTTTCCTTGATAGCTCGCACCTAGCGGTGCTCGCGTTGATTCAATTATCTTTTAGATCTCTCACTGGTCTAGCGTAACGAATGTGTTCTTTAAAGCTATGAGATCCCAGTTCGGAATGCCAGTTGTAGCATACTACCCAGTCGCCATCGTCGTTAGAAGTCCAATACCATTCATCGGAACTTTCAATGTTTTGTGATTTTAGAAACTCTTGTTCCTTATTGGTAGGTAAACGCCATCCAATTTTCCCATCAATAGTAAACGAAAAGCAGTACAACCTGGCATCTTCCCAGCTCAACTCTTTTTGGAATTCAATAGGTGCTATTTCGATGTTCATTCGAAGTCCGTAAGAAAATCAGCAAGCATAAAAGCGAAAACAAATAAGAATGCGATAAAAGTAAGAGTGTAAAACATTTTCATTCTCCTAGTAGTTGATACTGTATGTATTATACCTAAAATCGAATGGATGTCAACCTTTTTCGATGGGTAAAGAAAAGGGCCTATTGGATAGACCCTTTTGATACTTTGCGAGCGCCGTTAGGCGCGAGCCTAACTAAGCCTCAGTGAATTCAGCATTAACTGCTTCAGATGACTCAACTGTATCAGAACCGAACTCTAATCCAAGATGAGCAATATATGGGTCTAGTTGGGCACCAATTGCGTTTCTATAGATAGTCAATACTTCTAAGAAATCATACTTTTTTTGTAGACTGTTCTTGATAACTTTCTGATCTTTAAGATCTAAGATTACACTTGCTTGTTGCAAATTTTTAGGTGATACTCGGTTTTTGAAATCAGTTAACTCATCGTATGAACCGTTTTTGATTAGTACGTAAGTTATGATCATGAAGCGTTCTTTCATTGTGTTTCCTTTACTTGATGGACGGGGATGTTGCATTTTTTCAGGAACTCGATACCATCAGTTGATTTATACTCAATTGAATAGTATACCTCTGAGATTCCTGCTTGGTAAATCATTTTTGCGCAGTTTATACAGGGTGAGTGTGTTATGAACAGCGAGGCATCTAACGCAGACTCGTGACTTCTAGCTAATTTCAAAATAGCGTTGGATTCGGAATGCGCTACCTCTGGTTTAGTTTTTAATTCAACTTCACCTGTATCTGGGTTTACTATCCGGTCTTCACAGTCATTTGACCAACCTGAAGGCGTGCCATTATAACCAATCGATATGATCCGGTTATCTTTAACTACGATAGAACCAACCTTCATCTTTTCTGCTGTACTTAATTCAGCGAATGTAAAGGCAGTTTTCATGAATGCGTGTATAAATTTAGGTTTCATCACTTATTTAGTAGTCTCATGATTCGGATTAGACAAGCAGCCAGGTTAATTTCTGGATCTGCCACCGCCTGGTGGTCCACTAAAGATTGCTTAACAATTAAGATGATAGAATCTTGAACGGTGGAATCCTCACTGAAAATGGATAGGTTATCATAGATAAATCTATACACGTCTTCCATTTCATCTGCTGAGATTTTACCACATAGTAATGCACGTGCATCGTTTATCTTACCAGCTTTGAATAACTCAACCATCTGAAAACGCCATTCAGCTGTGCTATTATCACCATCACCTGGCGACACTAACTTATTTGAAATCGTATTTTGTTGTAATTCGTTGATACATTTCCGCAAATCTGGGTAGGTTGCTCTGACATACGAATCGAGAACATCCAATGAAAATTCAACGTTTTCGTTGATTAAAATGGTGGCAACTCTAGTAGTAAACTCGGTTACATCAGGTTTCTCGATATGAAATCCTTGACAACGACTTTTCAACGCAGGGATGATTCGATGCGGATAATTATAGGTTAGAATAAACCGTGCAGTATCGCTATATGCCTCGATAACACCACGCAATGCCTGTTGGCCTGCGAAGGACACGCCATCAGCTTCATCTAGTAATATAATCTTAAATGCGCCGAATGGCATCATTTGAGCAAAGTTTGTTATACGGTCTCTGACTTCGTCGATACTAGAATTTCGACTTGCATTAATTTCTAAGAAATCGTATGGATTAACACCTAGTTCATTTACAAGTAATCGTGCCAGAGTTGTTTTACCAACTCCTCCCGGACCGCTGAGACCCAAATGCCCAATGTTTTTCTCTTTAACCCACTTTTCAATAGTTGCTTTTTGTTTAGGATCAGTGAAAACATATCCTTCGAGTGTGGACGGTCTGTATTTTTCAACCCATAATTGTGGAATTGCCATATCTTAATTCTCTTTAAAGTTCATATGTGGAAGGATGTCATTATCGAATATCTTAGCCATACTACACCATAACGAAGTAGTTTTCATTCGTGGATCGTAAGCACGTCTTACATGCTTGGTTTCACCAGTTGGTCTTGGTAAATATTCGAAATCAGGACGTGCACTATAACACATATTTGTAATGATCGAAAGTCGTTTTTGTTCAAAGTCTGTCATATTGAATTCCTGTAGGTATAAACAGGAAATAGCCAACTGGCTATTTCCTTGGTAGATCAATATTATGCTACGTTTTCAAGAAACTGTGCTAGATTCGGTTCAGAGAATGTCGCGGGTTTAATGACCTTACCATCTTCTCGACGTAGAACGGTGCCAGTTTCAGGATCAATTTTGCTCTTATTGGAGCGTATAACTTCATTCCATATGGAATTTGGATCTACGCCACGTGACAACAAAGCACCAGCGCATACCACAATGATATCTGCCAATGCGTCAATTTGTTCAACTGCATCTTTATCTTCAATCGCTTCTTGTAATTCAGTATATTCTTCAGCTACTAAATTAAGATACATGTTGTATTGTGATGGATTGAAAGTAGTAGTTGATTGACCCCATGCTTCCATGCAGAATTTTTGATCTTCAAAAACGTTAGTACTCATTTGATACCTCTAAAAGATAATTGAAAACGACTAAAAGATAATTGCTTTTAGTATGAAAAACGGCTAAAAGATAATCGAACCATAAGGCAATCATCTTTTAGCCAAGAAAAGATTAGTTTACACTAATTCAGGTGTAGAGTAAAGGGGTTTAAACGTACTTGTTACAACAAACATTTTTAATGAATCAGCATCAGCTGAAACAATAGTAAATCCGTGATTCTTTAACCAGACATACGCATTTTCGATGGTTTCATAACCATCTTTAATCTCGGTGTAAACGGATTGAGTATACCGAGCAGAATGGATCTTTAGTTGATAAACACCGGCATCGTTTTTCACGGTTGAAACTTCAAGAACGTGAGATGTAGGTATATTGAACTCGTCGGTTGATGGAACAGGACCATCAAATTCGCATATCACGTGATTTTCTACTACACCTAAATGTGGAATGTGTTTAGAATTCAACCATCCCAAAACTGCATTTTCGGGAGAATATCCTGCATTTAGTGGTATGTGAATAGTCTTGTTATATCTGGCATCATGGATGTTAATCAAATTAGACGGTTCGTCTAATGAATAAACAAGCATTCTGGTATAAACTTGTGACATGAATTCTCCTTAGACTTTGTTAGATGGTATGTATTGATCGCCAATTGGTGGCTCTACGTCGCTAACTAAAAGTATACCATTAGGGTCGGCAAGTTGTAAATCAATCGGTCCATCTGGTGTTTCAACCTGAATCTTACGTGACCATCTGCCATGTTCCAGCAAAATGAAGTCGTTTGGTTTAACATCATGCTGCTCAGGCCCGACCATGAACACCTGAGCCCAGCGTGGACGTATCCCATGTGCCGAAGAATTATCAGAACGTAGTACAATACCAGATTGTAATACAGTTTCGCTATGTTTCATGTTTTTCACAAGGATGTTTTTGTGAATTGTACGGTCGATTGTAATCACTTCACTCATGGTTAATACCTATTAGATGTCGCGTGGATTTTGGTCATAATAATCTTGTAACACTTGTTCACGTGTACGAACGATTTGACCACCTGTACCGATCTCATCACCGCGTGAATTTACACGATAATTGCCAACTGCTGGGGTGAGTTCATATTTTGATGCTAACGCCTGCATATCGATTTTTTTACCTTTTGCGGTAGTATAGGTTTGGTTTGACATTGTAATTCTCCTGGAATGTAAAGCAGTATTTAGTCAGCCATCGCAGCTGCGAAGTTTGGGAAGTTAAGATATTTGAATAGGAGTCGATCATCCCAAAGTTTGCAGATTCTTTCTAGTTCTTCTTGTGACGCGTTTTCGGCATCAAAGTTTTCGATAGCGAATGCGTGGAAGTTTTCTGGTTCGATGTGATAGATGTTACTAGCATAGGTGCCATTGAGTGATACTACTGTTACGTCGCCTGCATCGGTTGTATTTAATGTAATCATTTGTAAAGTCCTTGTTAAGTTGAAAGTGGGTTTAGTTTAGCTGAATTAGCATTGTTTGTCAAGGGTTAATTATCAACGCAAAAACTCTTTAATGTCTAAACCGTATTTGATACTATCGATTTTATGGACACCGATAAGGAATAAGACGTAACTTGATACTGAACTTCCTCTACCCACGCCCCATACTATATTATGTGTACGAAGGGTATCAACGATATAAAGCATGCATTGTAGGACTGGGAATAGATTACGAGATTTGAACTCGGCTAGTTCTAATTCAACTCTTGCTAATTCGATATCTGATTTACATTTGGCTAAACACCATTCTGCTATATCTAAGTTTTTGTAAGAATCTGGGATAAACCAGTTGTTTGGATTGGTTTCTTGCAGTGGTATTGGATAATTAAGTCTTTCATCTAACAGATAATTGACGTACTTTGAAATGTCATCGGTACAAGTACAATAGCCCAGAATATCTGGGCCATGTCTTAAAACGCCTGTGACTAATTGGTCGACAGTATTGGTCATTTGGAACTCCTAATCTACGTTAATGAGTTCTCCAAGGTCACCATTTTCGGATTGGGTAATCTTAGCACGGAATCTATTGGAGAGTTCTTCTTTATAGATATTAACAAAGGTAGCCAACTGTGTCAAGAGTTCTTGGTTACCTAGTCTATATGCCGTGTGATATTTTTTCATGAGTTCGTTGAGTTTTAATTCAACTTCATCGTCTCTCATGTCGGTAAAATCTGGAGCGAATGGGTGGTTCATACTGGCATTTCGCTAAATGTTCCAAGGTATCTTATATAGATGGTAGATGAATATTGCCAAATTTCTAAGATAACTGGTTCATTTGTACTGAAAACACGCAAGTGTGGAGTTGTTGAACTGTCATTTGCTGTTGGGAAACCAGTACCGTATTTGATAGAAACTCCATTAGTAGATCTAAAAGTAACTAATGGTCCTTTATCTTCGGTTGAACCGGAAGCAACTGAAGATGTTAGTTCTAATCTAATTTTACCAACTTTAGCAGCTGGTGTGTCATTTGGTAAGTTGGTAAATGAAATACCAATATCGTTACCAACTTTAACGATTTGATATAAACCGTTATTATAGTCAATAGTCACGTCAGTTGTTTGAACTGATTTAAAATCATAAACTGCTTCTTGTGCAGCGAGTAATACTGCATTTTTGACGGTATTATTACCAAAATCGGTTACTGCTGCATCCGTTCTTGCCGTATTTGTATACAGATCGTGTAAATCGGTATGTGCTGCTTTAAGGCCAACTTTGATGGTATTAAAGTTATCACGGAATGTTTGAGTATCATTGTCTTCACCTGGATAGGGGAATAAGTCATTGATATTGTCAATTGCTGTGATATTGATGGTAGTATCTGTCATGTTATGGTTCTCTATGGGTTGGGAATACTAGATATTTATCACCCACTTTATTATCAAGTGTGTCGATGATATATCTATCTGCGGTGAAGTCCAGTAATTTGAAATCAAAATTACGACTCCACGAGTGTTCATCTGTTGGTTTAGTGTTACTATTGTTTAACGTGCATGTATAGTAAAAACTAAGGTATTTTACGGTATCACCTACTTGATAATACGCATTTGGTGACCAATTACCACGCGATGCTGTGTTTATTTTTGCTTTTATTCTACTTGCTATGATTGAACCGTGGTTTGGTTTGGTATAGCACAACACGAGAGCTCTAGTAAACCCTGGTTCGTGATTTGTATTAGGCTGGATACTTCTCATCCAAAGTGGAAGATAGGTTCTATCTCTTGTACCAGTAGTTTCAACTTGTTTTCTCATATTCTTGATTGAATTTGGGAATACTCTTTGTTTATCACTATCACTTACAAATGGAATATCACTGTCTATTGTGATATTTTCGTAGCTGATAAGAACTTTACTATCGGTATTATCAGGTAATTCCATCATTTTACTGATACTGGTGTTATTTTTTTCGAATTGGTCTACTAAATCAACGTAAACTACTTCATAAATCGGTTGTTGAGTTGTTTCATCTAAAGCGACTGCGATTTTCACATCACCAAATAGCATTTGTTTTTTGGTGTGATTTCGGCTCATTGCTTGCACATACGTTTCTGCTTTGGATGATTCAATACCAGCGAACAGTAATGTTTTTAATTCGGATTGAATTCCAAAGTTCACATCACCATATCTGTATAGATCAGCTGATTTGAAAATGCAATCATCAGTAATGAATTTATGCCATTCAAGACGTTGATCTTTTGGCATAAAGGCTTTTAAGTATAGATTAGCGTATACTAATTCCGAATCAGTTTTAACTGTTAACTCGAAAGTTTGTGGTAGTTCAACTAGATTAACCGAATCTCTTGCTACTACCGTGAATGTGTGCTTTTTATCGAAGGTTGTGGTATTACCATCAAACGTCATATTATAACTTCTTGATGCGGTTGAATCAACTAAGCTAGAATCATGGTCGAAGAATCTAGTTAAACCTGGTAAGTTATTTTCGATGTCTTGGAATTGTCTGACTTTACCTTCGATAAATCCAGAAGGTAGTAGAGTTAAACCAGAAGGCAAATTACCACTTGTTAGTTTGTATGAAACATTACCACCTTTAATCAAATTAGATGCTTCTAACTGGATTGTGCAAGGTCTATTAGGTTTAATAGTTCCTAAGTTTGGTTTAGTAACCCAACTAATTGCACTTTCAATTTCACCAATAACATCGACTGTGAATGTTCTTGGTTCAGAAGTTACCCCAGATATCCAATAGTTGGTATCGAGTGGGTTCTTATTTGTATTTCTAATCAAACAAATATAAACAAATCCACTAAATCTAACGGCATCGTTGATATTATAGGTCGTAGTTGCATTCCAATCACCGACTAACGTGGAAGTGATAGCGACGTTGCTGTTCAAATCATTAACGAGAACCGACGGTGTTAATGCAGTACTAGTCAATCCATAGCTTCCGGTATTGCTTGGTATAAATTGCAATTCCCAGTTGTTTGTTGGTCGGCTATAGACTAAAATAACAACAGCGCCATTTACATCTAATACAAGAGATGAATCGTTTATTACTGAATCGGGTGTATTTGGTATAATGGTGATAGGGTGTTCGTTGCAATTCCCAAAAACATCAGCAATACCTACCATAAACCCATTACTTGGATTCCTTGGTAAGATTACGTTAATTGCATTGTTTCTTGAATCTAATCTAACCAATACATGGTCAATTGCAGTTACATTATAATCGTATAGCGGTGATGGAAATAATCCAATATTGATAGGATCACTTAAATAACCAACTGGATTGTATTGTAGATTCCAATTTTTACTTGTTAACTCATAAGTTAGTGTGATATAGGTACCAGAAACATCCAATACCAATGCATTGTCATCGTATACCGTATCACCAGTGCTTGGTATTACAATTACATTATGCAATTCAAGTGAACCAGTATAATCAATGATGCTTATTTTCGCACCATTTACCGGTGATGATGGTAAAGTTACATTGAATGTACTAGTAGATGAATCGAGTTGTAGAAAATCATTGTTTGATGCAGTATGATTGTTATTTACAGTTATTACGTTATCGGTTGCTATTTCACCTACATATCCGAATGGTATATATTGCAATACCCAATTACTGGTGCTTGCGCTATATACGAAAGTTACTTGCGCACCGGTGATATCTAAAATTACAGAATTGGTGTCTTCGATTGTCGCGTTTGTTTTAGACTCGACTGTGATGTGGTTAGTAGCAAACGTATTTTTACTATCGACAACGCTTAATCTATCACCATTCTGTGGATTTGCTGGTAACTGTATCTGATAACTTAATGCAGACGTATCCGCTACTATGATTTGATTAGCAGTTGCAATCATACTAGTGGACACAATCACTGAGTCAGATACGGATAATGGGAAATTCACCGCGAGCATCGTGAATTTATAACTTTTTGTTACTCTAGCTTGATATGGAATTCTACCAGCGATATCACCAGTCATCGAATCATAATCCATACCAGGTGGTAATTGGCTTAATGATCCGTCGGGATTGTTGTTCAGTAAGAAGTAAGTAATCGTACCCTGTAATGAGGGTGGATCGTATACGTCAAGTGGAATAGTTACATAGTTGTTAGCTCTGTACTTTCCTAGGTATGGTTTTGTAATCCAAATTGGTTTTCTATTCACACCAATGTTTAATGTTGCTAAGTATTCATCTGTTACGACATAAATTCTGAACATTCTTGTTTCAGCGTAAAATCCGTCAGATACTTCAACCGAAAATACATAATCTCTACTTAATCGAGTTGGTGTATTATCAACTTCTGAATAATCGAACGTGACATTATCATAAAAATAAGTATCGTAACCTGATGATGATAATTTAACAAAGTCTAATGGTATGATATCCCAAGGTGCGGTGTCATAACCACCTGTGGTTGGACCCGTGTATGGTGTAGCAAAAATAGGGTCTGTGAATCCAGTTATAAGGCCATCACTATCTAGTGTTAAGCCAGGTGGGAATTCACCAGCGTTTGGAAGTAGTCGATAGGTAAGTGTACCACCAGCAGTGATATCACTATCAGTAGCTTGTAGTTGAATGCTAACGTAACTATTATCTAATACGTAATGAGTACCTGCAATACCAGCATCCAAATAACCCTCTGGTGTAACCCATTCTGGTGTATCAGCACCATCAATTATAATGTTGAAGGTTCTATCGATGATATCAACACCATCAGTTGCTCTGATTACAAATCTGCAGGTTGTTAATTTTGTTACTTCTACTGGACTTCCTTTGATATATGCAGATGTTATATTGCCTGTGTGAGTTGTATTACTAACCAATCTCAAACCGCGTGGCAATGCACCTGCGATTATTTCAAATGTAATAGCGCCAATTGTTGATGTCGCAGTGATCTGAATCTCAGTTATTATTCGTTCTTGAAATGTACCTAAACCACCAGCTGGCGTAACCCATGTAATAGCCATTGGTTATTATCCTAATGTTCCGCAGTCTAAATTAAACATACTAGGTACTGATATTGTACCAAAATTAATAGACGTGTTGGCTAATAGTAATTGAATAGCATTTGTAAAATCGCCAGTGATTGGACCAAAATCATAAGTTGTTAAAATATCGGTTACCGGTAATGTACTACCAACTGTTATAGTTGATGCTGAAGACGCAACAGTAATATCGTTAGTTCCTACAATTGAAATATCTTGAAAACTGCTTGCGGAAATCGAACCATTATCGGTTGATATCTTTTTAAATGCGATTGGTGCACTACTAGCAATCGTGATTGCATCAGGTGTTTCAGTGATTGCGATATTAGTCCCTGATTGTAAGGTTCTAAACACTAAGTTATTATCAACTTTTTCTTTGAATATACTATAACCAGGTACATCGGTTGTTGATGCTGTTATGTTTAATGCTTGAAAATTAGCATTTACTTTTTCAAATGCGGTTCTTAGATCATCACCTAACCCGTCGTTTGCAATATTACCAATGTTAATTGTAGTTATAGTCATATTATTTCCTATTATGCGCAGCCAACTGCGATTTCTATTGTACCGATATGGTCGGAACTAAACTCTTGTAATGCTTTACCGATAATTGTACCAGCAATTGCACCACTGGTTGGAACTACTGCAACGCCTGCGATTCTTGAAGTTACCAAAAGATCACCTTTTTCAACTTTACCTACTACTCTGCATGGCGCTCTGCCATGACTAGCTACTGGAATGTTAAATCCAGGAAATAGGTGTGCTGGATCTGCAATGGCTGCTACCACGCCAGCAACTCTAGTATCTGAGTATTGAGTTGATATTGTGACTTCTCGTTCTCCACCGAATATAACGACAGTTCCTACTGTATATTCTCTATCTCCGTCGTAGTGGTCAATGGTCGGGTGTGCTGACATGGATGTTCCTTTAAATAGTTTATGTATCTGGTATTTATCCGATTTTTGCGTAAACTAAATACGATATCTTAAACAAAACCCCAAAGGAGTAGTACATGTTTGATTTTATCAAAAATCTGTTCAAAAAAGCACCACAAGCGGAACAAATCATTGAAGTGGAAGTAGCAGTTAAGCCAAAACGCAAGTATAAACCGCGTGCACCTAAAACAGAAGTTAATGTGGAAGTTGTAGCAGAGCCAGTAGTAGAAACTGAAGTTGAAAAAGAACCGGCTAAAAAGAAACCTACTATTAAGAAACCAGTTGTTGCTGCTGCAGTAGAAACGAAGATTGAACAAGCGGTTGTATCATCAGTACCTAAAAAACCTGAGAACAAACCAAAGGCACCACAGAACAAACCACCACGTGGTAGAAAGAAGAAGTAACAAAAAGGGGCTATTAAGCCCCTTTTCTTTAATCAATTTTCTTAAGTATTTCCCAAGTATCTTTCCAACTAGTAACAGTCTCAAACGTTCCTCGACGTTGTTCGACTGTAGCACAAGCCAATGGATAATCATTACCAATTGGGTCGGTTCTATCGCCGATGAAGAGGATATCGCCCTTAATCCATTCTAGGACTTGAGATTTATCTGCACCGATACTCGCTATATCAATACTAGTTTCGCCACCTACAACTGCATGTAAGTCAGGCCATGTATCATTGATGGTATTTACTATTCTAGTACGCTCACCATTCTTCAAATCCCATTGGTAGTAATCTAGTCTATCGCGACCTTTTGCATTTCTACCAACGATAGAAAAGTTAAGCATACCTGTGCGATGTTCAAAATGCTTACCGAAACGTTCTTCGTATGGACTTGTGAATAATTCAGATTTTAGGTAATCCAGTACGGGTTCTGGTACTGTCCAAGAATGTTCATGTAATATTTCACCGTTTTCACGAATAACATTACCAGAACAACTGAATACGAACTTGGCGGCATCTATTATCTCAGGACCTAGTTGCTCTAAGGTTTTCTGATAATCACCACCAGAAACAAGAGATACGTCGTGTGATCGTGCAAATCCTAGAAACCAATGACCAAATGCTGGATTGATTTTTTCTCGGCTTGGGGTTAATGTTCCATCCACATCAAATAGGTAATGCATCTACTATCTCCATATCTATTAAGTTTTCAATTTTAAAACAACGCCATCCATTCTTATCAATATTCCAAACTGCAAGAATATGATTGACTTGCCTCATGCGATTAGCTACTGCTAACTTCTCAGCATCACCGGTATATTCCGGGATGTATTCTGGTTTTAATGTACAACGCATTGTACTAATTCCACCAGATACCCTGGTAAATCTGATTTTACATATATTCGATTTCAGAATACCTTCCAAAAACCACCGTTGGAAATCCACGGTTGTTATTTCCATCTTTCGATAACAACCACCGATCTTACATATGGCCGTCTGTAATCGACTTCTTTAATTTTCAAAATGGTTGCTGCAACCAATGCTTCTAGTAACTTTCTTAACATTTCAATCTCCTTATACCCAGTTATCAATAATGAACTGGTCTTGAACTTCGTGTGGTTTTGGTTCGCCGTGGAATACTAATACACAGCATTCGTCTGATATAACTGGGTTGTCTACTTTAGACTCAAAGTTTCGTTTACCATCGGTTATTACTAACTCATTTCTATTACGAACTTCCCATTTGTAACTTTGTATCCATGAATCAGGCCAGAAAGTAATTTTAGACTTAGCAATCCGCCATATCCAATCTTGGTCGCCATGAACTCGCATAGCTTCTCCTGGTAGTTTTCTAAATTGTTCCCATATAATACCATGATCACCATGTGACCATGTCATAACTGAGCTATTTAAACATTTATAGTCCTTGTTGAACTTACGATTGAAGTCGCGAATACCATAGAAGTTTCCTGCTTTCGATATCAACTTATCAATATTACCAGTGATAACAACATCTAAGTCGAAATATAGGATAGTATCTTCAACTTGTAAATTAGGGTCGAACATATGGACTTTGTACCACCAACCACGTTTATAATCTGCGGTTGGTTGTACGATAAGTCTAACACCTTCGATTGGTGTTGTATCATCTGTTAGACAAACGAATTCATATGGAACGGTTAAGTATCTAGCTACCATATTACGTAATCTAATCACGTAATCAGTAGAGTAAGCTGTTCCGAATTTAACGCATAGTACTGTTATTTTGCTCATGCTGGTCAAATAGTTGTTGAGATGCTAGGTTTTTTGATTTTGCTTCGCACATAATATCAGCCCAACTAAGATGAGTCAAAGCCCAGTCGTTAATTTTGGTGTTGTTGAACATATCGCTGTGTGCACGAAGTTTACTTTTGTTTGATTCCAACAATAGCGTATCCATTGCTGGTATATCCCTGTATTTACCTAAAAACTCTTCTTTAGATTGACTATAGTGGATAACTGGTCTAACTCCTTGCCAACTATCAATAACATGTTGGATTCGTGGATCAGTATCTTTGATATACTCACCAGTCATAATCAAATGATGATGAATATCAAGCACGATGCCTGCCTTATCTTTTAGAACTAAAAGATCATCGAGACCTTTTTGATACTCGTCGTTTTCTAAGGTTAATGTATTTCTAAGTTCTGGACTCATGCGATTCCAAGCTGCATTAAAGCCATCAGAGCCTAGTTTACCACTAAGGTGTACGTTGAGTTTAAAATCTAATTTAGATCGACCATAGCCCATCCAGCGTGCCATATTTGCATGGTATTCGAGCTCTTCGAGTGAACTATCAACGACTTCTGGTCTATCACTAACAATACAGCAGAACTGACCTGGATGGAAACTCAATCTAACTTGCTTTTCACGTGCTAGATTGCCAATTTTACTGAATCCTTGTTCTAAGTAGTTGATGACATCGGGTTGTTGGTAGAAATCGATGAAATCTTTGTGGGTATAAGCAGTTAGAACATCAGAGCCAATACGAAGCATTCTTAGTGATTCAGGTAACTGACCAACACGTTCAACTAACTTATAGGTAGCAGTTAAGTTAGCTTGCATTAAATCAGTTAGTTTTTGTTCTGCTACTGCCCGTGATTGACGATTAAGCCAAGCGATTGTAGTAGTACCCATGTTTAATTCTGGTACGTTGACCACGCCTTTTGACGTTTGTTGAACGTATTTACTAGCAAATCCTATTCTCATGATGTTCTCTGGTTGGTTTAAGTTGGGCATATACTAACTTACTAATTGTAAGATGTCAAACAAAAAACCCAGATTTTTAAGTCTGGGTTTTTAAGTTAATGTACTTTAACAAGTATCTGGTTGGGATTTATTCTACCATTTGCCTTTATTTCAACGGTAGTCAGACTATCAAAGAACTTATTAATGGCAGTCTTACTACCGGCCTTGAATATTGCCAGTTGTTCGGCTGGTTTCCTGATTGTTTTACCAATCGATTTATTTGGGTCGTAACCTATTATAGTCGTACCTTTGACACCTAATGGTCCATCTATGTCGTCCGCTAGATACCTGAACAACTTCTTAGTTTTACTATCATAACACCATAGTATAGCAGCACCAATGATAGTTACTGGATTAATAGATACTAACTTAGAATTAGAATCTGTTTTTAAGTAGTTGAGTTTTTCAACTAGTTTCTCTTTAGAAACTGACTTTTTAACACGTGGTACTCTATTAGCTTTATCTTCTTGTATAATCATGTCACATGCACTCATGATATCTTTCAAGAAATTGATAATACTTGTGATATTCTTTTTAGTACGTTGTTTATAACCTTCTTTTAGTTGGTCATAGATGTCCTTTTCTTTAAGATAAGGATCTACTATTTCTTCATCTTCGGTTACTTCTGGTTCTTTATAATCTACTGGTTTAGTAGGTGCTGGACCGGCCAATTCCTCAAACTCAGTTAACATCGGTGTGTAATAATCTTTGATGATTCTTACATGGTTTGATTTAGCAGATTTACCTTTTAATAAGTTATGAATATTGAATGCTTTTGGATTAAACGTATCTGGGTTTTCAATCCAAGACTCAATTGCATCTTCTAATTCATTCGTCATGCTTAGACTAATATCTTTTAGTCTTTCTTGAATGTTAACTGGTGCTGCAGGTTTGACATCTTCTGATTCTTCTTGTATATCCTTGTTACAATCGTCGATAATTTCAAGGATTCTTGTTCTTAGCCAAACAGACGTATCAGCACCGTTATTGAAATCATCACGTTGTGCTGGCATCCCTTTTAATAGGCAACTGGCTATACCGCCAATTGATGTATTAGAACGCCAATCAGCACCTTTTTTGTAGATATCTACTTGATCAGTAGTGAATCCGTTTAATCCCATCCATTTGATAACTGCTGGTTTTAAATCCTTGGCAGATTTCTCGATGTTATAATACTTCATAGCCCAATGGAAGTTTAAACTAAATGTTCTAGTATCCCATTCGTCACATCCATCCCATTTTGGTGATAGATCTTTACCTTTAGCTGCTCTAGCTTCTGTTAGATGATCATTTTGTGTTTTTCTTTTAACTGTAGACATGTATATCGCCTATTAGATAATTGGTTAAGGTTGACATATACTATCAAAGTTTCTTGAACTTGGTCAAGTCTTTTTTGATTACATCAACCAGTGTAGTGGCTGTTTGTTCATTAAGAATGAAGTGATGTTCCGATTTATAATAACCAGTAGTAAGTAATTGCCAGATCAGTTTAAATCTATTGAAACCTTTTTCCCAAAATGGTGCGGTTGTTTGCACGTGGAAACTAATGGTTATATCTTTAAACTCGGTATCTGGGTCTACTTCTAGCCACATATCAACCGAGTGGTCATTATCGTGACAATCACATGATAATTTATAAGCAGTAGCATCTTTCCACTCACCTGTTTTAGAAATGTTCAATGCTGGTGTTTGTGGTTTCATTATTCTTCCGTTGGATCTTCTTCAGGTTTAAGTTTACGGCATTCGTCAAAAATACTATCTAATAGTTTAAAGTACGCATCAGTTTTAAAAAGTCTTCTTAGTAGTTTAGCACCTTCCATGATGAAAACGCTTGCAATCGTTGCAGGTTGATAAAAAGACACTAATTTGTTCATTAGTTGAAGCACTGGTGTGCCAATAGCCATGTATTCTGTTTCCACAGTTGGTTTGTTTTCGTTATCGGTCATTGTTAATCTCCTCAAGGGTTAATGTTATTGGTCTGGTGCTACAATAGTCACAATCTTTGTCGTCGCACGGTTCTTCAGACCATTCTTTGCAGTCTTCGCAGTAATAGGAATCGTATTTTTCAAAATATAGCCTAGTTTTGTTACAAACTGGGCAATCAAATGTATGCTTATTTAAGTCCATAGTCCATCTCTTACTTTAATTAATCGAATCATCATTGCAGTATCTTCGGATTCGTATAGCTGTTCAATTCGAGTACTTTCATCTAGTACTGATTTTAGTTCTTGGCGTTCTTCTTCGGTTTTTTCATCGCAATCCCAGTTATACTTACCACCATTCGCTTCTGCTCTTGCTTCATGATATGCAGCAAAGCCTGATTCATCATATGGGTCTGGTCTAGTTGGGTAAACTTCAGTCCACCAAAGGTAAAGCTCTTTAATTTCACGTGCATTTAACGCTTGTGTGGTTAGTTCACCATAATTTGCATGGTCTTCATCAACACCCCAATGATTATCATATGTTAAGTCTGAAGCCCATGCCAAGTATTCCATTCCCAATTCACGACTACGCCATGTACGGGTTTTGAATGGACCTCTAGCCCAGAATGGTGCTTTTTGTTTTTTGAATTCTTCTTCGTCCATCCACATCAACTTACTACCAGCTAATTCAACTTCAACAAAGTCAACCAATTCGTTGAATAAACAAGGTAAGAATCTACCACCCACATCACACCATTCACCTGGTTTGAGATCTTTCTTACTAGCTGTCAATTGGTGAGTTTTAGTAACCCAACGGTTGATGCAATAATACTTGATGTCGTATAGGGTGTCAACTGGCCACCAAATAAAATCTTGAACCGCATCGAATGCCGTTTCAACTATCCAGTAACGAATAGGATGTGTTTGTTTAGCATGAATTTCCCAATAATCCCATTCAGTACCAGTACCCCATTCTGGTTTAGCAGTACCTCGGATTTTATCAGCAAAATCACTGCAACTCCAATAATCTCTCATCTTAATTCCTGTTTTGTATTATAATTGGCTGACCAAAGCAACAAAATAACCCAACCAATAACAGACCAGCCAAATACTAGATTTAGAATAGCAATGGTTGTAGTTTGATTGTGATTTCTTGCTATGGCAACAAAGGTTGGCATCATGTATGTTGCTAAGAATAGCATTGCATACGTTGATATGATTAAGTCGATCATTCTATTTTCCTCGAGATAATAGTATATAGCGCGATTTCAGAAAAATCAAGAACTATTCGACTAATTTAAGAATAACTTGGTAATTTTCGTAAGCAGAGGCCAATGCAGGATACAAATCCCGCATCTCGGCCTCGTACTCTGATTGCGCTAATCTGTAGCGAATTTGGTTTGCATCTGATATGTGGTCCGCTAACATCTCAAATGAATCTTTATCCATTGTTAAAACTACACGATCAAATTCATGCGGCGGTACAAATGGAATATATTCACCATCATATTGAATTGTAATGCCGCAGTTGACCAATAATCGGTGCAAACCAAACAAGTCAGACATTAGATGTTTTCAGCCATTGGGAAAATAGCAGAAATTGCGTTAGCACACGCCAATGCAACTACTCTATGTTCTAATTGGGTGCTTTCATCAGCACGAACATCAATATAATGAATCCAACTACGAATACTACCAGACATGTAAAGTTTACTTACTGTATTTCCTTCAGGTAAGATAACTCTAGCACATTCTTTAGCAATACCACGATTGATTGCTTCAACATAATGCCTTTTAACTAGTGCAATCACTTCTTGTTGTGCAGTTTCCCACCATTCATGCAGTTCGTTATCATCAACTACAATGCTGTTTTGTCTATTTTTGTCATCTTGAAGTCTTGCTTCTCTTAACACAAATGACAATTCCTTGGTAGGATCAGCGTATCGTTGAGAAAACTCTTGGAATCTAAAAGATGCGTGACGTAACATTTGACGAGCAATATCACGAGTCGTTTCAATTTCAACACACGCATGAACCATTTCAAGTGGACTAAAATGCTTATGTTTAAGCAAATACTTGATGAGTTTTTCAGAAGTTTCAGTATTAAACTGGTTGCTAGGATTACTTACTCTAGCACAAAACGCAATTAACTCTTGCACATCTGCAATACCTTGGTCTGCAAACTCAGCGGTTGGTGTTGAATGTGATACTAATTTTACTTGCATACTATACCTTTTTGGATTCAAATTGTTTACGGAGTTCAGCTTCAGCCGCAGCGAACATTGCTTTAATTCTACTCATGTTTGTGAACGGTTGCTGAGGTTTGGTTGAATTATCTTTTGGTTTTTCGGTTTTCATGGATTCTCCTTACATAAAGTTTCAAGTAATTTGTAGTTATCGTATGCTTGCTTTAATGCCGAATACTTTTCAAGTTTTTGTAAGTCTGGATTTAAAATAGCAAGCCGTTCTTCAATGGCGGCTAATCTACTACTGATTGGTTCTAGTGTAGTATCTCGCATAATACCATTAGATGTCGAACTAATCAAAGAACCACCGGATCTTATCGTTGGATTAGCCGAACCAGTAGCTCCCGAGTTAGTTAATCCAGTAGCTCCCGAAAGTGCACTATTGGGCAGGGAACATGTACCTGATATTGTACTATTGTAGGGTAATGTAGTTGAATTATCTTTTAGAATGGTCATAGTCTCACCGATTAAATGTTCGAAAATCAAAGTATACAACTATTTACGAAGAGAAGCAACTGCTATTTGAAAAGTGGGCGTGAAACGCCCACCAGATAACTTAATTCAAATCTGTCCAACCAACTAACGTACCAGTTAAGTTAACTTGTAACTTTGGAGTACCACTATTTAATACAACGACCATCATACCAACAACTGGCTCAGGAATCGCTGCATCTCTAGTAGTTGCATCGGCATAAACAGAAACGCCAGCCGCAGTACCTTCTAAATGACCTTTAAGAACACCATTAACACCATCAACTAGGATAGTACTATCATCAGCGAATACCGAACCTTTAACATCACCAACTAATGTACCTGTAATTGTTTTCGTATCAGAATCAATAATAACCGATTCATCACTTGCAATAACGAAGCCCTGTAATTCACTCGCTACTCTACCAACAATTAGTGTACCGGTACTATCAAATGCTAAAATATTAGAGGTAAGACCATTAGATCCTGTTGTTTTTACTTCAAATCTACCTGGAATGCCATTATTCGTAACATCATCGTTTGCTGTGCAACTAATAGTCACTGCGGGTACGTAATCATTACCATTATATCCATTGAATACTAATGTACCTAATAAATCACTAGCAGTAACTGTTTCTGGTGCATTATTTGTACCACCGGCCATGTTATATGTCAAAGACGGATTTGTATTTGTGGTAGTAGCATATAAATTAGCAAAAGTGCCAATCGAATTAAATGCAGATAACGACCCAACAGAATTGGTATCTGTACCAATGGTTGCTTGATTTGCATGCAATGAAGTAGCAGATACGTTAGTACCTGAAATATAACCAGATGCCGCATTAACTAAAATAGTTCCAGCATCACTAACAACGTTAGCATGTAAGGGTGCTAATAATTTAAAACCAATACCATCAACGATAACTGAACTATCATCAGCAAATACAGAACCTTTCGTGTCGCCAGAGTGATAACCAGTGGTATTACCAGTAACGCTTCCAGTTAAATTTGCTACAACATTATCAACTGTTAATGTATGATTGTATTGGTTGAATTTTAATGCAGTGTGGGTTTGCGGTGCTTGACTACCAGATGCAGCATTAACATAAGTGATAAAGTAATCAGCGAGTAATGGATCACCAACATAGGAAGTATTACCAACTGTTGTAATTTGCGCTGCACTAGTAGCAGTACCTGAAAGATTACCAATTAATTGGCCTGCACCAGATGCATTGAAGAATACAGTGCCATTCGATGCTTTTAAATCACCAGTGACTGAACCAAAATGCGAACCAGTTGTATTTGCAGTGATTTCACCAGTAGATCCATCAATAATTTTTGTACTTTTGTTAGTTGTGTATACTGCACCGAAATGAGTACCACTAGTATTTGTAGTTACTTCACCGGTAGTAGTGTCGATAAGTTTTGTTGTACCATCAGCGGCATATAAAGAACCAATGATTTTAGTTGCAGTTACCGTGTCAAATGAACTAGTACCGGATGCAGATACTACTGCAATGATTTTATCATTGGCATCATCATATGTAAATGTAATACCAGTGTGGTCTGTATGTGTGAACAACGCAGCGGCTGCATCTTGCGCATCCTCTGCGTTAAAGTTAATTACTGGTGATAATTGACTAGCTGCCGTCACACCATCACCAATAAATATTCTTTTGAGGTCGGTAGTCCATAACAATTCGCCATCGGCTAATGGTGTTGTCAATGCTACACGTTGGGCTTCAAGACCTCTGCGTATTTGTAAGGGCATATTTGTTAAACTCCTAATTAGTAAGTATAAGAGTATTTAGCCCGTAATGCGCTCCTTTAGATGAGAAATCGCGTCCTGTAACAAGATAGGTGCGAAATCATGCTGCTCTACACAGGCATTAAAGTACCGTAAATCAGGCACTCCATTGTTTAATACCAAGTCATTGTGTAAATGGCCGTGTATCTGTCCTTGCCATCGTGCTAACGATTGCGGATGCACTGGGATATGACTTAACAGGATATCTTCAAATACCATGTACGCACGGATATCACGAAAGTACGGAGTATACTCTTCTAACCTAAACAAATCGTGGTTTCCTTTGATTAAAACTAAGTCTTTGCAGTTCAGCCGTGCTAGGGTTGGTAATGCACGACGATTAATCGCAACATCACCCAAGATATAGCATTTGTCAGTTGGCTTGACTTTGTCATTAAACCGTTTAATCAACTCCGCGTCCATTTCCTCATAGGAATCCCATGGTCTAACCTTAGATCCATCATCTTTTAGAAATTTACAAATTCCAACATGCCCGAAATGTAAATCCGAAGTTACCCAGATATCACGTGAACCAGATTTCATCAAACCCCTCCTCTTTAGTTGGCATCACGAATTGTGATTTCATTTTTTCAACTACATCCCATGGAATATTCTTACCAGGTCTGTTCGATAATCTTTTAGCTAGTGTATTGTCATCTGGTATTCTAAAAACAACAGCAATCATGTGATAACCAGTTAACATTTTAAACTTACGTCTTCTTGATTTCACGGTAGTGCTGGTTTGATCCCAAACGATATCCATATTATCTTTAACCGCATCTAATACATCAGCAGCCATTAGGTTAATTGCAGTTGGCATATAATCATCAAAGACTTCGCTATAGGTCTTATCTACTAATTTAGCATACTCTTCAACGTGATGGTCGGTGCTGATATAAGCACATTCTTCGATCCACTCCTGTTTTTCTGCCCAAGTTGATTTACCAGATGCTGGTATTCCAACTAATATATAGGCAATTGGTTTAATCATACTGGCTCCTTTGTTAGAAAGTATCGGGTTGTTAAGACATGGAACTTTTCCGATTTGATGTGAAAATACTGGTTGTAGTTTTTATGGCTTCCACCGCCACTGGATGTTTCAAATGGTCCATCATCAAATCTGAAATAGTTACTGATAAATGACGGTGTGTCAGCAGATAACTGTAACTTAGCTTGGCATTTCCATATTCCATCCACATAATGCGACTGTATCACTTTGAACTGTACTAACTTTGGCAACGTATAGCGGCGATTAATATAGCATGACTGATGACGATAGTTTTCTTCAAATACATCCCAGTTGTCAGTAACCCACTGTTCAAATTCTTGGATTGTGCTAACTGCATTGTACATCTCTTGCCATTTACGTTTCAACCATAAAGCCTTTTCACGCCATATACGTTCCTTTTTCAATTGGTGACTAATCTTTGCACGATGAGTTCGATAATCTTTTAGATGTTCAAAGACTTGACCTGTATCTTCGCATTTGTACGCTGTTATTTTCATTGGTTCTCCTAGTTAAGTTTAGGGAATGATAGCACCTAAATATGCGAAAGTCAACAGAGAAATGAAATGAGTACGAAATTACCAGATGTAAGAAAGATTCATAGCAGATTGAAAAGTTCTGCGAAGAAAAGGAATATAGAGTTTGATTTGACGATAGCAGACTTGTATCAGATTGACTTTCCGATTACTTGTCCGATATTAGGAATGCCTTTAGTTTGGAATCGAGGTGAGCCAAAAGATAATTCAGTATCATTTGATAGAATTGACTCATCCGTTGGGTACACCTTCGATAATCTTCAAGTTATTAGTGTCAAGGCTAACCGAACTAAGAACAATCTAACACTTGAAGAATTGAAAAAGTTTTCGTTGTATTATACTTAGGCAGTACGTTTGATTAAATGCCAACCAAACTGAGTTTGAACTGCTTCACTTAATTGACCTACCTCTAATGCGAATGCGGCATCTTGGAATTCAGGAACCATCATTCCTTTACCAAATGAGCCTAAGTCGCCACCAGATGCTTTTCCGCTTGGACATGAACTGTAATTTGCTGCTAAGGTAGCAAAGTCTCCATTATCTTTTAGTTTAGCCAATACTTCATTGGCTGCGATTAGAGATGGAACTAAGATGTGACTTGCTTGGATTTGTTGCATTTGAAATACCTATAATAAGGTTAGAATGAAGTATGGTGCAGACCCGATGATTCGAACACCGCTAGTGGGTTCTTTAAGCCCACCATCCCCTTACGTAGGTCCACAGCATACCAGTATTTAGCCAAAACTTACAAAATCCCTTCAGCTTTCAATGTATTAACTACATCATCAGTCAATGGAATTTCAGTTTTGATGTTTAACTCTAAAACTTGGTCAGTTAATGCTAACTTTTGTTTTTTGAGTTGTTTAATCGCATCTTTAGCAGCATCGATTTGCTCTTGGGATACGATAGTCGTTGTCACGGTGTCACGAGAAATACCATATCGGGTTTCATCAGTAACACGTGTTTTAATTTTGTCTAGTTTACCAGTTAATACTTGTAATTCAGTAGCAGCTGGAACTCTAGCAATATCTTCTAGTTGGATAACTCGTTTATCTAAGAATGCTGCTTTTGCTAAGTTCAAATCAATACCTGAACTTGAGTTAGCCACACCAACCAAACCACGAATATTGTATAAAGCAAGTAACAATGCTTCTCTACGTGCATCATTGGTATATAATTGAGCATTTGCATCTGCTAATACAGTAGCTGCATCTTGGAATTCGTTAAGTTCGACGTTGAGTTTAATATCAATTGAACGAATAGTATCGTGAATTGCGTTTTGAATAGCGTTTGCTTTACGTAAGGTGATTTGCATGTTAACTCCTATTTGATTAGTAATACGGATCGAAGAAAGTAGAGTTTTAGGTGAACAATTGACAAATCTTAGGTTCAATAACTTAGATTCTGACAACGAACAATCCACAAAAGACAAAACATCATATATACGTCAGGCAGCAAATGACAAAATTTATAAAACCTGCTAACACATGATTTTTAGTTGATGGTCATAGACCTTCATCCATTATAGGAGTCGAATTAACGACAAAGTTCCCAAAACTACTAATCTTTCTTCAATACCGGCTAGTTTAAAGCTAAACTAGCAAAGCTATTTAGTCAACCGACTCATCGGCTACAACTGGTTCAACATACCCATGGCGAGATTTCAATGCACGAATACGGTTTTGAATCTTAGCTTTCGTTTTTTTACGAGTGCTCGAGTTTTCAAGAATCTTAGTCAATTGAGCAATATTCAATGGGCCTAATCTTGGACGACCATTACGAGTTTGCATTGGGTTTGCTTTTGATGTTACTGCCATGTTTATGCCTCTTCGGTTTTTGTTGATAATTCGGGTTCAGTTTTAACTGGTTCTTTGGGCTCTTTACCCTTAGACCAGTCGATTAAATCGTAGTTATTACGAAATTTGTTGATGTCAGAAGTACGATCTTTATCGCCTTTGCCACCATGCCATTTACCTGCAGACATTACTCTTCTTCTCCACTTAATGATAGATTAATAAGGGTTTGTTTACCTAATTCAAACATCCCAACCCCACTAACGTAATCTGATGCACATAAATGAACTTGCATGTCGCCAAATCCATCCAATGATGCACAAACAAACTCAGTGATTTCATCTTCTTCAACCATCTCAATCATTGCACATAGCACTTCCATCATTTGTGCTTTGCGAGCAAGTACATTGTTGAGTTCTCGTTGATCTTTTGTTGGAAATTTTAACAGTTCCATGCTATCTCCTAGTAGTTCAAAATCAAGTATACAGTAATCTGTACATAATGTCAACTATTTAATCAAATCCAGGTAAATACTAGATAACTGGAGCGAAATAATGGACTATTTCAAGTTTATATCAGACATTGGTTTTCCAATTGTCTCTGCTTTAACTGCTGGATGGTTCGTATTCATTACCCTGAAGTTCATCTTATCAAGAGTGATAGCGTCAATCAAAGGAATGATTCACATAATCAATGAACTTAATACCAGAGTAAAAACAATGAATACTGATATCATACGAATTGATACGTTGGTAAGTTCTGCACTTGGCCTTCACCAAGATGTAGAACGAATTTCTCGTGTCACTGAAAAAACAGACATGAGAAAAGACTAATGGATGAGCAATTAGTACAACAAGTCGCAGATTTAGTTTCAAAATACGGATATCCAATTGTCGCAGTATGCGGGATTGCATATATCATTTTATTCATTTGGCGTTGGGTTGTAAATGAGGTAGACCCACTAATAAATGAGGCCGACGAATCATTAATAGCACTAATCGACAGAATTCGTATGCTTGATCATGATTTAATCCGGTTGAATGAAAAAGTCCGAGTTGTTCTACATTTACGAAGCAAAGTAATCGATCACGAACGTAGAAAATCGGACATTAAAATCAATAATGAGATCAAAGATATCAAGTAATTATTATCGAATAACAGTCCACTTGCCGTTAAATGCTTTTTTCTTGTCTCGATGTTTGACTACCTTCTCAAACTCTTTCTTCCGCAACTCAATGATTGCTTCTGTATCATTTTCCAAGCAGGCTTGGTACATTTGTTTAACTAGCTTTTTCTGTTTCATAGTTTAGTCCTGTTCTGCCGTGACCATCAAAGGTGCACCGTTAGCTCGTGCAACGGCAACTGATTCTAATGCTTTTTGCTCGGCAATGTCAAACGGATAAATGCCAGCAATTGCGCTACCTGAATTATGTATCTCTAAGGTTACATCTATTGCTTGTTGCTCTGGTAATTTAAACAAATTAACAAGAATTTCAATAACCAATTCCATTGGTGTTAGGTCATCATTATGGAATACAACATTCCATAAGTTAGGTGGTTGCAAGGTGCATTCTACATTTTCACTAATTGTTACGTCTGTTGACATACTTGTCTCCGGTATTGGTATTAAAGGTTAATTGTATCTGGTTAATAGTTACTTGTCAATGTATTTAAGCTGGGCACTAGGAACTAGTGCCCGAAAATGTTAAACCTTAGAACTGATCGCGCTACTAGAGAAATGTAAAGGTTCTGCGATTGGCTTCACGGTTTTCATTTCCATAATCTTACGGTATACGTTCTGTACAGCAACTGCTTCAGCGTGCGCATCTTGAAGTGCATGATGCTTAACTTCAATATCTGGAAAGTCGTTGTCAATACCTAAGTCATAGATAGTACGAGTATCACGAATTTCATGATATTTCCAAGGAATTGCTCTACCAACTTTACGGAATATGTTTTCACATATAACAATATCAAATCCAGCACCGTGACTCCAAAAAGTCTTACATCCACGTGCAAAAGAAAACAATTGATGCATGGCATCTTCGATTGGGATTCTATCAGTGCCTTCAAATGCTTCTTTGTGTGCTTCAGGGCCTTGTTTAGCCCACCAAGCAATAGTTTCATCTGAGATTGTTAAGTTATATGGTTCGCAACTAGCTAAATCAATCTTAACATAAAAGGGTTCCATTTGATGGTCAACTGCTTCATGTCCATATGGATCAAATTTAACAGCACCAATGGTTAAGATTGTTGCTGTTGGTAAAGTATCTAGTGTTTCTAAGTCAATGCAGATAGCGGTATTAGCCATTTGTAATTCCAAATCAAGTTAAAAACTCAATTATACATCATATGGCTAGTAATGTCTACATTATTTTTTAGAACCTGGTTTGCCAGGCAGTTTATCTAAACGTTCTCTTTTACGATTACGTGCAACTGCTGCTGCTTTTGCTTTCTTGCGTGTGGTTTTTGGTTTTTCGTAGTATTCCAACTCTCGAATACGGTCTAATACACCGTTATTCTTAACTGATTTCTTGAATCTACGTAATGCTTGCGTTATGTTTTCAGTTTCCTTCACGGTAACTTTTGTGCCATTTACTTTCAATTTATTGAATCCTTATATTGGGTTATATAGTTGTCGAGTAAATCAATACATTGGTCGGTATTGTGCAGTACTCGATTGTTAACGGTAGCTAAACTTCTTAGCGTACCAAAATAATATGTATTTATCTGTGCTGCTAGATAGCCAATGAGTCTATCACATGAACTGCTTGCATTGAAGATAATTAGATCGCTTTTCTTTTTCTTTTGTAATAGCCATTCGTCTAAATCATTGGAATTCCAAGAATAGACAACAACATTCGGTAATGATTTGAGATTTAGTAAACTATCTGAAACTATTTGAAATTGGTCTGGTGATAAATCAACTAGAAGTAGTCTAAAACCATCATGGTGAATGTCATCTGGGGGTGTTACTACGATTATGTTATCCATTTTAAGCCTCAAAACAGATATTTAGTGAGTGGCAGTTAGACCACCACTCAGCTAGGTCCTTGTTAAATCTAATCGGCTGATGCCAACATAATCTCACCTTTTCGAGATTTGGGTCGATAAAACAAGTGATGTCCAGTACGGCCAATCATATCGAAACTGTTACGCCAAACTGGTTTAACCGCTACGGTATGAAAGTAAAGAGCATCTTTAAATTTGCGCATTCTATAACCAGAAAACATAACCTTTCTGGCAATTTCACGACACAAAGCATAGTTCATTTCATCTACTGGTCTATGTTTCATGCAGTACCAAGAGAATTGGCATACTGCGTGATTTCTAACATACTTCTTTTGATGAACTACATTGCAGATATCTTTTGGATACGCTGGGTGTGCTACACGATTCATGGTAACTTGTGCCACCGCAACTTTGCCCTCATAAGGCTCACCACCTGCTTCACGATATATGTTTAACGCGAGGCATTCTAACTGGCTATTAAATGGTTCTGCATGAACTATTGTTAATTCTGGTGGGATAGCAACAATAATGTGATGTTCTAGCTTAATACTTGCATGTGAAACAGCACTGATTGAACCCATTAGCAATGCACCTAATCGCAATGCTATTTTAATTTTGTTTTTCATAACTGAAAACTCCTTTCATTTGGTGTTACCTGACAATCAAGTAACATTACATTAAGGGAGTTACTACACGAGGTTCGTTGAACCCTTTGTTTTCGCGTGGCAATCTCCATTGGAACAAACTTCAAAATACTAAAGAAGATATTGTCCCTTTGGCGAGCATGGCTACCCTAATAACTACGGGTTTCTAATTGGCCAAGACTCGCGGACTGAATCCATACTACTTTAAATGACTCAGCCGTTTATCTGGTTTCTTATCGAAACGTACATTAGTATTTAACTTAATTAAAATCATTTAGTTTCAAACTACGCGTTTTTGAGCAGTTTTAGCTAAATATGGAGCCTATTATATACGATATTTTTGGGTTGTCAATAGGTAAATGCAAAAAAAGGCTACCTAAGTAGCCTTTTTGTTTTATGATACCAAATCGAGTTCTTCTTCGGTTTCAGTAACACCGAGTGTTGGTCGAATTGGTTCTAACCATGTGTCTGGGATGTAAAGTTTTGGTGATTCACCAAACATTCCTTTTAATCCGTAATCAGCAGCAACCCACCAATAATGATCTGTGGTATGTGCTTGACAAACTAGACCATTAAAGTTGAATTCTTCACCTTCTTGGAAATGACCAATGTAAGTTTCAACCAAAACCGTTTTACCTCTATTGGAATCTCTGATCGAGTAAATGATTTCAGCAAGATCACCTTTTTCACACTTCATTGTTCGCCTCTTAGTAGTTTAATGTTTAAAACCATGTTTTCAACGGTTAACTTAGTAATAGTTGAAAGTAAGATTAACTTGTCGTCGTCATTGTATGCTCGTTTATCGAACATTTCAAGCACTGAAGCACCAACCATCGCAAATGCAGACTCTTTGGTTTGACCAAGAATACCAAAATCAATCGGATCTTCTTCGTCGATACTCATAGCGATATCAACTAACGTAACTAGTGAGATATTTTTCATGGTTATGCTAGAGCGATGCCAGTGGTACCAGTTAAGTATGAATCTGCCATTGCCTTAGCAGATCCCATGGCAGCAGCGATTGCTGATTTGAACACGGAAACATCAGCATCTGGGCTAACAGTGAATAAGTACGGAGTCATGCCAATACCACCAGCTGGATCCATCGTTAATACCATTGGTTTTGATACTTTATACGCGGTATCAGTTTCTTCAACTAACTTACCGATAAGTTCTTCACCACTGGTAAGTTTTAAAGTAACTACTTCGCCGTTTGTTAAACCTTTATTGATAAAAAGCATGATAATCCTTGAATTTAAGTTAAAATAAGATTGTACTACTTAACTGGCTTGTTGTCAACTAAAACCACTTGCCGATTTTCTTGAACGTATTACTTGCCGCGTGACCGATGTCATTTCCCACATTAACCACTGTATTACCAACATCAGATGCTGTGTTAACTACTGCATTTCCTACAGTTTTACCAGCATCAACCACTGGTGCTGCAACTGTAGTTGCCACGTTAACTACTGGAGTAGTATCAACCGAAATATGGGTATCAATGTCAACCCCTGCAAGTAATGCAATTTTACCAGCGGCATCTAGTGTGACAGTATTACCATCGAGTGAAACTCCACCACCAATATTAGCACCAACTTGGGCACCAATACTAACGCCAGCGGTAGCACCTGCAGTTACACCATTACTACTAATTTCCGCACCAATACCAACACCTGTACTAGCACCAGCAGAAGCACCGGCATTACCTTGAATACCATGCGCACCTATCGAGGCTTCTGCTTCAACACCCGCGTGTGCTTCAGCATTTGCATCTGCTGATACTGTAGCTTTTACTGTGCTAGTATCTCCGATTGAAGCATCTGCATGGGCATCAGCATGTGCTTCAACACCCGCACCGGCTTCTGCTACGATATCGGTACCATTAAAACCAACACTTGCACCGGCTTGTGCACTGGCCTCGGCGTCAGCAGACGCCTCGGCACCCATAGATACACCACCTACCGTAGTTTCAGTCGATGTTTCTGCACTTGCTTCAGCACTAGCGGATGCACTAACACTGGTATCCGTTACTTCTGTTGATACGTTTGTTTTTGATTCTGCACTCATGGTTTTTCCTAACAGGTTAATGTAAGTGGATCGATCTTGTTAAAATCGATATAGTCGTCTTCAAAGAAACTAGGAAAGACGTTATCGTATTGTACAGGTGGCGTAACTTTGGTCATTACTAAATCCAAATGTTCTCGAATGGCTTGCCACTGTTCTTTGGTCGGTGGATTTGGATGCAATTCAGCTTTACCTTGCAGCCAGTAGCAGAAGTTTTCAGGTGTCATAGGGTTTCTCCTCAAAAAGTAAAGGGTGGTATTGCTACCACCCTTGTGATTTAGCCTTCACATGCAACGCATGCTGATTTGTTTACATCAACACCATTCTCAGATCTAATGTAATACAGTGATTTAACATACGGATCTTTGAATGCCATTTTATGAACTTCACTAATGTATTCTTCATCTTCTTCAGCACTAAAGAATAAGTTAATACTTTGTGCTTGGTCAATAAACCGTTGTCTAGCAGAAGCCAATCGAATGATCTGGGTTTGTGGAATTTCAAATGCTGTTTTAAATACAGCTTTTTCATCATCTGTTAGCCAGTCAACGTGTTGTACTGAACCGTGATTATCAATAATATCTTTAACGATCTTATCAGAATAAACACCTTTTTCTTTCATTAATCGTAATAAAGTTGGGTTAACTCGATCAATCTTACCAGCAGCCGTGTTTTGCACGTATGCGTTTTTGTAGATTGGCTCAATACCTTGTGATACAGAACCACAAATTAATGAAGACGAGTTATGACTAACAATACCTGATTCTAAAAGATAACAGTGCTCGTCTGGAACTTCGATGTCAAAAGTCGCTTCTTGTAGCGGCATTTCTTCAATAACTTCAAAAGTCCAACCATTGTCAAACTGCTCACCTTTAACTAAATCATGTGCTTCAATCCATTCACCATCGATACGTCTAAACTTATGTTTTTCCGTACAGGTAATTGAATAGTATTCATCGCCTTTCGTGAAAGTTACCATATAAACAGTTTCAATACCGTTATACCAGATTTTATCAACAGTTTTAGTACCTTCAGGAGTTGCAACTACTACTGGAGTAACGGCAGAATGCCATTGTTTATCATTTGTTGCTCGTATAGCATCATAATCAAGACCCATTTTACCAATCAAGGTAGCATAATCAACAACTGATTGGTCACCTAGAACAATCTTAGTATCCGCTGTTACACACATATTCGGCGCAATCGCGATTCTCGTTACGTTTCTAACACCGTAACCTTCACACCATTCAGGTTCTCCAAATGCTGAAGCCATCCACTCAGATGCTCTTTTAGATTCATCATGTAAATGCTTAAAGATTTCAGTATTCTTGTAATAGGCTTCCATTGAATCAAATGCGATCATGTTATCTTGTAGATAAGTATGGAAACCAAGCATACCTAAACCTAATGCACGGCTTTTCTCAGCAAATCGAACAACTTTTTCCATACCACGTTTTGTTTTACCAATTTCAATTAAATCTTGGTTAACACAGTCTAAGAAAACAGTTGCATTAAACACTGCGTCAGTATCTTTCCACTCATCGTAAAGTGACGCATTCATTGAAGATAATACACATGAGAATGTATGGTCTTCGTCTGAAAATAATGCAATTTCTGAGCAGTTGTGTACTAAAAGATCATTGGCAAAGAAGCATTCTGTTTCTGGTACCGTGATGTCATATACTGGAGTTTCTTCAACTTCAATAATATTAACTGTAATACTAGCAACTTCACCGTTACTCGCTAAAAGATAATCGGTTTCCGTTAAGTCCTTAGCTTCTACATAACCACGGTTAACCGTAAAGATTTTGTGATTACTAGTACATTTAATCATACTATCTTTTGTTGAAATTTCATACAACTCAGTAACAATCGCAGTTTGAGCAGCAGCACTAACTGATGACCAATGGACATTACCATCTAAGTAAGTTTGTACTTGCACTGTAGAATCGGCGGTGTAGTATTGAACAAAGTCTTCTAACTTAATACTGTTAATAGCATCAGCAATCTTGATTTTGATTAATGTATCACCAGTTAAGCAGAGATTAGATGCTTTAATCTCCAATCCTTTGTCTTTAAACATCTGAGGTGCTTGGCGGTTTACTTTATCAACAAAGAAAAAGTAACCTTTACCTGTAATCATTTTCAATTTAAGTGCTTTTTGATAGCGTTCAATTGCATCAGGATCACCAGCATCTAATCTAGCAATAAACGCATCAGTTACATTCCAACCAATATTAGCATCGTCTGGGTTTTTACCAATGTAATTAACTAATTCATGGAAATCACCATGATCGATTTCGATATAACCAGCCCAAGCACCTCTTCGTTGGCTACCTTGGCTGATATCACGTGATAGCTGTACAAAGTCTTTGAATACTGGCAATACACCAGATGCAGCACCTTTCATACCTGCAATTTTAGAACCGCGTGGTCTGATAGCACCTAAGTAACCAGAAGTACCAAATCCATTTTTAGACAGAACTGCGGCTTCTTTTTGTGCATCATAAAAGTCATATACGCTATCATTGATATAACCACCAGAACAAGACACTGCACAACCAATACCAGTACCCATATTAGATAGAACTGGAGTTGAAGCAGCTAACCAACCATTCCAAAGCAATTCAAAGAACTTGGCACTCCATTCTTCTTGATTATTTGTATACTTTGCAGCATGATCGGCTACTCGATGATAAACCGAGTATAAATCAGGGTACTTCTCAGATAGGTAATTTTCTTTTAGCATTTGCCATGCTGGTGTGGTTACCCATTCAGGCAGTTTACCTTCTTCTTGTAGGCGTTTACGTTCCTCGCCTAATTCAGCATAAATTGATTGTTCTTTTTTTACCATGTGAAACGTCCTTCAATCCAAGCGCGTGTATAATCCGATCCAGTACTTGAAAAGAAATCGTGTAGAACACTCGAATTCAAATCTTTCATGAACCATTCTTCGATAGGGTTGTACGTGGGTTTAAAGATAGCTTTGTAACCCAAGTTTTTCAAACAAGTATCCAATCTTGATTCAACAAAATGAATCAACTGCTTATCCGTAATACCACGGATTGGACCTTTTTCGAATATCTTATTAATAATAACAGTTTCATGCTCAAGAATCAAGTTGGCTGTTTCGACTAAATCATCTTTTAGACTTTTTAATTCTTCTTCAGTTAACGCATTGTCAGCGATAGCCTCTGATAACAATGTTCTGAATAACCAAGCACCTGCTTGACTGTGCAAAGTTTCATCGATAGCCGAGAAGTTGATTCCGGAGTTTATGGCACTGAGCTTATTTTTACCTACACTATTGAAATGCTTTAAGAAAGCAAATGAACTGTATAGAATAGCACCTTCAATCATAGAGAAGATACCAACTGACTTTAAGATATCATAAACTGTATCACGTTTTTCGGTACGTTTACCAATCCAAGCCATGCGATTTTTAAGAACTTCGTCGTTCATATAATCACTGTAAAACTCATCGGTATCTAAACCAAGTACTTCGTTAATTTTGTTGTAGAATGGTGCATGAACCCCTAATTCCATAAATGAAAAGGTAGCAGCCATTCTTTGGATGTCTGGTCTCGGGAATACTTTAGAAACATAGTTCTGCCAGTAATCATTACCAACTGATAGCTCATATATTGTAAACAATTTTAGAGTTGAGATAACTCCATGATATTCTGATTCGGTGAAGGTTGTTTTCATATCATGCAGGTCTTTTTCGACCTCGATTTCACCTGGTAGCCAAAAGACTTCGGCTTGTTGTTCTGCAAACTCAATTGCAGTAGGATAATCGACAGTGTATGTCGATTTTTCAGTTAATATTCTGATTGCCATGCGTGCCTCTTATTGATTGTATGATATTTAGGCTAGATTTTCACTAGATTTTGGCATTCTAGCACTAAACTCGCAATCATGCAACGGTTGAAAGAAAAGGGTGCTAATTGCACCCCGGTTAGTTTTTGAAGATTTGTTATTGTTTTAAACGCCGTAAGATACGGAATATGTGATTGTACCAGCATCACCTGTAGCTGGTGGATTACTGTAAAGTAATGCAATAGTATCATTTATTGAATTAGCATCATTGTCTTTTATAACTGCAGCAAATTCAAATCCAAGAATGGCATCTGAGCCAGCAGAGTATTCGTATTGATCACTAATTGATGCATCGGTGTACAAATCATCAACTGATATCGTTAACACCCCAGTTCTGGTATAACTACCCAACGTTAGCGTGTAATTAATCTTAATATAACGATTTTTTGTTGAGAATACAGTTAATACGTTACTATTTGTAGTTACGATATCATGACTATTATACTCAACAAATTCAGCTAGATTGGCATTTACTGCGGTAGCAATAGCTAATGTATCAGACGACACGGTATTACTAATTGCTTGTTGTCTATCGCATCTACACCCAACTGCGATATTGTTTATCTTTTCGCCGAAGTAAATCACTGGGACCAATGGGTATGCTGCATTATTAACTCCATTACCACAAACCTTAAATGACGAGTTCTGAATAACGGTTCCTGAACCGTAATTAGAATAGAACGCATTATTGAATACTTCATTGAATTTGCAATCAGTGATTAGCCACGCATTTTCTTGTTTGGTGTATCCATCGATTTCGATACTATTGAAGTTTGTTGCGAATACACAATTATCAAAAATAACATCGGTTCTAAATGCACCTAGTTGTGTGCATCTAACCGCGATACTAACAGAATCAAACTCACATTTTTCAAAAGTTAAATCAGTGGTAGCATTTGCAATAAATTCATTTTGCCAAATGACAGCTGCATACTCAGATAATGGATCGATTATATCAGTATCTAGGGTATAATCACCAACAAATTTAACATTTTCTACTTTTACTGCTTTAGAACTAGTTAAATCTAATTGACCAGTGGTACGTTGAATGGTTAAATTTGACAACTCAATATTGATAGGTCTGGCTTCTAAACCAGAAATAACGTTAATAGTAGATGTACCAATGTTCAACGTTGCATTTCTAGTTTCACCACGAATAATGGCATTGCTAGGGATATGCAAGTCATTTAAAAACTTGTAAGTGCCATTCGGTACTACTAAAACTTTGTACTTAGTAGTATCGGTATTTTTGAATAGTTGGTCTAATGCCGCTTGGAACGCTGCGGTATTATCAGTAAGATTATCACCGACTGCACCGAAATCTAATACTGAAACATACTCATCTAGTTTACTTTGTATAGTACGGGTTGCTGTTGTAGTGTAATCTATAGAATCATCACCGTGTGCAAATGAATAACCAGATGCGTATAGTAATATGTTTTCATGTTCGGTAAGGATTCGTGTATTACCGACGTATGGTGCGCCTTCAGCAACACTACCGTTACCGATGTAAAGTTCTTGTGTATCAACCGCCCACGCAAGTTCAGCAGAACTCAATTGTGGAACTCCACTGGTTGAATTCTTTTTACCACGACGTTGTTGTATTCGACTAATTTGAATTACCGACACGAGTTTCTCCTAATATCTAGTATTTAGGCGATTTTAAGCAAATTTTAGGTAATGTTGCTCAATTCTATCCATCCAAATATTCTGATAATGCTGGAACTTATCCCTAGTTAATTCAAACTTTTGGAACTCGAATGCTTGTGAACACATAAAGATAACGCCTTCTTTGATATCAGTACCATAGACTTCGTTGTGAGCCATTGCATAAGAAACTAACTGTAGATAGTAATCTTGAACCCATTCCTCTTTCTTGGGTTTGTTGGTTTGTTTGTAATCGAAAATAACTGGTTTACCTTCATATACACCAATACCATCGGTAGTACCGGAGTATAAGCCTGGGTAGTAAAGACTTTGTTCGATAGCCCAGATTTCAGAAACTTTAGATAGTCCATGTTCAATAATAACATTAGCCATCTGATTGGCTTTCTGGTGAATTAAGTTGCTACCTTGTTGTCTTGGTTTACCGAAAACAAAGTTCTCTAAGTTATTATGCATGGCAGTACCAAGATTAGCGGCATCTTTTGTTATTTGCTTGGCTTTTTCATGGCCAACGCGTTCACGCCATTGGTCTAAGTGTGTCTGATCTTTGGTAGACGAAAGAATGGTAGTTACTGAAGGTAAGTATTCACCATCTGGTGTTAGGTACTTTCTTTTACCTGTAGCCAGATCGTTAATTTGCTCACATGATTTATATTGATAACGTTCAATAATACGAGGGGGATTTAATGTATTCATGGGTCAATTTTCCCATGAATACATCAGAATGTCAAGCTAATTTTGGAGCAGGTGGAGTTTTCTCAGATTGTGCCATTTGCTTTTCAGCAGCACCAGCAGCAATATCATCTACACTTTGACTAGGTGGTGCATTGGCATCAGTTTCATCTTGGTCAGAAACACCAGCAACTTTTAATTCAAGATATTGCCTATCAAAGTCTTTGGTGATAGATTGGATAGCAGCATCATTATCATACATTGATTTAAACGTATCATAATTAACCAAATCCATACCAATGCTATTACCTAGTTGACTAACTGATTGCCAGTTCATCTTCAATGGTTTTTTAGCACTAGCTGCTCTACCAGCCAAGTTATGAAGTAATGCTGCAAATTGGTCAATACCAGTATCAACCCCACTAAATTCGTAAAATCTCATCCTAGTTTACTCAGTTGGTTTTGAATATCAGTAACTTGCTTTTGAGCAGCCGTAACTGCATCACGAGCCTGTTTCAATTGATTCTGTAATTGGGTACGTTGGTCTTGCTTCTGTTTAACTATAATAGCCGCTTGTTGTTGCGGACTTACTTGATTAACTGGAGCAGCAGTCTTAACACCACCTTGAGGTGCAACAGATTGGCCAGACACCGTCTGGCCAATCATTGTTGGTGATGTACCGAGTTCTGCTAATACAAAATTCTCATCTAAATCAGAGAATCTCATAACTAGCCAGCCAATACTTTCATAACGCGATTGTGGAAGTTAATACTTTCACGTTTTTCACGACCAGCAGCTTCAAAACCACCAGCAGCAGGTTCAGCTACTGCGAATTCATCATCTGGGTTCATCATATCTGGTGCAACTGGTTCCATTGGTTCTTCACCAGGCATACCCATTTCTGGTTCAGGTTCCCCTGGTACACGACCACCCAACATTTCAGCACTTTGTTCTTCACCTGTTAGCTGACGAACACCAGAAGCTAATACTTCACGAGTATCTTTTAATGAAGTCAATGCTGTTTGAATAGCAGGTGCAACCGTTGAGATAAACTGTTTAGCTTGTTCTTGACTCATTTCGTCTCTGATAGAATCGCCTAATGTTAACAATGTATCGTTTTCCATACCAGATAATTCTTCAATCCAACGACCTACACGGTCAACCATAGTTTTAGCAGTTACAATCGCACTTGCTTGTTGGATTTCACCTTCTCTTAATTTTCTCACTTGACCACCTTGTGTTGAAGTTTCTACAATATCAAGACCTGCTTCTTCTCGCTGTAAGATTTCAGAATTGATCGAATCTAGCATCCATTGTGCTTGGATATAAGCATCATTGTTTAAATTTTCGTTGAAGCCAGCATTACCACGTTCTTGGCTTAACTGTGTGCGTAATTTGTTACGGGCATCTTCTAACTTTGGTAAGTCAAAACTTTCTAAGTTTAACTTACGACCAAAGGTTTTCTCCATCGATTCATTTAGACGATGCGATGCTCGGTTGATTTTAAAGATATCAGTTGTTTTCATTTTTTTGGGTTCCTAAAGATAGATAACGTATTTAGCTGTTTCTAATTAGGAGGTTAACTCTTTTCTTAGCAGACAGTGCTTTATCAATGCTTTCGGTATACCTTGCTAGGAATATCTCTGCTGTTTGAAATTCTAATGCGGCTTCTGCTTGGTGGTATCGAGTTTTAAGTAGTTGACTATCCATAAACCAACGGGAGTATTCTCGGTCGGCTTCGTATATTTCGGTTATCTTGAATTTTGGTGCATTTGTGGCTAGTAGATTAGCCATTGCAATAGTGGCGTTGTTTAGGTGAATATCTCGGTAGACAAATTCGTTGCTTTGAATTAAATGTTTAACCGAATTATCGCATACTATCAGTACGTTTCCGACTAGAATTCCTTCAGGTACTTCTACTGGTAATATGCGATTATTCTCGATTAATTTCTTATGTGTTGCATTGATGACGTTTGTTAATCTTTTAGATAGTGACGCCATGATAACAACCTTAGTTAGTTTTTGTTAATAACGCAATTACGATTGAGATAATTCCAGTGATAACGGTACCTGCAGTTCCCACGATAACTTTAACTAAACTTTTCTGACCATTAAGAATGTCCTCATGAACATTATCAACCTTGGTTTCTAAGTTAGTTAATCTAGTATCGAGTTGTTCGTACCGGATCGCGCACAAATCAACATGTGCTTCTAAACTTTCTCTTTCTAATTGTGTTGTTCGTGGTGCAGATGCCATCGTATTATCTCCTAAAATAACGTTAGCGGTTGTCGTTAGACAAAAATTCTTCAATTGTGTCGCCGTCATCAAGGAGGTCTCCATGACAGGCGCATGATGCTTCTTCATATTCACGAAGTAGTTGCTGTGCCTCAAGTAAACCTTCTTTAATTTCATCGACTGATAGAAGAGTATGTTCAATTGTTTTAAATACGGTAGCAAGTGTTAGTATTATCCAACCCGATCCTAATACACATATGGCGAATAGAATAAGTAATCCTAGTCTGGTTAGGTCATAATTATTTGTTTCTAATGCCCAAACAGAGACTCCGATAATACCAGATATCGCGCCCAATGTTAAGCTCAACAGTACCTTCCATGTTTGTAGTCTCATACTAGTATTTAGCCGATTTTGGCTAACCAGACGTTACATTGCCTTCCTAGAGTGCAAAACGCAGCAGGGTAAATATCGACTGTATTGGTTAAATTTGCTATGATTGGAACCCCATTGATGTCATCAATAAGATGCCCAACTGGGTTGTCATCCTTTAAAAAGACTTGATCTCGTTCGGTTGTGAACTCCCAAATCCAGTGATTTGCCTTGCCTTCGATTGGGTCTGGTAAACTTCCAGTGTATTTTACGGGTAAAGAATCCCATTCTAAGTTGCTTCTCAATCCAATAGCTTGTGTTAGACTATTGAAGTTAGCTCTTTGGTTTTTTGATAGCTGTGAGATTTCATACTCATCCGATGAGTACACGGTAATATCAACGGTAGTTATTACTTGATAAGTTTCCATTTAGTATTTAGAGGACGAAAAAAAGGGCGGTAAAACCGCCCTTTTTAACCCATCCCTGGCCCCCAAAGGTGAGGAATTCCGAAAAATGATTAAGCTACAGTGAATGCAGTACCTAAAGTTACAGTAGTACCAGATACGTCAACACCAGATAAACCATCAGATGCACCAACAGTTGTACCTAATGCACGAATGATTTCTTGTAAGCCTGGTTTAGTTGCATCACCAGTAGTAGCTACAGGTGCAGCGTGACCATCAACAACTACGCTGATAACACCAGATGTGTCCGCTGGTGCGTAGAATGCTAAAATACCACTTGGCATAACGCGCATGATTTTTTCAAATGCTTCGTTTGGAGCATCATCCAATGGTTGTAAATTGATTGGTGTACCACCAACATTTTTTACAACGATGTTGTAGAATTTTGTACTTGCACCGATGATAGCACCAGTTGCACCGTTTAATACACCTACGTCTCCTGCGAGACCGTTTACTCTTGTTTGGCTAGCCATGATTATTTCTCCTTATCATAAGGTTCCGCTCAGGAACCGGCATTAGTATTTAGGTTGATTTCGAGGGAATTGGCTTACTAGACCAATTTTCGTTTGGTTTTTCTCGCTTCAGAAATCTTACGAATTCCACGCGTGAATTTGGACGGGTCTGAACCCTTAATAGAATTAACCAGTCTACGTTCCAACTCGCCAGCAGTTTCAGCATCGTAATGTTTATGAATACTTTCAAGCAAGTTGATTGCTGAAGTTATTACATTCATTGCTCTGCTTTCAATTAGTGATTCGGTATTGCGTACATCTGCAATATCGTTCAACTCTTGTAAGATGGATCGTGTTTGCGGTTTCATAATAGTATTTAGCTTGATTTAATTAAAAAAATGCCGCTATTCGAATACTAGGGGCACGACTCCGTTGCATTCAGGTTAGCGGCAGACCTTCACCTATCGCAAAAAAACTCACGATTCTAAGGTAGTCGGTGATCAGTTGAATACTGGCCAGTCCTTAAAAGAACTAGTGACAGATTCTATATTAGTAGCATTTGGTAGCAAAGGCAAGAAGTTAATACCAATCAAGTTTTCAAGTTCAGTGACTGGGATAACAAACTTTGGTAAATCCTTTACGTTCAATGCGATATTTGGTATTAAAAATGCAATTACTCGATTACTTGTTTTATCATAAACAACCTTCCATAAGAAATCGGGTACTCCAACTTTATCAACACCAACAGTTTTATACCCAGGTTGATAATATGTACCACTGGAAACATAAACCTCATGACCAGTTAATACCAAGTTACGAATCTTAGTTTCTAAGTTATTCCATATAATACGATTATTACTTGGGTTTTGCGGTACCATGTTAGATAATGCGAAACTTTCACTCATTATACTAGCATTAGTTGTATTATCACCCGCAGGTGCTAAATGACCTCTATCATATCCAGTGGCATTGTAATCAGCCATTGTACTTTGATACTGCTTGGGTAACGATGTATCAGGATGGAAGTTATCTTGTCTTTTAGCAGGTCCTTTTATCGATGCAATGGTAGGATGTTCAACGACATATTCTGCTGTTTTAGTATCTGTTCTATAATTGATTGCGTAGTTTTGCTTACAAAGATATAGCGTATTTGCTCTATTACTTACTGGTGCACCGTTAGACACAAACTGTGGACACTTCTCATCAATTGGGTTAGCCAACGCAACAACTGGTAACAACAGCAAAAGTAGTTTTTTCATTTTTTAGTTTCTTTGTAAGAAGATAGCGGCTTGTGACACACCAGTAGAATAATACTTTAAAATAGCAGTATTTCCATCGATGATTAATGTCGAAGTTGCACCATCGGTTGATATAACATCAGTTCCATACGATACATTCACATCACCATTGGCGGTAATGATAACCACAATTTCTCTTCCTGGTACGATATTAGTAAAAGATAGAATAGTATCACGATAAGCTGCTATTTTTACAATACCATCCACAAGCATATCAATGGTTTGTTCACCGCTGCTATCAGTTACTTCCCTGACTGGCTTATTAATATTAGATAATCCATATAACTCAACAAAGTTATCATTTACCTTGTTAAATGCAGTATACAAGCTATCACCTGTTCTGTCGTTGGGTGTAGAACCCATATTAATTGTTTGCATTAGCCAATACCACCTAAACGTTTAACCGTATCTAATTCGTCTTCTTTTCCTTGTTCCTGCATGAATTTAACAATCTCGTTGTAATTAGCCATTGTAACAGTACCGCGCTGGGATAGTTTTGTTACAATTTCCGCAACGTCATGCAAGTCAGCATCCTGCTTAACGTCTTCTCTTGCGAGTTCAAGTAGTCTAATAAAAAGTGGTACGTCTAGTTGTATGGTGTCCATCGATAATCCTCAATTGTTTGGGTATTTAGTCTAAATCAAGGTCTGCTAGGATTAGTTCGATCTCTTCGTCTACTGTTAATCCTGCTGGTATTGTGATATTTACGTTAGATGGGTTTTCAAACAACGCATTGGTATCCGCAAATCGGCCTTCAGTGAATCGATAAGACCTCTCTCGGTATTTCGCGGCATCCATGTAAACTTCGGACTTTGTGTCCTCGGTTCACGAGATAAACCGTGAATAGACGTTTAAATAACAGGTAGACTACTGGTACTGCTAGTAGTTGCACTGGTACTTTTGCTAACGGGACTTAACCCGCTTTGCTGCGTCCTTTTTTGATTAGGTAACCCGGTAATGTTGCCCTGTGCAACAAGTCCACCTCCGGTAAACCGTTGCTGCCCTATTCGTAAAATGTTTCGGGCAGCATTTATATCTCGGTCATGTTCAACACCACAAACGGGGCAAGACCATGACCGATCTTTAAGCGTTAAATCGTTGTGGATATGACCACAACTACTACAAGTTTTTGTTGTATTGCGAGCTGGTACAAGATGTACTTGTTTACCAACAAGCTCCGCCTTTCTTATCAAGATTTCACGGAATGCACTGATTCCGGCTTGAGCGAATGATTTCCCTAGGCGTCTAGGGCTTTTTGTTTTCTTTTTACCACGAGACATCATGTTTTTGGTCTGAGTTTCCTCAATATAGATGTTGTCGTAGCCTTTGGTTATTTTAGTTGATGTCTTTTTATGGAAGTCATTTAATTGATTTGCTGATTTCTGGTGCAATGCAGCTATTTGTTTCTTATACTTGTTATATCTTCTTGAGTTCTTGGTGCATTTTGCGAGTTTACGCTGAAGCGTTTTCATACGATCTTCAGTTATTTCACGAAATCTTGGATTCTTGATCTTTTTACCAGTACTTAAGGTCGCAAAAGTAGTAAGACCTGGATCAATACCAACTGATTTATAGGTCTTCGGTAAATGAGCCGTTACTGATTTCGCATGAAATGAGGCATAAAAGTTTCCAAGACTGTCTTGTGAAAGGGTTACACCGCTAACGGTTGTATAATCGAATTGATTAGGCGAATCCGAAAAATCAGTTAATAGCTTTACATGACCAATTTTTGGAATAACTGCATACATACGTCCATTTTTCATGTACAGATAACAATCACCGGCATGTCTTAGTGATTTCTTGCTATACCGGTTTTTAAAAACAGGAAAGTCATTTTGCTTCGTAAAGAACCGGCTAAATGCATCGATAAGATTGAGACGAGCTCCATCTATTACTCTAGTAGATAGTTCTTTTAACCACGGGTTGTTATTTCTTAATTCTTTAACACTACAGCATTTGGTAGAAATCTTACCAGTTATGGCATATTCGGCATTCACCAATGCAAGAAATTCGTTATATGCGAATACACAACCATCTACTGATTTATCGAACAAAGCGATCTGTACCTGATTTAACAGGCATTTCGTTTTATATCCAGTGATTTTAGTAGATGTGCTCATATCTCTATTTAGTTAAATGTAAGTTGACTTGGTGAACATGGTCGGTATAATAACGGGTAAGACAGTAGCCGCTCATGCCAATTAGATGACCCTAGGGGTCACTCGGTTTCCATACCGAGTTCTATCAGGATCGTTCTCATTAAGTAAACCAGCAGAATGCCAAGTGTTAGCTAGACCGTCTAATGCATGTACTAGACCAGAAGTGGTAGAAACATGAGTTGCTGGGTTTTGGTTAAGAATAGCAGCAAGAACCGTAGAGCCACTGCGAGGAATACCAGATAAGAAGTGAAGAGTTTTGTTCATTTTGGTCTCATAATGTAAGTGGTTAAAGTATTATTTAGGGTAATAAAAAACCACCACTGCGGTTAAACAGTGATGGTTTTAGTTTCAAACTGGATTTACTTCTTATTGCTTTTTACAGTTTTCGCCATGCCATTTATTGTAATTTGCTTTAGAAACATGCGCACCACAACACTCACATTCGAATTTCTCAAGAGTTTTTCCTTTATTCGGACTTACTTTACCAAACATTGGATTGTTTTCTCCTTTCATCTTTTCGGACATTTTTGCTGAAAACGACGCCGGTCTAGGTTTCCCTTTCCGTATATCAGATAGTTTCTGCTTAGTTTCATCAGACGCTTTCGTGCCCAACTTTGACTGCCGAAGTTTTTCGTTATGCTCGTCGGAATAAACTCTACCTGTAAAACTTTCTGACATTTTCTTCTTAGTTTCATCACTTCTAGGAAAACATCCATGCGTATTACCCTCTTTAAAACCCAGTTTTTGACTTTTTGCTTCTTCGGATTTCATCCAATTATCAACCCCATATTTTTCCATACAGGTTTCAACCACTCTATCAGGGTTTATTGCCCTACCAGCCGATTGATTATACCATTCTGGCGATAAATGTGCTTGACGCTCGGTTAAAAACGCTTCCTCGAAGTCAATTGCCTGTTCTTTGGTTTCAAATTCGATAATCTGTTCGATAGAAAAACATGTTCTATCTTCCAATAGCATTGGTTTAACTATAGCTGACGAAGTAAAGTAAGTCCGCAAAAGGTCGCTTGGATTGCAACCTTTTGCAAACTTTATACCGGCATATCTAATATTAGTGACGTTATGTCTTAAAATATAGAAAAACGGTATAGTCATATACTAGGCCACGGCTAAGAAAATGTAAGTAGCACCAGAAACGTTAGCATTTGCAGCTGAAGTTTGGTTAACAACAAAACCAGACGTATCAGCATCAATCCAATCATCCGTGGTTACTTCAGCAGCAGTTGAATTCAATTTTAACAACGGATCTTGGTTAGCATTAATACCTCTAGCAGAGTCAACGATTAACCAATCGCCTGTAGAGTCCGTTCTCTTAATCATGACGAATCTTGAACCTGATGTAAATCCGCAAGGAATAGCCTGAGTTCCACCATTGCCAGTGTAAGAACCTACTTTAGATATGCCAGCGAGTGTGGCGAATAGGTAAGTAACAAATGTTGCACTAGCAGAATCAAGTGCGCCACCTACATTATATACTGTTGACGTGGGTGCTTCTGCTATCCAAAGGGGAGGTGTCGTAGGTGTATATGTATTTACGTCATTTAAAGCACACCATTTATTTGAACCTAAAGCATTGTAAGCCGTCACAGTCCAATCGCTAACTGCACTGCGTTTTTTGGTAATTATCAATTCTGGTGCAACCGTTAAATTATGGTTTTGCAACCTTCCAGGGTCATTGCTTGCTCCAGTCCCCGTATAACAAACCTCATCAAAGAATCCGGGGGCGCGTTTGAAAGCGTACTGGATTACATTTATACCTGTACCATAAAGAGTACATGGACCAACTCCGGTATTGCTCTGGAACATTTTGGCACTTCCTCCGAAGTTCGCCTCTGCCATAGTAGATGATGTATGTAATGCCATTGCTGCTCCACGCAACCTGTCCCACCATGTAGAGTTATAGGTATCTCCGCTGCGTTTAGCTTCAAATACTGAATCTACGGGAAAGTTAGTTGATGAAAATACGCTGTCATCATTAGACGTAATAGGACTAAACACCTGCGTCCCCGTTGTAGGCGGCTTGTTTGGGCGACGGATTGCCATATAGATGAAAGTTTGAGATGCAATACCTTCTTCTATGTTAACACCTGTTGATTTTGGTTGTGATGTGTTTCCTGTGCTTTCTGCCGCAGTCGTATTAGGGACTAAATTAGCTTGAAAATTACCAGCGGATGAAGGTTGTGCCACCCACCCCCGCATGGTGTCATAAATAGACCAGTTTTTAGCAAATCCAGGGTTAGTTGCGCATTTTGTAAGAAAAAACTGCGGCTCCCAACCCAAATTCACAGTCGCATTACCGCTACCGTCCGTTGTAAACGACCCACACTGAATAATCCCAGTGGATGACGTGTCGTGAGCGTATAGGTAGGCAACGTATTGCCACCCACTCCCGTTGCCAAAAATTTGATTTGTCCCAATAGTGAATGATGAGGCATCAATAGTTATAGGTGTAGCACCAGAAGCATAAGCCAAAGCGTCAGTAAGATTTAGATACATATAAGATTTTGTATCATTACTATATGCTCGATGCCATACCGTCCAATTACCAGTCCCGTCTGTTCGCTTAGTAATTATCATTCCGGGAACAGAACCTAAATTATGATTTATAACTTTATTGGTAGTACCATCACCCGTATAAGTCACCACATCAAAAAACTTCGCGGCTTTGCGGAATGTCCATGAGGCGTAGGATGTACCATTTTCATTTACTTCAGTGTCACTTCCTACCGTAAATCCATTGTTATTAAATACTGTAACACCTTGTGTATATGTGATTTCAGCAGCGGTGGCGTAAGTAATAAGTAACTTGTTAGCTCCTCTTGCCGTATCCCACATTTCATTTCCACGCGTGTTGCTTCTGGATTTCCCCCACACCAATCCACCTTTACCAGCCAAGTCAATACCGTTAGTGATGGTTTGCGTTGAGCCGTTGCCGGTGTAGAGATAGGTTGAGAATACATCGTCTACGAAGGTTTGATTTGTAGGACTAATTGAAGAACTAGCAGTAGATTCAAGACCAGTACCAATAGCATTAGTCGCTTTTACAGTGAATGTATAAGCAGTACCGTTAGTTAGACCAGTAACAGTAATAGTGGTGCTAACACCAGACTGAGAAATACCAGTATAAACGCCACCAGTAAAGGCTTTCACAGTATAACCAGTAATAGCAGAACCGCCGTTGTTTGGCGCTGTGAACGTTACAGTAGCAGAAGAATCACCAGCAGTAGCAGCAACGTTGGTTGGCTTGTCTGGGACTGTTGTCCCACCACTACCAAACGGAGGAGCATATCCACCACTAGCAGCTAATATACTTAATATCCCAGACATAGAATTCTCCCTTTAATTTTTGTTTTATTCATGTTTTTAAATCCTCAAAAAAGATATTTAGCTGGGAAACGATACAGCACATTACCGTATCGTTCCCAGGAATTCTATTAGGTCAAGTTTGTTCCACTGATAATCCATTCAGTAGATGTAATTTTAACAGCGGTAGCAATACCGTTAGCTGCTAGGGTTCTACTTCCTGTTGTACCAGCACCTGCCAATCTCATTGTGTCAGTTGCGATAGCAATAGTTAACGCACCAGCACCGTTTTGGTTAACAAACGCAATAGTTGTACCAATTGGATAAGCTACAGAAGCATTCGCGGCAATAGTGAATGTTCTAGCAGTTGTATCAGCAGCTGGGTGTAACAAATGTTTACCAGAATCAGTTAATACAGTTGTGTAGTTAGCTGAGTTACTTACTTGCGGAATGTTCAAATAACCAGCATCAGTAATACCGTAACCAGCTAAAGTAGTTGGTTTACCAGAAGTGATTTTCGCCCAATCCAAAGCAGGAATGTCAGCAGCAACTAAAGCAGAAACACCAGCAGTTACACGACCTTTCGCATCAGTAGTTACTTTATAGTAAGAACCAGCTGTACCAACTGAAGATAACGTAACAGCAAATGAACCTGTACCAGAACCGCTAGCATCACCAGTCAAGGTAATGGTTTGGTCACCAGTGTTAGAACCAGAAAGAGTAGAAATACCCAATTTGGTTTTAATTGTAGCAGCTGTTTCGTCGCCAGTGTTAGTACCAGACAAGTTAGCAACCGCGCCATTAGCCAACATTGTGTTAGTAATAGAACCAGCACCTAACAAGCCAGTGATATCAGCTTGAGCAACAGAAGCAGTACCTGTAACCAAACCTTTACCATTAACAGTTACTTTTTTGAATGAACCTGTACCTGAATCAGTAACAGTCGCCAATGTTAAAGCGATAGTTCCAGTATTCAAAGCAGTAGCAGACGCAGTTGCGTCTCCAGTAACAGCCAATGTTTGGCTATCTTTCAACTGTTTGTCGTTAGTAACTGAACCAAGACCAACCATAGAAGCAGTGATACCAGAAACAGTACCAGTGAAAGTTGGACTTGCTAAAGGAGCTTTTAATGCCAATGAGCTTGTGATAGTAGAAGCGTAACTTGCGTCATTACCTAAAGCAGATGCCAATTCAACCAATGTATCTAACGCAGCAGGAGCCGCGCCAACAACAGCTTGGATACGGCTATCTGTTTCAGTTTTGGTGTAAGTGGTAGCTTGATCAGCTTTTAAATCTAAAGCAGTTTGAGTTGCTGTAGAAATTGGTTTAGCTAAGTCGGCAGTGTTATTAACGTTAGCCAAACCAACCATGCTTTTCGTAATACCAGAAACAGTACCAGTGAAAGTTGGGTTAGCAGAAGGCGCTTTAAGATCTAAAGCAGTTTGAGTTGCTGTAGAAATTGGTTTGCTTAAATCAGCAGTGTTATCTACTAAGCCTAAACCGACCATTGATTTAGTGATACCACCAACTGTTCCAGTGAAAGTTGGGCTTGCCAAAGGAGCTTTAAGATCTAAAGCAGCTTGTTGAGCAGTAGATACAGGTTTATTAGCATCAGCAGTGTTTTCAACATTGTTCAAACCAACCATGGTAGCTGTAACAGTTTGAGAAGTCAAATAAGCAGTTGAATCGATAGAAGCTGTGCCATTTGTAAATTTAACAAGACCAGTTGCTAAGTTAGATAAACCAGCAATGCTTGTTAATTTTGTGTTTACAGCTTGCGCGTCAGTGATACCATAACCAGCTAATGTAGTTGGAGTACCAGAAGTGATTTTACTCCAAGCTAAATCAGGAATATCAGCAGCAACTAGAGCAGTATTACCTGCAGTTACACGACCTTTTGCGTCTGTAGTAACTTTGAAGTAAGAACCAGCAGTACCAACAGAAGCTAAAGTAACAGCGATAGTTCCAGTGCTTAAGTTTGTGCTAGAAGCAGTAGCATCACCAGTAATAGCCAATGCTTGACTATATGGTAATTGTTTAACATTGTCTACTGAACCTAAACCAACCATAGTAGCAGTAACGCCAGTTACAGTACCAGTGAATGTAGGATTAGCCGCGTCTGCTTTTAATGCCAAAGCAGCCGCTTGAGCAGTAGAAACTGGTTTAGCTGAATCAGCAGTGTTATCAACATTACCTAAACCAACTTCAGTTTTAGTAACTTGACCATTAACCCAAGCAGTACCGCTCCATTTGAATACGTCATTAGTAGCTTTACCAGCAATTGTGACGTTGCTTAATGAATCAACTGTGTGGTTGTGATTAGCAGCAGCAAAAGTTGTAGTTGCCCATGGGCGAGTTGCAATGATTTCAGTTGAACCCTGTGCACCGATTTTGAAGAAATCATCAGATTCGTCGAAAGACAATTCATAATCAACTAAATCGCCACGGTCTACGCGGAAACCAGCAGTTCCAGCAGTTACACCTGAACCAGCTTCACCATTGTTTAAGATAATGATGTTATCTTTAGTCGTAACAGTAGTAGAATTAATAGTAGTTTGTGTACCATTAACAACTAAGTTACCACCAACTGTCAAATTACCAGTAGATGTTAAGCTAGAAGCGGTAACAGGAGCGTTCAACGCGATTCCGCTTGCTGTCATTTGGATTTCGTTAGTTGCGCCTAATACAACATTAGAACCAACGCCATAAGCATTTAATTGAACAGGAGAGTTCATGCCTGTGGTAGAAACGTTAACGCCTCTTACAGATTGGATAACAGTTGTACCAGAACCAGAAGTTTGGATATCTAAACTTTGACCTGGATCAGTGTGAATGTTAACAGTTTGTGCAGTTGTACCCAAAATAGCAGTATCACCGATATACAATGTGTTTGTAGACAATTTTGCTTCATCAACAAAGATTGTTTTGAATCTTTGAGTAGAAGAACCGATGTCAATATTAGCACCAGCTGGTAAAATGTTACCAGAAACAGTAACAACGTTAGCAGAGAAATCTTGAGTAGCAGAACCAGCCAATTCAGCTTTAGTGTCTAAAGCAGTTTGTTGAGCAGTAGATACTGGTTTGTTAATATCGCTTGTATTGTCAACATTACCAAGACCAACCATACCTTTAGTGATACCAGAAACAGTGCCAGTGAAAGTAGGATTGGCAATAGGGGCTTTCGCATCGATAGATGCTTGAGTTAACGCAGCAACTTCAGTTGTGAAATCAGTAACATCAGAAGCAGTTAACGATTTAGCAGAAATCATTGTACCTGTACCATAAACGAAACCGCTCATGTTAGAAGGTGTGCTTGAATCTAAACTTCCTAAGTTATAAACATCAATTAAAGCCGCAACTGTAGCTTGAATTCTACCAAAACCGTATGAAAAGTGGATAGTTAATCCATCATACATTAAGGTGCCGATGTTGATTTCGTTGTTGATAATACTAGGAGCAGTGATATCAGCAACAACTGAACCATCTTGCCCAATAACATAACAATCCCAAACTAAACCTGATTGTGGATGTTCAGAGGTTGTAACTTTACCATCAACTAAAACGCCTGATTCAGAAATGAATTCTAAGCTGTCAATGTTTTCTTTGCCGATCAAAATCCATTTTGATTTTGATGCAGACCATTGATAAAGTGCTTCGCCTTCTCCCGCAATAACGTCAGCGATTGCATCTTGAACAGTAACTTGCATACCGTCAAATTTCTTAGCAATTGCATTACGGTCTGCGATGGTAGCGACTACTCTATCTCCATCATTTGCAATAATAATAGCCATATTTTTAAATCTCCTTATATGTTTACATCTTATAAAAACGCACCAAATACATTGGGTTAACATATTTGATGCGTTTTAGTGTCCAAATGGATACTAAAAGTATCCTATATTAAATCTATCAATTAAACAATTGCGTGAACGTATTGAACGTAAACAGTGAATCCATCCCATTGACCACTAGTGTCAACAGAAATCGCTAATGTTTTGCCAGAAGCGTCTGAAGAGTCAACAGTTACAGGTGCGTCATATGCAACGCCGTTGTCGTCGATATAACGAACTGTAGCAAAGTTCATAACGCCATTAACGCCTTGTTGTGGAGCGAAAGACAATGTGATTTTGTTAGAAGAAACGATACGGCTTTCCAATACAGGAACAGCAGCAGCAGCTTTGAAGTAAACGTCAAGAGCAGTTTCAGCAGCAGTAGCGCGAACAACTTCAGCAGCAAGTGCGTCAGTTAATACACCTTCAGCAGCAGTAGCGCGAGCAGTTTCAGTAGCCAAATCAGCAGCAGCAGTAGCAACAGCAGAAGCTAAGTTAGCAGCAGTTGTTGAAAGAGCAGCAGTGATGTTAGATTGAAGAGCAGCTTCAGCAGCAAGAGCGCGTGAAATTTCAGCAGCTAAGTCACCAGCAAGCGCAGCTTCAGCAGCTAATGCACGTGCAGCTTCAGCAGCTAGGTTAGTTGTAAGAACGCCTTCAGCAGCAGTAGCGCGGTTGATTTCGTCTGTCAATGCAGAAGAAGAACCAGAAGACAACGCAGCGATAGCGTCTGACAAGTCGCCATCCATTGCTTGGAAAGAAGCAACGATTTCAGTTAATGAATCTAAAGCAACTGGATCAACGTTGCTGATGATGTTGTCAATTTCAGATTGTAATACCGCGTCAGCAGCAGTACGTGCAGCAGCTTCAGCTACAACAGCAGCGTCACGAGCAGAAGCCTCTGCATCGATAGCAGCTTGAAGAGCATTGTCTGCATTTGTACGAGCGATAACTTCAGCATCGATAGCAGCTTGAAGAGCAGCGCTAGAAGCAGTAGTTAAAGAGTCAATTTGACCTTGTAAGTTAGCATCGCCAGCAGCGCGGTCAACCAATTCTTGAGCCAAACCATTTGTTAATACTAATTCAGCAGCAACAGCACGGCTGATTTCACTATTGATAGCAGCTACTAAGTTTGTTTTTACAGAAGTTTGCAATGCAGCTAAAGAACCTTCAACGCCAGTAGCGCGAGTTACTTCAGAAGCTAAGTCGTTTGTTAATACTATTTCAGCAGCTTGAGCGCGTGCTAATTCAGCAGCATCAGCAGCTTGAAGTGCTGCTAAGTCAGCGTTTAAACCATAAATGGTACTCTTGTTACGAACGATAATTGCCATTTTAAAAATCTCCTTTTTATTGGCCTTGTTTTTCCTTAGACAAGTAAACTGAGAATAGCTGTACTATCACCATTGATAGTATCAAGCGGGGATTATCCATTAGGATAGAAAGTGAACTCAAATCATTTGAGTTTTGATATAAGTATTTACATACTATTTTGAAAAATGGGTTGAAATGCTTGATTTTAATCAAAAACAGATATTTGCAAATGCATAAATACAAACATGAAACAATTACTTGCATACAAATATCGAATATACCCATCGGCAGAACAAAAAGTTCTGATATCGAAGATATTTGGCTGCAAACGTTGGGTATCAAATTACTTATTAGCAGATCAACAAGATAGATTTAAGAACAATCAGAAACATCTTACCTGGGTAGATATGAATAATCTTCTACCTACATTGAAGAAAGAATTTGAGTTTTTGAAAGAAGTAGACAGCCTAGCCCTTCAGGGAGCAGCGATGGACTTGGCGACAGCGTATAAGAATTTCTTCGAGTCCATTACGGGGAAAAGAAAAGGTTCAAAAGTAAAACCACCTTCATTCAAATCAAAGCATGGCCGTCAGTCATACCGAACCAGTGGGAAAGGTATTAGAGTATCGGATAACTTCATCACGCTACCAAAATTAAAAGAAGTAAAAGCAGTTATTCATAGACCATTACCAGCCGATGCTAAGATTAAATCGGTAACCGTTTCTAAAAACCAAGATGGCAGATATTATGCCTCTGTGCTAATAGAAACCGATGTACCAACCCAAGATTACAAAAACCGAGAAGTCGGTTTTGATTTAGGTATTAAAGATTTGATGATCACTTCAAGTGGTCTTCGATTCCTTAAACCAGATGCGTTGCTGTATCATGCGAAAACCAAGCAGTTATTAAAACGCAAACAAAAGCAGTTCGCAAGAACTACCAAAGGCAGCAAAAACCACGAGAAACTTCGTATTCAAGTGGCTCGGTTGCATTCCAAGATTACGCGACAGCGAAATGAGTATTATCACATCCTTAGTAAGTACATAGTGGCTACCAATGATGTGATCTACTTAGAAGATTTGGCAGTCAGTAATCTACTTAAGAACCGGAAACTCAGCAGAGTAATCCATGAAATTGCTTGGTCTACTCTTTCAGAGATGATCAAATATAAAGCGGAATGGGCTGGTGTTCTAGTTCAAGAAGTGGGTCGTTTTTATCCAAGTAGTAAGACCTGTTCTTGCTGCGGTCATAAACTCGAATCCTTGGATTTAAATACACGTGAATGGGAATGCCCCTCGTGTGGCGAAGTCCATGACCGGGATCTAAATGCTGCCACGAATATACTCCATGAAGGGCAACGCCTTACTTATGGGGTCCAGTTATCATCGCACGCAACTGGCGATGTGGGAGTAATCCCAGAGGCCTTACAGAAAATGACTACTAAAATCGAGAGATCTGCGGCGATATCGCAGTTAGTCGTTGGAGTGGGCAAACTCTACGAATGTATATCGTTGGGTGGTTGACTTCTTACGATGATTGCTATATTATAGCTTTAAATCGTTTAAATTAAGATATACCATAATGAAAAATCCCTGTTAAAACAGGGATTTAAGTTTAACGTGATTGGTTAATCATTCGTATGATTGACCTAACTTGGTCAAGAACCGGTTTGACAGTTGCGATATATTCCGCTTGTAGTGCATCGAATTCTGATTTGCTTATTTTCAATTCTAATTTCCCTTCTGTTATACTATACTCAACCCCACGTTCGATGGCCCATGCCCCGAAGTAAAAATCCCTTATTATCATTGCTATCCCTTTGCTAAGTACGATACCACACCATGTCCATTTACATCATATAACTCATTTAAAGAAGCATAATACTTACCGTTACTACTCGATACAGAAACGCTATCGTATTCAGTAATAACCCCATTATTATCGTAAACAATCATAACACCATGAACAATCATTCCTTGAGGTTCAGATGGTAGTAATATTTGATTGTTTATTATCGCAATTTTCTCGGTTGTGAATATACCATAGATTGCACCTGAAATAGATTCAGCTGGTCCCAATTCACGAATCTGACCATTGTCTAATACTAAAACATTTTTCGAAGCAGATTGAACTGCCAACTCAACCACAACACCAATTGTAGTTTGTATTGCACATCCACAGAAAGAATACCCTAATTTCTGTACGATGTTACCAGCGTTTACTGGTGGAATATCTGTAAATTCACCTGGTACCGTACTAAGGAATAAAGTACCGATCGGTACAACAGCACCGTCAATATCATTTTTACCTTGTAGATAGACTGTGGCAATATCGCCGACTAACCAAGCAGTTGTAACAAAACCATATGCCTCAAACTCAGTTGAAACAGCACTAGCCAATCTTGCTTTAGCAACACCAGCATCACTAAAGAAGTTAACATAAGAACCGGCTGGTAAATCTTCATCTACTAATATACTAACTGCACTAGTAAAACTTGGATCTACTGATATTTTTCCAGAAGAATCGACGATTAAACCATCGCCGATCATTACACCACCTAGTTTACAATCTGTTGCTTTAGGTAAAGTGTATCGTGGGCCTGCAGGACCGGCTGGACCTTCGGGACCAATAGGACCTTGTGGACCAACTGCACCATCATGACCGATTATACCATCAGCACCTTTTGGACCAACTAGACCTTGAATACCCTGCGGACCTTGTGGACCAGGAGGACCTGATGAATAAGGTAAGTCGTTCCAAAGACGAACACCATCACCAAGTTTATATAGACCAGTATCTAGTTCAACTGCCAACTCGCCTTCAGCCAATAACGGATTGACTGTAGACCATTCAATTGCTAAACCACGTCTAAGTTGAATTGAAATTGCCATTAGATAACTCCTCCACCATCATAGGGTGTAATACCACCATAGTTTGATACAGGCGTTCCACCATCATTATTTGTATATACTGTTACCGTGACTGCACCATCTTCAGTTAATCCAAGTCCAGGACCCAATGTGATAGCACCTGGGCTAGTTGTTGTCGCTATTGGTAATTGAGTAGGTGATAAATTAACATTTAACGACCCAGTAGTATCAACAGCCAAACCAGTACCGACTTTGATAGCACCAATTGCAGTTTGTGTTGCTGTCGGTAATGATTCTGGAGTTGTAGTCAAATCAACACTAAGAACACCGGCTTGATCTATATTCAAACCATTACCAACTTTCACAACACCGTAGGAATTTTCAGTTGCAACTGGAACTGTAATTATAGAAAAGTCAACACTAAGTTCACCACTTTGACTTACATATAAACCATTGCCCAATGGAATATCATGTACACTACTTATGTCATCAGAATCAGGTGAAGTTATAGGGATCCAAGAAACACCTTGACTAATATACAAAGTAGAAGTATCTGGGTTGTACCACATAGCACCAGCGACGCCAACAGGTGGCATATTTGGTGTTAATACAGTACGTGTAGTACCAGAAGAACTACTACCTGAATTTAAAGGAATACCACCTAGTGTGACTCCATCTGAAAGACGCAAGTCACCAAGGTCCTCATCATAAAATAAGGTACCTTTGTCGCCAACGTAATCATCAACGCTTACTGATTTTACACGGCCTGCTTTAATCTTCTGAATGGACATTAGTGATTCACCATTCCTTGATTAACGTTGATTTCTAGTAACTATCTCAGAGTAATCATCGGATTCATCATAATAGTTATTGCCTTCGTCTGGTTCTTCTTCATCTTGAAGTAAGTCAGAGATAACTGGGCTTTGTTTCCCAGCTTGTGCTTTTTGTATTTCAATTTGTTGCTGCAGTGGTGGTACAAAGATTGGATTTTGTTCCAATTCCTGTGGATCTTTCGGTTCATCATAGCTTACCGTTTTAACTTCACGTTCTTTAGGATGATCGCCGTACCCACTCGCTCTACCACTCAATTTATCGAGATTGGTTTGATTACCGGATGGCTTTGTATTGCTATCTGGTAAATTAATGTTAATATTCTGCGGCTGGCTACTATATCCAGGCATATCGATATCGGGCTGGCCGTTTCCGGCAAGTTTAATCCGAATCGGCACATTTACGTTAACTATAAATTCTTTTGCTCGCATGTGGGCTTTATCTCAAAAATGGGCAGTTAATACTGACTTTGGTATCATGTATTTAGCCTGCTTTTTGAGATTGTGGTTTTGGAAATTACAGGAGGTTGGTGGCAGGATTATTTGGCAAATCCTGCCATAAATGATGGTTACTTAAGCACTAAACTCAAATAATGTTCGGTGAAATACAACAGAAAGCAGGTTAAGAATATACTAGTAGCGATAATAGCCAGCCCTACAAATGCCCCATTCTCTCGGATTGCCACCAGAACAAACCCAATCAATGTTATTAAACTTAGGATTACAATAATAGGCGATATCTTAAGCATGTTTACTCGCCTTTTTCAAAGGTTTAGCTTTAACCACAACTGCTTTAGATTTCGCTGCGGCAGCCAACACAACTTTCTTCTTGTAATCAGCAACCTTTTGGTGAAAAAGCAAAGCGCCTTTACTTTGGCATACTTCAAATAGATTCATTGGATCAGTACAATGACCTTTGCTTTCATACCAGCGAGCAGCAGGAACCCATTTAGAAGCTGGGATATCATATTGGATGGGATCTACTTTAAAATCTTCAGCCATTACAGATCCAGCTAATAAGAATAAGATTACGTATCTCATATATTCCCTGTCGAATAGTTCTTACTTCTTAAACGAGTAGCAGTATAGATATCAATATTGGTATCCGTTGCCAGTTTCAACAACTTGTTCACTACGTTAGTTCCGACTATCTCGTCAGACGAATCAATTACAACAACATTGGGCCAACGATAGTCTTCTTCAAAGATCAACTCTTCCAAATAACGAATCATCTCACCAGCGTAAATCTCGTGAGTATCTCGTACAGCAGTTGATAAGTTAACTTTGATAACTCGAATGTTTTCAACATCACTGTTGGCATCCGTGAACTTAGTATGCTTAATGTTATCTTTGATATCAAAGACCAGATGAAACACTAGTTTACCTTTATTGGATTCCCTAGCAGTAACATCCGTTAATGTTTTGGTGATGCCATACTCGTTTTTATTAAAGTTAAAGATAACTAACTTGTTCTTAGACGGTTCTTCGTCAAACGATTGTAAAGTAAGCACTTCAGCCATTGGTTATTCCTCGGTTGTAAGTTTAACATAGCCAGTAGCAATACCGACAATCCAAGAAACTGACGCGATAATGGTGATATATGCTCCGAAAATAGGGTTATAATCAGTTAACGTCATGATAACTCCGGTGAACATCGCAGAACACGCGATGATGGTAAAGGTTTCTTGTTTCATTTGTTTTCCTCAACAATTCCAAAATGGGTGATAAAATATCCGGTACCTACTACAACCAATCCAACTGCGATGTGAGCAAGTATTTCTGTTATGTGACTGATGATATATGGTATATAATGTACCACTTCGTATGCGATTATCGCAACTACTGCGGCTATTCCGACTGCGTAAATTAATGGCTGCATTCTGATTCTCTGTTTAATAGTTTAAATCCTAGTGCATAAAATCTGATCAACTCATGTAAAGCATCCTGTTGGGTGTTAAACACTTTGTTCATCATTCGTTGGCACTCCCAAGTTTTCGGGTAGAGTTTACTACAGATTTCTTCTTTGAGCAAGCAATTAATTGCCCATCCGATGAAATGATCATCTGCAGTGAAATGTGCTTTAACTTTCCCGAAAACAATACCATTTTCGGTTAACGTGATGGTATCTTCTGTTTTGGTTATTTCTAAATTACTGAATCTATTTGATACTTCTTCGATTAATACGTCAATTTGGTCTTTCATACTGCCTCCTAAAAGATAATGCCCAACTGTGAAGTTAGGCATTTGTAATCTAATATTTAGGGTTGTCAAGGGTTTTGTCATTCAACTGTAACATTTCAAATACACTCGGTAGAATATGATTTTAACCGATATTTCAAAAAGTAGTCAACCCAATCATTTTCCTTACCTTTGAAAGAATTCATCAACAAGTAGAATAGTGGATGGCTACGATACTTAAGAGCAAAGTCTTTTGGGTTATCAAACTCTTTCAAATCGATAATTTCATCAACATCAACTATAATATCATTGATCTCAGTAACTACACGTTTTTCAACCCGATTAACCGTTTCCATCATTTCAGGTTCATCGATACTGGCAATATACGCTTTGAAGTCATCAACTTTCTCAGATACAACCATCTCTGCTACATTGCGTTCAGTAGTAAACGTAACAACATGATGTAAGGTCATATACCAGTTAGTTTTCATTTTGACCATTTGGCCATTTGAAAACTGGATTACATATCCTTCCTTATTAGTATCCGTCACTACTGAATTTTTAAACCAATATAAACCAGATAACTCGTATTCAGTTATAAAGGACTTAACATATGGTATTTCCCAACCTTTTGCTAATAGAACAAGATCATCACGTGAAAAATATTCACCGGTCTCATTTGATCTAATGGCTAACAAAGTCAACGCAGGTTCTTTGTACGAACAAACAATTCGATTGGCTCGTGAAGTCAATTCGAAAATGGGTGTGAATCCTTGTTCACACATAAACTTAGAGAATTGATACTGGTGTGACTTGTAGCAGAACTTCTCATTAGCGTAATTGGCTTCAGCTGAGGTAAATGATCTTTTAGTTTTGAAGATAATTGAACCATCAATCAAAACAGGAGTGATCATACTGCCGTCCATTTTGTCCATAACCGAAGTTACTGAGTTCCAATCTAATACACCCTCTTGAGTAAACTGGTTTTCGTTTAAATTAAAGAACTTGTGGAATGGTCTTGATACAACTTTTCCAGATGGGTCAAAGGTAATACCACGACATTCACGTGCATACTCATTCTTGAACACGTCGCTTTCGAGTATATGATACGAAGCAACGGTATATCCATTGGCATCAGTTTTGAACTCAATACCTTTTACCTCACCAACTTGGGCTTTGAACTCAGCCAAGTTAGTAATAACTGGGAAGTTATTCATTGGTTTCCTCATTTTTTAGATAATTGGCAATAACAGACTCTAAGGTCTCACCTTCTTTAAACTTACTAAAGTCACCGAACAACATACTGTATCTTAGCTCTACATCTGGGTTTTCTTTAAACATCTCGTACTCACGAACTGCACTACGGATATTATGTAGTTTCTTATTAACCTTCTGCTTGGCTGGGTAAAGTCGTTCTTTGATAATATCAGACAACTTCAATGCCACTAAGTCAGGTTTTTCCAGATAACTATTGAATAACTCTCTAGTGGCTTGTCTGGTATCATCGGTACGAACCCAGTCAATGAAAATGTTATTAATGACTATCAGCCCAACATTCTCGTGCTCCTCGAATAAGTAGTAATTGCCAGTAGGTCCATCAAAGTTTTCATAAGACTGAACTGGATCCCCTAATGAATACCCATGTAGCAAGCAATCTAATTGCTTGGTTTGAATTTCTTCATTATCTTCTATATAAAAGCTGTCAAACATTCCCATCGGACTATCTCTCGTTAATTAGTTAAAAGGTTATTCTTCCCAAACGAAGTAAATGAAGCAAACAGTTATAATGAATGCTATAGCCAAGGTTACGTCACGTGGTAAATCTGGATCCATTGGTATTCTCCTTTAGGAAGTGATGCAGATAGTAACTGCAAATAGATATGATGTCAACTAGTATTTAATTGAACTGATATGAACTCACCAGATTTTGGACGTAACTGCCCATTTGAAAGAATAATACTAAAAGATAATGTAACAATGATTGTCTTATAGATGATGTTTATTACTAAAAGATGATTGAATTATGATTGTCTTATAGATGATGTTTATCTTTGAACTATTATCTTTTAGTTATGATGTTTTGTATTGATGATCTTTAGTTATGGCCTTATAGATGATCTTATTAGGTAATTATCTTTTAGTTTAAAATGTATGTGTTCGAATGGAGTTTATAATGTATGTGTGCATCTGGTAAAAAGCTATAATGTATGGGTTCGAATAGATCTAAAATGTATGTGCGCGAATGGAAACAGCTATAAGGGAATCTAAAAATGTATGTGCGCGTGGCTTAAGCAGGTAGGAAGTAATGGATCTATTATCTTTTAGAATTATCTTATACGCTCCTACAATTATAGATTTATAATAGAATCATTAATAGATCTATTATAGAGGCTTTTAATACTGCAGTATGAGGAGCTGAACATCTTAACCCGAAAAACTCGGGTGACTTCTAAGTTGTTTTGGCTACATTATATAAACATAGCCAAAGTTGTTCTGCATACAAGTATCGCATCACAGCAGCAGTAGAGCAATTACAGAGGCGGTCAGCCGGTACCTCGAGCTCAGTCTTATTAATCTGACGGTGGCCATATGAACAACTGCTACCTCATTCATATGACGTGGGTTTTCTCAACCCATCTTTAGCCTTTTTTACTAATTTCGCTATAACACAAATGGGTTGTACGAAGGCGTATCCCATAACTCATCTGGCGGGGTAGTGTGTTATATCTCCGCTGTCAACTTCGGAACTTCCATCCCCTATGATTCAATTAGACTAGGGTTTAAGGGCACGTTATGGTCGCCTGTGCACGGCTTTCTTGACAGTTCTCTCACCTTTCTAAGTTAGTTCTAGTAATTCGGTGAGCAAGGGTTGGCGGGTGCCTAAAAGATAATAGACTTGGTGTCGATATGATTTGAGATGGTCTCTAAAAGATAATAGAATTAATAGACTGGGTGTCGATAATAATTGAGTTGGTCTCTGTAAACTACTTTAGTGTAACTGCTTTTAGCTAGAATATGATTAAGTATAGACTTTATAATGGGGATTGTCAACCTATTTTTCAAGGTATCTCGTTCACTGCTTTTGGGTAATTTCAATCTATGGTTAATTGTAACGCTAATGAATACTAATGTCAACCATTATTTTCAATTATCTTTTAGACACAAAAAAGGGCTACCGTAGTAGCCCTTGATTTCAAGAAAGATAGTAATATGCATAGTAGGTGAGTAGAGCACCACCTAGTATCAAAGTGGTTTGTACTCCAACCACCACTGACAATCCAAATACAACTTCCTTGTAACGTTTGATTTGTTCAGCTTGATCTTCAATAATATCAAATTGAGTTTGTGACATTTTTAGCCTAATGATGTCAGGATTAATGTAGTAGCTCCAACTAAAAACACAGTTGCAACAATGGATAAGTCGTGCATTAACGCATTGATTTGTTTAGTGCCATGTTCTTTCATGCTATCAACCCCGATAATACCCAAAGAGCAAAACCAGTTGAGAATAGTAAAACCCATGGGTTTTCTACCACAGTATGCGCAGAAGGTGGTTCTACGGTTGTTTCGCCAGGACCCCAAAGGTAAGGGGCAGTAGTTGATCGATTTTTGTTCGATGTTTTCATGATTGTTTCCTTGTGGGTTGTAATATAGTATTTATTGCTTAAAAGTAGCAATAATTGTTTCCAAATTGGAAATAAACTATTAACAAATTGGTTCTTCCATCAATGCCTCGTGAGCAACTTGGCGAACCTTTCTAAACAGGGCAGCTTCAGCCCATTGTAATTCAGTACCAGTACAATAATCAGCAGCATTCAAAGTAGCAATGCCTAGTAATATGTTACGTAAACGTTGTTCTTCAGTTTTTGGTTCAATGTCGTCAATAAAGTTAGTATTCATAGTTTAGTTCTCGGTAGTCATTAATTCGAAACCTTCATCTCCTTCAGAGATAAGGATGGTTACATCAGATAATTTCTCACCTAACGCATTAATCAATTCTTCGCGGTTACGGCCTTGTGCAAGGAATCTTGGGTTTTCTTTAGTGTAAGCATATAGTTGGCCGTTAACTGTCTCAACAGTAATAGCTACTTCGGTTTCATCTGGTTCGTCTTCATTCTTGGCTAACAACTCTTCGATTTTCATGTTCTCCAAGTCATCCACCGTAATACCAAAGTATTCTAAGATATCACCAAAGGTTCGAATGCAATACCAATGTGATATTACCCACCCTAATACAAAACAACTTACACCAACTCCAATGTATGACCAGTAATCATCCATCGTATCTCCTGTTTAAAAGTTAAAATGATCCTCGTCAAAATAGACAAAGACGGTTATTGAATTTCTGTTGTACTTGGTAGAACAATAATGTCCCAACTTAATCAATCTATCCTCGATGTAAATTGCATCATCTGGGATAACTAACTCTGGTCGAAACAATTCTAAAGTAGCACCGGTTGGTGTTTCACGAGGAGTTTGAAAAATACAAACAGTGCAATGCTCTTTAGCCTCAAGTTTACTTTTTTGAATGGTTTGCTCAATGTAGTACATCATGCGTTCCTGTTCAGTCATTTCAACTGGTGGTTGTTTCTTGAAAAAGTTAGTAAATCGATCGAGTAGCTGCGACATTTGGTCTCCTTGGTTGACATGTGAAGTAGTATACCCTATATTTACCGGATGTCAAGAGAATGTTCTACACGGTTTTGTTAATCTGCGATATTCCTTGCCCTCTGTGCTGTAGATAATACCTTGATCACAGTGAACCCACACGGTATCTTGTTGATCTTCATTTTCTGTTGAAGTCCAACAGAAATGTACAGGTAACGCGATATCAAACTCACGAACGCCAGCATACTCAGAACTGGCATTCCATTCTGCAAATTCTTCAAACGTAGGTAATCGCCAACCAGTCTTACCATCAATCGTCAAAGCAAAACAGTAGACCTTGGCATCGTACCAATTTAAGTATGTACAATATTCGTCTGGGGCAAATTCAATCATGGGTCGTATTATAGCTAAAAGATAAGGGATGTCAAGGTTTAATTGGATTTTGTTTGGTAGCGAGCACCGCTAGGTGCGAGCCATAAATACCGGATACTAACAAGAGAGTAACTAAATGCGAATATCCGAGTTTGTAACAGAAAACACAGTTGAATTATCAAAAGAGCCAGGAACCATGAGTTTGTGGCATGGTGGAAACTTAACCAGTGACTTAGTCTTAATTCCACAAAAAACCGGTAGATTTGAATATGGTGCTGGTTTGTACGCAACCACCCATTACGACACTGCCAGAAAATACAGCAAAGGTTCACGAAAACTATATCTGCTTACCTTGACTAAAGGCACGGATGCGAATAAATCGCATGTCGAACATGATAAGGCACTTGGGTTTGTTAACCAATTCGTAACTAAAGCAAAACGTAACGACATTATGCAACGACTTGAGAAGTACAATCAAAATAACATGATACCAGCGTATGTATTCAATAACGTCATTTTGAATGAAAAAGCAATTAAGGCAACCGATACTGTTAACTTAAGTCAGTTCTTTGTAGACAATGGCATCGATTATCTACTAGTACCAAATGCTTTTGGGTGGAATGAAATGATGGTCGTTATTTTCAACTTACAGAAAATCTCAGACGTGCAACAGATCAAACCAACTGATAAGATTGTTGACTACGATTTACCAATCAACTTTAACTAAAAAAGGCACCTATGTCGGTGCCTTATCTTTTAGTGAACTGCAGAGTACTTAAAAACTTCCTTAGCAGAAAGGTACTTACCTTGCAATGGGTCGTAGTAAACAACCTTATCTTGTTTATCTCTGAATGGCCCTTCCATTCCAGATACAGAACCATAGCCATCTATTAATGACGATTTCTTAACATCACGATGTTTTGTATAATGCATGGTCATAAGTCAAAATACCTCATTTGAAAATTGCGGTGACTTGGTTCGTGAGGATACCCACGAGGGTTTGTAATAACGTGGCAGTCACCATGTACCACGTCTAAGCCTGAATGCATGTGACCATAGATGAAATAATCAATCCCTTCCATGTATTCGGTCAAATCCGACGAGAACAATCCATTCATGTGGTATTGGTCTTTGTAGATTGGATTAATAGTCGCATGTGATGGAGAATGATGACTCACAACAACTGTCTTGTTCTTAGTAGTATTTAAGAACTTGTCTAATCCAACCAAGTATTGTTTGTGTAATTCTAACGCAGTGCTAGGTAAGAACTTACCAGTGCCTTCTTTAATAACACGAAAGTCCATTAACGTTCTTGGTGCTAACATCATGGTTTGTGGATCTTCTCGGTTGAAGTCAGTCCAGCACGTACCACCGTAAAAATCAATACCTTCTAAGGTAATCGATTCGCAATCTAAAACATGGATATTGGTATACTCAGCCAATGCGCGTTTTAAGTTACCAATGCTGTTATATTGGGATCCATATAATGAATGATTCCCAGCAACATAAATGACATGTTTGTACTTAAACGAAATAATCTCAAAAAAGTCAACAAAATCAGTACTAGTAGGATCTGGGTGATTCTGTTGGAATATTAGACTCGCAGTAGGAACAATATCACCAGCTAATACTAAAATGCTATTTGGAATCGGATGTATAATCCCGTAATCCAATTGGCGATGTTCTAAATGTAAATCTGATGCGTAGTATATTCTAGTCATTTTCGTACAAAGTAAGCAATTATGTGTGTGAATACAATAATAGATAATAGGTAACCAAACTCATACCAGTGTTTGGTAGGAATGTTGTAGTGCTGGATTTGATCAATAACCGTGGTTAATATCCATGCTAAACCGTAAGTGAGTGCGACGTAAATTAAGAATTTCATACCGATATTTAGGTGACACTCGCGATTGATTCAATCCGCTTTTATATCTCGCACTGGGACTACTGGCCACAGTTTACCCAAATGGCTTGCCGGGTCGCCTTGATACCAGCATGCACCAACTGATTCCTGATTAGCGTAGTATTCCGCTTGTGTTGGTAACCTCCAACCATCACCCAAACAAAAACAATACAAAACTGCCTCGTCATAACTTATGCCAAATTCTGATGCTTTTCCGATTTCAATCATCTTTTAGATCTCGCACTGGGATTACTCGATATCTTTTAGTCTCACTGTCATCTCTGACTTCACCGTACCAATATTTCCACGTATTCGTGTAACCAACGATAGTACGTATTTCTTCATAAGTCGGTAATCTCCAACCAACATCACCTTCAATATTAAGTGAGAAACAGTAGAAGATTGCTGCATTCCACGTCAACTCTTTTTCGTATTCTTTGGGTGCTTGCTCAATCATCGATTATATCTCGCACTGGGATTACTGGTAAATTAAACCACAAACCATGTTCTTGATACCAAGTTACACCAAAATAGGGTGGGATGTATTTGTGGTATTCTTCTTGACTTGGTAATCGCCAACCATCACCTAAACAAAAACAATACATAACTGCTTCGTCGTAGGTCATTTTAAATTCTGATTGTTCACCTATCTCAATCATCTTTTAGATCTCGTACTGGTGTGAAGAATAATTTTACGGTATTTGGGTCACTAAAAGAATCGTAACAACCAATAATACTACCAAGCATCGAGTAAAACTCATCCGCTGTTGCTAATCGCCAACCGTCACCAAGGCAAAAACAGTAAAATTCCGCATCCTCTTTGGATAATGGAGTATTTGTTCTAGGACCTATTTCAATCATCTTTTAGATCTCGTACTGGGATAATAGTTCCAAGATTAGTTAATCGATCACTTCGTTCACCTACACCATCAGCATACCAACCATATATGTTTCGGTTATTGAAAAATTCTTTCTGTGTTGGTAATCTCCAACCAACCTTACCATCTATATTCAAAGAAAAACAATATAACTTGGCATCCGTATACGTTAATTTTTTGTGATATTCAACAGGTGCTATTTCAATCATCTTTTAGATCTCGTACTGGGATAAGTAATCGACGATTGCTACGACCCTTATCTAACTCTGGATTATTAATGATATCCGCATACCAGTAAGGTGTGGTCATCGTTGGAAATTGCAGCAGTCGAGTTTCGTCAAAGGTTGGTAATCTCCACCCATCACCTAGTAAAAACACACGAAGTTTAACATCGTCTCGTACAAGGGGAATCCATTGCTTTTTCTGTGCTACTTCAATCATCTTTTAGATCTCGTACTGGGATAAACACCCGTCGAACATCATGATGCTTATCTAACTCAGGGTTATTAATAGTATCTGTATTCCAAACTGGTGAAACCATCATTGGAAATTGCAGACTGTGGGTTTCCACGAAGGTCGGAAACCTCCAACCATCACCCAGAACAAACATCCGAAGTTTAGCATCGGCTTGACTAACTGAGAGCCATTGGTTTTTCTGTGCTACTTCAATCATCTTTTAGATCTCGTACTGGGATTAACCAATATTTAATTTTGTGGGAAATGTTATCAACCGTATCATTAGAATTCCACATCCCACGAATGCCATGAACTCTTACAACTCGAGTTTCGTCAAGTGTTGGGACCCGCCAATCCCGGTTACCATCAATGTCCAATAACATAAGATAAAATATAAGATTAGTCACCTCGGTTTCTATCCAGTACTCTTCAGGTGCTACTTCGAGTTTGGGTTCAATCATCTTTTAGATCTCGCACTGGAGTTACGGGCCAAAGACTAACACCATGGCGCAGGAAGTCGTCTTTTAACCAACCAATGTGACCTGGTATATAACGCGCGGATTCCCCTTCAGTTGGTAATCTCCAGTCGCCACCTAGACAAAAACAGTAAAATACGGCATCGGCGTAGGTCATTCTTGAATTTGTAGTTTCACCTATCTCAATCATCTTTTAGATCTCTTACTGGTATAATATCAAGTTCAGGTTCTCCCTGATCCTCAATATAACCAAGTTCATCTGAAAACCAATAATTACCCATCCAATGGTTTGGGTCACTTGCATCATACACGTAATAAATCCATTCGTCGCTGGTAGGCAATCTCCAGCCAATCTTACCATCAATCGTCAAAACAAACAAGTACAAATCGATATTGTGGATGGTCGATTTTTTCCAATACTCTTCCGGTGCTATCTCAATCATCTTTTAGATCTCGTACTGGGATTAACAAAAACTTGGATCCAACTCGAGAATACCATTCTTCATCCAAAGTATCCGTAATTGTCCATCGTTCAGCCTTGATATTCGGTATGCTAACAAACCAATCCTCTTGTTCCTCTTCGGTTGGTAATCTCCAATCCTGCTTACCATCAATAGTCAATACAAACAAGTACAGTTTGATTTCTTGCCACGTACATTCAACCCAATATTCTTCAGGTGCTATTTCAATCATCTTGTAAGTCTCGTACTGGGATTACATGCCAACGGTTATTACGGTTAGTTTGGTCATTAAAGTTCCAAACGAAGTTTACATTGCCGTCGAATTCTTCAATAGTAGGTAATCTCCAGCCATCACCCAAACAGAAACAATACATCACTGCGTCGTCATAGGTCATCTTTGTTGTTGATCTTACACCTATTTCAAATTTGGTTTCAATCATCTTTTAGATCTCGCACTGGAACAACTAACCATTCACCTAATGAACTTTCACCTAATGAACGTTGACCTTCCCACCAACACATTTGCAGATTTAAACGCATATATTCTTCGCCAGTTGGCAATCTCCAACCATCACCTAAACAAAAACAATAGAATACCGCTTCATCATATGTCATGGGTTTTGCAGGTTTACCTACTTCAATTTCTGTTTCAATCATCTTTTAGATCTCGTACTGGAGTAACTGGCCGCAGACTCGTGCTTTGTTTACCGTTATACCATGAAAACGCCATTGCCTCGTCTGTATTGAAATATTCGTGACGTGTCGGCAATCTCCAACCATCACCTAAACAAAAACAATACATCACTGCTTCTGCGTAGGTCAATCTTGCATCTGTTGTTTCACCTATCTCAATCATCTTTTAGATCTCTTACTGGTCTAACTAAGTTATCATCATATCCCTTATTCTCAGGCGATGACTTATAATCTATACCTTGTCGATTAAAATCTACATCAATAGCATACCCAATGTCACCTTCTTCAGATGACCAGTAATACCATCTAGCAAAATCGCAGCCGGGCATAGCCCAGATACTATTCAACTCCTTAACAGTTGGCAACCTCCAACCAGTTTTACCATCTATGCGAAGAGCAAAACAATACAAACGGGCATCGTCCCAGCTTGATCGGATTTCATATTCTTTGGGTGCTATTTCAATCATCTTTTATCTCTCACTGGAATTAACTTGTAGTATGCACTGACGTTACTTGGATGGTTGTTAAAATATAGAACAGCTTCATTATACCAAACAAGTTCACCGGATTGCCAACATATGCCTTTTAATTGTAGAATTTCGTAGTTAGTGGGTACTCGCCAGTCTGTTGTACCATCAATATTCAATGAGAACAAGTAGAGTCGGATTTCCTCATGCGTCATACAATTCCAGTATTTCTCTGGTGCGAGTTCAAATTTTATGTCTAGTCTTGCCATTATAAGTCTCTTACTGGTATGGTTATAAACAGCGGATCTTTCCACTCATTTAATTTGTCTGGTGTAACGCAAGCCAAGTCTTCTAGTAGCCAAAAATCAGAAAAGAATTGCTTATATTCTGATGTAAAGTCGTATATCTCGTGAAGCCATTCATCTTGTGTGGGAAATCGCCAATTTGCATGATTATCTATTACCAACGAAAACAAATATAACCTAGCATCATTAAATTCGAGTTTTTTCCAGTATTCTTCAGGTGCTATTTCAATTGCCATGCTTGTTCCTATAATGTATTTTTTACGTATTGTACTTAGAGATTTGTTGAATGTCAAGTGGATTTGTTTGTATTTTTGGTGTTGGTTTGATGTGGGTTAGATTTGTGAGGTTGCTGGTTTGTATTTTAGTGATGCGAGTGCCGATAGGTTGGATTTTATTTTAGTGATGCGAGGAGCGTTAGCGACGAGCTATTGTGGGTGGATTTGTGAGGTCGCGAGCACCGCTAGGTGCGAGCCAATGTAAGTATACGGTGGATATTGTGAGGAGCTATTGTGGGTGGATTTGTGAGGTGCGAGCACCGCTAGGTGCGAGCCTTAAGGCATTATCTTTTAGACAAAAAGAAACCCGATCTAAGTCGGGTTCCTTGGGTTTCATTATCTTTTAGATTCAAAAAGATAAATACTCATAGTAAAAGATATCGGGAAATATCTTGAACTACTAATCAACGTCTATAGAGGAGACATCAATATGACAGTATTTAGCAGAGGCGAATCTTACGCCGCAAGAATGATAGCAGAAGCAACTAATAAGTTCAATGGAAAATTCGATTACTCAAGTGTCGAATATATTGGGAAAGATAGCCTGGTATTGATACATTGCCCAGTTCATGGTTTATTTGAACAGAGATTGTATGATCATGTTCGCTCTATGTATGGGTGCAAGCAGTGTGCTAATGATGCGCATAGTAAAAACAGTAGAATGTCCCAAGAAGACGTCATTGAAAAGTTCAATGAAGCACATGATAATATAGAAAATCCTAAATTTGACTACTCGCAGGTGAAATATGAACACATGCACAAGAAGGTGGAGATACACTGCTTAGTTCATGGGCCTTTTTTACAAAAACCTTCAGACCATATTAATAAACATGGGTGTGGAAAATGCAAAGGCGAGAAATGCAGTGAACGTCGCAAAGTACCATTAGATGAAATGCTTGTTAGATTCGAAGAAAAGCACGAAGGAAAGTATACATACCCAGATATTGAAAGCTATTATGTCGATAGTACTACGAAAATAAATATCGAATGTGAAAAACATGGGATATTCACACAAACCGCACATGCTCACACCTACTATGGATGTGCGAAATGTGGTAAAGATTCAATATCTGAACAAACTAAAGGTGTTGAAAGACCACATAGACGTACAACAACTGAGGAATATGTAGCCAAGGCGAATGAGAAACATGATTTCCGGTACGAATATGATAAAACTGTATATGTAAAATCGCGTGGAACGACAATAATTGTTACCTGCAAAGAGCATGGTGATTTTGAAATATCCCCGAGATCACATCTAACCGGCTGGGGTTGTAATACCTGTAGCAGACGTGAGATGGGTGAGCGTGTTAGTTTAAAGGTTCCAGAATTGGTGGAAAAGTTAAATTTGATTCATGATTTCAAATATGATTATTCGAAGGTGGAACTATGTGGTGATATTAAAAATGTACCTATTATAGTTACCTGCCCAGTGCATGGTGATTTTTCTATACTAGTTGGTAAACACTACAAGTATGGATGCCCTGAATGCGAGAAAGAAAATCCAAAGGTAAAGAATAGTTGTGTTAATGGTTCTAAACCTGCTAACGCATGGTTGGATAGTTTAGGACTTGAACTGGTTAGAGAATTTAGATTACCGGAGAAACGAACAAGACCAGTTGATGGGTATTGCATTGAAACGAATACAATATATCAATTTCACGGCGATTATTATCATGGAAACCCATCAGTATTTGATCCATCATCTTTTAGTATAAAACATGGAAAAACATTTGGTGAATTGTACGAACATTCTTGTAGAATGGACCAAGAGATAATTGATTTTGGATACAACTTGGTTGTTATGTGGGAAAATGATTGGACTGCTATAGTTAAAGAAGAAAAACGAATAGCGAAGGAAGCCAAGAAACTCGAAAAGAAGTTGAACAAAAAGCCTAGTAAGAAATAGGATAAAAGAAAGGCCACCTTGCGGTGGCCTTTCTCAGTTAGAGTGGTAAGTCTTTTCGTGAAGTCATTATGGAATCAACTAATCCAAATTCGATTGCTTCTTCTGCACTTAACCAATAATCGCGAGACATCGCTTGTTTGAAATCTTCGATTGTTTTACCTTTTGAATTGTGTTTCACGTATAATTCGGTTAGTTTATCGTTTAATTTTACCATTTCTTCCATTTGAATCATAGCATCGTGAACACTTCCGTTAGAACCCCCACGGACCGCATGAATCATCACCGCTGCATTTGGTAGAATATACCTATGGCCAGGCGAACCAGAATTAGCCAAGAAACTTCCCATACTACAAACCGCTCCGCAAGCTACTGTTTTTATTGGATTTTTTATGTGCTGAATCGTATCGTATAAAAATAATCCACTTCGGCACTCCCCACCGAATGAGTTGATATAAATATAAATGGGTTTTTCTGGGTCAACTGATTCAAGATATAATAACTGTGCAGCAACAACATGACTCATCTCGGTTGCAATAGGTCCATTTATAAACACCACGTTTTCTTTGAGGCACATGCTAAAAATATCAAAAACCCTGCCTTTGCTTGTGTTCTCTACTACCATTGGTACCATCATCATGTAACTCCTAAGTTTTAAATTGTAAGAAAGGTTAGTATAACCCTGATAAGAAAGTAAGTCAATCGTTAATTCATATTAGTTTTACATTGGCTCGCACCTAGCGGTGCTCGCAACATTAATATTGTCAAGATACTCCGCAAACAAACATATATTGGCTCGCACCTAGCGGTGCTCGCGATATTAATATTGTCAAGATACTCGCACCTAGCGGTGCTCGCGATATTAATATTGTCAAGATGCTCGGCGGCTATCTCGCCTCGCACGCTATCAAAATGCTATTGTAACAGATTAAGAAAGTAAGTCAATATTTAATCTAAATCACGAACTGGATAAACGCCTAATTGGTATTCATTTACGCCGAACCTAACACTGACTGGTGACAAATACTTGATGTGGTTGTTGGTAGTAACTTCAGACGACCAGTAATTTCCGGGTTCGATTAATCCTCGACTTAGCATCTCATGTAGTTCAGCTATCGTAGGTAATCTCCAACCGGTCTTACCATTGACATTAAGAGCAAAACAATACATTCGGGCTTCGTCCCAAGTTGCTTTGATGAAAACTGGTGCTATTTCAAAGTTCATAGATTTCCTATTAGGTTCAATTCGATTACTTATCGAAAATTTGCAAATGGCTTTCGATGATGAAATCATCCCAGAATTCTCTATCGACTTTGTCTGGGTAGTTGGATTGGTTTGCCAGAATGGTTACTTCGTCTACTAGATTTGACAGTAGAGGTTCAACCACATTAAAGTCCAATTTACCTTGTTTTACGTCCATTAGGATTGAGGATTCTGCCAATGGATATTCAAAGTAACCTTTTGTGAAAATATCACGTGCTTGGTAACCCGCGCGTAATGCGTGCGAGAGGGCTTTCCAATCGATACCTTCATTGAGTTTGGCTAACTTGGTACGTTCACCATACTTATCAAAATGTTTTTGTAAGTCTCGTTTTAGGAATGGGATTTTTAGATTGTCTTGATACTTACTACCACAGACTTCTAAGTAATAGTTGTCTTTGTACACTACCCATTTGACCACATCGCTTTCTGTGACGGTTAATTCACCAACAGTTTGGTTGTCGTTTGCCGCATTAGCGATGTTTAGGACTCGTTCGATTTCTGCTAGTCTGCTACCTTTTGCACCGTACTTGGCTGCTTGTTTTCTAACATATCCGATATATGCTTTCATGCTTTTGGTGTAGAAACGATGTCTGTTATCAACAAGAAATTTCCAAATATCAGAGTTAACGATAACTTTGTCATCTGTTGCGTGTAGCATATCTAGTGCAACGGTTTCACCTTGGCAAGCTAGGTCTACGAAATACTGAAGTGAGTAGTAGGTTTTATCTACGTCGTCTTTTGTATTTCTACTTGCGTTGTTGTTTGTGGAGTGATCTACATGGAAACTTGTCTTACCAAGTAGTAATTGATTTTTACTTGGTAAAACAATACCCTTATAGTCTTTGTCGGAATTTGGAGTATCCAATCCGTATAGATGTGAGCCAAATAGCATTTCGTTGATAATATTCATTTTGTGTATTCTCAGGTTTGTTAAGATTCTGGTAGTATAAACGGATTTTCTGAAATGTCAAGTGGTTAATGGCTCGCCACTAGCGTGGCTCGCGATACAGATATAAACAATACCGGCTCTCGCGATAATACCAAGCAACCTAGGTTAATTATCTTTTAGTATGGGAATTCAGTTTTATTCGCGTAGGTTGGGCGGTAAGCAATAACGAAACCACCTACTTGGATTAGTTGTTCTGCTGCTACGATAGGTTGCATATTGTTTCTATCATAGAAGTAAGCATGTCGTTCTGGATCCATACCCACTTGTTTCCATGCTGGATTTTTCATTGCTTTTTCTGCATAGGCTTTTGCTTGCTCGGAACTCATTGGTACCCAATTACCTTTCATCACAGCGATTGTACCTTTTTCATTTCCTTTGGCGATCTTCATTGCCGCGTTTGGATGTACACCTAGAGTTGCATTAGTTATGATTGCGGTTGACGTATAGGCTATTGGTGTTCCAGCATCCCAACCTTTCTTTTGTTCGTGAACAGCAACCACCCAAGTATTCTTATCACGGTAAGATGGGATGTCTAATCGTAGGCCAACTGGGTATCCTTTTGGTAGCAATTCCATTGGGTCTTTTACTTTTTCAGTTTTGTCTTTTGTAATCACGCCTTTGATTTTTTCAATATCCGCATACATAGGAACTTCTTCATATGGGTAAACAGCTTTGACCTTGTTGACAAGCGTGTCGTATTCTTGTTTAGACATTTCACCTGCTTCAACCTTTTTGATTGCGTCTTGTAGATCTTTAGAACGTTTGGTTACATCCTTATAATGCATTGCTTGTCTGGACGTACCTTTCTCTGGTGCTGGTTGAAATTCTGGTTCGGTATTGAACGAGAGTATGTCAGCTGTTTTGGTATCGGTTTTCTTTATTGCTTCAACAATTTCGTGAATTCGCATTGGGTAACTCCTTTGGGGTATTGGTATATTTAGTGGTTGATATTATAGATTTGATTGATTGGGTTGTCAAGTGGTTAATGGCTCGTCACTTCGTTCCTCGCTACGGTGTAATGTATCTATATAATAAGGAGTAAACTGAGGGTTGACATTTTAATACCATGCTATATAATAGGCCGAAATTAAACAAGTAGGAATATGAAATGAAATTTGAAATAGAACCAACGCAACTAATAGCTAGCTGGGATGATGCTCGTTTGTATTGCTTTTCACTTAAGATCAACGGTAAAACTGGATGGAGATTACCAACCTTATCCGAGTTAACCGAGATATATCATTTAGGTGGGTATACATATAAAGATCATTGGTATTGGTCTTCCGCTGTATACGAGTACAATACTACTGCGGTTTGGATTAAACATATGATGTTCGGTAGAGACGACATTCGTAACAAAGAATCTGTATACGGTCGAGTAATTGCAGTGAGGGGTTTACAATGAGTATTGAAATAGCACCAGAAGAATATCGAAAATACGAGTTGACGTGGGATGAAGCAAAGATGTATTGTTTTAGTCTTAATATAGATGGTAAGGTTGGATGGAGATTACCAACAATTGACGAACTGATAGGCATTCGTGATACGTTTTACTTAGACTTTAATGACCCATCAGTTTGGGTGTGGACTATTGAATGTACCGACGATGATCAGGCGACTCAAGTTGATTTAACTGATTTTGAGACGTTGACGTATTACAAAACCGATGGTGATTCGGTTTGGGCTTATCCTGTGAGGGATGTATGTACTTTGAAATAGCACCAAAATCAACAGAGATAGAAGCCACTTTGGGTGAAGCTAGGATGTATTGCTTTTCTCTTAATATAGATGGTAAAGTTGGATGGAGATTACCTACAGGAGAAGAACTAAACGAGATTTACGAATCAGAAAATGAGTATGCAACCACTTGGTATCATTGGACAGCAGACGATGATGAGGCGAGTTATGGCAGACTTTTTGTTAGACCTATTCGAGATCTAAAAGATAATTGAACCAATTTGATACCTCGCGAGCAATAAAACACTTGACAACCTATACTAACTACCGTAAACTTACAGCAACATTAACTGAGGAGTACAACATGATTACCGAAGAATTACGCAAATATATTGACATGGTTGCCACTGAATGGGAATCAGATCAGTTGTACGAGATGGCCAATGTATTTCCAAAACGGCACGGTATAGAGAATGTTGTCATTTGGGTTGGTAAGGCTCCGAAGCAGCATGGCTTACGAGTAAAGGTTTCTAACATACCAAACAAAATGAGCATGCCGGATAGCTTCGTAATCATGATTCCAAGTTTGGATTACGACCCACGGCAAGTAGCGGATTGGATTACTACTAAAACAATGAATCGAATACTTGATTGGATTAAACTGAATCAAGCCTTGTTAAATGACTATGAAACCGGTATCCTTGATGATACTGAGTTGTTTTTAAACAATATATCTAAGGTATGAATATGGAAAACGAACATGAGGATTTTAATTTTGATTTAGATCGTATGAAAGAGGCAGTTGAATCAAAAACAGTTTCAATCCCAGTGGCGGCATTGACGAGCTTCGAGGCATTTGATGCTTGGCTCAACTCAGAAGAAAACGGGTATAGCAAACTTAGAGATAGATTACCGAATCCATTTGCAGTTGATTATCAGCACGAATCTGGTCCGCTAGACTTATACACTGAAGTTGAAATGATGAAGTTTGCTGAATCGATTATTAAGGAAGCTGTGAAAGTTCTTGATGAGTATAGTGAATCGCTTGATTGCGGTACTGATTACAAAAATGGATACAGTCACGGATTTGAATGGGCTATTAATGTATTAGAAGATCACTTTAGGGTTAAATGATGGATAGCATGAATATCAAGATTAAACAAGCAGCATTAAACGCAGCAAATGCGATCGCAGATGATTTCGCAGTGGGTTTCTGTGACCATAGAATGGTTGAGCACTTTGCTGCTCATATAGAAAATCATATTACACGGTTGGTTGAATCAATAACCAACGAACAGTTCGGAGTTGAGCAATGAATGGTAGAATTAAAGAACTTTTATACCAAGCCAACCTACTCGATGATGATGGTTGGAGTACAAGCAACTTGACAAGGGATGTAGAGCAGTTTGCGGAGTTGGTTATCCAAGAATGTATTGATCAAATTGAATCCTATCAGATTCCAGTTGGCAATAGTCCTGCTGGCGAATTAGCCAGTGAATGGACATACGATGCGTTATCTACAATTAGTGATAACATTAAAGAACAATTTGGAGTTGAGCAATGAATAGACAATTGACACAAGAAACATACTATTATATCAATTCAACATTAGACAAGTTGAGAAATGAAATTATGTATGTGGATCACAGTGAAACACGTAGATCATTGATGGCACAACGTGATGTAATAAAACGTATGATTGACGGGAATATAGATGAATGTAGAAATATTCCTAAACCAATTCCACCGGAAGCAATAGAAGTTTGTGAGTTTGGGCCAATTGATTGGTTACTACGGAGATTAAAATGAGAGTAGTAAAAGGTGATCTAATACAATTGGCATTACAACAACGATTTGATGTGATCGTGCATGGTTGTAACTGCTTTAATACTATGGGAGCTGGGATTGCAAGACAACTTGCAAATCGTTGGCCTGAAGTTGCAGTAGTTGACCGTAATACAAATATGGGAGACAAGAACAAACTTGGTACTTTTACAATAGCAGAAACTCCGGTATGTAAAGTAGTTAATGCTTACACCCAGTATCACTACGGACAAGCCACTTGTCCGCATTTCGATTATGCTGCATTTGGTTTAGTACTTGAAAATTTAGCAAAACGGTTTAGTCCAGAAACTAAGTTTGGATTTCCATTGATTGGTTGTGGACTGGCTGGTGGTGACGAGATCCGAGTTTTACGCATGATCAAAGAATGGTCTATGTATAGAGACGTTACCGTTGTTCGCTTCGACTAAAATATAATGGACTAACATGAACTTTGAAATAGCACCGAAATCTACTGAAACGAAACTCAATTGGAATGATGCCAGATTATATTGCTTCTCTCTTAATATCGATGGTAAGACTGGATGGCGGTTGCCTAATAAGGAAGAATTGAATGAAATATATTATTCAGAAAATGATTTTGAAAAACGTTGGTACTGGACCTCTACCGAGTACGATGGCAGTTACGTCTGGGGTCATATGGGTCAGGATTACGGCCGGGGCATCGACGGTAAGAACAGCGTCAACCACGTCAGAGCCATACGAGATCTAAAAGATAATTGATCCACACGATTGCGAGCACCGATAGGTGCGAGCCAATAACAAAAACTACTTGACAACCTAGACTAACTACAATATAATTCACCCAACATTAACCACAACGGAAAACAGCAATGAGAACACAACCACAAGACATTATCAAACAATTAGAAAGTGACAACAGCAGATTGGCTAAAGAAGCAGTACTAGCCGATGCAATGAAAGAAGAACTAGACGAGTTTTTCGAAGGTGTTAAGTTAGCATTGGATAACTTAATTGTATTTGGTGTTAAGCAAGTACCCGTAAAAGAAGAAGATGCTGGTCAAGGATTGCCTTGGACTGCGTTTGTTGAAATGGCTGATGCCTTAAGATTCCGTGCTATTACAGGAAACGAAGCAAGGGATGCTATTAAGTTAGCGATGGACGTTGCCACACAAGACCAGTGGAATAACTGGTATCGTAGAATCTTGATTAAAGATTTGCGATGTGGTGTTACCGAGAAAACGGTTAATACAGTTGCTAAGAAAGCGAAAAAACCACAGTACAAAGTTCCAGTATTTGATGTTCAACTGGCAACTGATGGGTTGAAACACGATGCTAAGATGGTTGGGAAGAAGATCCTCGATAACAAGTTGGATGGTGTGAGAAATTTGACTATTATTGATTACGAAGCACGCGAAGTAAAACAGTATACTCGTAATGGAAAAGAGTTAGTTAACTTCCCACATATCACAGATGCTTTATTAAAACGAATCGATGACTTCGGACGTAGTTATGTAATAGATGGTGAAATCATGAGTGAGAATTTTCAAGCACTTATGAAACAACTTAATCGAAAAGATGATGTAAAAACAGATGATGCGGTATTGCACGTATTTGACATTCTGCCATTAGTCGAGTTTAAAGCTGGTATCAGTGAAATGGGTCAACGCAGACGTAGAAACTTGTTAGATACATTTAAAGGTGTATTTGAGGATACAGGCTGCGTAAGCATCGTACCATGGATTGAAGTAGACTTAGATACTTTTATTGGTGAAATGGAATTCAAAGACTTTAATCAAAAATGCTTAGATGAAGGTTTTGAAGGTATAATGGTTAAAGACCCAGATGCAAAGTATGAATGTAAACGTGGAACTTCTTGGTTGAAAATCAAACCATTTATTACAGTTGACTTAGCCATTGTTGGATTTGAAGAAGGTACTGGTAAAAACGAAGGTCGTTTAGGTGCTATTATCTGTGAAGGTGAAGATGATGGTAGATTGATTTCAGTTAATGTTGGTGGTGGATTTACCGATGAAGAACGTACTTCTAACTGGGCTTGTAAAGATAATATGCTTGGTCAAGTAGTAGAAGTTCGTGCTGATGCAGTTTCACAAAATCAAGATGGCACTTTTAGTTTACGTTTTCCACGATTCATCAGATTCCGTGGATTTTCAAGAGGTGAAAAAATATAATGACTGAACAATCAGAATTGTTGTGTAAAGATTGTGTTTACTCTAGTATCAGTTTGATTGATAAGGTAATGACGTTTGGTAATCCAAAAAGTTACAATTACAAATGCTTACTGTATGTTATTGATGCAGAATACGATCCAGTGTTAGGACAAACCACACCAGCTAGCATAGGTTACTGCTCTACTGCTAGGTATAGTGAAAAGATATGCGGACCGAATGCAACTAAGTGGATACCCAAGTCTAAGTACGGGTTGTTTGATTTGTTGAAAAAATAACTGCATTGGCTCGCACCTAGCGGTGCTCGCGACTTGTATCTTAACTTAGATATTGCGAGCACCGCTAGGTGCGAGCATTAAATACCTATTTAAAGGAAACAAAAATGAAAGAATATCACATTAGATTTAATACCAAGCACAATAACGAAACACCACTAGTATGGCGTGTGTTTGAAGATGGCGTTGAGAATTTGGTTAAATCGTTAAATATTACAGTACCAGTTACTGATTCAACTACAGTTGAGTATGGAGAAACAAAATGGAATATTTGTTGTAAGGGCACTATGACTATCATCGATGACGTTGCTCATATCAAATGAAACTAGAACCCACGCCAACTGAATATCAACAGGTAATGTCGTACAGTGATGCTAAACTCTATTGTTTTTCTTTGAATATTGATGGTAAGACTGGTTGGCGGTTACCAACGATTGTTGAGTTAGGTGAGTTGTATAAGCAAACTAATGATAGTATGTGGTGTTTAGCTTACTGCGAATCTGATCACGATGCGTTTAATAGGCTGTGTTGGCCAGTAAGAGAAATGGGTACCTAGGTACCCATTCTAGTTTAAAGCCATTTGTTTACTGCTTGATGTGCACTTAGCATAGTAGCTGAATGCCATAAGTCTTCTATTGGTTCTTCCATTACCCAGTAGGGGTCTGGATTATCTGCAATTAACCAAGAAGTATTAGGTGACCAAGGTTCATTCCCAGCCAATTCTGCTTCTAGTTGACCTCTACCCCAAGAACAAAAACCATACATGAGTCTGAAATATTTGGGAACATTCCCATCAGCCATCATGTAAAGCATGTCTTTATTAGAAGTCATTGCCCAATCTTTGTGAAATTGAATTGTACTACCACATTCCCATTCAGCATCATGTAGCATCCAAACCGAAGTTGGATCTACTGGACCACCCCAATACATTGGAAAGTTAACATCAGCCGCGATATTCAAGTCAACTAAAACATCTTGAAGTGTCAAGTCTGTTGGTTGATTTAAGCAAAGTGCAAAAGTACCACCTTTTGTATGGTGTGTTACCAAATGAACTGTTTCAGTGAAACATCCTTCTGGAAATGTAGGTGGTGCAATAAGTAACGAGCCTGAACTAACTTTAGTCATCGGCAAATTACTGTTGGTCAGCAGCGCACACAATTTTGATTGTGTTAGGATCAAGCACTGAATGAACCTGTGCTTGGATGATTGCTCTACCTGCTTCTGGGGCCTTGCAGTAATCCGCAACTACTTCTGATAATATTAACTCTGTTGTTTTAATGGCAGCACAACCTGACATTAATAACGCAAGAACAACTACTAGTTTCTTCATTTTGATATCTCCTGTAAATTCCTGACGTAGTTGGTAATAGAATGGTTTTCATAGAAGTTAATCTGGCCTTTCTTAATACCAACCCAAAATCCTTTTAATCTGTCAATCACTCTACGCAACCAACTCATCACTGCTACATGTCCATCGTGGTCCATGTAATTTAATTCACCATGATGAATATAACTGCCTATTGGATTTCTAGTAACGATATCCGAGTTATTAACCCATCTATGATGTTCGATATTCAAACTATTCATAAACTCAACGTATTCAGCATTACCGACTCTTGGGCTACCGAATGTGAATAGCACTGGATTTTGTAGATAAGTTAATTGATGGCATCTTGACGTAATCAAGGTTGCCATCGCTGCACCTAAACTATGACCCGTACACCAAAGTTGTCTATTGCTTCCAAACTTTTTCAATAAGATAAGTAAATCAGGCCAAACGTTGTCTACATATTGTTTAAATCCATGATGAACCAATCCATGATGGCTGCTACTTGGAACTAGTTTAAATTCTAAATCTGTCTTTATGTCATTCCATTGAGTCGGTTGTGTACCACGGCATACAATGATAGCATCGCTACCATTCCAAAGGAAATAGGCTTCTGAATCGTTCGTTGATAGAAAAATACTATCATAACCAAAGTCGTTAAACAGTTGGTTATCGTTATATGCTAAATTGCTCAGTTGAGCCATTAGTAGTGCTTGCTTGTATACTGTTAACTGTGAAATCATTTGATTAATCCTTAATCGTCGTAAGGGAACTCTCCACCGAATAGTTCACTTTTTTCTTTTTGTCCGTAGACAGAACGCATTTTACCATCTTGACCACGAATCTTTCTATGATTAGAACGTGCGATATGACCACGAGCTTTGCATTTACTTAATTCGACTGCAGACATTGATGTTGGGTTGATGCTAGTACAACGTTTCTTAGTACCTAGTTTCTTGTACCCAGCTGCGTTTTCATCGAGTTCTAAATCTGCGATTACTTCTGAAATTCTCATGTATTTGTCACCTATAATATGTTAATATAAAGGTATTTAGCCAGTAACCTAAAAGATAATGGAACTAACCATGAACAAGTATTTAAAACGATTACAAGATTTTGATAACCGATGGTGGTTTACAGGCTATCATCTTGATTTCCTGTTACTGGATTTTGAAGTAGCACCACTCGAATATCAAATCCAAGTTACTCATGATGAAGCAATCATGTATTGTTTTTCGTTGAACATCGATGGTAAAACAGGTTGGAGATTGCCTACCTTCGAAGAAATTGGCGCAGCTGGTTTGTTTTACGGGAATGTGATAATAATGCATTACTCTAATGCTGAACTAGGATGGAAACCTGATCGGGTCTATCCGGTCAGACCAGTTCGTGATATCGGTAAATACTCAACAACAAGGAAACTATTATGCAAAATATTAAACTCAGTTTACTCAAAGAAATCTTAACCTACGATACTATCTACTCAGTACCTAAAGCGTTTGAGATCACTGTTATGATTGGACTATCCACTCTGAAACTAATTCAGATTATAGAAAAAGACGATAAAATCGAGTTAGTAGACAGTAACTACAATCATCATATCTATACATGGGATGCAGAATTGGATGTTACTATCTACAAACGTGTAGAATATTACATTGGGGAATAGCCCCATTCATGGATCGAGTTACCATCGGTGTACAAGTCTTTTGCTTTAACAGTCTTGGTGATAACTTTAAACTTGTTACCAAGATTTGCTCTACCGTGATCAATAGCATACTGCTTAGAAATAGAAACCCAATCACCTGGATTGATTCCTATTTTGGTAGCAGCAGTGGCAGGTGCATTAGCTAATCGATCTAGCTCATTGGATACAAACTCGTAGTACTGACTTTTCGTATAACCAGTGATACCAGTTGGAAGTCTACCAGTTTTAAGCATCAGAGCTTTTTCTTTTTCATACTTTTTGATTAATTCATCGTTGGTTAACTCGTGAGGTACGGCGCGGTAGATTTTAATTGCTTGATTAGGTCTACCACGCGCACCTTGCATGATACTAATACTTGCATTGTCGTAAGATTCACCTGAACTATATAATCTAGCAGCATTACTCGTGTAGATATCATCTGGATAGATACCAGTCAAATCATGTAACGGTCTATCATATCCATTATTATAAGGTGCGGTATGCTCACCGCGATAATCTTCATCTTCTTTGATACGACGTTTTTTCGCATTGGGAAATCCAAGTAACTTCTCAACCGCTTTTAAGTTAATGCGTTCCACTTCAGCGGTGATAGTTGGCATTTTTAGTTTACGAGCAGCGAATACTCGGTGATGCCCATCTTCTAAATACCAATCTTCTTTAGTATGATTCCCATCCAATCCTAGAGATACCTGAACTGGCTCATCAAATTTAACAGTACGAACCCAAGCCATTCCATACTTGTTGAATAAGTCCTGTGGATTTTCCATATCAGTATATTTGATTTTGATTTTTCGTGGATCAAGTTGGATAATATCACCTGTCTTGACTCCATAGGCCATTTCGCATAGCTCATCCCAGTCAAGTTCTAGTAACTCATCTCGGGTGTATTGGGATTCTTTTAATTCGTACAATCTCATAGGTTATTCCTGATTAATAGCTATATTTACTTAAATATTAAAGGTTGACAGTTTCTGTTTTTGCCTATATACTACGCATCTTAACAATAAGGAGGACGTATGTCATTAGCTGAAAAAACAGTAACAATCAACTATACAAACTATCGCGGAGAAACTGCTGATAGAAACATTGTACCAAAAGGTATCTTTTTTGGAACAACAAAGTTTCATACACAGAAACAATGGATGCTGCATGCTTACGATGTAGCAAAGCAAGACTACAGAGATTTCGCGTTACGCGATATCCATAATTGGAGCGAGGTGGTAAAAAGTGAAGGCAAAAATCTCACTTGGACATAGTCCAAGCATTATGGGAAAAGGCGGTTCTCATCAATTAAAAAATGAGTACATACCGGATGTTCAATCTGAACTTGAAGATTATTACGATTATCTTTTAGATATGCAAATCAACTTGAATTGTTCCGAGGAGGGCGATCAGCCCTCCTCGGCTTTAAACCTCGTACTTCACGCCTAAAACCTAAATATCAACTTCCTAAAAATTGATAAATACGGTTGTCAACTTTAGGAGATTTTAAAATGGAATACATCAAAGCTAGATTAAAAGAACCATCAACTTGGGTTTCTTTGGTATCACTAGGTGCAGCATATAACTTATACACAGCAGACCAATCACAAGCTATTATTGCAGTTGTATTGGCTTTATCTGGCGTACAAGGCGCTGTAACTAAAGCATAGAAAGTTGTTGACAAGGCATACCAATTCCGGTAAACTAAGATTTTACAAACAACAGAGGATCAACATATGACATCACCAGATGAAAGATATCGCGCAGTCCAAATGGCTGGGCAATTCTTGAAAGATATCAGCACTCGACCAAACATGAACAAAGACGTAGTAGCACGTGCTAGAAGCATTTTACGTCATTATCCAAGTACTTATGACTTACATCGTGCGGCATTAGAAATGCCCGACTTCTTTGCTGAAGAAGTGGAAACTGAAGCGTGATGCTATCGGTTGAGGATTGCACTATGATACTATATGCTGTTATTTCGGTGGTTTCGATGTTGGTTGGTTATGCTTTGTCAATTTCATCTATCATGAAACAATGTGATATTAATACAGAATTACGAGTGCAAATCCTCGAAACGTTAAACCGTGAACGTAAGTTAATTGACGAATACCGTGAGTTCGTATTAGAAACCAAAACTGTAAATTCCCAATTGCAAAAGCTACTTGATAGCTTAACCAAGTGAACTTAATATTCCTGGATTTTGACGGGGTATTAAACAATACCGCATCCTTGGCTGAAGGTATTCACCTTTGTCCAGAAAAGGTTATCATGGTTAGAAACTTGTGCATCGAGTTAGATTGCCAGGTAGTTATCAGTTCATCATGGCGCGTCATACACACGTTGGCTGAAATAAAGGAATTACTTTACCGTACCGGTTTTCATTGTAGAACGCGTATTATCGATACAACTCCAATAAATGGTATTATGGATGCTGGATTGAATAGATATCGACGTGGATACGAGATAGAAAAGTGGTTATGTTCTAAGGCAGAAGATTACAACTATGCGATAATCGATGATATTGACGAGTTCTTACCATATCAAAAATCACGGTTTGTCAGAACAAACGATCATACGGGTATAACATCCGATGACATTTTCAAAATTAAACAAATTTTAACGAGGGAGACCAAATGAGTATTCCAGGTTTACCAGATATGTCAGTTGCAACAAAAGCGTTGTCAGCTGATATGGATTCACTCACTGCAAAAGCCGGTAGTGGATGTGATATATTCGGAACATTAGGCACTATGGTTAGTGCCGAGACGTCTGCTATGTTTGCCAATATTCAAAAAGGTATTACCGACGCAATGGCTAAGATTGGTTCTATGATGAAGGGTATCACCGACATGATTGCAAATGTTGCTGGTAAAGTTCAAGAATTCATGGCTAAAATTGGTGAACTAGCCAGTGCAGCTATTGCCAAAATAAATGAAGTCATTTCCAAGATTGGATCGATGATTACTGGTGCAATTAACAAATTGAAATCAGTTATCTCAGATATCATTGGTGTGATTGATGATATGGCCTCTGTACTTGGTAAAGCAGTTCGTGCTATAATAGCTGGAGGGTGTTCGTTGGTTATGGGCGCAGCCTCAGTAATCGGTGGTGGTGTTTCTGATATGATTGATTCCATGACTTCAGAAGACCCATTCCCAGCAGAAGCAAGTATCAAAGCAGCTGCAGATAAAGCATTGGGTTCAGCAGGTGCTTCAAGTGCAGCATTGGCTGATACTGGTTTTGACCCAAGTGTTTTAGGCGAACTGGATTCAATCTAATGGCTAGAGGCGTAGCACGACTAGGCGATACAACACAAGGTACTTGTTCACATTCGTCACATGCTTCACCAATTGAAACAACTGGCAAGATTATTACTGCATCCGGTAACGTATCTGCTAATAATCGAAAAGTTGCTAGATTAGGTGATACAGTTGAAACAGATTGTGGACATACCAGTATTATTATAACGGCATCTGGTAATACCAGTACCAACAGACACACCGCGAGACTCGGTGATAAGATCGGTGATGGACCTTATGATGCAGTCATCATAACAGCATCACCAAATGTTTTTTGTAATTAACTTCCAGTAGGAGAAAAGATGACAGCTTGTGCAATTGGTGTGCAACAGGGGGATATGTTTGTAGGGATTTACGTTCACCAAAACGGTGAACCCGAAAACGTAGGTGCTATTTTAGACAAATACTACGACTGTGTACGTTCAAATACACTAGTTAGATACGGTGATGTCTATGAATTAGGTGCTACCATCGGTTCAATCCATACAGCAGAAACCGTAATTCCAACAACGAAAGTTCAAGGGATTGAAACACCAGTACCTGATGAAACAACGTTCTATGGTCGTGACTTAGGTGATACCGAGTTGACCAGCGAACAATTCTTTAACGCAGATAAACTTAAAGATTTCTATACAAAGCACCGTGGTAGTAAACATGTCTACGTTCGCGTAAAACGTGGTTGGATGTACTATGTTGCTGATAGTGATGATTGGGTTTCCGTATCGGACGTATTAGAATATGCTTAGTTATCTGGCACTTTCAGTAATACTAGCGTTGATGGTATCAATTATATCAACTAAAGGTTGACAAAATGGCAGAATATTAGTATTCTGCCATCGTACTTTTAACCAGGAGAAAAAAATGAAATCAAAAATTGCAGCATTGACCTTATTAGTAGCTTCAACCGCATCTATCGCAGGTGAACGTACTTACTTCTACTCAGAAACAGTACCATACGGTACACCTAAAGATGCTATCTATCAATACAATTTAGAATTGCATAGAGAACTAGCGAATCAACGTGAGATGGATGAACTAAGATTCAACTATGAACTACAACGTGAACGCGAAATGCGTAGACAAGAAGAGTTTAACTATGTTGAAACTTGGAGACAACGTGAGTGTGATGAATACATTATTTTAAATCGCAACTCAAATTACTACAAACGCGACTGCAGATGAAGAAGTTACCTGTCAAAATCGCATTGACAAGAGAGGATATTGCCAAGATGCCAGATCCAATATTCAAGTATCTTGTCGATGCGATGGTAGAAAAAGCAAATCAGGAAGGTTATGACGTGCCAAACGACCATGACCTAGTATTCGGTAACTGGAAAATAAAATGTGAAATCGTAAATACTAAAGATTGACATTACTTACAAAATCAAATATACTTACATTTACTACATCACAGGACAATTACATGAAAATTACAGAAACCGAAACCGACGAACAAATCATCACCAGAATCAGAGAACGATTTGAAGTTCTTGACCACATGACCACCGCAGTAAAAGATGGCAACATCAGGGCCTTAATTGTCACAGGCCCACCAGGAGTTGGCAAGAGTTTTGGGGTCGAGAATATCCTTTCTAAACAAGACTTGTTCGATACCATCGCCAACAGAAAACCAAAATACGAAATCATTAAAGGTGCTATCAGTGCATTGGGCTTATACCGTAAACTCTACGAATACAGCGGTGAAGGTAATGTTTTAGTATTCGATGATGCTGATGGTATCTTCATGGATGAAGTTTCACTTAACATCGTTAAAGCCTGTTTAGATACTTCTAAAAGACGATGGGTCAGCTGGAATACCGATAGTCACCTCTTAAGACGTGAACACATCCCAGAAAGATTTGAGTTTAAAGCAGGTGTTATCTTTATTACTAATGTCCAGTTTGGTTCTATCAAAAGCAAAAAGCTACAAGAACATTTGGCTGCTTTAGAATCAAGATGCCACTTTATTGACTTAAAGATGAATACCCAACATGAACGTATTCTTAGAATCAAACAAATCGTAAGTGATGGTCTACTAGATGACTATGAATTCCCAACCCATCACGAAGACGAAATCGTTCATTTTGTTATGAGTAATGCAGACAAGCTAAGAGAATTATCCATTAGAACAGTTCTCAAAGCAGCAGACCTTAAAAAGTCATTTGCGGATACTTGGCAAAAGATGGCTCATGTTACCATCATGAAACATTAAAAAATACCACAATCCAACCACACTACCTCCAAAAAACTGGTAAATACTAGTATACATCAAGTAAAGGAGGTAGATGGAATGTTCAAGGCCGAACAAGTTTGGGCAGCTGCTATCGCCGCCCAACGAATCAATGGAGAGTATCTTCAAAATTCAGACGAATGGAGTTCAGAATCTCCACGTCTTTCAAATAAAGCCCTAATCAAACAATGGCTTTATACGAATAAGATTCCAGCAACCGATGAAGACTACCAAGCCGCTATCGATTGCCGTAATCATATCAAAGGATACCTGTTCCTAGAAATCGCAGGTACCATATCAGAATTCCAACACCTAGCACTAAAGATTGCTCAAATGGATACATTTACAAGCCATCATCTTTTTGAGTTTTCGGTCGTTGCTTGTCTACCAATGGTAATGCAAATGGATTTGGTACGACAAACAGTTGATATGACACCCTATCTAACCTTACCAGGCCATGTTGGTGATAAAGTTATAGATACGATTACCGTTGTGTCTTGTGTTTATAACGAGAACTATCGTAAGTATAAAGTCACAGCCATCCTAGGTGAAACCTTAGTTGAATTTTGGAATCGTGAGTTTATAGACGGTCACTATCATATTGATGCTAGTATCAAATCAGTCAATGTGGATCATACTACGAAATTAAATCACGTAAAACGATTGACAGTTATACAATGTTAATACTTATGAAAAAGGTTGACAGTTATATATTTTTCACGTCAGGGACTGTAATCTCCTGACCAGTTGAATCGAATAGCTGGGTTTCATACCAAAAGAAACCTTTTCTATTCATATTCAAATGACGAAATCCCATAGGGAGCGGATATAAGTCCACTTCGTGATTAAGGGCGCCATTTATATCCGCATCGATGTGATGGCCACATGACTTGCATATAAACTCCTTTCCCTTCCTATTTGATTTCTGCGTCCAACCACAATCACTGCATCTCTGACTTCTATAAACAGCGGATTGCTCGGTAACTAGGACGCCTAGTTCCTCGCATCTGCTTTTTATCTGTGCATTGATTTGTGTGTAAGTCCAATGACTTAATAGTTTACCTATATTATGACCCTTCCTCATCTGAAATAACTTTTCAAGCCTGAGTTCTTTGACATCTTGTAGGTTTAATTGGTTAATTGACCAATTGATATAATTGGTTCTATGGGCTTGTGCCTTAGCAAAAGCCTTACTACCCTTTTTCTTTTTTGATAGCTTATTTATAATTGATTTTAAATCATGTCCATGTTTACAAACCCCAGTGGTCTGACTATCGCTTAGTGATAGACACGTACTAATTCCTTGGTCAGCGCCTAAAACTTTAGTTCCACTGCTTGGTTTTCTTTCAATTTGCCAAGTCGAAGAAACCACATTATTACAAATGCGCCAAGTTGTCATCATCGAATATCCTTTCTTGGCTAACTTATTAGAATGTTTGGTTAACTTAATTGGAATGAAGATATGACCGTATACCTTACCAATCGATTTGAGTTTAAGCCATCCATCGAATATTGACGATTCTGTTGGTATGTACTTGCAACACATACTATCGAGTCTAGCACTTGGGTTTTTGGAATTAGTAGTTGGTTTTGTGAGAGGATTGCTATCTATTTTTGATTGAAGTCGTTTAACCTCTCCGACAGTTCCCATTTTCATGTTTTTAGCTAGAACGTGGAATTGCTTTCTTCTTTTTTCTGTTTGCCCTTTGACTAACGCGAGAGCTTCGCTAGATGCTAATTTTATAGCCCTAGCTGATAAATCGGAATGGTATTCTATATCTGCGGTATTGATAAAATTAGGTACATCTAAACGATTATTCTTCACGTCTAGTACTTGATTTAATCCCCACACGATCTTAGTTTCCCATAAGTAATCAACAAACCACCATATCATTCTATCATATTCGGTTAAAAATTCAGACAATATATCCTGCTTGCCTGTATTGGCAAACTTGGTACTATGTTGACTGGTTTTGATGATGCTGGTCATTTTATTAGTTCAAGTGGTAATGATATATTGTATTTAGTATGATTTTATTTAAAGTCAGTTGACACCTATATACCTATAGTGTATGATTCGTTTCGTGGTTGGCAGTATTGACCTAAAAGATAATTGAATAACAGTTTAGAAAACTTTTTGAAAATAACTGTTGACAACATCTAATTTTAGTCTATAATAGCCACATCGTCACCGAGACGAGAAACCTAGAAAATAACACTTGACAGCATTATCTTTTAGGAATAGAATGTAACCCAAGATGAAACGAACCAAATTAAATACTTGACAACATCATCTTTTAGATTTAAACTACACTTAACATTAATACTGGAGTAAATATCATGACTACTGACATTATCGATTCTTTAATCATACCAGAAAACAATGCATCTGAATTTACCGATGCAGAACTACGAGATCTTTCTATTTCTTGGTCCGCGTTGCTTAAATCAGAAATAATTGACATTCCAAGCGCCAGACAAAAATTGGACTCGTTGGATCCTGCATTGCAAAAACGTTTCTTTGCTTACGTAAAGAATACATTTGATAATGGAACAATGAAAGAATGGAGCATTCCAGCAGAAAAGATTTCAAAAACTCTAAAATAAAGATTGACAACATCATCTTTTAGATTTAAACTACAACCTGATTTACAAAAACCCTTAACATTAACTTCAAAAGCGAGATTACAATGAGCACAGATATCAGCACACGTTTAGTTGGCCCTAAAGCAGCAAAAAAAGCAATTCAACACTCAATCAAAAAACGCCGTCCTATTTTTGTCTGGGGCGCACCAGGCATTGGTAAGTCGGATCTGGTCAAACAAATCGGTCAAGAACAACACCGTGAAGTTATTGACATCCGTTTAGCACTCTGGGAACCTACCGATATCAAAGGTATTCCTTATTACAACCAAGAAGCTAAAACCATGCTATGGGCAGAACCTGCTGAATTACCTAGTGATCCAGAATCAACTGCGATTCTCTTCTTAGACGAATTAAACTCAGCACCACCAGCAGTTCAAGCCGCTGCTTACCAACTTATCTTAAACCGTAGAGTAGGTAACTATGTCTTACCAGAAGGTGTAGATATTGTGGCAGCTGGTAACCGCGATGGCGATAGAGGTGTAACATTCCGTATGCCAAGTCCTCTAGCAAACCGTTTCGTCCATTTGGAAACTACCACAGATTTCGATGACTGGCAAGAATGGGCAATCCAAAACCAAATCCATCCTGAAGTTATTGGTTACTTGGGTTTTGCTAAACAAGACTTGTATGACTTTAAACCAGCAAGCTCTAGTAAAGCATTCGCTACACCACGCTCTTGGTCTTTCGTATCTGAATTGCTAGATGATGAATCTACTATCGATAGCGAAACCTTACATACCTTAGTTGCTGGTGCTATCGGTGATGGTCTAAGTATCAAGTTTATGGCTCATCGCAAAATCGCTGGTAAAATGCCAACTGCTGATGATATCTTAGATGGTAAAGTAACTAAACTAGACGTTAAAGAAATCTCAGCTATGTACTCGTTGACTATTTCACTTTGCTACGAGTTAAAAGATCGTGCTGACAAGAAAGCAGCCGGTTGGAATGACATGGCTAACAACTTCTTTACCTACATGATGGCTAACTTCCCAACTGAATTAGTTGTGATGGGTGCAAGAACCGGCTTGGTATCTTATAACTTACCATTCGATGCAACCAAAATGCCTTCATTCCACCAGTTCTCTGAAAAATATGGCAAATTGATCATCCAAGCGATGTCAGATAAGTAAGTTCTTCTGGTAGCGGTGTAAAAGCCGCTACCTTTTTTCAATTCTAAGAGGTTCCCTATGATTCAACCTTTAAACGACCGACTCTTTATCAAAAAGATTCCAACTGAAACTGTTACCGCAGGCGGTATTGTACTCCCTGGTGCTGCTGCCGAAAAACCAAGTATCGGTGAAGTCATTGCAGCTGGTCCAGGTAAGGAAATGCCAGATGGCTCTACAAGACCAATGCACGTAGCAGTCGGTGACCGTGTTCTATTCCTTAAAACCGCTGGTACTGATATCAAAATCGACGATGATACCCTAACCCAGATGATCGAAGATGACGTACTGGCTATCTTAGCTTAAACTTTATAGACTAAAAGATGAGGGATTATCTTTTAGTCTTTTCAATTATATAGAGGCTTCAAACATGAAAGATATCGTACTTGCTATTATCATTGTAGTTGTCTTAGTAGGCTCTGTAGCCTTCACCCTAATCGGTGGTTACTTGGACTATACTAGAAAAGATACCAGAACTCAAATAGCAACAGAATCGGGTTGTGAATACCTTGGTGCTTCTCGTGATATACATCAGGTTGGATTCTACAATTGTAACGGTTCCGTAGTTATGAAACTTGATAAGTAGATTTGGTATTCTTGGATTTGTATTATGGGTACCTTATCTTTTAGTTATTTTTTAGAAACATCTTGACAGTCAATTATCTTTTAGGTCCCAGATATACCAATTATCTTTTAGTATATGGTGCATTATGAATCAATTATCTTTTAGTTATCTTTTAGAAACAACTTGACAGTCAATTATCTTTTAGCTACAATACACTCACCTTAACAACTAAACAACAGGAATATACATTATGTTACTAACTCCCATCGAAGAAAAACTCACGGTTGCTCGCATCGGTCTCATGCTACGGGCTAGCTTTTTTGGTAATTTGGCATCTCGGATGAAACTTGTGGAGAGCAGTTCGTGGTGCCAAACGGCGGCCACTAATGGGAAAGACTTCTATTACAACACCGAATTCGTTGAAAAACTATCAGTTAAACAACTTGAATTCTTATTCGGTCATGAGATTCTTCACATTTGTTTTGAACATTTTTTGCGGCGTGGCTCACGAGATGCTCGGTTGTCAAATATAGCCCAAGATTTCGCCATAAACATACTGCTCGTAGATGAAAAGATTGGAACGGTTATTGATCAAGTTCCTCTGTGCTTGGATCCAGTCTATCGTGGAAAATCTTGGGAGGAGATCTACGAATTACTTATTGAAAACGCGACCGTAGTGTCACTCGATGACATACTCGCAGGCATGGATTCATTAGACGACCACCTCTCTCAAGATGATAGCGGTGATGGCGACGGCGACGAAGATGGTAAAGAAGGTAGCGGTAGACCTAAGTTTTCAAAAGCAGAATGGCAGGAGATCAGAGATTCTTTGAAAGAAGCGATGGTCCAAGCACATGCGGCCGCCGCTGGTAATGTACCTGCTGCTATTAAAAGACTGATTCAAGATATGACTGAACCTAAAATGAATTGGCGTGAACTATTACAGATGAACATTCAATCGATTGTTCGTAGTAACTATTCATTCAGTAGACCTAGTCGTAAAGGTTGGGCATCTGGAGCTATTCTACCTGGTATGATTCCAGAACAAACGATTGACATTGCAATTGCTTTAGACATGAGTGGATCTATTGGACAAAACGAAATCTCTATATTCTTAGGTGAGATCTCTGGTATCATGAGTCAGTATACTGATTATAAAATTCATTTATTCTGTTATGATGTTGACATTTACAATCCAATTTTAATTACGCATGACAATGCTGGTGATTTGTTAACTTATGAACCAGTTGGTGGTGGTGGCACAGATTATAGATGTATTTTAGAATACCTAAAAGAGAATAATCTAAGCCCTAAAAAACTCCTTAATTTTACTGACCTGTATGTGAGCGACGAGGTGCCAGCCATCGGTGAACTAGTGGATACATTGTTTATCGTATTCGGTAATGAATCCGCTACCGCTTCGTATGGACAAACCGTTCACTATACAGACTAAAAGATAATAGAAAAGCCAGTGGATGTTGAGTCTACTGGCTTTTGTTCAAATTACTGAGACGTTTGATTTTCCAAAAGTCTTTTCTGTTTGTATCTCTGTTTTTTTAGTTCAAGGTAGTATTTTTGCATCTCTGGACAATGCTTCTTCTGTGGTGTACACTGGTGGGATCCATCATCTTTTCGCATATAATGAGCCTCACCACCGCATACATGACATACACCTGCTTCTTCAACGTAGTACGTCATCTTCAAACCATTATCAACACCGATTTGAGCTTTAGGTATTTCAAGATTTTCGGTTAATGGTGCTTGCTCGTCGGTGCCATAGTGGTTGTTATATTTCGCAATTAGTTCGTGAATTGTAATAGAATTACGATATCCTTTAGATATATTACTAGTGCGATCCATCATTCTAAGATTGGTTATATCACCAATTATAAATGGAGGAATTTCGTTTTGGTACCCATAAAAAATACTGACTTGGTGGTCGATATGGTAATCGGGTGATCTTAGTCTATCTGGGTCTAGGGTGTCGATATTTCTGGAATATGCGTGTTCGGTAATACGAGTTACTGCTAGATAATACTCGTCCTTTGTCATATTCAACGGAGTACATCCGAGATGTTCAACTAGATCTACCATTGCTCTATCTTTTCCAGCTTTCTTACCAGCTGATATCTTAGCACGAACTGCAGGTGATTTACTCGCATTATCAACACCGTGTTTTTTTAAACAGGTTGCTTTATACGAATCTTTAACTGATTGCAACTGAGCTGAACCCTCAACACCATTCTGTTCACAGAAATATTTAAAACCACATCCAGTGTTACTTGAACAAAAATCATTAAATGCACGAGCCTGTATACTGTAATTGACAGGTTTTCCACACCATTTACATTCTGGTATTTGTTCAATTGATGTTACACCGTTTGCATAGTAGAATAAACGTTCAGTAAACGTTGGTTTTACCAAGAACGAGGTTGTATCATAAACTGCTCGGTGTATATCTGGATACTTAGATTTGATATGAGGTTCACGTTTCCCGTGATAAACTGTTTCCAAGTTTAATTCTGTAAGTAATTCTGTTACTTTTTCAAACGTATAAATAGTCATGCTGATGTTCTCCTGTAAGATTGAAAGCATTAGAGTAACTGGGACGGCCATCCGCGAGTTACACCCTTATTTATCCTTCCACTAAGAAAACCTCTTGACAACCTTTCTAAAAGATAATAGAATCTACCTAAACAAAGGCTCGGCCCTATCAGGCCTCGCAAAATACAGCAAGGCTCGGCCCTATCAGGCCTCGCAAGTAATTACATTAATCAAGAAGAGCAAATAACGCATTAACATTAGGCTCGGCCCTATCAGGCCTCGCAATCAATCATGAACTTGACATCAATTATCTTTAAGTTATAATTACAAACAATGACTATACAAATAGCACCAATCGAATACTGGAAAGATTTGACCATAAATGAAGCAAAGTTGTATTGTTTCTCACTTGTTATAAACGATCAAGTAGGCTGGAGATTTCCTACTTATGCGGAATTATTTTCGATACGTGGAAAAGTCCATGGAGTTTCGACGTTTGCATACTTAGACTTTTGGTACATCTGTGATACTGGTATAGTTGACATAAGATCTGGATACCTGGAACTGGGTGATGGCGAGAAATTAAAATTGCATTATAGTATTGTACCAGTGCGAGATATATACTAGTATACCTAGGAGAAAAGCCATGCACAAACGAATAGCAGATGTAGGAGTACCCTTAATGTTTGCCCTATCTGCAGCAATAATAGTTGACGAATATCTAAAAGAAATTGAAACTTTTGAAGCTGATTTGAAATTCTTTCTGTTTAACGATTCGATCTTAGTCATCTTGTATTTCTTAGCCTTTTACAAACCAGTTAAATAGCCTTAAACAACCACAAAAGAGGATTAGTATGAAGTTCACAACAGACCAAGTCAATGCCACTGGTGCCCATCAACAAGGCCAGATAGCCACTGACTACGATACCTTAGTCAATACCTTTGGACAACCAAACATTGGACCATCACCAGACCCAGTAGATTCGAAAGTCACTTGCATGTGGACAATCCAGTTCGAGGATGGTATAGTAGCGACTATCTATGACTGGGATACGATTACTACGCCATTTCATTTGCACTCTTGGATTATTGGTGGGTATGACGCAAAGGCAGTTGACAAGGTTCTTGAAACTATAGACTTGCTGAAAGTTGATTATGCTTGGCAGAACAAAACAGAAAGTCCACCTGCTAAACTTGAAAGTATTATTAGTATTATTGAGACTGGGTTATTCAGATTAAAAACTGCAGAAACACCGATGCAAACAGCTGAGTACTTAAACTCATTAGGTGATATTTTAAAGTATCATGCACAGAAAATAGAAAATGGTCAATCATCCGAGTAATCTAGGAGTTGTTATGTTAAACAAAGTTACTAACATTGTAAAGTTACAACATTCAGATGCTGCTTTATTGGATAAAGCAGTGGCTGGTTTTAATGGTTCTGGTTTGTTACGTGCGTTGATGCCAATTCCGCGTGAATTGTTTTTGGACGTTGAGTCTGAAGACATTGACTTGACTAGAGAAGCCAATAGAGTTAAGTTTGGCTATTCCGATGCTTACGAGTTTTGTATTGCAGAATGGGGATGTACACGTGATATCGATTCTACATTCTTGAAATCGGAAGTGGTTGATGGGACTGCCGTACTAGAGTTCGATACTGTTGATACAGCACCATTTGATGTGTATGAACGGTTGGTTGAACTTGGGTTTGATGTGGTTGCTTATTATTGGGAAAGAAGATTGGGTTATTGTGGTATTTGGGACAATGGGTTAGATGATTTTGTTGACATTAGTCATTACTCGTCAGAGACAGTTAAGAACCTAATCGATCCAGAATTAGATTCTATTTTTGGGATAACAGCGAGTATAGAGGAGCAGTTTGCGTGAGAAAATATCAGTATATGTTTACCATTGAATGTGGTGGCGATGGAAGGGCTAACGTCGGGATGGTCGAGAATATGATCGACTTGACTATGCAGGAATTAATCCATGATGATTCGTTTATCGAAGCGTTAGATGAAAAGATAAGTGTAACCATTCAAGTCTTGCCGGTATGATCGATTTACGTGCTATTCCTAATCAAACAGTTGAACAATGTCTTGCGTCGGTACGGCGTGATGGCATGACTTTGGAATGGGTCGATACGCAGACTTTTGAAATTTGTTTGGCTGCAGTGACTCAAAACGGATTAGCACTTCAATTTGTAGAACAACAAACTGCTGCTATTTGTGAAGCAGCAGTTGCACAAAACTTAGAAGCTCTGCTGTATGTTTATGAGTTAACACCTGCGGTTTGTTTAAATGCAGCTTTACAAGATGACAGCGCGTTTAGGTATTTTGATTTAGATGTATTACCTGAATGCGAAGAGAAAGAAGAACTCAAGAACTTACACATGATTTCAATATTAAGTATAAAAGAGAGACTATATGATACTGGCACCAGATGATACAAAACTAAACGGCTATTTGAAAATTGGAGAATCCATTTCTTGGTCAGATACGATTGATTCAAAACCGCGAATGATAATCACTGTACGTGGAGATGCGATTAAAGCATCCGTACTTTGCAGTGACCTAAAAGATAATGAACGCATAAGTGTTCTAAAATGGGTTAAAGACAACTTGGATAGGTTTTGATATGGACGAAGATGAAGAATTCACAAACGAATATGACTTGATTAGTGAAGCGGATATTGCTAGAATAATCGCGTCTGAGAATGGTCCTTGGACTAAAATGACTTTAGAAGAGTTACTTGAGTTGCATGATAAGATTGCCCAGTCTGCACTAAAAGATAATGAAGAAGATGTAGAATACTGCGCGTGTGGCGATCATTTTAGTGAAGAAGATATTGCTACAGTTTTAGATGCTGCTGAAAATGGCAAATGGGTTACTAGAACGGCAGATGAGATGATAGAGCATACCCGAAAACTTTGTGAAAATACAAGAGGAGAAAACGATGAGATTAAATGAATTTGCAAGACCTGACGATGATCAGTTGTTCAGTGATGAAGACCGTGCTAAGATATTGGATGCTGCACTTAATGGACCATGGACTGAAATGACAGTCGAAGAAGCTATTGCACATAATAGAAAAATCTGCAGTGGTGAAGCTGATGCTTAAGGTTGAAATGTGTCCTGCGTATGACGAATCACTTATTAAGTATCGAACATTGGAAAATAAGGCAAATGACTTCATTCGAATGAAAGCACAAAACCCAGCCCAGAAATTTGGATCGTCTGATTATCCATACAACTCGGATGGTCCTCTTGGAAAAATGAAACTTAAACATGCGCATTTGTCACAGGATATTAGCATAGTATACCGAATAGCTGGTTCACCATCAAAACTATATTTGTTTGGTTTGTTCTCACATAACGAATCTGGTACTGGTAATACTAAGAATAACAAACTACAGAAGTCATTGGCTGCTAGGCTAAAGAACCAATTCCCTGACCTAAAAGATGATTTAGATTATCTTTTAGAACCAACTGACACACTCCTGTAATACTTACATGTTATACTCTTCTTAAATACATTTAAGTTAGGAGAAACAAGTGGGCAAATGTCTTTTCACAATTGCAGTTAATACCGTTGTAACCATCATCGTGATTTTAATATCACCAATCATCATCAAAGAGATGATAAAACAAGATAGAGAATACAAACTAACCAAACAACGGAGTTAAAGTATGTGGACCTTAGTCTTACTCGCAATTAACCTGTTTGATCCAACTGACATTCCAGGGGAAATCAAACTAAATTTAAAATCAGAACAAGAATGTATTCAAACAGCTAAAACGTTAGAGTACAAACTAAAATTCTCAGGGTTCAAGGTAGTCGCAGAATGCAAACAATTTTAATAGTATCAGACAATCTTCATGGTCAAATCAACGGGGTAGTAACTACCTTTGTTAATATTGAAAAGCAAGCACTGCTAGATGGTTATCAGGTAAAGTATATTACACCTAGTGACTTCTGTTACTTTTCTGCACCTAGATACCCAGAAGTCAAGTTAAGCATTCCATTTGGGGTTGGTAAACTTATCAAATCAATTAACCCAGATTTTATTCACATCAGTACCGAAGGGCCTATTGGGGTGGCAGTTCGTAACTGGTGCTGTTTTAATGGGTACAAATACAACACATCCTATCATACGCGTTTTCCAGAGTTTGTTAAGACGCTGTATAACATTCCTGAGTTCTTAACCTATGCTTATGTTCGTTGGTTCCATGCTCGTTCTAATTTAGTATTAACTACAACTACGAGTATGGTTAAAGAATTACAAGTACACGGTTTCAAAGTTCCTGTTATTCCTTGGACACGTGGCGTTGACCGAGAAAAGTTCATTCCAACTGAACCAAGAACTTCTGATAACGAGATTAAGTTACTTTCAGTTGGTCGAGTCTCTAAAGAAAAAGGCATTGAAGACTTATGTGAGTTATCGGTTAATCCTGCTTATGCAATTACTGTTATTGGTGATGGTCCACATAGAGCAGAGCTTGAGGAACGTTATCCGCTAGTAAACTTCGTTGGATACAAACATGGTGTTGAGTTAGCAGAGTATTATAACCAAGCAGATGTATTTGTATTCACAAGCCGTGTAGATACATTCGGGATTGTTATTATCGAAGCGCTGGCTATGGGGTGTGGTGTTGCTGCGTATCCAGTTCCTGGTCCAATTGATATACTTGTGCAAGGAGTCAATGGCGTGATGAATGAAAACTTAGAGTATGCTATCACGAAATGCTTACATTTGGACCGTGAGACAGTGAAGTCTAGTGCTGCCAAATGGACTTGGGAGAATTGCTGGGAAATCTTTAAATCAAACTTGGTAGGTGTAAGATGAGAAGCGGTTTAGTTAATTACACACAATACAGCAAGATGGTCGAAGAAGCTGCTTATTACCGGTGGTTAAATGGTAGTTTGGATACTGAAGCCAATTGGCATGCCGCAGTATCCGAAATAGCAAGCCAGTACAGAATTAAAACAAAGGTTGATCCAACAGAGATTCCGCGCAAGTTAACTGCGGCTCTTGCGGAAAGCCAACTTGCTTTAAAATAGCAGTAAGCATTGCAAATCGTTCACGTCTAGTACCTGTAGTTTTTAGCAGTGCTGCTGTAAATGCACCTTGATACGTACCATCTAAGAATGCATCAGCAGATGTTTGTTCGTCTTTACACCCAGACCAACAGATAACTTCACGTGTACAAGAGACATTAAACTTAATAACCATAGGTTCTGAGTTGATAACACCTGCACTAATATAACGATAAGCAACATTTGGTTTTAAATCTCTAGTTGCAGTACCTGAATGACAGCAATCAAGTAAGCATTCGATTTCAACACCTGGTGCAAACTGACAGAATATATCATGTAACTCGTTATCCATGATGAATGTATTGTTCCAACTACCATTCGGATTGATTAAATCAAATGGGCAAAGCACTTCCATTAAACCATCGGTTTCAGTGCCATCGTTGCATGGAATTTGTGAACCATGACCAGAGTAGTGAAACATAAACTTATCTCCGTCAACTAGTTCTTTGCTGATTTCTAGTAACTTAGTCATAATATTGTGTTTGGTTGCTTGGTCTTCAATAAGTTGAACTGTTTGATAACCATTAGCTGCGCACACATTTAGTATATTATTGCTGTCATTTACGCAACCGCGTAGCGGTGCAACATTGTAGCTATTGATAGCCACGGTTAGTAATTTCTTCACGTACAAACCCTCCATAGTTTTAGTACCTATAGGTATTTATTGGGTGGTTATGTTAGATGTGATATAATATAGGTTGAATTGTTGATTGCGAGGCACGTTAGTGCCGAGCTTGTTGGGTTATGTGAATTTGCGAGAGCCGATAGGCTCGAGCTAGTTGGGTTGATTATCTTTTAGTGAATAAATACAAACATGAGAATACATGAAATTATAACAGAGTTGACCTATTCAGGGTTATCATACAACGGATTACCGTGCACGAAAGACTGTTCCGGGTCGAAAAGTGGATTTGACTGGTCCAAAAAACACAAAATAACGGACCCATCCAACTGCATTTCAAATAATGGTCATCCTTCATTTTCTAAATCTTGTGCAAAGAATGCAGCGGATCAAAGAGATGGAAAATTTAAAATTTCGCCACCAGTAAGATCAACTTCTGGTAAATTTCAAAAGTTTCAACCGGAAAAACCTGATAGAAAGAAGTTCCATCAAAAACCTGAAGTGCAGGAACCACGCAATGATTCCAACACGACAGGGTACTAAAAGATAATTACTTTACTTTGTTAGCATGGTAACGTTCACGTTCTAATTGTTTTTTATATTCTGGTGTGATACCAGCTAACCAATCTAATTCAACGTATTCGTGTTTTGATATCTTTTTACATTCACCAGTGGTTGGGTTATGAACCCAACTGGACTTATTACTGACTTCGTGTGGTAGTTTTACATAATCTATTGGTTTTGAGTAACTCCCTAGTTCGTATATTGACCGTACATTGCTTACTCTATAATACAAGGTAGGATTGTTTTCAAATTCATCCCATGATATGCGCGATTTCTTACCGGTAATAGTCGATATAACTGACACTCCAGATGTGTGGAAGTGATACAAATCCTTATTTGCCTCATATTCCTCTCTGGTCAATCTAACAGATTCACCTGTTAATTTGTTTTTTGCAGTCAATAGACCAGTAGTAGCAGTTTCGTATAAATCACGATTTGCATGGTATGTTTCTACTGGGATAACAACCATCTCACCGGTGCTTATTAATCTTGCAGTTGTAGTTCCAGTAACAATGCTTTCGAATCGATCTTTATTGTTTGAGTACTCATCGACGGGTACACTCATTACAATACCAGTTGCTAATTCTCTAACAGTAGTCACTCCAGACCCAGAAGTTGTGTAGCTTTCTTTATTTGCTTGATATTCTTCTGATGGTATGCGTTTCTTCTCACCAGTCAATTTGTCTGTGACGTGCACGATTCCAGTATTCATGGCAGTAAACTTGTCCTTATTCGCGTGGTAAATTTCGCATGACATACTCATTATTTCACCGGTTTCAATATCGCGAACTGTTACCATGCCAGTAGTGGCAGTTTCGTATAAATCAGGATTTGCAGTGTACTCTTCTACCGGAATCAGACCAAACACACCGGTTTCTTTGTTTTTAACCATAGTTAAACCGCGTTGAGAGTTGATGACTAGGTTACGAGCATCTTCGTAGTAGGTTTTCAAGTTTTTGAACCTATCAACAACTGCTTGACCTTTACTTCCATTCTGTGTGCACATAAGGTAAAATGCTTGAGACATAGCACCGTTAAACGTATATGCGTTTGAAAGAATCAAATGGGCTGTGAAGTGTTGGCCTAGTGTTAATCGTATCCCATTCCAAGGATGATCTTTTAGATTTTTGTATTCAGGAAAGAATACTCTAGGGCAGATATGATGAAGCTCTGTGTAGGTATCTTCTGAAAGATTCTCGTTTAATACTGCACATTTTGCGATGTATTTTACGTAGATTCTTAGTTGACGTTCGTTGTGTTCTTTTGTTGCTAAAATTTTGGCATAAATAGTCATAGTTGGAACTCCTCTAAAGTTAATAGTTCTAAAGTAGTCAGGATCGCCAAATCCGTGGACTACACTTATTTATCCTTATAACAGAAAAAGAGAGATTAGCTCGGCACTAACGTGCCTCGCAATCATAACCATAATATTAACACACTCCCGGATATTAGTAATGGCTCGGCACTAACGTGCCTCGCGATATTTAATATCCTATAGTTTAATTGAATGTTACATTGGGCACTATATGCACTTTGAATTATCACCACCTGAATACGAAAAGACCTTAACTATTGATGAAGCAATTGTATATTGTTTTTCATTAAACATCGACGGTAAAACTGGATGGCGTTTACCTACTATATCTGAAATGCAAGAACTAGGACGAATGGATATTGAAGTTCCAGGCTCATGCTGGATCAATGCAAAAGACAACAATCATGGTTGCATCTTCCATATCCAATACGGTGGAGTCACTACAATAGAGCACTTACCCACAATGCTTTCGCAGGCTAGACCAGTCAGAACGCTATGATTGAGTTGTCACCAATCGAAACCGAAACATTCACTAATTCATTAGATGCTGCAAAATTGTATTGCTTTTCTCTTAGTGTTGATGGTAAGATAGGTTGGAGATTACCAACAAGTGACGAGCTTAAAGAACTTTCTAAAAATTCCGAATCTTCGCACTGGGCTTGGTATTGGTCATCTGATGACGATTACTTGGTTGATCAGAACTTGTCAGTCAGAGCAGTAAGAACTATTGACAATCCTTAAATACCAGTATACACTACCAACTTTTAACAGAGAGGTGTTCACATGAAAGCAGCAGTAATTGGTTCACGCACAATCGTTAGTTATCCTACCATCGAACGTATCCTAAAAGATTATAGTCAGTTGGATGAGATCAGTACTTCACATTCATCTGGTGTTGATGGTAATGCCGTTATGTATGCTTACAAGAATCTAAGAAGACCACCGCAAGTATTTGCAGAACATTATTCACCAGAAAGAAATCATGCTATCATTGATTCAGCCGATATGTTGATTGCCATTTGCGATTCAGTATCTGACAGTACATCAGAATCAATTGAATATGCTAAATCAAAAAAGAAACCAGTCCATGTTTGGTCTGTTACTGAAACCTCAGTTACCTTAGAAGCAATCCGATGAACGTTAAAAAATTGATAACGGTTTCTGAACCGTACATATCTTCTGTTGATTTTGAAACAGTAAATCCATCTACCATTAGTTGGGCATCAGTTGGTGAGGTTGATACAGCAACTGCACGTGAATTTGCTATTGCGTTACATAACAAAGCTGACGAGTTGGATTATGCTAAACTTGAGATTTCACCGAGGGATTATTGGAGTCAAGACTTTCTTTTTGAGCATGCAAAGTTGTATTGCTTTTCTTTGAATATCGATGGTAAGATTGGATGGCGATTACCAACTGTTTATGAATGCGAGATTATTCGTAAACAAGCAGAACCCAATTTACTAACAGCATTGAAACAAGAAAACTGGGTGTATACATCTACTGAACCATTCTACGACGAGGAGAATCACGTGTATGGTTCTCGTCCCTATGAAATGCCAAGTGATGGGCCTGTTACCACTTATGGATTCGAAGATGATGAATATGACTTCGAGGATTTAGATAGTAACAGGGTTACTATTCCGGTTAGGAATGTCTAATATATTGATATTGCGAGGCTATACCCATGGGTGATGTAAACTTAACAACAATGGATGACTGTTTTGAACCAAAGTGTTGCCACTATACTTAGTTGGTAAAAGATTTACATCATATACATTCAACGCACGAAAGTAAGGTTTGGTTGGGTCAATAGAACCAGTGATAGTACCATCAGCTGCTACGACTTTACCTTGGCGTTTTGCTTGTGCCAAATTTAGTTTAGCTTCAAGCCGAGCTTGTCTAGTTGCTAATGTTGAAATACCGTTTAGTGACATTGTCTTTTCCTTTTATTAATATTTATCCAATGAACATAGAACTTGCACCATTAGAATACATCAAAGCACTCGCATGGGATGAAGCCCGTTTGTATTGTTTTTCGTTGAACATCGATGGAAAGGTTGGTTGGAGATTACCAACGATGCGAGAATTGCATTGGCTTGGGTCAAGAGGGTTAATCACTTCGGAACATACCCAGACAATGAATTATCGGAAGTATCCTAGATACTGGTCCAGCGAGGAGCATGTTGATTACTCAGGATGTGCGTGGCTTGCGATGCCACTGCTGGTTGACATGCACACCACTTGGGATGACAAATACGTGAATACTACCCTAGTTAGACCAGTGCGGGATTGCTAAAAGATAATCGAAACTAACTTCAATTATCTTTTAGTCCTATGCAGCACGCAACATGCATCCTTGGAATGCAGTGAATGGTTGTCCACTTGTCGTATTTCTATCAGCACCAGCACCCTGTTGAACAAACACTTCAAAGTAATCACCAGTACCATTAGCATGTACTTGGCATGAAATATCTAGTTGAAACCAACTATCTCCAACACTAGCAGTACCTTTAGAGTTCATACCTCGTCGATATTCTGTACCATTTTTCTTAATACAAATCATACGTTCACCTGTACCGATACCACCATCAATTCTAACAGTAGCAACAAGGGCATAGTAACCTGCAACGGTTGGTGTGAATCTAGTTGATGTTACGCAGTTATGGGTATCGTACTCTTCGACAGTCCAAGTCATTGCGGTTAACACATCAGTTGGTATGGTTTGCACTGCATCTCGATACACACTAAATGCGGGACCATTAAGTGCACTCACATCGGTTCTTAGTAGATATTGCGGATGATCATCATCTAGTAATCCACTTAAAGATCCATGATCGGTATAAGTAGCCATTGCCGATGTTGTGCTACTAAAACTTCTTAAGTCAAATATCGATGTAAGTCTAGCATGTACCGTATTGGTATAACTTGTTTTGCATTGGAATACCAGTTTATATAGCTGTCTTAATTCTACAACTGGGAATCCGGGTAATGACAAATCAGTGAAATTAACTGCTTCTGCATCGCCTTGGTTGGCATGCGATGATTGACCAATAATTCCAATAACAGGATAATTGATGTTATTGGTTGCTAAGATGAAACTAACACCAAACTTGTTATTATCGATATCAGGTGTAGTCCAGTTACCACCGCTATACAAGTTATACTTTGGTAACAAACCTTGTTTTACTGGAAAGTCAGTAGCTGGATCCATTACCCAACCACCGCCACTGTTAATATAGAACATTGGTATTCGTGCAGGGCCAGCTAAGTCTTGTTGCCAAGAATTTGCTACTGGTGTATTGGTACTAATAACATCAACTTGTAAATCTTCATCAAAGAACGTACCAGATTCTATATCTAATTGAAGATGTGAATTGAGAGAACCATCACCGTTTATTATAAAATTGGAGGCAGTGAAACCACTTGCAATTGCTGCACCACGTGTTCTGTGCAGGTATTCATGGGTTTGCCAATCTAAGGTTATACCATGTCTTTCATCTGCAACGTATGGCGCTTTACCGGTTAGTTTATTCCAATAAACATAAGCTGTCATACAATCATTTGGCCAATCAAAGAACGTTGTTTTATAATGCAACGTACCAGTGGCATCAAAATAAATGTAATACAGGCCAGTATTATCTGGTATAGTTACTGATCTTGAGTTGGTGATTACCCACTTAGTTCCTTTTACCCAGATATCAAATGAACTATTCACCGGTGATATAGTGAAAGTTCTACTTGCATCATCAAATGAAATCAACGAATGGGTTTTGTCGGCATGGCCCATTGGTTCACCGGTTGCCGCAAACACTTCTGTTATACCGGTGATATCTGGTATAGCTGGTTTGTTTAGGATTTCGGCAACGCCACTTGTTGCCAACCAATCCGATTGAACCTGTGCTGCTGGGATGGTAGGCTTATTAGTTAAGTCGTTATATGACCCACTGAATAAAACTGGTTTATTCGTTAGATCATTATAGTTACCACTAAACAGAACTGGTTTGTTAGACAACGAATTGTAGTTACCATCAAATCCACTAATAACTTCGTTATTGATTGTGATAGAAGTTCCGTCAATTTTAACACCACCTTTTACGGTAGTACTGGCAGTTGGTAATACATAAATTCCATCACCTGTACCGCCACCACAGACAATAATACCACCAGGCGTAACATTGTCACCAATCCTGATGGTGTTGTCTGAGCTCGAATACCAGAGGCGATCATGTTCACCGATTCTGGTACTACCATCGTCGTTGTTTCTTCTACTAGTAAGAAAGTCTTGAGTAAAACCCATTGTTATCCTTCGAATGGTTCGTCTTCTTCAGCCGCTGCTGTATTAAAGTTATCATCATCCGAGTTTGTCATCTTTTTCATCAACTCGATCTTTTGCTGTAGAGGTGGTACCATTATATCACCAGAATCCATTGGTGTTTCTGATTCAGATGATTTAGTATCATCGGTTTTGTTTTCTAGCTGGTCGATTAAATCCGCCAGGGTTCGCATAAACTCTGCTGCTCTCATGTTTGGTTTCCTTTGTGGTAAGATTAGTTATATTTAGGTGCTGTTTTGTAGTTGACAACCGATAGATTGTTCGATAGAATAGCCCTTTCTAAATTACAAACGGAGACAATCATGGCTTTAAAAGAATCAAACAAAAATCGTATCAAACCAGAAGTTCAATCAGAAGAACCTGTGGTTGATAGTGAAATCTGTGGTTATGTTACAAGATTGGTTTTAGGACCATTGTTGATTCTTGGTGGGATATTACTCATCATTAACAACTGGGTATTACCTAACCTTTAATAACCTGGTGGCTTATTAAGGTTTAGTAAGCCACCAACCGAGGGCTACCAATGATAGAAGTATCGCCAATAGAATTACGCCCAACCCATAATATATCACGATCCGATGCAGAATTGCATCTATTAAAATTAGATATTGGATGGCGACTACCGACTAGACGTGAACTTAACAACATCATGGCTGTTATCCACGGTGAATCGCCAACCATAATACATGCCTGGGTTGCTGAAGACTCGATTCATAGTGTTGGGTTATGCCCACTTGTACCAGTGAGAGATGTTGACGATGATTGAGATTGGGAAGTACTATAACAAACGAATCACGTATGACGAGGCAATCTTATATTGTTTTTGCTTGGGTGATGGTTGGAGATTGCCAACTGAAGCCGAATACATTGAGTATGAATTGCAAGGTTCTTGGTATGTTGATAGAATCTCACAAGTTAGTACGTTTTTTGTTAGACCAGTGCGAGATATTAAAGATGATTAGATTAGAAATGGGTAAGCCAACCACAACAAGAGTAACTTACGAAGATGCAAAATTCTACCTGTTTTGCCTAGCTGATGGTTGGCGTTTTCCAACCTTGGATGAATGCTTACTATACGAAATGTACAGTGATTGGTGGTACGTTGACCGTGATTGGTTGTACGTTGACCGTAAACAGTGGTACAATCCTGATGACGTTTACTTTTTACAACCTGTTCGCGAGGTACCTGACGATGATTGAGATAGCACCAATTGACCGTGAATTAAGACTATCTTACGAGGAAGCAATTATGTATTGCTTTTTGTTGAATATAGATGGTAAGACTGGATGGAGATTACCAACCAAAGATGAATGGTATGGTAACGATCAATTAATGGGTTGTTGGTATATTGGTAGACCCAGACCCAGTAAAGGTAACTGGTTGCTTGCCCCAGTACGAGATCTAAAAGATGATTGAAATAGCACCTAGAGTATTGTGGAAAGAGGGTACCATCACAGAAGCAGTCTTGTATTGTTTTTGTTTAGGTGATGGTTGGAGATTACCCACATGTGAAGAATGCCTGACGTCGCTTGTTATAATGACAAATGAAGACGGTTATTGGTATGATGAAGACATCAATGACAATTGGACTACAGAAACGCATACAATTATCCCAGTACGAAGCATTGACAATTAAACCAAAGTAAGCTATTATCTTTTAGAAAATAACCAAAGGAAAATCAAATGGCAGAAAACAAATGGCATTATCACGATTGGTATACAGTACAAAGAACCCATGTGGAATTCGATACTGTAAAACTATTAACACTAGAAACAAACAAAGGCGTAGTTCATAAACTTGTACCAAACAAAATCATTGGCAAACTAGAATATGAGTTTGGTAACAACTGTTTGAAATACTTGATTCATACTTCTACCCTAGAGAAACTACAAGATGCTGATATCTTCTATGAGTGTGAAGACAAGTTGTTTAAGTTTATTTCTTGCAATGGAGACTTAGCAGTTATAGCAGCAAAAGCCATGCGATATGAAATTCCAATTGCTGATATCGCATACAAAGAATTTGAATTAAAAACTGCATTGAAGTGGTGAAGCTATGATAATTGAAGAATTTGGGATTGAACTAGCACCACTGTCAGAATCCGCCATGTCATATTCCGAAGCAAAACTGTATTGCTTTACCTTATCTTATGATTGTAAGATTGGTTGGAGATTACCAAGCTACGATGAATGGGAAATCATTCCACCTATTGCCGGATGGTACGAAAACAAGTTGGCAAGTGATAGTACTTTTCCACGACGAGTTACGCCAGTGAGGGATTTGCGATGATTGAAATAGGTGAACGAACTAAATTTCTAATGACATACGACGAAGCAAGGATGTATTGCTTTTCATTAAACGTAGATGGTAAGATTGGTTGGAGAATGCCAACAAGTAACGAATACATGCAGAATTCGAAGATTACCGAGTCTTGGCATCTTAGTAGAAATATGGGTCTTAAATGGTACGTAACTCCAGTAAGAGATTTGAAATGATTGAAGTAGCCATAAGAACAGAAGTCGAACTGTCGCATGAAGAAGCCGTTATGTATTGCTTCTCACTTAATATTGATGGTAAGATAGGTTGGAGATTGCCAACGCAAGAGGAATATTACGGCAATAAGTATATATACGGCTCGTGGTACGTTGGTAGACCTACAGCGAATATTGTGTGGTATGTTACTCCAGTAAGAGATCTAAAAGATGATTGAAATAGGTGAACGAACAAAATTCGAAATGACGTATGAGGAAGCATTGATGTATTGCTTTTCGTTAATCATCGATGGTAAAATCGGTTGGAGATTACCAACCATCGACGAATACATGAATACTAAGGGAATTACCAATTCTATGTGCTGGTGCATTGGAAGAACTTCTGGTAAGGGTAAGTGGTACGTAACGCCAGTAAGAGATCTAAAAGATGATTGAAGTAGGTGAGCCCCCTGTTCTCGTTATATCCACACCAAAAACTCTTGACATCCAGTCGCCCTTATGTATAATAACCACTCCTTAACAATGAACACAATGGAGTTACACATGATTGAACAATTTTCACATATAGGTACCGACCATATTTGCAATGTTTGTTCTTGCGAATTTTCGGATGACGAGGGCGGAATTCAAGGATACTTTGGAATACTTCCAGTTGCATTTTGTCCAACCTGCTACAGTAGTATGTACGATATGATTCAGCAAGACATGGAATACATGGACGACCTCGACGAATAGTAGTTGACATCCAGTCAACTACAGGTATAATACTCTTAACTTAACACAGGAGTACAACATGCAAAAACTTCACAGAGACTTTAAACGCTGGCTTAATTCAAACGGTTTAAAACCAGAAGGTACGAGAAAATCAAAATTATGGAGACAGATATTCTCAAAGTACCCACCTTACTTTATTGGCAATGATCGCAGATGGCGTTTCTTGGTACCAGAAAACGGAGAACTCAGATTCCAAGTTTCTTGTCCATTGGAACATTTTGATCGTTGGGCTAACAGTTCTGGTGAAAGTATTCCGCTACCACAAACTAAAGAAGAGTTTGGCAAAGCTATTCAACAACTGATATTATCTTCTAAGGATCTAACATGATCAAAACCACGTTAATATTCTTAATTGTATTCATCGCATTTTTCTTGGGTACTTTAGTATTAAGGCAAATGACTGATGATCAGATCAAACTTGCAAAATATCTACTCGCATTGGTAGCACAATGCGCAATTTTAACCATTACTGTTCTTATGACAGTTGTATTCTTATTCTAAGGAAAACAAAATGAACAAACTACTATTAGTATTACTCGCAACTATCTTAGCCACTGGTTGTACACGTATCGAATCTGGGCATCGAGGTGTTCGTGTCAATGTATCCAAACAAGTTGAACTTGATGAGTTACAACCAGGCTCATTCAATCAAGTTCTACTTGGTGATGTGATTACTATCCCAGTCAAGGATGTTGGTGTTTCAATTGATGATTTAACGCCAGTAGCAAAAGACAACTCAACCATGAAAGACTTTGATCTTGTAGTCATCTACAATGTTAATCCAGATTCAGTGGCTGAACTTTACTCAACTAAGAATCGTTCATTCAATACCACTGACACTCATGGTGATACGTATCTAATGTACAATTACATCACAGCAGCCGCACGTAATGCAGTTTACAAGTCGGCAAGAAAGTATGATGCGTTGGACATGAGTGATGCAAGACAAGCCATCGAACAAGAAGTCAAAGATACTATTGTTCAAACCTTAAGGGATGAAAAATTAGATACTGCTTTGACTATTAGCCAAGTTCTAGTACGTAGTATTACTCCAGCTGATACGGTGGTAGATTCTGCAAACTCTCTAGTTCGTGCTAAAAACGCATACAAACAAAAAGAGATTGAAGTACAAACTGCTAAACAAGAAGCAGAACGAATTGCAGTGTTAAATGCGAATAAAGGTGCTATTGACTATATGTTAGCAACTGCTCAGGTAACTATTGCTGAAGCAGTAAGAGATGGAAAAGTTCAAACTATTCTTATCCCCCACGACATGACTATGTTCTCGATGTCGAAGTAACCACAACCTAAAAGATAATGTCCTCCATAAATACTTCAATACCAAAAGAGGACATTATCCAATGCGAATTCACGAACTACTAGAACCAAAGAAACCTTTAACTACAGTTAAAAGTTCAACTGTATCAAAAGCCGGTATGCAAGGTTCTAAGAACAAAATAGCACAACGTACTTTTACCACAAACAAAGGTAATCAAGTAGACATTCAATTCAAAACAACAACCGATGGCGATGAGAAAACAACCGATGTTGTTTTCTATGTTAATGGTACAATGTATGATACCGCATCGACTGAAGGAAAAGATATTGATAATGATTTTGATATTCTATCTGGGGTTGGCTACATCGTTAAAACCTATCTCGACAAAGCCAAAATCGACCGGTGCACTTTCTCTGCGCATTCAACTCCTAGTGATACCAAACACAAATTCAATATACCAGTAGAAAGACCTAAAAGAGAATTACTCGCATCATTGCAAGGTTTAAGTTCAGTGACAAACGAGTTACTAAAAACTGAAGAAGATGAGATTAGAAAGAATAAGTACAACCTGGTATTAGAAACAATCGAGGCAATCAAACAATATCTTACCCAGCCAGTTGAAAAATATAGTTCAAGTGAGTTTGATAAACTATACTGGCAAATACGCAAAGCTGCTGACATGAAACTCAGCAAATATCCAGAGATGAACGAAGCCTTCAAACAACTAGAACGATTCATGTCAGTGATCACTAGTTACTCACCAGAAGGCGTACACGTTAGACAAAATCGTAGATTCGCAGTCTATTCTAAAATCCTTAACAAGTTCTTTTCTAATACTTGGAATATCGAAACCTACGGTGATAGCTTCATCCTTACAAGAAAGGCATCAGTATGAGAATCGCAGAAATCTTAAGTGAACGTATATCGTTATCAAACTACACACCAACGATTAACCGAGCATTACACACCGCTGTTGCAACGATATTCAAAACGCCAACGCAACCGCCAGCGAAAATGGATATGCAGTTTATGGTCAAGTACAATACTGCGTTTGTTAATGCGATCAAACCTATTCTAACAGATTACGCAAAACAAATAACAAACAGTGAGGTTACTATTCAGTTTAAATCCCTACCCAATGGAACCGGCCAGTACCTCGAAGACACCAACACGATAACTATTTCACCTAAAGTACTTTCAAAACTTATCACACTGCTATATAAACAGTTGACAGAAAAGATTGACGTTTCTACTGAACTAGATACTATCATTGGTTACTTGACTTCAGTATTCCTGCATGAAGTTACTCATGCTACGCAAGTAAGTCACGGACAACGATACAAATACAAACGTGGCTATATTGAAAAAGACAAAATCAAATTCTTTACAGCCTTGATTCAAGATGAATTCAAATCAGAAGAAGAGAAAGTAAGAGCACACGAAATCTACAAATCTCAACCTGATGAAATAGCAGCATACGCACAAGAAGCTGCATCGGATCTAATCAATAAGATACACAAGTTACCTGTAGCTGAACAAGCCACTGCTATTACTGTATTCCTAAAAGAAATTCCAAAGCAAGCAACTACCTATTCTGATTTTAAGAATAGACAAGAACCAGGCTACGAGAAAGTATACCGCAGATACTTGAAATCAATCTACCAACATCTTACTGATTATCAATCAAGTTTAAGTTGACCGAAACTAAAAGATAATGTAGACTGTTTGTTTATTATCTTTTAGAGAAAACCAATGATCGAAATAGCACCAGAAGAATACCACAAAAAAATAACGTGGAACGAATCAATACTATATTGCTTTTCATTAAACATCGATGGTAAGATTGGTTGGAGAATACCATCGTATAAAGACTTCCGCGATAGCAATAGCAAACCAGTGCTGTCTATTGGTTGGGTGCAAGAAGACAAACCATCATTGATGGATTCGGAACTGGATACCGTAAAGTACTTTTGCTATCCAGTGCGAGATGTCGATTAGTTCCCTGCCGAGAATGTGAGTTTGCTATTCATCTGAAAGGGTAATAGCTAGTGGATCATTAAATACCAAATGCCCATCTTTTCTCAACATCATATTCCCAAGATGAACATCAGCATACATTCTACCGGTTGCTATCAATGGACTCAATAGCCTAATGGCATCCGAAAAGTGCTTGTCAGTTGATTCAGACCGTAAATACCGTCTACCAACTTCTTTATCCATTAACATTTTCCATATTAGTTCTGTTGTTAATGGATAGCTGTAACCAGGTTGCCATTTTCTTTTAGTATAGTTGATCAATTTGTCTAATCCTAGTTTACTCAATGCTTGTTCAAACTCAGGTGCAGTGATTTCATCAAGCCGTTCAGTTACCATTAGTATTTGCATCTTTCTATTATCATGAATAGGTAAGTATTCAAACTCTGGATTGTTTTCCAAGTACGCTTCTTCTTCATCGGTTATCGATTTTAAATTGAATATCTTGTAGTTAAAGATTTTTGGAAAATACGGATTCTTTTGATTATTGATGCAAATACGCAAGAACTGCCAAATGGGGTCTCCTTCACCAGATACCGCAGCAACTTTAACAACAGTATTCGGATGCGTTTTGTGATAATACGCAATAGCTTGGGTACCAGTTGCGATAAACTGTAAGTTCGGTGATTTCAAAACGCCACTTGTAGACTTATTTGATATGCGTGGCTTTAGTTTTACTTCACTTAGTATTTCTTCGATTCTCATAATACACCTTAAACATGTATTTAACTTACCAGCACCAAATAAATACACAAAACTAAGAGGATTACCAAAATGCGCATCAGTGAACTAATTACAGAATCAAAACAACGCCTAGACCCAAGTTGTTGGAAGGGCAAACACAAAGAAGGTACTAAGATGAAAGGTGGTATCCGAGTCAATAACTGTGTACCAAACGAAAACTTCAATGCAGAATATGATGACGAAGCTGGGATGGCTCACAGCAATCTTCATACGCTTCGAAGAGCAGTTGATGGGCTTCTCGATACAATTGACGACAATGAAAACCTACCAGAATGGGCTCAAGAGAAAATCGCAAAAGCAGAAAGCATGCTGGTTTCTGTTTGGGATTACCTACAAAGTCAAGAAGACCAAGGAGTCAACCCAACTGTTGACGAGATGTTCGACATGATCGAAGACATGGTAGAAAGTTTAGCCATACAACATAACGTTGATAGTGACGTCATTTGGGAAGACTTTGAATCAGTCAGTGATCGTGAACTCTTTGAAACAGCTGCTTGGCAACGTAAAGAAGGCAAGAACAAACGAGGTGGTTTGAACAAGAAAGGTGTAGCTAGCTATCGCAGAGAACACCCTGGAAGTAAACTTCAAACAGCAGTCACTACTAAACCAAGTAAACTCAAACCAGGTAGCAAAGCAGCCAAACGACGTAAAAGTTTCTGTGCTAGAATGAGTGGTATGAAAGGACCAATGAAGGATGAACATGGCAAGCCAACCAGAAAAGCACTGGCACTGAGAAAGTGGAACTGCTAATCTACAAGGGTATCGAAAGATACCCTTTTTTGTTATTGACATAATTGATTGTTTCGGTATAATACACGGTAACTCAATTATCTTTTAGAGAATCGCATGGCCATCGAAATAGCACCAGAAGAATATCACAAAGAAGAAATAACCTACTCGGAAGCATTGGTCTATTGCTTCTCACTTAATATTGATGGTAAAATTGGATGGCGATTACCGACAGATAAAGAATACGTCTTTGAACTACCAGACCGGTACAATGTACTTTTTCAAAATTGCAATTACTTTGATCATAATACAGCAACCTGCATACCAGTAAGAGATCTAAAAGATAATGAAAAACACTTGACATCCTAAATTAATTCAGTATACTAACCACAACTTAAACAACCTCGGAGAACAATCATGACTTTTCAACTCACCTTACCTTCTAAACCAACACCGCTTGCAGCACTCGATATTTTAGACACTATTCGCCAGGCTTACACCGACGAGGAAACGCATACTCGCATTCCAGAACTTGTAGAGATTATTGCATCAGATCCGAGAAGTGCTTACTGTTATGCGTGTAGTATACTCAATGGACGTTTTGAACTAGGCGAACCTGCCATTGCAACCGACGCAGAAACATCTTATGAATATGCTGATTTTATTAATGGACGTTTCGAACTAGGCGAACCAGCGATTGCAACTGGTGCATCATACTCTTACTGGTATGCTTCAGAAGTTATTAAAGGGCGTTTCGAACTAGGCGAACCAGCGATTCAACTTAACCCAAAATACAAAACCAAATATACCGATTTCATCAATAGCCTTGACTAAAACCTTCTTACATGTAATTATACAATCTTGCGAGCCACGCTAGTGGCGAGCCATAGAGTCAACTTCCTGAGTGAAACAGATGAAAGAAACTACCAATATTAGCATTGAATATGATAGAGTTAATATAAAGAACTGGTTCAAATATAACATTGATGTACCAGTTGAAATTAACCGACCTGATAATTGCGGAGTATACTTGATATATACTAAACAATCAGAGTTACTCTACATTGGCAAGGCTGCTAATTTACGAACTAGACTGTCAACGCATTTAACGTTATCTAACGTTAGCAACTTGTTAAAATACAATTTAACTGATTTACAAAAGGTTACTCCTTTGATGGATAATGTTGATGTATGCATTACCAAAAACATCACTAATGCTGAGATATTAGAAATATCGTTAATTAGTCAACTAAACCCCATTTTTAATAGGCAGTATAATTCTACTTTTCACTGGGGTAAAGTAAATGAAAAATTGTGTGAAGCTAAAACTGATGATCAAATTATCAATCAGTTAACAGTAAGTCGTGGAGTAACTGAATATATAGATTGAAACACCAACCCATAATTTGCTTGACATTCATAATTAATCCAGTATACTAACCACATCTTAAACCTAAACAGGAGAACAACATGCATAACAAGTTTGGATACCATTGTCTTTGGATGATTCCAATATATTACCTCATGGAAGCCGTTGATTGGATAAAAGTATGTTTTAACAAGTTGCGGCTTAAATGGATTCTATACAGAAACCCAGAACTCAAACAACTTCGCAAGCATTCTGGACAATCGGATTGATTTTGGCAGTACTTATTTGACTAGGAGATTACTATGATAGATCTTGTACTAATAGGAATTTTTTGGCTGTTTATGGGAATGTTTTGGATCATAAACATGGATTACGATGGATTATTTGATTGGATTACAAACCGACTATTACGAGTTATAACAAAACTTATAGCAGTAATCGCATGGCCAACAATACTACCATGTATTGTAATTGGACTGTTAGTACTTTCATTTAAAGATATTATACCAGACATTAAACGACTATTCAGATAGTCAACCAGACAATCGCGCGTACTAACCTACGCGCATGGTTCCATTATCTTTTAGGAAACCATCATGAACATCGAAATAGCACCCAAGGAAACAGAGATCCAAGCCAATTGGGATGATGCCAAGTTGTATTGCTTTGCTCTTCGTATAAATGGTAAAACCGGTTGGAGATTACCAACATTTGAAGAACTAGATAAAATATTCGATACAAAACATGATTTTGAAAAATGGGGATATTGGTCCTCTACCGAGGTCGATGGCTCAAAAGCATGGTTTCAGTCGTTTGGTACTGGTGGTCAATTTGATGGGGCTAAAGATTATGACTACAACTACGTAAGAGCAATCAGGGATTTACAATGAAATTCGAAATAAGTCCAAAAGAAACAGAGGCATTTCTCAATTGGTTTGATGCCAAGCTCTACTGCTTTTCTCTTAATATCGATGGTAAGACTGGATGGCGATTACCCACTAAAGATGAATTAAATCATATCTATGAATACAAAAATGACTTTGGCTGTACCTACTACTGGGACTTTGTTGATTCCTTCTACTGGTCGTCTTCTGAGTACAATGCTAACTACGCCTGGTGTCAGAATTTATCGAATGGTGTTCAGCTCAGTAACTACGGCAAGAATTACATCAGCTACGTGCGTGCAGTAAGAGACTTAACATGAAATTCGAAATAGCACCTAAAGAAACTGTAGCAAAACTCACGTGGGAAGATGCAAAACTCTACTGCTTCGCACTCAATACAAACAACAAAACTGGATGGCGTTTACCTACCGAGGAAGAACTCATTATAATAGGAAGATCAAAAAACGATTTCGCTCCTGCCTACTACTGGTCATCTGATGTATGGGATGACTTCCGAGTAGCAGGTCTGAACTTCGGTAATGGCTGCCAGTATCAATACAGTAAGAACAATGACGGCTATGTAAGAGCAGTCAGAGACCTCTAAAAGATAATTGACTTACATAATACCCTATATAATACCTTACATAATACAGTTGCGAGTGCCGCTAGGCACGAGCATTTGTTCGAATATTACTGATTTTTAGTCGATATTTGACTTGCGACTGAGCGAATGCGAAGGAGCCTAAAACCAGTATTTAGCATGAAAATAACCAAAAATACACGTATTTAACCCTTATAAATCAATGACTTACGTTTATAAATCTGGAGTATTTTCGTGTGTGTTTTTTCCCTTTATCCCATATTGTTTATACTCGATCGACATCGATGAAGTGTTTTTAAAAGTCGAAAACTTTTTTCTAAAGTACGCTATCTTACGCTAAAAGATCACTTGACAGCACCCTCAAAATGGGCTATATTGAGACAAACCACTAGGAGAATTCACAATGAGTATAGAAGTATCACCTAGGGAGGCTGAAATGTTTGGAGATTGGTACGAGGCCACCCTTATAATAAAGAGTATGCGAGTAAATGAGCACGATAACTGGAGATTGCCGACGTTAGCGGAACTTATCGACATATACAAGCAAGATAACGACTTTACGCTATCTAACTACTGGAGTTCGGATGAAGCGGAGAACTTTGCGTTAGCACATAGTTTCAGTGACAATAGTACTAGTAGAATAGTTAAGACTAGGGTAGCAAGTATACGGGCGGTGCGAGATGTCAACTGACAATGGCTCGCACCTATCGGTGCTCGCGACCCAAGAAACTCAAGAAACAACCCATATAGCACCAATACCGTTGACATACACGGAAGCGAAGCTATACGCATTCGCCCAAGCTGAACACTGGAGACCTTTGACTATAGCGGATGTTAATGATATGTACTACGATAATCCGTATGTTAACTTGTGGATAGAGGACGATGCAGTGCAGATTGCCTTATCTGTTACTAGACCTAACATAAAGAGGATGTTGGTATTAGTAAAAAAGATGACTTTCTCCCCTAGAGAAAGTTGAAGCCGAGTTCCCTGGGCTACAGGCCGCATTATTACTAGAACGAAAATCATCTTTTAGGTACTGTTTTTCTCCCTGTAAAAAGTTGAAAATGTTTTGAAGATGGAAGAAATAAGGAACCCAGTAAATTCAAGGCCTGTAGAGGATTTGGTTATGTTGGGTATTGTAGAAAAGTTATCTTTTAGGAAGATTTCAAAGTTTTCCCAGGGAGAAAATCGCAAAAAGAAGTTGACAGCAAGTAGAAAACAGAGTAACATACAATCTTTCACAACCACAACAAGGATAAACCATGAGTTTAGTTCAAGTATCAAAGCACACTATTACCGTAGAAACATACAATTGGAAGGCAGGAGTAAATGCTAGTAGGGAAGAAGCGGAGCAGTTCCTTAAAGACTTTACAATTGCACTGGGACAAACCCATACGAAGTTACCGGTGGCTGAGTTAAAGGCTAGTGCTGAGGTAGTAGACCCAGTGGTACAACCTGACGTAAAGAAGGTGGTAGCTAAGGCTGCACCATCTAGCAGTGACATCAAGTTGGCTAAACAGGCCCTAGGTGAACTTTATACTGGTACGAAGTATACCCCAGAAGAATCTGACTTGGCAGGTCGTATTGCTGCTGCAGGATTTACTGGTGAAGAGTTATCAGTAGCAAAGAACGTAGTGACTATGTTATCTACCTATGTTAACTTAAAGCAGGATAAGATGCAACGAGACTTGGGATTGAGACCATTCCAGTTTGAGAAGTTATTCGAAGTATTCTTTGAGGGTACGTTTGCATCTACGCATCGTGAGATTACCTTGATGCGTGGTGCTAAGATGTTAGAAGATGGGTCAATTGCTAAGATCTCGGATGTGGCAAAATCATTGGCATTTTCTAAAGCCGGGTTCCGCAGTGCTTTTGGGCAGTTGATGGGTGTTTCGCCATTGGAGTACAGACAGAATGCGCAGCGTGAGAAGGGTAAGAAAGCGTTGGCAGAGTTAGTACACGCATAAGTTACGAGCACCGATAGGTGCGAGTCAATGGCTCGTGCCTATCGGCACTCGCAACCCACGAGTAACAACCAAGTAAAAAATACTTGACATAAACCTTTGAAGGTGATAGAATGACAGACATAGTAGAAAGTAAGACGTTTGAGCAGCGGATGAAGGAACGTATTAGGGATTCGATAGGTGATTTGATCTCTGATGAGGATTTGACTAAGATGGTGGATAGATCCTTGGAGGAGGTATTCTTTAAACCTCGTTCGAATCCAAAACATGCATCCTATTATAATGCTGGTGAGCCAGCGACGATACCACCGTTGTTGCATGAGTTAGTAAAGGAGGTAATGGAGGCTAATGTTCAAGCGGCTGTTCGGGAGTACATTGGTAGTCATACGGAAGAGGTTAATGCGACTATCCAGAAGGTAGTACAGGAAGGAATTGGTGTTGCGGTACTTGGTGCAATGAACAGTATGTTTAATTATCAGTTATCTAACTTACAGAATAACATTTCTCAACAGATTAACAATTACAGATAGGTGTATACAATGATTAAAATCGAAGCAGTTAAAACATTTAGTTGGGCAGCGGCAGAAGGGTTGACTGAAGAAGAGGCAAGTGCGTTTCATGTGGAGTTGGGTTTAGCCCTAGGTAAAACTTTACCGGTAGCGGAATTGCGTAGTGGGTTGATGTCTGGTAATTCATTATTAGTGAATACTGCGTTGCAGACCCTATATACTAACATGCGATACAAGCCAACTGCTGCTGATTTAACTGAGAGAGTGGCAGCTGCTGGTTATCAGATGAGTGACTTGGCATTGATTCAGAAGTTAGTAGCTAAGATTGAGGCTGGTGTGGATAAGGAAGGGGTATACTTGGCAGCTGGGTTACCTGTGCATAAGGTAGATGCTTTGTTTAGTGCCTTCTTTGATAACACGTTTTCTATGGTAAGTAGAGATGTGCGTATGACATTGGCTAAGTCGTTGTTGGATAGTGGTCGATATGCTTCAGTAGATGACATTGCTAGTAAGTGTGGATATGCCAATGCGACTAGTTTCAGAATTTGTTATAAGAACTGGTATGGTGATTACCCAGCCTTAACTAGAGCTAAAACCGTTAAGCAGTTGTTTGTTTTTGACTAAGGCTCGCACCTAGCGGTGCTCGCAATATATCTTGACTATAGGTATATAGTTGGATATAATAAAGAATAGTTTTACAACAGTTGGGTGTACAGTATTGGGAGATGCTGTATGCCCATTATCTTTTAGGGTAATATACCCGCTGTAGCGTTATGTACCCATACGTATAGGAGAGTTTTATGAGTAGAGATAATGTAATTTTGTGTATAGTGTTTTTGTTGATAGTAATGGTGTTGTCAATCCGTATAACAGTGACGGTACCTCTGGTTGAGTGTGATCGAATAGGTAAGCCAGTGGATAAGTTTGGTAATAGCTTGTAGTATACCCGCTGTGCATGTTGGTGTATATACGTGTGTATATGTGTGTATAGAGTTAATAGTTGGCAATTATCTTTTAGGTGTGAATTATGAATATTCTTGAAAAATTCCGTGAGGAAAAAAGGAAAAAGCAATCGTTACATTTTTCGGGTGGTATAATAATTGATGTACCATTTACACATAAACCCATAGCGAAGAAACTTGGTGCCTGTTGGTCACCCGAGCAGAAATCGTGGTATATACCAAAGTTTCATACTAATCCACAGTTGTTTAATCGTTGGACTGCCATAAACAATGTTAATCTTATTAAACGAGTTATTCCAACCTATGAGATAGAATTGTATGGTGAAGTTTTAAAAGGTACGGAAGATCATGGATGGGAAAATAAGTATGGTAATAGATGCTGGTCATGTAAAGCAATTCATAGATCGTATTCTATATTTAATGGGTTGGCTGTTTGGTACAAAGAACCAATCTCCGAAGCGTATTTGCTAAGACCAGATGCATTTGTTTCTGATTTTACCGTTACCGAAGATGAAGGTAATTGTATTAAAGTAGTTAAGGTGGATTCATACCTATAACAATGATGTATTTGACTCATACACAGGCAGACTTAGTTCTGCCTTTTTATTGCCTGAAAAGTTCCCTGGGTTGACTAGTGTGTGAATTTTTTCGATTGCGAGTGCCGGTAGGCACGAGCTTGTAACATAACTGTCATAATCAGGTATATATAGAATGCGGCCTGCAGACCGAAAAAGTGTCTCCCTAAGGGAGAAGAGATTTGTTGATCTTCTCCTTATGCCTTTGGTGGCTTCCTTGGTCTTTGCTTCTTCTCCTGGATTCTCCTCAGAATCCCTCTAGTAATTGCACAAGAAATCCATCGAGCAATTGGAGATATCACTAAAAGATAATTGAACTATTGATGGTCTATATCACTAAAAGATAATTGAACTATTAATGAAGTTATCTTTTAGATATATTAGTTGACTGATTGGTTATGGCTGTGATAGTATTAATTCGACTAAAAGATAATGGAGGTCCTGTACTAAATACATGAGTTAAAAGTTCGATTGATCATAATCATTTTTCTTAAACCCCTAGCTAGGTTGGCCAACCGAATTAGGGGTGGTTTGATCAGAGAACTGGTAACACAAACCATAGGAAGAATAAGATGATCGAAATCCACGAGTCTGTGTACGAAGCAATGTATGCGGAGTTTTCTAAAAAATCAGTAGATAAAGCACTTGAGAAGTATTCTAAGGTCTTGTCTAACTTGATACATATATCAATTACAAACGATTACGCATGTACTGCGTATAGTCAGTATCAGATCCCAATGAAGGTATTACATGATACCGGTGGGAGAATTACCGATTCGAAAGGTAAGAAGGTACGAGTTCATTCCTGGCTAAAAGATAATAAGCCAATCATAAAAGTTCTAAACATGGGTAATAGTTTACAGAAGGTAAAATCTACTATCTCCCTAATTGACAACCGTTGTACTTACACAGATCTATTTGACATGAGCCTAGAAGAATACGAAGAAAAACAACTTAACATCCAGACTGATGATTTCCTTGATAATGAAATGTATGATGATTTATTCTACAGGGAATATCCAGAGGTTTTATATGCAAGTCAGGGATTAATGTCAGCTGATGATTGTTTAGCGATGTTTCACCCAATTGAAGTTAATACTACAACGTTAACTAATTACTTGAATTGGCTTATCTATGACAGTACTAAGTTGGATGAGGACCAACGCAAGAGTTATATACGTAAGGCTAAGATGATCTTGGCCCTAGCACATAAAGGTGATGGGTATTGGTTCCAGCGGAAGAAGCAGAGTGTATTTGGCCGATTGTATTATGTTGGGTTATCGATGCATAACATCCCAAGGGAAATGCGTAAGAATGTATTGGGTGATTCATGGCAGTATGATATCAGTTCTTCATCCATTGCCTGGAAGTATAGTTATGCAGCTGCGTATAACCGAGAAGTAAAACCAGAAAGGTTCCAGTATACTAATCATTACCTGACAGATAAGGAAGACTTTATACAGGACTGTTTGAAGCACGTGTTCTTATGCCGTACTTACAAAGACAAAGCGGGTAATGTTCACCGGTATGATCCTGAGTGGTGTCGTAAAAAGATCAAGGCTATGATGAATGCCATATCTTTTGGTGCGAAGGTATTCGGGATTGTCATACCCAACCCAAAAGATCCAGACAATCCATTGGTTAATTCGTTAGGTGTTATCCTAAAAGATAATGAAATTCGTGATGCATTTTTGAATCATGATTTGATTAGTGGATTTATCCATGAGCATATGGAGTTAGCTGAGTTTATCCTAGAGAAGAATAAAAGTATATTGGCTCCGTTAACCTGTACTAAAACAGACAAAGGGTGTCGTAATAAGGCCAAAGAGATGGCTTACTTGTACCAGCATGCTGAGACTGCGATCATGACTAGTGCTACATCGATTGCGGAAACTATGGGACATGAGATACTAATCGGTGTGCATGACGCGTTCATTGTGCGAAATAAGATTGCATTTGATGATCTGCAGGAGATCGAGTTGCGTATCAAAACAGCGTTTGGTATGCCATATTGGAAGTTAGTGGGTGAGAAACTTACTGGGTATACTGCGATGGTTGGTCCTAGAGTTGAGGATAATGACCGTAAGGTTGCCATTCATAGATTAGTCATACGTGAACAGGAATATGAATTGTCACGTGGTAATACTACTCGGATCATTGAATCGGATATTGATGATTCATTAATTGAACCAGAGATGCGAGCCATTAAGGAGGAACGCGAACGTTATGCTAAACGCCATCGTGACTCTTGGGGTACAGATTACTTCGATGGTTCTGATCATAGATACGATAGTGTTCAGTATGGGGATGAAGAGTACTTGTATGAATATGACGACGAGGATGACGAAGACTAGGCTCGGCACTAGCGTGCCTCGCTATACCTATCTACCCGCTGTGCAGGTACTTGACATCTGTACATATACATGTATAATAGTAACTTTCTAACTAACCGAGTAAATCAAAATGAAAAAGTTATTAGCAGTAATCGCATTACTAGCATCGTTAAACGCCAATGCATATACCTTGGATGATATCAAACAGAACATGTTGAACGCCGGGTTCTTAGTTGACTATGATGCAATGAAACAGAATTCACATATCATAGTAGCTTGGAAGCGTGGGATGAGTCGTTATCAATGTGATCTCTATACCAACTCTATGATTAAAGAGATGAACTATCCACATGTAACTCAGGAGAATACCGCTGATGGTAGAATCGAAATGATAGTGAATAACCCTGGACTCGTGCTTGGTTGTGCTGCCAATCAATCGTTTGTATGGTTGATCAAATCCTAGTTACCCGCTGTGCGTGTTAGTAGCTCGTGCTAATATACACGTGTTTTCATTCAATTTTCAACTACTTTCTTGTAAGTCATTGAATTATAAAGCTATTATCTTTTAGACCCTTAAAATAATAATGATATAAATCAATGACTTACAAACAGTACCTTTAAACAGTATCTTACCCTGGTTACCCTACAGGGTCAATAATCTACAATACACAAAAAATGAAACGAACGCTTGTAAGTTATTGATTCACTTACCTTTAAATTCTACTTTACCCGCTGAAGGATATATGATAATATACCTGCATTCACACATATAGGAGAGCACACATGTTAAAAGTTGATGATGGTATCTACCAGGCCCGGATTTTCTATGCAGGTAAGAATGCAGTAGAGATTCATGTATACCGGAAGCATTGGAAGTTCTGGTGGCAGTTTGTTTGGCAGGCCACTTGGGATGCTGATCAGATAGATTTCAAGACTATCCGTGCTAGTGCACTGGAAGCTATTGAGTGTGCACGTATGGTAGAGTCAGGTTACCCGCTGTGAGCATCATGCATATACACGTATAGGAGAAGAAAATGTCATTAGAGTCATTCGTAATAACCGCACTATGGATAGGTGGGTTTGTATGGATTGTTACGTTAATCCATGTAGGTAAACTTAAGTTCATTGAGCTATGGAGGGAAAGTCCGTGGAATACACTTGGGATATGTGCGATCCTTGGAATGCAGGTAGGGGTTATATTAATGCAGGTATGGTACTTCGTACCCGCTGCATACATACCAGATCCTGCGATGGTAGAGCGGATCAAAAGGGTTGAATGCCATTCACCACGCTGTGAAGAGATAGTCAATGATCTTTTAGTAAGGGCTGGTGCTAAATAAAATCAAAAACGCCATCGAAAAACGATGGCTTTTTTATGCCTAAAAGATAATGCTTGACATTGGGTTAATTATCTTTTAGACTGTACCCACAAATAACCACAACCCAGAGAAACCGCATGGCAAACTACTTACAAGCAACAACAGCAACTGGCGTAACCATCATCGACTCATCAGTTCTGCCTGAAGGCGCAGACATCCTGTATCCCCATGACTTCATGGAGGATTTGAGATCCCTAAAAGATGGGGAAGTCATCTTCACTTATGTGTATCCAGATGAGCAGGAGTGGATTGATAGGGAGTTTGGTATACAGAGTTGACAAGTAACCAGTAACTTGGTAGACTAATGCCAACTTAAACCCAAGAGGATACTACGATGATAGATTCATATATTGAGAAAGTTAAACAAATCCCAGAGGCTTATGAGAAGTATTCTGTGCTGTACGAGCAATATGAGGGTGAATCCAATCTGGATTTTATTGAGAGATGTGCTGTCATGGACTTTGATGATGGTGCATACCAAGGCAGTGTTTACCAAGAACTGTATGATGAGTTAGTGGGTTGTTGACAACTCGGCTAACTACTGGTAGGCTATACGCCGAAACATAAACATACAGGAGCAAACAAAATGAACGAACCGACATTTATACTAGGCACAAAACCACGTAATGATTCGATTAAACTAGACTTGGACGAGCTGCAAGCTATGCCAGAGGAGGAGGCCTTTGCAATCATTGCAGACTATAAGCGACGTGGTTATTGGTTTTCATTGTCCAATGATTCGATAATTGCATCACACTAAAAGAAGATTTGACAAGGTGGGTATTTTCGAGTAGGATGTACCCACTTGTTTGCGAGTGCCGATAGGCACGAGCCAATAAGAAGAAAAAAAAGAGTTGACAACAGGGTAAAGATCCACTAAACTATACCCACCTTAACAAAGCACTACGGAGTTACAAAGATGAGCGTATTAACTACACCAGAACAAATCAACAGATTCCAGTTATTAACCTTGAAATCAGCACTTGGATTAGAAATCAAAGGATTGAAAGGTCGTGGAAAATCGGCTAATACAATGGCTTGCCAGTTGCTAGGTTTACCAAAAGGAACGAAGAAAGAAATCACATACGCGTACTTGTTACAAGCAATCGGATAAAAAGATTTGACAAATGGGTACATTGAGAATACAATGTACCCACCTTAACAAAGCACTACGGAGTTACTACAATGGCATTTTCACTTCTCACTACTTCAAACCTTAAAATCATTAAAGGTGAATCACAAGGTTATAAATCCTACATTCTTCACCTAGCACCAAGTGACTTATCTGGTGTAATGAACACTTGCCCAAAGGCTACTGCTGGATGCAGAGCGGCTTGTTTGAATACTGCTGGACATGGTGGTATGTTTAAAGCAGGTGAAACCACTAACGCGGTACAAGAGGCTCGTAAACGTAGAACCGTGTTCTTTAAAACAAACAGAGAGGTTTTCATGGAAACCTTAATCACTGATATAACAAAAGCCATTAAACAAGCAGAGCGTAAAGGTATGACACCTGTATTCCGTTTAAATGGTACAAGTGACATTCTATGGGAAAACATTTACGTTGGTGGTAAGAACGTGTTTGAACACTTCCCTACAGTACAATTCTACGACTACAGTAAGATTCTTAATCGTAAGGTTAAGCACCTAGGTAACTACCATTTAACATTCAGTAGAGCAGAATCAAACGATGCAGACGTAATGAAAGCATTGGAACAAGGTTACTCTATTGCAGTGGTATTCGATGAAGTACCCGCCACTTGGAATGGTGTTCCTGTAGTTGATGGTGACTTGGATGACTTAAGATTCAATAATACTAACCTAGACTTGGTTATTGGATTGAAAGCCAAAGGACGCGCGAAAAAAGATACTAGCGGATTCGTTATTCGCACAAAATAAAGATTGACATGGTGGGTATTTTCTTTTAGAATGTACCCACCTTAACAAAGCACTACGGAGAATATCCATGTACACAATGACAGAAACCACCTTTGCTGATTTATTACCTTACTTGGAATTGTTTGACGAGGAGGACAATGGATTCTTCCAATACGAACCAGCACGTCATATTCAACTCTATGTAAAAGAGTTTGGTGATGTGGTAGAAGTAGGAACAGTAGAAGTCTTAGGTGATAGCGTGACATTCAGAAACATTGGTGGTGGTAAATGCGGTACTGCCAAAGTCAATAGTATTGAATGCGCTGTAATGAAACAAAACAGACTAATCTAAAAACAAATAGTTGACAACTGGGTATATTTCAACTAGAATATACCCACCTTAACAAAGCACTACGGAGTAAACAACATGAACAATTCGATTAAACTTGTGTTAGCAGAACTACAGGAAATGCCAGAAGGAGAAGAAGTATTTAAAAAGTTTTCTTTTTACACTGGTGTTGAAAAGATTGCGGCAATATTAAAATTAGAAGATTATGGTTATGAAACAACCGTAGCAGATTTGTTAGTAGATATTATTCGTTACTGTGATTGTCATAATATCAACTTTAAAGAAGAAGTCGCTGATGCACTAGAAGATGCTGAGGCAGAACTAACTCACGGGTAAAAAAGATTGACAATGTGATAGTTTTCAATTAAACTATCACCACCTTATCAAAGCACTACGGAGTAAAGCCAATGAGTAGTTTATACTGGAACGGCATTCAAAAACGGTCAGACCTTTATAGCATGGTACAGTCATACAGACGTGACATTAAAGCTATGTTTGACATCTATGACACTGATTACTTAAAGTCACTGACAGAGAGTGAAGTCACTGCTAGGGACGAGATAGTAGCAGATATAACTGCCTTAATAGCAAAGATTGAAACCTTACGCGCAACATACCCTAAATTAGAACACGATTTAACCTAAAAGATAACTTGACAACTGGGTATATTTCAACTAGAATATACCCACCTTAACAAAGCACTACGGAGAATATCCATGTACACAATGACAGAAACCACCTTAGCTGAAATCATGCCATACTTGGTAGAATACTCGGATTATGCGGATTCAATCGATTACGAGGTTGCCAAAGACTATCAAATATATGTTAAAGATTGTGGCGAAGTGGTCGAGGTTGCTTTAGTTGAAGTAGCTGGTAGCACTGTACTATTCAAAGGCACGGATGGCGAGTTTGGTGAAGAAATTTCAGCAGATAGAATCGAATGTGCAGTAATAAAACAAACCAGAATAATCTAAAAACAAATAGTTGACAACTGGGTATATTTCAACTAGAATGTACCCACCTTAACAAGCACTACGGAGTAAAAGATATGAACATTGAAATCGCACCAAAAGAAACAGAGATTCAAGCCAACTGGTATGATGCCAGCCAATACTGCTTTTCGCTTAATATCAACGAGAAAACAGGATGGCGTTTACCAACCACAGACGAACTAACGCAGATTTATGAATCGGAAAATGAGTTTGAGGAAGATTACTACTGGTCATCTACTGAGTATAATGATGTCAACGCATGGAGTAATCATATGTCAATCGGGATTCAGAGTTACTACGGTAAGAGTTACGGTGACGGATACGTCAGAGCAGTTAGAACCATCGATTAAATTTCTGCGAGTGCCGATAGGCACGAGCCAGTACGAAGAAAAAAATAGTTGACATTTAAAGCGAGTAGTAATATACTACTCGCACCTTAACAAAGCACTACGGAGTAAAGACAATGACTACAGAATTTAAAACTTGGATGCGAGTTTGTTCAATCACTGGTGAAGGTATGAACGCAGGATGGGTTACCAGCGAGGCAGACCAATACTTTAAGAATATCAAAGATGCAGTTGAATGGAGTATTGCGGCTGGATATGCCACTTACGAAGATGCTTACGCGGATGACGCGATTTACTGGACTGATTGGGCAGATTCTGACGATGAACCACAAGCAGTAGAATTTAACGGTAAAATGTACCATGAATAGAAGTTGACAAACTTAGCGAGTAGTAATATACTACTCGCACCTTAACAAAGCACTACGGAGTAATAGACAATGAGCGAACAATACAGAACAATCACCTTAACAGAAACCAACTTAAACCGTTTGTCTAGTATCTTAGACTACTTGCTAGAATCTGAGGCAGATAGTTTCGAGGAGTACATGGTAGAACACTTTGACAATGACTTCTCGATTGATGACGAGGAGGCTCTTGAAATCGCACTAAAAGATGATAGAGTTCACCATATCTTTAAAACGGCAGAGTTACTAGCCAGAGCATACGAAGACCAATAACCTAAAAGATAATGACATAAGGGTGCAGTGCAAGTGATACTTGGCATGGAAGGAAACTGCACCTTCTAACTACTCTAATCAAGTAGGTGTCAACCTAAACATACAAGGCTTGCGAGCGCAACGCGCGAGCCTAACCTAAAAGATAACTTGACAAGGTGATAGTTTCCAATTAAACTATCACCACCTTAACAAGCACTACGGAGTAAAGATAATGACAATCAAAGAACTAATTGCAGTATTATCCACATTCGATGCAGACTTACCGGTAGTGGTATCGGTTGCATACGCAGATGAACAATTCACAATAGATAAAAATCGTGTTGGATTGGCATGGATTGATAATGGTGACGATATTTCCACCGAATGCGTAACATTGGAAATTGATGCAGATAACGATTGTATCATCTAAACAACATACATGGCTCGCGAGCGCAACGCGCGAGCCTAACCTAACCAACCCAGAGGCACTACCAATGAACATAAATGAAATCAAAAACCAAATCAGTGAAATGACATACGATGAACTGGAACTCAAGTTTGAGTTGTATTCAGAATTAGAATCAAGAGATGCCTTTACTGAAGTTATGCAAGAGTTACTAGCCATTGAATTAGACCGCAGAGAATCTGAAGACTAAAAGATAACTTGACACGGTGATAGTTTCCAATTAAACTATCACCACCTTAACAAGCACTACGGAGTAAATGAAAATGAAAAACATATACTGGAACAATCTAGGCAAAATGCAAAACGAATATAACGCATTAAAAGAAATCGTACCAAAAGCAGGTAATGCTGGAAGTGTTGAAGGTGAGATGATGAGAGCCATTGGACGCGTATACTATGATTACTATCAAAACGGTTTAAAATCTAACACCAGTGGCGCGGTAAACTTCTTATTCGATTGCGACATTAAATATTCAGTAGGCTTGGCGGATGTGTTATTTGACATCAAGTTAGAATGCAACACAGGCACCGTCACTGGGAAGAACTTAGACAAGCCAATGGAAAGACTGGTTGATAGAGTTACAAGCTATGTAGCGGCAAAGAAAGGCAATTATACACCAAGTGATGTAGACATGGAACAGTTTGCAGATAATGACTTTAATGAACTCGATTTTATCGATGACTTTGAAGAAGAATTCATGCCGGAATTTTACTAACGAGTTGTTGACAAATGCAGGTATTTTAGGGTAAGATACCTGCAACTTAACAGAGGATAGCGACATGACCACAATAGAACAAACCTTAGCAACCCATACAGGAGTGGCTAAGTCCCAAGTAAGAAAGTTAACACCAGTAAGTTACTTTATCGATGAATGGGTTAAAACAACTTCACTGAATAACCAAGAATTCAAAGCAACATTTGCACAAAACTTAGTTGGAACAATAGCAACAATCGAGAAAAGACAATGAAGAAATTACTACTAGCACTAGCCATTTTTACCACCAATGCACACGCGGTTATTGATGTACCAGACTTCCCAGATGAAACAGGATTCTATGACCATGTACATTGCAGTGGTGAAACCTTGTATCAGATTTGCCCAGATAAGTTTACGGTAGAGTATGTTATCGTTAACCATAAACAAATCCACTTACCAAGAACTGATACGAAAGCTAAACCAATGCCATTGACACCAGACATTGACCTTAAACATAACTATAGAGTACAGTAACATGAACTTTGACGCAAATGAAGTAGACTTGATTAAAACTGCCTTAGAATATATTATTGCGTTTGGTTATGAGTTTTCAGAAGAAGATGACAGCGAATGCCAAGACATGAGAACCTTGTTACAGAAAGTTGTTGACAGCAGTTCGATTATCTTTTAGAATAGCCACAACTTAACAAAGAGGCACTACAGATGGCAACTTACGAACAGAAACCAAGATTAGTAGAAGTATCAGATAACTTTAGGGGATTAAGAGCATTTGTTAGTGGTATTGCGATTGGCGCGTTGATTGCGGGTATTGCAGTATTCACCCACTTCCAAAAAGACATTGCAACTAACTACTGCAAAATTTACTTTACAAACATAGGTGGGTTTGTATTCCATAAGAATCGAATCTACCACTTAGACGGTATGCAAGACTTAATGGACAGTAAGAAATAAGTTGACAACCTAAAAGATAATTGATACCATACCACTACACTAACAAAGAGGCACTACCAATGAGAACAAGAGAACAACTTAATACCTTAATCGAACAAGCATTCTTAATTGTAAAAGATGACGTTGATTATGTGATTGATGGCTTATCACCAGAGGATAAGATGATTCATGTACATACAGTTGATGATGGCGAACAATACATACTCTCATACGATGAGATTACAGACGAAGATTTAATCTACGGATTACAGATACTTAACCCAGCTTAACTAACAACTTCACCGTTAACGTGCGAACCGCGTTAGCGGTGAGCTAACAAGGAACGATAACATGAAGTTTGAAGAAGTAGTAACAAGTCCAATGGCGGATTTGTTCCAACAGTACGTTGATAACCATACCAGTGAAACAACCTTTAAGGCGTTGTTGACTGATAATACCGACAGAACCCACTTGTACATTGGCGAGGATGTTATCATCATCCCAGCCGCTAAACAACGAATCTTTGAGGGTAACTTTGGTTTAAAGTACATGAACGCAAAGCATAAGGTACAGATTGGTAACTGGCTTATCTATAAAGCCACTGACGAAACAATAGCAGATATAATCGCAAGAGAGGTAGAAAATGCCTAGTAGTACAGTTGCATGGGTAAGAGAAGGTGGTGTCGTTGAATCCGTCTATATCCACGAAGGAACTCTAAAAGATGTTGGACGTTATCTTTTAGCTAACATCGACCAAAGTAACATCTCTAAATTGATGTTGATAGGAGATAGAGCAGAAATAACGGATGATACTGGTGACCTAGATGAAAGTGAGATACACAAGACACTCAATCATCTTTTAGATGAAACTAATGCTGATTATATCTTTATCTATAATCGAATTGGTTTTTGGGAAGTTGCCACTCGACAGGATAAAACATTGCATAACCTTGAAACGGTACTCTTGCAATTAAGCCAAGAGAACGAGTTTACAACTAAACAAACCGAAGTTGAAATGATTGATGTTGAACAACTCAAGGCAGAAATCATAGATGAACTTATGGAAATCCTACCAGACGTTATCTTAGATAAGTTTGATGAACGGATGTATACCATCTTTGGTATCAAGCCAGCAACAAGACACTAACAGATTACCCGCTGTGAAGGCGGGTACACCTACGCACACGAGGCACTCTATGACAAATTTAAGTAAAGCGATGACTTCAATCGCAACAGGTATGGCACTAGGTTCGATTGGTGACTTAGGTTTAATGACTAGCCAGTGGTTAACGGCAATTATTGCAATAGCAGTTGGCTTTGGGTTAATCTGTTTCGGTTTTGTTTTGTTAGGTACTCAGTCATGCGTAAAATAGCCTATATACTTTTAGTTTCTTTGTATGGTTGCCAAATGTCACCAACAGTAATGATGCCACCACCATACGAAGAACACAGGTCACCACAGTATCTATTACAGCAATACGCGCCGCTCAATGGCGCGGCATTAAGAGTATGCTGTGGGCATTTACGGCATTGTTTGCCACATCAAAGTGATAGGTGCTAATATGAACATAAACCCAATATCCATTGCTGGTAGTTTTACCAGACACGAAAGTGACTTAGCGCAAGTGGCTAAAGCACTAAAAGATAATTTAGACAATAGTATCTTACTAGGTAAAACTCAAGTAAACAAGGTACACCACCTAGAAGAAGTTGCCAATAAGGTTATACTTGATTCACAAAATACAGATCCTTTTTGGATTAACTCGATTGGTAATCTAGCTGATATGAGTAGACATAATTACGTTTTCGTAGGTAAGGTAGTTTAAAATAATACTTGACAATGGGTACATTCTAAAAGATAATGTACCCAACTTAGCGAGTGCCGATAGGCACGAGCCTAAGAGCTATCAGTAAGTGGGTCTGCGGGTGTCCTCAAGCACCCAATACAAGGCTTGAGCCAGTACATTTTTCGTTAATACGTTAAATCTTAATAATGGTAGACTTACTTACTGATAGTTGAAAAAAAAGAGTTGACAACTGGGTACAGAACAACTATACTGTACCCACCTTAACAAAGCACTACGGAGTAAAGACAATGGGTTGGTTATCTTATAGCAACACTGGCAAACAAGCATTAGTTAGACAAATTAAATTAGACAATGATGCAATAACTCAATGGTCGTTGGTTGGCAATAACCTATGGGGTTTGTACACAGTATCACAAAAAGACGTTGATTATAATCCTAACAATGTGTTAGGTCAAAAGGTTATTCTGCTATTCAGACTTGAATACTTTAAAAACGATAAAGGCTATGGTTACAAAGATATGTGTGAAAGTATGCACCCTTATCAATATAACTGCCCACTAAAGTTTTTAAAAGAGGCAACAGTTACTTGCCAAGAATGGCGCGATAATGTAGTTAAGTTTCACGAAAATGCTAGTAAAACACGCAAACGTGCCGCTAACTTGATGATTGGTGACATTATCCAGTTGAGGAATTCATATGTCGCAGTAGTGAAAGTGGTAAGCGTTAAACCGCTATTAGGTGTTGCAAGTGGTATTGTTTACAGAATACCAAAAACAATGATTATATAAAACAGTTGACAACTAAAGCGAGTAGTAATATACTACTCGCACCTTAACAAAGCACTACGGAGTAAAGACCATGTTCATTAAAGCAACTAAAACAGAAAAACTACGCGGTTCAACTGCAACGCATGAAACATTAGTAATACTAAACACGGCACTCATTAAGTTCATAAGCCTGTCATCTAAAAATTCAACATGGGTAGTTTATGATAACAACATGGGATTTGAAGTAATGATTCCATACCAAGAATTTTTAGATTTGTTAACCGCAAACTAAAAGATAATAGTTGACAACTGGTGTGAGATAGATTAAACTACTCGCACCTTAACAAAGCACTACGGAGTAATAGACATGACTACAAAAGAAAAAGCAATTGAAATCGCAATTAACACATTCTTATCTGAATATGATAATGATGCCGTTAAAACGTATGAAATGTTATCAAATGAATTAGCAGATAGTTTTGACTGTATTGATTATGCTACGATATGGGAAAAATTTGAAGATGATACTATCAGTGAAGTGGTGGAATATATGGACAATCTTATTGATTCAATAGTCAAAGCGTTTGACTAAAAGATAATGCTTGACTTTGGGTACATCATCTTTTAGAATGTACCCACCTCAACAAAGCACTACGGAGCAATAACCATGTTAGACACAAACGCACAAGGTGATGTGATTGAAAACTACGGTTTGATTACGCTAAACCATTCTTATTGGGAATGTGAATGCAATGACAATTACGTCAGACCGAAATCACAATTAGCGTGTAGCGAATGCGATGCAAATCAAGAGGACTGCGCAGACGCATACGAAGAAACAGTACAGCGAGAAATATATCAAACAATCTAAAGAGGCACTACAAATGAAAACAGTAAAAGTAACATTCTTATTGACAGTAAACGATGACCACAAACTAGACTACTGGTTACCCGAAGAAATCAACGAAAGATTGACTGGTGATGAAGAAATCTTAGATTATACGATTGAAACAGTCCCAGACGATGTAGAAAGAATTATCACACACGAAGAATATTAAAGTTGACAAGGTGGTTCTTATATGAGATACTAGAGCCACTTTAACAAAGCACTACGGAGAATAGAAAATGATTACACTTAAAAACATAGACTGGGCGTTACTTAGAGAACAAAAAGAATGGTTACTGAACAATGGTTCAGACCACGCAATGGGTTTGGCACACTTCTTAGACTTCATTCAAGATGATGCAGTAGCCAATCAAGGCTTTAGTGATGATGACGTATTTGGTAAACAGTTTGTTATCTTAGGTAAGATAGATGAGTTTGATGGTGAACAGTTATACTGGGTAGAAGATTTTGGCTGGGGTGCTGGTCGTGAGAATGCCACCAGATACCGTGATTGGTTCACACCTGCGTTGATTGAAGAAACAGGACGTGAATATATCTAAAAGATAATGCTTGACTTTGGGTGCATTTTAAACTAGAATGTACCCACCTTAACAAAGCACTACGGAGTAAAAATCATGCCATACATTAGTAAAGAACAAAAAGAGTTGAAAGCAGTAAGATTAAGAGCATTAGCAAAAGAATACGGTATCAAAGCAACTGTGGCGCGTAAACATTGCTACACCATCGTTCTTAATATACAAGGTGGTAAAATCGACTTCTATGGCGCGTTAAAAGAAGTAGACAGTAACTACAGCAAAGATTATATACAAGTCAATCCTTATTGGTTAGACGACCAGTTTAACAAAGGTGTTGCACACGAGTTCTTGACTAAAGCACTTGAAATCATGAATGAAGGCAACTATGATAATTCGGACATTATGTCAGATTATCACGATAGAGGCTTTTATGTTGACATCAATATCGGACAGTGGAACAAAGCATACGCATTAGCGGCTTAATATATAACTTGACAATGTGGTGATTATCTTTTAGACTATCACCACATTAATAAAACAAAGAGGCACTACATATGAAAACCTATACAATAACATTAACAGAAAATGCAGTAGAAAGAATATTTGACCTTATCAGTCATGTTAGAGGCACAGAGTATCTAGCATTCATTGATGAAACTGTAACTGAATTGGAAATACCTTTGAATGCTGATGACAATGAACGTGTTGAACAAGCATTGAATGATACTGAATTTAGCCACCCTTACTTATGGGCAGTAATTGCAAAACGTGCATTAGATGAACAATTAACAAACCAATAAAACACTCACTGCCAAGGACGGCAACCCTAAAAGATAATGCTTGACAATGATTCAATTATCTTTTAGAATATACAAATGCCATTATAGCATAACGGTTAATGCCGCGTACTCATAATGCGTAAGATCGGGGTTCGAATCCCTGTAATGGCACCAACAAACATAAAGGTAAAGACAATGAAAGCAAAAAGCAAATTACAAATTAGACAAGCAAAACGTGAACAATTCGTTGAAGATTATATAAGATACTTTCTATCCACTGGCATTGCGTTGAATAGAACCCAGTCAAAGAAAGTAATCAAACAGTTTTACTCTTAGGAGAATAGACATGAAACAGACAATTCGTTGTGTTAAGGTAGTACCCGTCAATGCAGGAGTAGTGCCTTGTATTGGCAACCCAGATAGATTTGCAGGAGTAGTGCCTTGCGGATCTACCACCCAAAGGAGGCTAGTATCGGAGTAGTGCCTGATATTAGCACCTGATGTACACTCACCTCGCCCAGTTCTTGTAGCTGGGCATTTTTTTGTCTAGGGTATTGACAATGGGTAAAAACTAAAAGATAATGTCGTATAATAATTGATTTTAGTTACGAGGAATAATCATGTATATAGCAGTGACTGAAGAAGGGTACCGTGTAAGACCAGATAAGGAAATTAGAAAAGCACTTTGCCAATGCTGTAATGAAGTAGTAATCGCTAAAACCGGAATGATTAAGACATGGCATTGGGCGCATTCTGCGAATTCGTGTGCATATGCCAAGGGAAAAGGCGAATGGCACTATAAATGGCAAAATATGCTAGATGTATCAGAAGTGGAAGTTAGAGACCCATTGTGGCCAAATAACATTGCTGATATTTGTATCAGAGACCCAAGACTTCCTGATGGTTACTTGGTGGTTGAATTGCAACAGTCGTCTATATCTGATGAGGACGTGGAATCACGGACAACTGCTTATCGAAACATATTGTGGATTGCTAACACCACCGACAAATCATCATTGCCAAGATGGGCGTATTCTGAAATTGTTAGCTATCGAGTAGTAGAATGTAAAGACGTAGGCGAATTCAATGAGTTAGAATATGCTGGTCAACATTATAGAGTTGGTTTTAAATCATCGGTTGATATGAAAGAATTTTTGATTCAATTGTATTTTAAATCCATTAACATGCGTCAACTAGAGATGCACCGGCGTAAAACACGATTGGAAAAGCTACAGGCAGATATAGATAAACAACAATTAGAACTGAATGATCTACGATTAACCATGATTAAATTGCAGTTTAAACATAGTAAATTCTTTGAGACCGTTAATAATTCAGATATTACCGGAAATTGTGATGATAGTATATTAGCAAAGCACCAACTAATATACACTAATGGCATGACGATAAAACTTAAAGTTCCATATAGTGAAAAAGATATGGTGAAGGTATTAGGAGCACGATGGGAACCACAAGGATCATTCTGGTATATCCCACCCGACTTTGAACACCCAATAAATGCTTTTGCGCGATGGGTTGATAGCATTATTGAATAAAAAGTATTGACACGGTGGGTATTATCTTTTAGAATATACCCACCTTAACAAAGCACTACGGAGTAAAGACAATGGCAACAAGAAGCACAATCGCAATGGTATTACCAAACGGAACAATTCAATCAATTTACTGCCACTGGGACGGCTACCTAGAAGGCGTAGGACAAACCTTAGCAGAACACTACAACAAAAGAAAAACAGTCCAACTACTAGCCAACGGTGACGTTAGTTCACTGAAAGATTTTGTAGGTCATAAACACAACTTTGACCGTGCTACTAAAGTCAAAAGCACCACGTTCTATGGACGTGATAGAGGCGAAACTGGTATTGAAAGTCGTAACCATGCCAATGTAGAAGAATGGCTTAGATTCCGTAAGGGTGGCGAATACTTCTACCTGCTACAAGGCAAACAATGGTGGTATTGCAACGGCTATGATGTAAAAGAATTAACACCAGTAGTTATTGGATTATTAGCAAAATAAAGATTGACAAGGTGGTGATAAAAGAATATACTATCACCACCTTGAAACAAGGCACTACATTAAACACTACAACGAGGATACGACCATGCCAAACTGGTGCAATAACAAAGCAACTTTAAAACACAAAGACCCTGCAATGCTTGTCCGCGCTCAAGAGGCGTTTGACAATGGCAAACTACTTAACGAGTTTATACCAATCCCAGAAGAACTAAGAAACACAACCAGTGGATTCTATGGTGAGGGTACAGAGCAACAACTCGAATTAGAGGCAAAGCAAAAAGCAAATAAAGAAAAATACGGATACGTTGATTGGTACGAGTTTGCCAATGCCAAATGGGGTACGAAGTGGGATATTGGCGGAACTGATACAGAAAGCACACTAGAAGGCGATACATTAACATTAGATTTCGATAGTGCATGGAGTCCACCAGTAGAAGGTTATAACGCATTAGCCGCATTGGGATTTGAAATCGAGGCTTACTTCTATGAGGGTGGTTGCGCATTCTGTGGTTATTACGAAGGCAATGAAGAATACACAGACGTTGATGAATATAGCATTGATGGTGATAGTGCATGGGTTAAAAAGCATATACCACAAGCCATTAACGAGGCATTTGCTATATATGAAAACATGGCAGAATGGGAACGCGAAGAAGAACTCGAAGACTAAAAGATAACTGTTGACAAATGGGTACAGAACAACTATACTGTACCCACCTTAACAAGCACTACCGGAGTAAAGACGATGACAAACCCAATCCTATTAGAAACAGTAATCGACCATATGAAAACAACAGCAGAACAAGCATCGGCAGATTTTAACAAAGGAGAGGTGAACTATGCCTTTGTTACAGGTTATCTTACATCATCTTTTAGAAACGTATTAGCTGAACTTAACCTATCTAAAAAACAGTTGAAATTACTAGAAGAACATTTGAGATAAACTGTTGACATATAAAGCGAGTAGTTATATACTACTCGCACCTTAACAAAGCACTACAGGAAAACAGCAATGCAAACACTAATCAATAAATATGGCAACGCATGGAGAGCAGAAACAGTAACCATGCTTAACGGTAAACTTCAACTTAGTATCAGAACAAGTAAAGCGTCAGATGGAGCGTTACACACCTGCGCATCGGTAGGCAGAGTAGAAGGTAACTTTGTATCACACGCAATGTACCAAGACTTCTTCAAAACCTTACGCTATGTTAAACATAAACGTACCACTTCTAAAGTAGTAGAAACCCAACATAGCCAAGTGGACATCGATGCAATTATCCAAGAGGCTAAAGAATTCTATCACATTTAACCTAGATTAACCTAAAAGATAACTGTTGACTTTGAGGCAGTTATCTTTTAGAATATACCCACCTTAACAAAGCACTACGGAGTAAACAAGATGAAAAAAGGTAAAATTAAACAAAGATGGTTAAAGAAAGAATCAAGCAGAATTATAGCAATACTAGATAAAAGAGTTGCTACTGGACTTTTGACAAAAGAACTGGTATGCCCACCTAGTGTGTACGCTTACAAAATAGATGCTGGGTACGAGATAATAGCATTCAATATTCATGCACGCACCGAGCATAAAATAAACACGTTTTATGTAGTCAACAACAGAATTGTTGCATCAACGAATCTTCTTAATAAAAAGGGTAAAGTGCTTGTAAGAAAAACAGAAGATATTGCGATTCTAATGAGAAAACAACTAGGTATTAGACCAATTCCATTAGTATATAACACTTGACAGTAAAGCAGTTATCTTTTAGAATACACCCACTTTAAACAACAACGAGGCACTACAATGAAACTATACGAACTTTCAACCACCGAAGAATACTCAGACACACCGTTGTTTTACTATGGCAACTTAGACTTTCTTAATGAAAAAATCGAGAAAGGTCGTGAGATTATATCAAGTAATGACATCAACCAAGTTACTTATTGGTCGATCATTCCCACTGGAACTTTCCTTGCATCGGAAGAAGTTGACGATGTATTCGATATGTCAAACAGTGAACTAACATGGCTTGAACCAGAACTAGACGTTAATATGTACACCGCAAAACTGGTTTGGAAGTCTAAGTACGATAATAACGAACTCATACTAGAACTATAACCTAAAAGATAATCGTTGACAACTGGGTACAGAACAACTATACTGTACCCACCTTAACAAAGCACTACGGAGTAACAAAACATGAAAACAATATCTTGGGAACAATTCGAAGAACAATTCAAACCACAAATCAACCACTTCTTACCAGAAGATGAAGATGTAGAATTTGCGAGCTTTGGTGGCATCTCATACGAAACATACGGTGAGGAAGAAGAATATATCAACCAGATGAAAGTAACAGACCCTAAACGTGTTTGGACAATTATGTGCTATGGCAACAACCCAATCTTAAGTGGTTGGCATTACTGTGACCGTTTGAACTATGTTGTTACTGAAATACCAGCAGATGACGAATACAAAGTCGTTGACTTTGATTCAGAATTTGACGAAGATGGTGAACTCATCTAAAAGATAACTTGACAACTGGGTACATTGCAACTATAATGTACCCACCTTAACAAAGCACTACGGAGTAAACAAGATGAAATTGGCAATTGCTGTGATTGGATTGTTATGTGTGATGTGGATTGTATATGTAGTATATAGAAATAGATATTTTAAAAGTCAGATTTTCTTGAATATACGCGATACCGTATATTATCATGTTAACAATTGCAACGAATTAAACGAGTACATAGAGAAGTTAAAACAATCTCACGTTCATATACCAGCTAACAATATGGGTGTAAGTACGTTGCGTGATAGTAGCAATTATAATTTCAAAAGACCAAACTGGGCAAATATCAGAAAAAGTAATACATTTGTTCATCGCTGTTCGTCTTCTGTGCTGAAAAACTCAAACAATCAACCATTCAAGTACCTGTGTAAGTATTTCAATATTGGAATTGATGAAGACGCATTATCGAACTTTGAAAGTATGTTAAATGATTACGGGTCGGTTCAAGAGGGTAAAAGATTACTAACCACTGAAAGAGATGAGATTATTGCAAGTATATCAAATTGCATACCACCATTGATTATGCGTTTTGATTCAGAATTGTTGAAACAGAAGTTGGGTTTGAATTATGTTGACTTGAGCGAGTTGTATTTTCCAGTTTATTCGTTTCAATACGTGTCGGCTGGTGGTAACAGTTTTATGAAAAATGACATTCAATTCGATATATCAAACTTAAACAGATTTATTGCTTACTTGAATGATAACATCAAATTCAAAAAGAGTATCGCTGGACAACGCGCATTGATGACATCGGCACTTAGAACTAAGATAAAGAACAGAGATAGCCATACTTGCCAAATGTGTAATCTATCAACTAATGATGAAAAGAATCTACTATTAGAAATCGACCATATTATACCATTATCGAAAGGCGGTTTTACTGTAGAAAGTAACTTACAAACATTATGTTGGAGATGTAACAGAACCAAAGGTTCAAAAATATTACACTAACAACTTGACACGGTGATAGTTTTCAAATAAACTATCACCACCTTAACAAAGCACTACCGGAGTAAACAAGATGAAAGCATACCTAGACGCATTAACAGCAGTAAACGTATTAACAGCCAATCAAGCAGAATGGCAAGAAACCGTAACGTATTATAACCTTAACACAGGTTTTCAAATCAAAGTAGAACACGAGGGATACCCACACCTAGTTGATGAATTCGAGTTTGATTCAGATACCGATGAAGTAACAGTTAAAACGTTTACACAGGATGAAGATTTTGACGCTTGGTATCTCGAACTCACTGCGGTTACACCAGACCAACTCATCATTGAACGAGTAACCAGAGTTACCCTAGAAGAACTACAAGGGTAAATATCAACAAGGCTAAAAGATAACTCAATCATCTTTTAGCCTCTTTACCCGCTGTGACATAACACACCTATACGCACATACGAGAGCAACCAATGGAAAACGCACCCGAACTAGCCGCCACTATCATTTTTGCATTGATAATGCTATCTATATTCGCAACAGTGCTAACCTTATTCATTAAGGTTGCTTTCTGGTTTGTTATGGTTGGATTGCTTATCTTTGGCACTGCTGGAATCATTGGCAGTGGTGGCGCGGGATACCTAGTCATGTTAGCTGTCGGTTATTACCTGTTCAAGAGATAAGCAATGCGAACTATAATTATACTACAATCAATCGCAATAATAGTACTGGTCGCCTTATTGACAGTGACAGTCGAGTATGATACTATTCTACTCGAACCCGTAGAAGTCTACGGCACAACTATCTATCCAACATAGAGGCAACCCATGTGTAGAAGAACCGATGGACTAACCCAGTTTGAAGTCTACTTCGAGAAGTACGATTACAACTTCACTAAACGTACCATTACCCAGTATGACTATATTACTATATCAGATGCAGAAAACGCAAGAAAGATGGCACATTATAAACACGGTAGTGATATAAACATAATCCATGTTAAACCAGCAGACTAAAGATTATATTATGCGAGCGCGTTAGCGCGAGCTGTCAAAGGACAAACCATGAACGTACTAGATCGCATGAAAACAGACATCAACTCAGTGATAGGCTTAACACTTAGCCTAGACTTAGGAGGTTCAAAGCCTATCATTGGTGACGTAGTCAATACCAAGCAAAGCGAATGGAATAACCTCATAGACGGTGTAATGACTACGTGGTACTCGTATTCAGTATCTTTTGGCGACTGTTGTTATTATCCTGTAGATTGTTTAACGAAAGTTGTTGACAATGTAGGCATAAACGACTAAACTATACCCACCTTAACAAAGCACTACCGGAGATACAAAGATGAGCGCATTAACTACACCAGAACAAATCAGCAGATTCCAATTATTAACCTTGAAATCAGCACTTGGATTAGAAATCAAAGGATTGAAAGGTCGTGGAAAATCAGCAAACACAGTAGCTTGCCAGCTACTAGGATTACCAAAAGGCACGAAGAAAGAAATCACCTACGCATACTTAGTGCAAGCAATAGGATAAAAAGAGTTGACAACTGGGTACATTGAGAATACAATGTACCCACCTTAACAAAGCACTACAGGACAAACAAAATGATTATCTTACTCGTATCACTTTACTTCACACCAGTTGACATGAACAACGACACACCAACTAATGTGGCGCGTAACTTCACAACCACTGCTGAATGCGAAACCTACAAAGCACAAATTACACCAGCATTAAACCACGCACTAGAAGAAGGTTTAATCGGATACGCGGCAACCTGCCAATCAAAATAATAGTTGACAACTGGGTACAGAACAACTATACTGTACCCACCTTAACAAAACCAAGAGGCACTACAAATGAAAGAACTATTCCCATATCAATACCACTACATTGGTATGTACGGCACTGAAGAAACCTTGGTAATCAACGCAGAGTCATCGACCAAAGCAAACGAGTTATTCGAGCAGTTCTTCCCATACGCAACCGAAGTAGAATTAGTTAAAGACTTCGCATAAAAAAGATTTGACACGGTGGTGATAAACGATTAAACTATCACCACCTTAACCGAACAGAGAAAAACAATGAAAGAAATCATAACATCAATCATATTATCAGTAATCACCTTAACAAGTGCTTACTTTATCTATAGAGCAGTAGAACCAACAGTAGGCTATCAAGTGGGTTTCTGTAAAACACTCTACAAAGGCAACAACGACAAAATCAATGAATGCCTAGACAACTATGACGAAATGCACAACCGTACTGGTATCTATGACGAAAATGGCAAACCAGTACAATAAAACAGTTGACAGTAAATCAATTATCTTTTAGAATATAACCACCTTGTAGCAATACCGCTACAAGATAACCAAAGAGGCACTACCTATGAGCATTTACACTGAAGAAGGTTACAAAAACCGCAAAGACTACTTGAACAACCTAGCAGATGACTTCGGCATCGACCGCGAAACAGTCTTCTTCTACGCAAGTACACTCGGCCCAGATGAAGACTTTGACGGCTTAGTTACAAACCTTGAAGACTTAATGCTAGAAGACCAATAAAAAACAATTGACAAACCCAGCGAGTAGTTATATACTACTCGCACCTTAACAAAACAAAGAGGCACTACCCATGAATATTGAACAACTAATAGACGAATTAGTCGATGATGCACTAGATACCTGTTTAGAAGACGTTGGATACTTAAAAAGCATTTTACAAAGTTACTTTGCCATCGAAACAGACGAACGCATTAAACAACTACATAACGAAGCAGTTGGCGATAGATAACTAAAAGATAACTCAATACAAGGCTTGCGAGCCGTAGGCGAGCCTTGTAACCAAGAGAACGACCATGAGAATAAAAGACTTAACAGAAATGTCAATCGCACGATACGGTGAATGGAATACCCAACTAGCCTATTCAGATATAACAATGGGTGTAATGAAAAGCAAATATACCTTTGTTGGAACTGTAAACACGACTGATAGCGTAATGGAACGCTATCAACTAAACAACTCTTATGAGTTTGTTGTCGGGTTCTTTGCTGAAGACATCGATAAGAACTACAAAACTATAAAGGATAAGTTTAAAGTATCTGGTGAAATTAGCCTTGAAAAAATGCCAAACTTTGAACACTATAGTAACATACTAAGCGTTAAAGCAGTCAAGGTTGTCGATAACCAATATGGACGTGGCATTGCATCAGGTAGCTATATGAGCCTAATTGACGCAGGTTATACGCTAATGGGTGGCGAAGAACAATACTATGGCGCGAGAAAACTTTGGAAAATGTTTAGCAACCTAGAAGAATACCAAGTAGACATCGTAGACATTGCAACTAACACCATACTAGAAACCAATGTTAAACTACACCACGGTGAAGAAGACTACGACTTCGACCAACGAGTTTGGGCTTATACCCCAGAAAAGAAAGACATTAGATTGATTCTAACTAAAAGATAATACTTGACAGTGCGTTAATTATCTTTTAGAATAGCACCACCTTAACAAAACAAAGAGGCACTACCCATGAGTAACTACAGTCCAATTACCATTGATATGTACGAAGTCCTAACCCTAGAAGGTAGAATGAGATTACTTGACTATGTAGTAAGAGATTTAGAACAATACAGCGAAAGTTTAGAATACCAATTAGAACTAGATAACCTACAAGACGATTTAAAACCAGTAGTAAACCAGTTATTAAAAGGTTTATAAACATTAGGCTCGCGAGCGCAACGCGCGAGCCTTGTACACCCCTTAAAACACAAATAGGCACTGCCAAATGAACAAACCCACTAAACCAAAAGAAACAGTCAAAGACCTAGCCAAACAGCTCGGATTCGACAACAAAACAATCCAGCTACTAAGCGCGGCAACCATTGGCAAAACAAACCCAAAATTCAAAGTGTAGTGCAAATCCACTGGGCATGGAAACCTAACCAACGCCCAGTAACAAGGTGGTCAATGTGGGAGTAGTGACCCTAGTATACCACCACTGAAACAACCTAACAGAAGTAGTGCTCTGTTAGGTTTTTCTTTTTCTAAAAGATAATGCTTGACAGTTCGTCAATTTACGATTAAACTATACCCAACTTAACAAGCACTACCGGAGCAAAGACCATGAAAGCATACGAAGTAATCGACACAAGCACAATCCCAACTGGCGCGTTATTCATTAGCATCAAAGACAATCAAGTCAATGCACACTACGGTGAAACATGGATTATCAGTGATGACGTGTTCAGTATGTCAAGTTCAACGTATCTAGGCGAATCATTCACACCTGTGACCAAACCAACAGTCATCGAATTGCCACTAGCACTAGCCGATATAACCGACTCACCAGCACCATCATGGGCAAACTACCTAACCGTATCTGGTAGCGGCATCGTGACATTCTGGGAGTACGAACCAACTAAAGAATCTAACACAGACGATTATGACGATTACTTCTACGAGTTTCGTGTAGAAAACGAATCAGTAGGTAAAACTAAACTACCTTACTTCTACCAAAATTGCTACCATATCCACGATTTACTTTAGAATCCACATTACCCGCTGTGAGTGTACGCCATTCACGCGGGTAATTATACACATATACATACACATATAACCTAGCGAGTCACGTTAGTGACGAGCCATAATCAAAAGGATCCTTATGCTACTACCAGTTACCAACGAACAACACGAAACGATCTATATTAACACAAAATACATCGTATCACTTAAACCACTGGAAAACGGCACCGTGATTAACTTAATTACTGAAACCTTAACAGTCCACGAAACCATCGACCACATCAGACTATCATGCTAAAATATATCTTAATCTTATTGCTCACTGGTTGTACTGCTGGCCCTGTCTATGAGGCAACCTATCCAATCTATGAAACAGACACCACCTACATTCCGGGCCATCCAGTATACCTCAAAGAGTATAACTATGTCCCGCATTATCGATATGGCGACTATCGCAGAGGCTACTACGATAAAAGACGATACGCAAGACGTCACAGATACTGAGTACCCGCTGTGAGTACGCAAGCCTATACGCGCATTATACCCATATACGCACGTATAGGCAAAAATAGAGTTGACATTAGGTACATTCGCCTTTATAATGTACCCAACTTAACATCACTACGGAGTAAACATTATGAAAATAAAATTAGAACAAATCATAACACCAGCTCGAATAGGTCTAGGTTGGTGTCATCATGAAATCACCGTTAGACGAATCGGTAAAGGTTGGAACGTTAGAGTATTTGCTAATGGTGCGGTAAACCAAGAAATTAGAGTGTACAAAAAAGAACACATACGCTACGCAGTGGCGGATTTACTACGCTGGGAAGATAAATGTAGCAACTTCTCACTGATGGCTATGGCAAGCCGTGAACGACAAAATAAAAGTGTTGACAGCTAAACGATTATCTTTTAGACTATACCCAACTTAACAAGCACTACGGAGTAAACACCATGAAAGCACTAATCATTGACGCATTAACCAAACAAACAGAAGTATCTGCGTCAAAATTCTGCTGGACTTTAGCAGAATATCATCACGCATTCAGAACTGATTTCAATAAATGGGTTCAATTAGATAAGCAAATAACCGCCGCGTTTCACGAATTACTCAAAGATAATGTACTATCATGCCGTACCGAATTATTCGATTGCGGTGCTGGTAATGGGTTAGCCGTGGAACATTACTATAAACTTAATTAAAAGATAATGGTTGACAAGGTGATAGTTATCAACTAAACTATCACCACCTTAACAAAGCACTACAGGAAACAAAGCAATGACAACCTACATCACAGTTACTAAAAAACCTAACTTCAAAACACAACACCCAATCGATGCACTCGCGGCAGTCTGCCTACAAGTCTGCGGTGGTGGCTATACAGCAAGCCAAACAGCACAAGCAATGCAATTACAAAGCAAAGTACGCACTGCTGGCAAAGCTACCAAAAACGGTATTACGATTGCTTTATCTTTCGAATAAAAATAATTTGACATCGAGGTTATAATCCATTAGACTATAACCTCACTAAACAACAGCACTACAGGACATTTAAAATGACTACTACAACTTTAGACTTAACAGCAATCCACACACAAGCATCATTAGCCGCTGAAACTGCGGCACGCGAATACTTTATCAACAAACTAGGTGGTGTTGATAGATTCGCCTGCGGTTTCGCTTGGGTTCGCATTGAACAACGCATTCGTGCCAATAGCAAACTAGGTAAACAATTGGAAAGTCTAGGATTCGATAAAGGTTATACCTCAAAATGCTTTGAGTTATGGAATCCTAGCAGACTTCACGTTCAAAACGTGGATACACTCGAAGCAGGCGCACAAGCATACGCCAAAGTCTTACGCGATAACGGTATCGACGCTTATGCTTGCAGTAGACTAGATTAAAAATAAATTTGACAGTGAGGTTATAATCCATTAGACTATAACCTCACTAAACAGCACTACAGGAAACAAGACAATGAAACCAATCCTACACTACGACAATTCTAATAAACCTACATCTGTTGAATTCCAAGGTAAAATATACGCAGTGCCAACTGAAATCAAAACAATCGAAGAGTATGCGAAAAAACTAAACAAAGAAGAAAAACTAGAATTGAAGTACGGCACAACAATAGAAGAGTTATACGCTGAATGGGTATACATCAACAGCGATAGTTAACCAATCCGAGGGAGCTGGTAGGCGTGAAGTCTACCAGTACCCGCTGTGAGTATACACGCCTATACGTGTATACGCGTATATGAATTTAGAGGTTGACAATAGTTTAATTATCTTTTAGAATATACCCACCTTAACAAAGCACTACGGAGTAAACATCATGGCAACATCAAAAACAGTGAAAGCAGTACGCGCATTTGGTGGCTCAAACACTTTTGGCGTAAACGTAGAAGTCGCGCTATCTGCTACAGGCGCATGGTTTCAACGTGCCTATGCCTACAATGGTTATGCAAAAGCATGGACAAAATGGCAGGCTTTCGAGCCTGTTTGGTCTACCACCGTTACCAATGCCTACAGTGGCGAAGTATCAGAACGTGAAGAGCCTGTCCTGCAATATGGGTGGTCTGTCCTAAGCGAATACACGGACGTTCCACGTTATCGCCTACCAGCGTAAAAAGATTTGACTTGGTGTGTAATTCGTGTAGAATATGCACCAAGTCAAACGGCTTGCTCTTTTCACTACACTTTATAGGATTCATACCATGAACGCGAATAATCAAAACTTAACCTACGTTGTAAACTTTGTTGTAGAAGTACCTGCTGATTTATGGGACAATGTAGAATTGTCTTTTAATCTAGGCGATTGGTCGTTCTATGATGCTGATGCAATCAGTGAAACAGACGGTATCGTAACCGCGTCAATCAAACTCGAATCATCGTCATTTTGGTCGAATGTAGAACGTGCTAAAGCCGCTTATGACGATGCCAGCGAATCCTTTGCTAATCCTAGCATTGCGTTTGGTGATTACAAGGCAATCGAAACAAAATCAGAATTGTACACAATACGCGAGTACGGTATCTAAGCTCGAACGAGCTGTGACGGGCGTTAAATCAGCATAAAACGCCCGTTACCCGCTGTAATGATATACGCCTATACGCGTATAATGCGTTATGCAAAAATAAATTTGACATGGTAGCAACAAACCGTTAAACTATACCCACCTTAACAAAAGCACTACAGGATTCAAACCATGTTTAATTATTCATTTACAGCGGTATCTCAAAATTCAAAAACAGGTAACATTGCAGTTACTAGCACGTCAAGTGATTCATGCCCTACTTCATGCCCTTTCATTAAAACCGTTATCGTAGACGCGGTTAAAATGCAATTAAACGGGTGTTATGCTGATTATAGCTATACTGGTATCCAATGGCGTAAATTGGATAAAACAGGATTAGACTTTAAAGCCTTGTTATCTAACATACGTCACATGGATAAAAGCGCAAAATTACGCCTAAATGTTATGGGTGATTTACCACATAAAGACCAAACTATTTTAGTTGATTTATTCAATCAATTAGTTGATATTATCGTTAAACGTCAATTAAACACAATACTTTACAGTCATCATGATTTAACCATTGAAAGCAATTTAATTGCTTTTCAATCAGCATTCAAACAAGGCTTACACGTTAACGCGAGCTGTGAAAGCATTGAACAAGCAAAAACGGCTTTAGATAATGGCATTAACGCGGTTTTAGTTATGCCATTGAATAGCCCTAAAGTACAAAAGATTGATGACGTTAAAGTGGTGCAATGCCCTAATGAATATAACGAAAAAATCCAGTGCATTAACTGTATGTTATGCGCAAAGGATAGAACGCAAAACCGCGTCATTATTGGCTTTACAGCGCATGGCACGGGCAAAACAAAAGTATCTAAAGCCGTAATTGATGCAAACAGAAAATATCAAACTAAAGCCTAAACCGCGAATTTACTGGTATTCAATGGATTGAATACCAGCTCGCTCAAAATAATTTGACATTGCCGTGAATTGCTGTAGAATATGCCACAAGTTAAGCAAAACGCTTAACGGGCAAAATCACTTAATCACTAAAAATAGGTAACTTATCATGAAAGCAATCATCGAAACAGTAAAATCTTTAATCGCTAATGGTAGCACGTTTGCTAGCATTGAATACACTACGCAAGTTAAAACAGCGGCTAAATTCAAAGATATTAAAATCATGAAACAGTCTAAAGCCAATGTAACGCTATTCGGTACACTCAAAGATTTTGAAGTTTATCAACGTGCCGTGATTAAATCAGCAAACAAAATTGACGGGCAATCAATCAATAATTTTGAAGTAAGCGATACATATTTTGAACATGATAAAACTTGCTTTTCAATCGTTAATCATAAAACTAATGGCACGGCTTACCTGTACGCTATCTTTAACAATGCCAGTAAATCAGTCTATACAATAGACGGTATTGAAGTAGACAAAATGACTGTTTCACAATACTTAACACCTAGTGAACGTGAAAAGCTATTGAACGATAATAGCCTTGTATATAATAAAACAAATGACGTGATTCATTCTACCATTGTTCGTACTATCAAAATCGAAAACATTACAGCGATTAAAGCAAATAAAATGGAATTGAATTTGAACGCTAAAACCGCGTTACACGCCTAAACCGCATAGAGTGATAGACTGGTATTACTTATCAGTCTATCACGCCTTAAAAGGCAATTATGAACGATTTAAGCCTATACATTGAAACGGTATAGGCTACCAGTTAAAACAGATAACCACTAAAGGGTTAAACTCATAGACTTGACATTATGTCAAGTCTTTTTTTATGTGGGTAAGACTTGACAAGCACGGCAAAACGTGGTAGCAGCTCGTTCGGGCAAAAAAGGGTTAGCACAGCTCGCGCAAAATGTCAAGCACTTTCGACTCGAAAATAAAAGAAAAAAAGGTTGACAAGGTGCAAAAAGGTGTGGTATAATATACGGGTGTATATACGGGTGCGGGGGTTGGAAAACGGTACCCCCTATTTCATAAGTACCTACCCTGTATTTTTTACGCGGCTCGATTTTTGAGAAACCGTACCCTTTTTCGGGCCTGCACCCTAAAAGATAATAGATCTACAATAGATCTATCCTAAAAGATAATTAACCTACAATAGACTCTACAATCGACTCTACAATCGACTCTACAATCGACTCTACAATAAACCTACAATAAACCAACAATCCGAACACCTCGCGCCTAAACCCTAGATCAATTCGCCTTTAGAATACAGAACCGCTGAGGCCTGAACCTTCTATACCCAATTGAATCAGACCCTGCCAACTGCTCTTGACAGTGTCAATGGTGAACTTTACCATAAACTCTACAATCGACTTCACGGTAAACAATATAGAGTACCCTTAGTGGGTTTTGCATATTGGAGACCGTAGAAACCAATGCACTCTACTGTAGAATCCAAATTGAAAAATTCTGGCCGCCCAGAAAATGCAGAGGCTGTACCTTTTCACTGTGAGTAACCATAAACTAGATTGGGCACGGCCTGAACCGCGCAGCATTATCTTTTAGGCCGTTCACGGCCGTGAATATCAGAACATCTGAGGCCTGAACCCTGCCAATTGTCCGCCGGGATTGTGATGAAAAATAGAATTTTATCGTGTTTTAGGGTAGTAGGAGCGTGTTCATAAATACGGCATAATTACAAACGAGAGAATAAGAATGATACATTATCATGGTACCCCAGTTGGAGGTAGCAGGCAGGATGTTGCTAGGTTTTTAGTAGGACGACATGCGTTGATCCCATTTGGTCGTCAGGACGATGTAGGACCGGTGCTTGAGTTTTGTCAGACATTTTGTTTAGACAACGGTGCATTTTCCCATTGGAAGAAGGGATCTGGTAGAATAGATTTTGATGCTTATTTGAATTGGGTGCATACGTTGTATCGTCACCCTGGATTTGATTGGGCATTGATTCCAGATATCATTGATGGGACTGAGGCTGACAACAAAGCCTGGGTATTACAATGGATTAGAACGGGGACAAGGGCAAAGGGTGTTCCAGTTTGGCATTTGCATGAATCTTTAGAATATCTTGAGTGGTTAGTTGAGAATTTTGAGATTGTTGCATTAGGAAGTTCTGGTGAGTATGCCACTCCAAATACTGATAAGTGGTGGGACAGAATGGATGAAGCGATGGCGGTTGCTTGTGATTCTCAAGGTAGGCCTAGGTGTAAACTGCATGGTTTGCGAATGTTAAATACAGCAGTGTTTACCAAATTACCGTTATCGTCAGCTGACAGTACAAACGCTGCAGTGAACGCTGGGAGTTTGTCAAGGTTTGGTATGTACAAACCAGCGACGTCAGCACAGCGTGCTGCTGTGATAGCCGATAGGATCGAATCGCACAATAGTTCTGCAGTTTGGACAGGAGCGGTTGGCTCGACAGGAAACATGTTTGCAAACTTATTCACTATAGTTTGATTAGCTTTATACGGTAGATACGGTTGTAGGAGCATGCTGGATGCTCATCTTTTAGTGTGCGTGGTGAAACAAGAACAAAATACAGTGGAAATTAAAAGGGAGACTCGTCTCCCCTACTGTTGCACAGGACTGCCGTCCTGCGCATACTAGACTGCTTTTTGACCAAATAATATCATGAACCAAACCACTGCTACTATCAGGAAGGTCTTGAATTGTTCGTCTGTCATATTAATGAATGAGAAGATATGAATCGATAACATCTCTGCGATTTGCTGCTCTGTCACCTGCACCAGCTTGAACAATTACTCGCCATTTGGGTTCTGTACCTTTTGGGATTTTGAGCATTTCATCATAGGAAATAATTGTATCTACATCAACGTTGAATCTTTTTGCCAATCTTTGTTTTAGCATATCCCAAGCAGCTGGTGATCTTAGTTGTGTTCTGTGTAGATTATCTTTAACTAATTTACCTTCATTATCTTTTAGTACTAGATCATCAAAAACATCTTTTGGAATAACCCTAGCGTGTTTGATGTGGTTACCTGCATCAATGTGTTTTTGAACTAATTCAGTAGATTTGTTAGCTGCACCATCACTGAAGTTGATGATGAAGTTATCAGGTGTATCTGAACTTGTTGCTACATTAGCTGATTTAGTATAAGCATAGAATTCAATGTTTGGAAATTGTTTTGCTAAATCAACTGCACGTTGGAAGTAATCCATACTGAAGAAGTCACCAGAATCATGCCATCTTACAATAATCTGTAGCTTCTTGGTAACTCTACCAGTACCAAGTGATGCTAAGTCTCTTGCTATTCTAGCAAAATAGCCATCTGGATCATTAACTAAGAAGTTGAGTGTTTTAGCTGCATTCATACTACTAGCTGGGAATTGAACATATCCACCCTTTCTTGCAAAGCAATACTTCTGACAAACACCTGCAGCTGGACATGTATTCACTTCTACGAATTCATGTGTTTGTTCATCAACTACAATACCACTAAGTGCAGGTAGTGTAATATCATATAACTTTTCTTGACCTTTAATGATACTCGATTTCATCTTAGCATTTGAACTGATGAGTTGTCTAGGTCTAGTCATGATTTGTTGTGCTAGATCATTAAGATCCCATCTATCATTTGGGTCATCACTTTTAGTAGCAACCAAGTTACTCCGATGAATGATTGGTTTCTTTTTATCTGTTAGTGTTTTGTTTCTATTGTGGATTCTATTAAGTCTACCTTGCATTACATCGGTTGGGATGGTTTTAGTTCTTGCATCACCAATTTTCAATGCTTCATCGACGTCATCTTCCGGTGCATCTGGAATAGCACCATATGATTTTGTAACTGGAAAACCACCCAAGGTTCTTTCAGTTAATTTGGGTTTTGCGTCTTCTAGTAGCAAATCACTCATTCTCATTGTAAATTCTCCAAACTAAGTTCTTTATCTACTAACTCGTGAATCTTTGTGGTAAGTTCTTCGATCATACCTGTATTTCTTAGTATCTTGAAAACTAAGTTTTCAGTTGACCATTCGCCTGCTCTTTCTAATCCAGCCTTACGCATCTGTACAACTTTCTCTTTGATAGACTTTAGTTTTTCTAAGTCGTTTTCCATAAGAGCTTCTTCGATTCGTTCTACGATGTTATCTTTTTTGGCATGAACTGCCGCATCATCAATTGCAGGTTTTTGTTTCATTGGTTCAACTACCCATTCATCTTCTAATATAGAATACACACCGGTTGAGTAATGAACTTCTGCATTACCTTGAACATAAACTTCGACAGGGATGCCTTTGATTGTAATATTATGTTGATCACCCCAAACAGCTTTCTTGGCATTAAAGAGTTCTCTATCTTGTTCACTCGCAACGCCACTGATGATAAGATGTAAGTCGATATCAGAATGGGCATTCCAGGTGAAGTTGGCATTAGAGCCAGTGATAGTTAAATCGATGATGTTCAATTTTACACCAATGAACTCATAGAAAGCATCGGCAATATCGATTAACTTATCTTTGATAACTGGATGTAAGTTACCGTCTTGGTCCCATAGTTTTGGGTTTAAGTTTTTGTTTACTGTTACTATTAATGGATCTTTCATCTTTAAACACCGTACTTATTCTTCTTTGTTTTTGCCACTGGACTGAACTTGTCCGTATCTGGTCTTTCTTCACTACGATTTTTCGTAATGCGTTTTATTTTACCTGCATTTGATTGTTTAGCTGCAAAGTTAACCATCTCCAATTCTTCATCAGTATACGTACTGATTAATGGATCACCAGCGATATCATTTGTAGCCTTTGTGGGATACTCAGGAGCTCCTGCTAATGCCAATCCCATGCGATAATGCTTGTACGCATCACCACCATTGTTATTCGCTGCTGGAGTCGTTACAGCACCTTTGAGACTAGCTTTTGCATTTTTACTCAGTGGTGTGCTTGCTTCACTTAGGATTTCATGGATTCTCATTCTGCGTTTCCTAATAATGTATGTTTTAAATCATAATCAAATGGTGGGTCGTTATTTGGATCATTATCTTTTAGGTTATCGTATAGTACACGATTACTCAACAATTCTACCCAAGTGCGTTGGTCAGGTCTGTTCAATTCCCAGAAGTTAAACTCCATATTACTTTGCACTGGACGTACAAACATGGTTTGTTCTTTGGGGATAATCATAATCTGACTAGTGGTACGCATCTTTTTGTCTTCAGTTGACGTTCTCAATGCGTTCATTTGACCATCATGGGTAAAGTCTTTAGTTAACCCATTTAAGATTTCTATTGGAGTTTTAGCTGTTAATGTTACGATCTCTGCAATAAGTTTACGGCATTCACTTGAGATTCTGCTTTTAGTTTGTGATTCATTAACACCTCGCTGATAACCAGCATCTGGTAACCAGACGCCGTGATTAGTTCTAACCACGGTTTGGTCTTTTGGAATCTCTTTAATGACGTACCTGAACTTCTCTGCTTTATAACCACCTTTCTCCCAAGCACCCTCTAAAAGATAACAGGTCTCTTGGTTGAAAATGATAGTAGAACCAGTGAGTTTCAACTCGATAAGTTCCTTTGCTACGTCGTGTACATTTGTTAACTCAAGTGCTTTCTTAATTTTAGCACCGTCTTTAGATGGTGTTCTAGTACGGATTTCAATTTCCTTTTCGTCATCTAATACCATAAGACTAGCACTCAATACACCAATACCGTGAGAGTTCATACCTTCGCAGTAAGCGGTGACATTATCCCAGAAGTAAAGGATTTCTACTCCCTTAACCAGTTTCTTTTTAAAAGAAATTTCGGGGATGTAATTACGATCTCGGTTCTTAAAAGCAACCCAGCCGTGAGTTTCAAAATGTTTGGCTATGACTATACACATGAAACTATTTAGCCGAGATTATGCCCACAATAACATATAGGTATTTGCTGTGGTTTTGTTATAAAACTCAGCAACTAACTTAACCTCATTACCAACCATCTCTAGTACCATTTGGCAAGTTGATAGTGGTTGCTCTTCTAACCACTTGATTTGGTCACTACCAACTGCTTTGTGTACATTAGGCCAATCGATATCGATATTATCTTTTGGTTCTTCTGTCCACTTAAACAAGGTTTTCTTAAACTCAATATTCATCTTCTTCTGTCCCTAGGTTGTTAATAATAGAACGTAGTTTAGTTGACCCAACTTCAGTTCCTTTGCTGCTGATTACGGTTACTGGAATAGCATTCGCATTTTCCAAACTTGTTTTACGTTTGATGTTGTCAATCAACGAATCAGTTGAGTTTATTACTCTTACGCCACTGGCTTCTTGTTCAACTTCAGGTACGTCAGTTATGCGTAAACTATCGATATTAAAATCTAAGTCTATCTTTTGACCAACACCACTAGAACTACGAGTTTTCATGAATTGTAGTTGATACCTACCGCGTTCTCTCATGGCTCTCGAGGTAAAGATACCAAACACGTTATCCGCTGTTTGAATCTTACTGATACCACCAGAGATATGACTGTGGTCGAATTCTACCTCCTCCACACTTCCTCGATTTAATTGTGCGGCGCTAATTCCAACAGCATTCTTCTCTACTGCCAAGTTACGTAGTTCTTCTGCAACATACTTATCCTTAATGTACAAGTTTTCTGCTGAAATCTTCTTACCAATTGGCATTAACAAATCCATATAATCGATTACGATAATGTCTGCACGTAGTCCAGTTTTAACTTCATACTCTTTTAGATAACTGCGAATATCATTGACCGTTTTCCCGCTTGGGAGATATTTGATTTGTAATGATCCTGACTTTTTACCAATCATCTTAACTTTCATTTCAACTTCATCTAGTTGTTTGAATACATCACGGGTACCAATACCAGTAACCATAGAATCGATACGCATACCAACTAATGGTTCACTTAACTCTAATGTGATATATACAACATTTAACCCAGCAAATGAGAAGTTAACACTTAGGTTTGCTAAGAATAAACTTTTACCAGTGTTATGACTGCAGATAGTATCCGTGTAATATCTGTGATTGTCGTGATCTACTGATAAGTCATATACTTTAGTTGGTTCCTTACTAAAAGATAATGAAACAATCTTATCAGAACCGCGTTCTGCTAAAAGAACATCACCTATTTGCAAATCTTTAGCATAGTGCCATGATAAGTCTGGTTTCTGATACAAGTGGTCATGACTAGCAGTAATGGTTACACCAGATTCAAATACAAACGTGTATAACTCATCTTTTAGTTTTTCCACACAATCAAGTACTGGAACCCAACCATCTGGGCTGTTTACTACGAATTTACCAGTGTTGTTTAATAATGAGCCAATTGGGACATGCTTCGGTAATCCAAAAATACTGTCTACTACTTCCCTAACTTCAACCGGTGTACTATATATGACACAACCAGAACCACCTGCGAAGATTTCTAGTTCACCTCGGTTGAATCCACCGTATAACATCTTATCTAATGAATCCCAACCGGTAGACACCTGGCCATTCTTATCTTTTAGTCCCATCAAACGTGTTCTCGGGTCTTCATAATAATCAATGCCCATATCACGTGCTAAACCAATCTGTACTGCTTCTTTGATAAGTGCTTCTACTGAACCATAATCATGTTGGTCTAAAAGATCAGCTGAAGCAATGATCGCACGTTCCAATGACTTATGTCGTATGAATTGTTCAAACTCATCAATTAACCATGCGGTATGACCTTCTTTTAGTTCACTTGGTGGTTTTAAATTAGCACGGCATGAAGTATTAACCATATTGTAATCGGGTAACACGGTATAACCTTTTACATATTCTAGGATGAATTCAGCAGCAGGTTGTAGTTTTTTATCAAATAATGAATGGTCAAAAATGCTTTGGCAACGTACAAATGTTTCTGCATCAGATAACATTAGTTCTAGGTACATTTTCTGTACATCATAATCATAGTTCTTAATTGCCATGCAAACTCCGTATTTGTTGTTCTAAATGTTTCATTTTAATTCGAATTGTTGCTTCGTGTCTTTCAGCAGATTTAATAACGTCAACTATAACAAACAACTTACCATAACGCAATACTGCATCTGCACAATCCTTTATATCAGGCTCCCAAGTAGGAAATGCAACAGACCACCCATACTCAATGGCTCGTTTAATAACTGCCAAGCCAGCCATGTCTTGGTCTGGTATCACGATGACTTCTTTACCTAATCGATTAATCATACGTGCTTGTTGATCTGCAATGTTATTTGTTAACAACGCAACGCCATTGATACTAAGTGCATCAAATGGTCCTTCTGTTACCAACACATACCGATTCATTGGATCTTGTGCATCCAAATTGAACACAAAATGAGGGTGTTGTTCAGATAGATACTTAGGTCTATTGTTGGTAATACGTCGTGCTGTATACCCAACAATTTTGGTATTATACCAGAATGGTAAGATAAGTCTATCAGAAAATGCAGGATTTGGACTCCAGTAGAACGTATCGCTCATTGGATCTAGTCCACGAGATAGCACGTATTCCACTACACCTAAAAGATGATTGGCTATGCTGTCATCTAAATCTTGTACCAAGATCCATTCAGCTAAAGGAAGTGAACCTTCTGGTAAGTCTTTTTCAGTAAAGGTAACTAAGCTGTTCTCATCTGGTTCATAGTCGGATGATTCTGCCTTAAGAGATTCGAATACAATTCGTTTGATTTCGGCGTCACTTGCTCCTAGCCAAGCGCACAGGCGTTTCATGTTATCGGATATAGGACGGCCGGGTTGCCACCCTGCAGTGAATTTGCAATTAAAGCAATTGAACACAATTCCTGGACCTAGCATAACTCCAGCGCGTTTACGAGTATCTCGGTTGTGACCAAGATGCTGGCAGCAAGGGCAGTTGAAACTCTGCCATTTACTAGCACTGGATTTAAGTGGTGGAAGTAGTTCTCTAAAGGTATCTATTACGTAGTTCATGGTTAGATGATACTACACGTACAGCACCTTGTCAAGAGTTCCTGTTAATGGGATATGTTTAATTCTAAACCAAGACCATTTACCTACGATGTTTTTGTAGACATCTAAGGTTGGGTCTATGTCGGTGATATCAACCCATTTACAAGGTGTACCGCCTTGTTGCTCGATACTGCCCTGTATGGTTACGGTTCCAGTGTAATCAGTGAAGTAGAACTGGAATGTATGTAGGCTTTGTGGTGTTGATTCACTTGGTTGTGCATCGATGATACTACTAACGAAGAATTTTGGATCTAATGAGCCAGTAGTAATTGGATTATTATAGTTGAACTTATCAACAACCAGTGCTGGTTTTACTTCGCCAAGCGCATCGCCTGCGATTTCAATAGTGCCGTTAATACCGTATTGGGCATCCATAAACATGGGTTTCTTGGTCGTAACTACGTATTCTGTACTGTCGATAGTTTCGCGGAATTCCTGGAATACGGTGTAATTGTAATACCCATTTTCCAAGTTAAGCATATCTTCACGGTTAATGGTAACCGTCACTCTGCCTTTAGCAGCATTTATCGTGTCGCAATCACGTTGAAGAACGACTTTACCCGTTCTTGAAATTAAGTTAAATACAAGCACCGATTGGGATATATCGGTAGCTTTCTGATCAGCGTTGCGAACTTGTAGATCAATCTTGTTGTCTACACTTTGATATATTTTTAGATTTCGGTTATACACTCTGCGATACCTCTCTGTTGACCAAGTGCTTGACGAATCTGTGAATACGTCAATTTTGTTTGCTAGTAAATATAATGAATTAGATTGCATAATTTAAGGACCCTTTGAGTATTTATGATTTTAACCGACAACATCCAAGAGAACTTCCCATTCTTAACCGTGATCACGCACGTTAAGAACGAGTACGTTGGAATTATTATTAACCAAGATAACATGATCACCAGTATGTATGACTACGGGTCGATACGTACTGATGCAGAAAAGGCGAAGTTCATTGAGCTTGGTGAGGTATGGTGGTGGGAGTCGAATAGACAAATCCCCATTAGTATATTCTTGGGCTCGGAAATTGAAGAATTTCATTATGCCATCAAGAACTTTACTACTAAGGATGTTGTCGTGGAATTTGGTCCAGTAACTAAATTATCTGATATCATCACGAAGCGAGTAAAAAGAAAGTCTATAACCTTAATAAGAAAACTACCTAAGTAGCTGGTTACATATAAAGTTCATTTGCACAACAATAGCCGTTGCATACGCTATACCATGTGAATGTTTAAAAGCGTAACCAGTTTCAGTACCAGTATCTTTCCAAACCTCTTGCATAATAGCATTCCAATCTTTACCAACCAAGTATCTTTTAGCTGGTCTAATCAATGCAAGAACAGCAGCTAGCTGTTCTATTGAGGTTGGTTTCATGGCTCGTAGTAAATCACCATGATCTGCTACGTGATAAAGATTACTGATAAAGATATCGTCTTCAAGTAATTCCCACATGGGTTCTGTATTCATTAACTCGATGAGTTCTTGTTCCGAATTAATCCCATTGTAAATCCCAACATTCAAGAAGTCGATTTTAAAGTAATCGGTTGCTTCTTTGTATTGAACACTACACAGATTGGTAGGTGCGTCTACCGGTACTTCGTGTAGATACACCCCTGAATTATGTTTAACGAGCTTACCGTTATCAAGTCTACTTGCTCTTATGTGTTTAAAAAGAGCAAGTGCTTTTTCACGGTCTTGAAAATCGATATCAATGTCCATCATCTCAATTTTGCCTCTTTGATAACTTCTTTGATAAAGACAACATCGGCAGGCAACTCTTTGAATCTTCTCAACCAGAAATTAGGATCAATAACGACACTAATGATATCCAGTTGTTCATCTGTTAACCTGCCAACCATTTCTTTACCAGCGTTGCAATTAAGAATAACCCATGGTGAAATAAACCCTTCTAAAACATCATGGGTTGCTCGGTTGTTATTAACATACTTGAAGTAATGTTCCCATGGCGTTTTGTTAAGATCACCCCAAGCCATCATTGTTTTAATAGTACGTTCTAGTGCACTATCGGCTGGTTCAATCTTAATCAACTCGGAAACATACTTTTCATATAAGTCATCTCTACACCACTTATCTAACCTAGTACCACTCTTGATAACGTAGTCAATGAATCGTTCTGGGTAGATAGGTGATGAGTTAATCATGAAACTACCAAACTTAACAAATGCTGTATAGTAAGGACCGTTAGCAAAATCTTCGTAGGTTGGTTTTGCTGAATTTGGCATTGTTAGTTCATAAAAACGTACATATGCACTGTATGCAATCTTTACATTCTTGTCATCACGTGCGAAGTGTCTGCGTTTCTTCTCACACACATGAACTTGAAATGTAGATGCCCTAACGAATCCTTTACCACAGAACTCGCAATTAAAATTTAAGGGCACTTGCTTTTTTTCTATCCCATCCAAGACATTCACAGTATTCTCTAACCTCTTTATCAGTTGTAATGTTCGCTAACGCGGTGATATCATCCATCTTCATGTTTGGGAAAAGTTCCGCAAGGAACTTTTCCTTCTTAGACGATGTTTTCTCGACTTTAATCCATTTATGATTCTGGATTGTTTCATTGTCATATGAACAAGCACATGCCAATTGCCAAGTCAGTTTAGGATGTTTACCCATTATAGCATAAAGATTCTTATTGTAAATCTCATTTGTTGCTAAAAGATAATGCTCCACAACTTCCCTATCTTTACTAACAACACTACTTAAGAAGCGATTCATCACAAAAAGAGAAACTGACTTTTGTTCTTCTTCTGTAAACTCTTCCCATGCTTCTTTTGCGTTAAGATCGGTGGCTGCTAGCACTTCTTTAATATCAACTTTCTTTGCTTTAGTTGCCATGTACATATCCTACAGATTCGCGTTCGATATCGGTATGATCGAACTCTGCCCAGTATAACTCAAAAGCAACTGTATCTTCAACCGCTTCGAACTGATGATATTCGCCTGGTGCGACTTTAGTATACTGACCTGCGGTTAATACAGTGGTATCTACTAAGTCGTAGTTGTTCTTCCAAACACGGATTATCATCTTACCAGATTCAACAAAGAACCCATTCCATTTGTATTTGTGCTTGTGTTTAGAACAAGTACCACCAGCAATAGCTTGTATACGATGGAATTCAAGTACTCCATTTGCTTCTAGTAGCTCGGTTTGACCCCATACTTTACCTGCGATTATCATTATTAGTTCCTATATCAAAATGTTTACGTGAAATCCAATGTTCGATTGTTATATCTTCGTTGAATACCTTTACTTTTCTTCGACCTCGATATGCCAATTCTAACCATATATGATCGTCACTTTTGGCACATCGACGTGGAAGCCAAGATAACTTTAACTCCCACGCCATCAATTCGAAGAATTGCGTGAATGTATTATATCGATATGCCATACAACGTCACATGATCTGGTCGATTTTCAAAGATTCGCATTGTTTAGTTACGTCTTTAATGAAAAAGACGCATCTTGGATTCTCGTCATCACCTAATGGGACTGATAAGTAATGTCCATTTCTCAACTTAGGAAAGAACCATTTGACATCTTGGAAGATATTTGCAATTTTAATCTCAGAGAATTCAGCACCAAAGCCAGTCATTGGGTTGAAAGTAAATGCTTCAAACTTACGTTGATTCAAGCTAGTCAATGGGATTGCTTCTGGATCTAATCCACACTCTTGATCACCCACTAGGATATGCCAATCAAGTGGCATTTGGATAGTGTAGCTATCGATTTTAAGTTGAATAGCTGGACTATTAAATGATTCCATGAAAATCAATGGATGGAAAAAGAAGTCTGGGTTTTCTGAGTTTGAATTATCTAATACACTATAACGGATATCTTCTTCAATCACGTCAGGTAAATCATTCAAGTTATAAGACTTATTGTTCAATGTTAAAATTCGCATGTGGGTCCTTGATTAATAATGTTTAATATCCAATTGTACATCTTCAGTAGTGATTTGTCAATTACAGATTTACTTTAGTAACAGTGAATGGATATTGAGCCTCTTTGTAATACCGTTTACGTTCAGTCAAATGTTTTTTAGCATACTTACAAGCACTGGTGATATCATACACATCAACATAATCTTTGTCATCGGCTTTACGAATACCACGACCAATTGACTGAATAACTCGGGTGAAACTCTTACCAGGCTCGACTAATACTAGGTTAAAGATACGTGGTAAGTTAATACCGGTACTGGCTACGCCAAACGTTGCGATAATAACTTTATCATCACTGGTTTTGATTTCATCGTATTCAGTTTTACGGTTTTTAGACTTAACACTACCATTAATGAATGTGCTGTTGGGGATCAAATCAGTTAACACCTTACCAGTTTCAATTCTGTTAACAAGCACTAATGTGTTACCAGTAGCCGTCATTTCAACGATTTTACTTGCCATCCAAGTAAGTCTACGTGTATCAGTTACCAAAAAATCATACTCCGCTTGGTAGTTTTTAAATGATTGCACATCATTGGTTTGTAGAATATTGATATGCAAGTCAGCAAGAATACCTAGATCCTGTAAATCTTTAGCTGTAACAGTATTAATAACGGAACCAAGACTCGCAAGAATCCCTTGGAATTCATGCGGTTCTTTTGGTACGGTACCAGTTAATCCCCATCTAATAGGACAGTGCTTGAAATTCTGGGTAAGAAGTTTGGTTAGAATTGAAGCGGAGGCCGCGTGACACTCGTCCACGATAACAGCAGTTACACCGTCAATAAACTCAGCAAGTGATAAAATCGCTTGGTCTGGGTCTTTCTTATCGAGTGCTTCTAAACTTTGCCATGTACAAATGGTGTGGGTTTTGCCAAGTTCTTTTCTATCACCGTAATAAACACCAACATCAAGTCCTACGTTTTTGTAATCTTCTTCGGTTTGTAGTACCAAATCTTTACTAGGTACAATAACCATAGAACGACCATAAGGTTCGCATAACTGACTTAGGGTAGCCGTTGTGATCGTGTTATGTGTTACGATGAAATCATCTGTTACATATAGATGTTCTGGACTATCAATCATAATACACTTAACTGGTTCATTGGAAACCAATTTGATGTCACTGATTTGTAGTTTTAAATCCGGTACAGGTAGAGTCGCATCAACTGTATACTTACCATCATTATAAGCTAATCGAGCCAAACCACCAATACTTCTAACAAGTTGCTGGAATCCCTCTGCTTCCGATTTTAATGCAGTCACTAACGGTGTGCCAAGAAGTTTGTTAAGTTGTTCAATTAGATGCAACCGCATCGATAAATCAACAGGATTCGATGCAGATTGGTGATCCATTGTAACCATTGGAATGCTTAATGCAGATGTCCCACCAAGTAGAACAATAAGACTTTCAGTGGTTACATGACTCCAATCTGAATTGACAAATACCTTCCAAATATGATCACCACAAGCACGAGTAGTTCTACCATCTTCAAATGTTAACGCATAAACGTCTTTGTTACCAGGCTCGAATACATCAAGTACTGCAACTGATTCGCCAGTCGGTGTTAATACCAAATCTCCAACTTGAATATCACCAATTGGTCTAAAACCAGTTGGTGTCAATACGTTACAGGTTAATGGTTGACACTTACCCGCACCTGTTGATATGGATTGAAGTGACTGTGGATTTTGCAAATACATATTAACTGCATGTGCTTGGTCCTCACGTAGCATAATAGGTTCACCAGCGTATCGATGACCTTCTGGCCAAACTTTACCTTGGTCTGCCCAGTATGATTCAGTTATCGGATCGAATTTCAAATCAATTGGTTTTCTTTTATCTTCAATCTCGATTTCATATCCATCGTTTTGAATAATAGGTAATATAACATCTAAATGGGCTAAGAACCCAGTGCCACCGATACTAAAGAATGTTTTAGTACCATCCCAGCGACCAAGTTTATAGGCTGGCATATGACGAGCATAAGGTAATTCATATTTCAATTTACTAACTAGTTTACGACGGGTTTCAACCGCTAACCCATCGATTTGGATGTTTACTTCATCCTTAATTATTAATTTACAGTTTGACAAGGTTCTTACTCCAGTGGTGGATTGTTGGTTTATATTCGCTTAAATGAATAACACAAGGATGCGAATCTAGCCATTCTCTGGTTACTACATTTGTTGACGGGTATATGTTGTTTGTAACTAGCATCATAACATTTTCTGATTGATCTATCAACCAATTATTCGGTCTGTAGATACTTATTATGATTTTTCCAGAACGTACATTCTTATTCAACCCATATTCAATGACTATATCATTGAGTGGATTGTTACCTTTTACCGCAGACCCATACTTAACCTCGTCCATTGAAATAGGTGAGCGTTTAACTTCTTCGATGAAATCTTGTAACCAATAATAATTGTTGCTTGCTCTATCTAGTACAATACACACTTTACCTTGTATATGGTGGCAAAGTACCAAGAATCTATCGATATCTGTTAACCAAAAAGCATTTTCAGGTAATGAAGCGATGCGTTCTACTAAGTTTCTTGGTCTACCAGCATACAAATATCCCATGTGTTTTGCTAAGAATAGGTCTTGAAGTCGATTACCGGTTTTATGTGAATCAAACCAAGTATCGGTTTCTTCGGTTGAGTTAACCAAATATACTTGCTTATCGATAACCACACTATGCGGAGATGCTTGCTTTTCTTCAGCTAGGCAATCTTCGGTTTCAAACGCAATAGTTTCAAATGACGGGTCTATTTCAAAACCATGTCTTAATGCAAAATCGTATAACTGTATGACATTAATATCAAATAGACTACCTGTGCGATATCGTAACTCGGAATTCCAACTAGTAGATTCATCATCAAATTCAGATTCGAAGTTGGCTTTGATACTAAACGGAAATTGTATATGTACTCGATTATCTGTAATCCAGACCCGTTTACCGGTATCTATTTGTCTAAAAGATAATTTCCAACTAGGGTTGTCAAGTACCGGAGATAAGTCAACTGGTACTTGATGTTTGTGACTAGACATTATGGATAACAAATAACCGGCTTGTTTGTCGGTGAATTGTTTACCATCCTGACACATTGTTTTAAATTGTTTAGCTGCGGTTGCAACTGATGGATCAAATTTCTCAACTAATCCGTAGAATAATGGGTATACGTCTTCAATATAAGGTATCATATAAGTAGTCTTTTTAAAGGTAGGCCAGTGGTAATTTCATCTAAAGTCCATTCCGTATGTGTTAATTTTAAAAACCAATCTTCTCTATCGGGTAATACTGGGTTGTGTACTGTTTTCATCGGTGAACTTACTGGGTATGCCAGACTAGTACTATCACAAATAACAGGTGTTCCATGAATAGCGGCTTGTATAGAAGGACCACTATTGTGGTTAACTACACAATGATAATTGTAATCTATATCGTAGCTATCGTAAGTTCCAGTAACTCGGTTTGGACGTTCACAGTGAACATCTTTTCTAATTGGTACATATATAATTGACCTAGGATGCGGTCTTACTACTACAGTTCTATCGGTATATTGTCTGATTACTGCGATGGTTTGTTCAATCCAGTCAACCGTTGGCATTTGATGTTGCCATTGTAAACTATCTTGATGTTGCAATGCAAGTAGAATTTCAGGTTTTCTGGTTGCATTATCTTTTAGTGCCAGTCCTAACTTAGCTGGTCTGTTTTCATCCAAATCAGTTTCATGGCCGTAGAACCCTAGCGCATTCATGTGATTCAGCGAAACTTTCCATGTAGTTCCACGTATTAGGCTTCCAATTTCTAGTATGACAATTGGTTTATTGGTAACTTTAGCTGATTCATATATTCCAGCATTCGGAGCCATTCTGCCTTTCCATAGAACTGACCAGATAACATCAACATCGGAATCTTCGTCTACTACGCTATGGCCTAATGCCAGTAATCCTTGTTCAAACGCATCGAATACTGGACCGCTATTCATTGCACCGAACTCTCTATATAACCGAAATCGCATTGTAAACCTCACTAAATAGTTATTTAACGAATAGAGAAAATATGAAAGTCACTGTAGTAACAACATTTAATCAAAAAGGTTTGACCACGTATGCTCAACGAATGATCGATTCATTCAATGAGAACTGGCCTAAAGAGGTCACTTTACAACTATACCCAGAGAATTGCAAGCCTAATATTGAACATGTTGACAATGCCAGTTTATTCAACCTAGTAAATGTACCAGAGTTAATGGCATTTAAAGACAAGTGGAAAGATATTCCAATGGCTACTGGTTGGTGTGAAGATTCAACTCAGAAGCACCCAGATAAAACACAAAAGGTTGGTTTCAAATGGGATGCAGTTCGCTTCGCTCACAAGGTTTACAGTATATTTCACTGCGCCAGTCGTTCTAAAGCAGATATGTTAATTTGGATGGATGCTGACACGATTTGCCATAGTCCAATTACGATGGCTGAAATCGAAAGATTATGTCCACCTAATAAAGACATTTGTTTCTTAGGTCGTAAAGGAAAGTACACCGAATGTGGCTTATATGCCATGAATTTAAAGAGTGAAAAGGTTCGTCGATTCTTAGCTAAGTTCCAACGTTATTATGATGATGCTGAGAATGGTATTTTCACATTAGAAGAATGGCATGATAGTTATGTATTCGATGCAGTTAGAAAGCTATTTGACTTGAATGAATTAGATTGGAGTAGTCATTTGATTGCTGGTGAAGGTCATCCATTGATTAACAGTGAATGGGGTGCGTACTTAGACCACTTGAAAGGTGATAGAAAGCAAGCAGCCCGTAGCAATTTATCTGATTTGAAAGTTCCAAGAACCGAGGCTTATTGGCAATGAACAACTATATCATCCATCTATCAAAGATTCCAGCTTCTTTGGAAACAGCTACTAACCTAAAAGATAATTTAGAATCTTTTGGAGCAACAGTTGAACTATTCGAAGGTACTTATGGTAATGATGCGGTATTGCAAATGGAACAAGAAGGAAGAACTTTACACCCATTTGGTATTAAAGGCCCGATAGATACAGATGATGTAGATTCCAAAGCAGTTTCTAAAATGAGTTCACCTGGTGTCAAAGGCTGTTTCTTCAGTCACTATAACCTATGGAAGAAATGCGTTGAGTTGGATGAACCCATTATCATATGGGAAGATGATATTGTATTAACCAGAGAGTTTATCCCAGTAGAATGGGATGATGTACTTGTAGTTGCATTGGGACATCCAGCGAAAAGTGAACGGTATATCAATTATCTTTTAGATCCAACCAGTGAACCTGCAGCTTCTGAGTACAGGAATTCGTCAATGCCCGGTTGCTGTGGATATGCTATCAAACCACATGCTGCTAAGAAACTAATTGAAACATATGCGAATACATTCCTGCCAGCAGATAATGCGATTAATCAATACCATGTTAAGATTCAAATACACAATTATACTATGGGTACTGCCCTAACAAAGAAAGACGGCAAGAAAAGCCTGACACGAACCAATTTTTGGGAGCATAAATGATTAACAAAGTCAATGTACTGCACGATACTACAGATATCATGAAGTATTTTACCGACTATATGGCTAGACCACACCCAATGTTTATTAGTAGAATTGGTGGGTCTGATTTTGAATTAGTGTGTGATTATTTTAACAACAACGAAATCATACATGACGATGCTTGGTATAATAGAGCTACCAGAAGAGTTAAAGAATTAAACGGCTATTTTGATTTTAATAATAGTAAAGATTGCTTCAGGCTATTTTTGGAATCAATGATTACCTATTATACAAATGGCGATTTAATCGGATATGCTGGTAAACAGGAGAAACATTTTAAATTCATGCTGCGTGGTAAATCAGAATTTGACCAAAGATACGAGCCATTTATATCATATATATCAGAAAACAAAGTTTTATTCAACTGGAACCAATACGTACAACCAGTAAAACCGTTCTTGGAATCGTTTAAATCCTGGGGTGATAATAAAACTATCCTAATAGTAAGCCCGTTTTCAAAAAGTATTGAGTACCAATTCACCCGAAAAGATGAATTGTTTTACGATTACAAATTCCCAAATTTTATACTAAAAACATACAACACAAACATCACGTATAATGATGCTGGTGATTCTGCTGATAATCTAAATCTAACGACAGTAAATTGGCATGATGAATGCCATCGGATGGTTGCTGAAATTAAAGAAATTGAGTTTGATATTGCGTTTCTATCATGCGGTTCGTATGCCATGTTTATTGGAAACTACATAAAATCAGAAATGGGTAAACAGGCGTTGTATATTGGTGGGACTCTTAACTTACTGTTTAATATTTATGGTAACCGATTCGAACCACTATACCAGCAGGTTGGGTTGAATCCAAATTGCCAAATAGATGCATTTGAAAACGAAACGATCAAATCAATCAGTGGCGGTCGTTCGTATAAAAATGAAGGATTAGACGCGTACTTTGGTAAAAAATCAACATGAAACGCATATTAATAACCGGTAATTCTGGGTATATCGGTTCACATTTAACCAAATTACTGAATGCCGCTGGTTGTTTCAGTGTATCAGGTTTAGACAGAAATCAACCAGCTATTCCAGTTGATACATTCTACGCAGCTGATATAACTACCTTGTGCGAAGCTGATATGATTGGTATAGAGTTTGATTGCGTAATACATTTAGCCGCCTTGGTATCAGTGGCCGAAAGTACTATAAATCCAGTTGCATACTACACAACAAACGTGTCCGGTACATTAAATATATTACGGCATATAAAAACATCGCATTATATTCTAGCATCTACTGGGGCTGCTGATAACTTAGAAAGTCCATATGGACTTTCTAAGAAAATGGCCGAAGATATATCAATACAGCACTGCATCGAAAACGACATACAATTCACCATTTTTAGATTTTACAACGTAATCGGCTGTGATGGTATAACTCCGACAAACCCAGATGGTTTATTCTACTCATTAATGAATGCTAGAACTAGTGGTAATTTTACAATATTTGGAAACGATTACAATACATTCGATGGTACATGTATTCGGGATTACACGCATGTCAATGAAATATGCAACTCAATAATATCAGTAATAAAAAACCCAACAAATCAAATTGAAAACTTAGGCCATGGTATCGGAATTAGTGTAAACCAAATCGTAGAGACATTTAAAATGGTAAATTCTGTAGAGTTTAAGGTATCCGTTGGTAATAGACGACCCGGGGATATTGAATACAGTGTATTATCAAATCCATCAAAGCATATGAAACAACTATACACATTGGAAGAGTTGCTTAGGATACCACATGGAACTTAATGTATTCATTCACTTAGTAGATATACCTGGTTCTGAACACATTGCTATTGACATTTTAAATCATGTGATAGAATCTGACCTAATCAACCACGCAAGAGTGTTCATATATTGCCAGTATGATAAAGCAAATTTCAGCTGGGTGGAAACTAAAATGCAGGAATATCCCAATGCGCTCGTTCTATACCCAGAAACTAATACATATGAATACGAAATACCAACACTAAATGAGTTAAAATTGATATGCGACACATCGGATTCGTATGTTTTGTATTTACATCACAAAGGTGCATCGAAATTGAAGTCAAAGAAAACAGCGAATATAACGGACTGGCGTGAGCTAATGCTATTCTACACAGTTGACTGTTGGAAACAGTGTGTAACTTACTTGAATGCTGGTTTTGACACAGTCGGTGTAAACTGGATGGAAAACTCTAAATACCCTCATTATGCTGGTAATTTCTGGTGGGCTACTTCTGAATATATTCAGAAGTTACCAAGTTTCATTTTACCAGTGGCAGATAGTAATGCATCGCAATTTAATTTTGAAAATTACCCATACCGGCACGATGCCGAATTTTGGATTGGTATTGGAAAACCAAATGCAGTTACCTTACACAACAGTAATGTTGATCATTATAGATCAGCTTACCCCAAATCATTATACAAAGGAAACCAATGAAATACGATATAGAACAACTAGCAAGTGCGTGGAAAGGTCATCGCGTGTTCGCTGAATGGCTGGTTAATAAAGTAAAACCAACTACATCCGTTGATCTAGGAGTCGATTACGGGTACAGTTTGTTTTGCCTAGCAAATCCAAATATCGGAACTGTTTATGGTATTGACTCATTCGAAGGTGATATTCATGCAGGGCACCACCCGGATGCGTATGATACCGTGATGTCGATTATCAACTCAAATGGATACGGGAATATCGAAATCATTAAAGGTTTTTTTAACGATGTTGCCGGTGGCTGGGATAAACCCATAGATATTTTGCATATCGACGGTTTACACACATACGAAGCAGCAATGAATGATTATCAAACCTGGCGTAAATTTTTAACACCAAATGCAGTTATTATAATGCATGACACGTCTGCATTTAAGGAGGTAAGGAATGTGTTCGATAATATAGATTTACCAAAAATGCGATTCGCCCATTCTGCTGGTCTTGGCGTGTTATCAGCAAATTCTGAATTAATAGCCGAAATTAATTCAATTAATTGGTCTGTATGATTAGCATCTTAACACCTAGTAGAAGTAGACCAGAATTAGCAAAACGTATGATGGATTCCGCGTTTAAATCTGCTGGTTGTGAAGTAGATATCAAGTTTTATTTGAACGCAGACGACCCATTACTACAAGATTATCTTTCATTCTTGAATGTAACGCAATATATAATTGGTCCAAATCAAAGCACCTGCTATAGTTGGAACTTGATGGCTGAAAAAGCTACACATGATATATTATTCTTAGTTGGTGATGATGCTCAATTTGATTGTGCCAATTGGGGTTTAAAAGTAATCAATGCATTTAACCAATACCCAGATAAAATCGCATGTATATATCCAAGAGCTCCATCAGTTGGTAAGAAAAAGAACCCACATTTTTGCTTACATAAAAACTGGATTAACACGGTTGGTTATTTCTTACCACCCGTGTTTTATCACTGGTACGTTGACACCTGGATCCGTGAAGTTGCAATGTCACTTGGTAGATTTCACTTGATCGCAGATTTCGAAATGCCAATTGAAAATATAAAAGACGCGGTTAATAGGACCTATCATCATTCATGGATGCGTGAAAGAGATGATTGGATCTGGGATAAAACCGTACACTATCGGGATGCAGATGTCGCATTACTACAGAAGTTTATCGAAAATTTCAAATAAAACTACGCATATGAGCCCAACATTCACCAGACTTTAACTCATCAAAGTTCCAGTGAAACATGGATAGTCTTTCAACCCATTGCTGCCTATCTGGTAGTAATGGGTTTTCTATATCAGATAAACTCAAGTTTGCTACTTCTCTACATTGACTTTTATCAGGGTCAGTAACGAAGATAGGGAATCCCTCAATAGCAGCACCAACTACTGGACTAGAATTGCAATTCACCACTGCCCAACAATTGATTAAATCATCTTTTAGATTTGGATTGCCACTGATAGTCAAACCACGCAACTTATTCGTTGCATTTGTAGAATTAAGCAACTCCTTCGTTGCTTTATCACCTGGATGTGGTCTAATAACAATTGGTCTATCGGTGTACTTTCTTAATTCATTTATTGTAGAAATAGCCCAATCTTGAACATCCGCACCACCCATGCTCCAACCACCATTCCGTTGCATGCAAATTAAGATATGATTACCGGTAGTTCTATTATCTTTTAGACTTAAGTTTAAGTTCTTACTTATCTTCTGCCATCTAGTAGGATCTATCACAGAATCGCAGTAGATTCCTGTGTTTGGAAATATACCGTTAAAACTATATCTTAAATAATGTAACGCATTTGTAGTATCGTTATAAAGAAACAAGTTGCTATCAACTGCAACCGCATACTTACCAGATTTGATTTGTTCTTCAACTACGGTATTTCGCAATCTCAAATGAGGTCTTTTAATATCATTACTAACCCAACCTTGTATAACACCAACATCAGTGGATTGATACATCAAATCATTTACATTAATAACCGCATCACCATTACGCGCAACTCCAGTAGCAAAGTGATTTAATAAATCAACTTTCTCTTGGTTCTTGGCATTAGGAACTGACCTATGATAGATTGCTACTTTCACAAATCACCAATCAGTGGCAACAAATGCTGCCAAACTTTAGATTCAATCATCTCAGATTCAGACCATTGACTATTTGCTAACTGAGCAACCCATCGGTTTATTTCAAGTTTACCCACTTTCTTTGGATTTAACAATTCACTAATACGATGACTTGAAATTGGATATCCCATGTTTCCTTCATCCATTGCAATAACGGGTACTCCTGCCAGCACTGCATCAATTGCTGATCCACTGGTATATGTAACGCAAACTCCAGCATCCGATAACTCCTCCTGTAAACTTCGATCTAATCCATTAGACCAAGTTATATTTTGATAATTCTTGAATAACACATCGCCAATTTCACTATAAAATTCAGCACGACCTTTAACACTCATTGCTGGGTGAAATCGAACTACGATTGGTCTATTGGTTATTTCTCTTATAGATGATAGAGTTTCTAATAGCCACTCACTCATCTTTTGGCCACGTAAACTTGCATCGCCTGGTAATTGCAGCAACACCAATATATTACCCACCGAATGATCTTTCCAACCAGCAAATTCTGGGATAGTAAGATGGTTGCGCATTTCTGGTAAACGAGTTTTATCAATTGAATCACCGTAGAATATACCATCATTATTCATAAATCCATTGATACCAACTCGATAATATTGATGTTTACTACCTTCTACAATAGTTCTACCCAATAGTGGAGTTTCAATATAGATTACTTGTTCAGCCTTCTTTTGAATACTTTGCCGTGTTACATGATGTTCGGCTGATCTAGGTTTAACCGTACCAAACTGCACAGCAATATCACACGATTCTATTTCAGTATCGTAACTCATCCGCAAATCAATACCATGCTGTTTTTTCAACATGCGTTGATTATTAACCGCAAATAACTGAAAGTAATACCGTTCAATACCTTCATAGAATGAACGCAATACATTACGTTCAGTATTATTTGCACCAGATGCAATACTAACTAATATCTTCATATTTCTAAAATTCGTAGGGCTGAACCATCTTTTAGTTCAGTGACGTGAAATTGACCATAGGCTAAGTGACAAGCCCATGCGTAACGTTCATCCATAGTTGGATAATAAGGTGTTTCTATTTTGCTTAAATCTTGTAATGAAACTGGACTAGCCGCATTGTTCACTAAGGTAAATGCCGGTATTCCATACATAATTGCTTCAGTGGCTGCTACGCTATTAAACGTAACTAATGCAAACGTATCTGATAACGCTTCTTGTAAAGTATTTGTTATTCTCTCACTGCGTAACTTTGCTCTATCCCGAACAACCACTGGTCTATCCGTATGTTGTTTAATAGTAGCAACTGTTTCAGCAATCCAAGTATCTTTATCGACGCCATAAAACTTACAAGGCTTTTCATCCGGTGCAGCAACTAGTATATTTCTACCAGTATTTCGCCAATTAGAAAGTGTCAATCCTAGTTTCAACCATCGATCCGCAGGTCTTTCAACTACAGCACCATGTTGCAAATCATTCTTTACAATTCGATGATATAACTTATTACCCAATGGATTCTTATTATACTTGCTATTTCCAAAATACCCACTATCTATGTAGTAGAAATCGCGATTATCCGCCCAACAACGCTTGATAAGTTTATGTTTGAGAATACCTCGGATGACAAGAGGGTCTGTACTAGCATCGTAATCAAAAACATGATATCCAACCACATCATGATTATGGCTAGTCGCAAGCATACCCACGTACTCATCTTGAAGATTCTTACTAAGAAATTGCATTTACTTGAGTCGAGTAGTTTGTTAACATTCTTTCTCTGTGCCATTCGTCTGCCATTGGAGTTAGTGCAAAATCATGGAAACAAGGCGTTCCAAGTGTATAGTGTAGAAGTTTAGCATCAGGATTAGCACCAAATTCATCAGGTAACCAATTCCATTCAACTGGCAATTCACCAATCAAATCATCAGTTAACCAAGTAAAACGATGTAAAAATGCACCAGAGGAGGCTTGTATTAAACCAGAGGTTAATACAGCATTGGCTGGATGTGCACAATTCCACATTACCACACTAGACCAATTCTTACGTGGATAATTTTGATTAACTGAACCCAAGTACTTGGTAGTCATCTTAGTTTCATAATTATGATGAACGCATTGAACTGCTTTTGTCGGATCTCGCAACTCCCAGAGTTTAGCAATATCTTCACGTAGTAACATATCACCATCGATAAAGATTGCCCATCCTTCATAATCCATTAAACTAGGAACTAAGAATCGACTATAAATGAATTGATTACTACCATCGTCGTGCGTTTCTGCATAATCTTTTAGATTATCTAAAGCCAATGGAACTAATGCAACTGGCTTTGAACTATGCCTAATAATACTATTAGCACATACATGATAAGCTATTGCTTCTCGTGGATCATACCCAATGAATACTGTAATCATTTTCTTTCAATATCCTCTTCAACACAACTTTCACCGTATTGTATTTCAATTATTCTTAGTGGTCTATCTGTGATATTACTCAATTGATGCCAAGTATGCTCAGGTACGTGATATTCATCATGTGTAACCAATGTAGAAATCGAATCAGAACTAGTAACAGTTGCCGTACCTTCAGCTACCATCCAATACTCAGACCGAGATTCATGTCGTTGCATTGATAATGATGACTGGGGATTTACTGTTAATTCTTTAACTTTTATTCCAGGAACATCATGCAATACTCGATAATATCCCCATGGTCTTTCGGTCTTGGGTGATTTCCACTCAGTTAATATCCATGAACTTGAATTCTTTTTATTAGTACCACCAACACCAAATGCAAATTCTACATTTTTGACTGACATCTCTGGGATATTACTAGCCGTTCTATCACCACCGTTAGCAAAGATATACCGGTTATCTGGGTATAAATTTTTGACTCGATTGATAGCATCAATTGCATCACCATTCGTATCATCAAATACAATACAATCATCAACCATCTTTAGATTCTGAATGATAGATACCCGCTCGTCAAGTGGCATGAAAGCCTGACCTTTCTTACGAACAAGCCATTCATCACTATTCACACCAACAACAAGAATATCACCTAATGACTTCGCAGCCTTCAAGTATTCTATGTGACCAGAATGAATCGGATCAAAGCCACCAGTTACTATTACTATTGTATTCATCGATAGTGTGCCGCGTGAACTGCATCAGTATAACCAACATCAATTACAACAGGTTTACCATTAAATAAACCCCAGTTGGCTGTTCTTACAAAATCCCATAAACCTACATCAAAATTAACTGCAAGTTCAGTTAATGCCTGTGCATATTCTTCACACAACTCAACATCTTCGTCTGTGTACTTAAAGCGGTCTGATTTCAACTCACGAATAACTTCTTCGTGACTTAAGGTTCCACCTTTCTTACCAGTACTAGCAAATGCCATAGCAACCAATAAACGTAAAGTACCACATTTCATCAAGTTGCACAATTGTTTTTCAGTAGCTTTCTGTGCTTTTTCTGTATGAATCCAAACCGGTTCATCATGCTCTTCATCATAATCGATAATTGGGATAGTAATTCCCAAATCTTGCACATAACCATCATCTAGTATTTCTGCTTCTTCTTTGTTCTGTGCCATTCCTTTTACATTATGCGCAACTTTAAGAACAGTTGGTCTACCTTCGTATTCAATATCAAAAGCAGTTCTCGATGATCCTTTACCCATCTTTTGGGCACGTGCTACCGCATATTCAATTCTTTTCTTGTATGATGTTTTTGGTGTGTATACCGATTTATCCCAATCTGGTGGGAGTGGTGCTTCATCGATTGCTGATTCGCCGATGATATCTGTTATTCTCATGGATGTAACCTCGTAGTTTTTCCTATATTTATTGAAATTTGTAGGTAACAAAAAGCCCACTCGAGAGTGGGCTTCCGTGTCAATGGTGGATACAAAGTGTATCAATTATCTTTTAGATAGACGCATCATCCAATCCAGCAGTTCTTAACTTAACAATATTGGATAACTGCCATTGCTTAATATCCAATCCTTTGATAACACCAAGATACTGATTTCTGAGTAAGGCAACGTCATTGATTAAAATCTCAAAATCAACCACGTCTTGTTCTCCATCTACATATCTATCACAATCTCTACTACTCAAAGAACGTTGATATGTTTCAAGATACTTTTGGAAATGTTGACTTTTCATCTGCTTCAAACAAATGTTCAAGTATTCCAATATAGCCTCAATCTCTTGTAACTGGCAAAAACGTGTTTCAACAATCCCTGGCATTGCAGCTGCCGCACGTTCAATACTACCAGAAATCTTAACGTCTACCTTGGCAGAACCTAATTCTGACCGATAATGGGTAATTGCGTGTGGAACATTCGTTATATCCCGTGAAACCTTGTCATACCAGTTGGTCATTTCCGCCTCTTATTCGTCGTCGTAATCTTCGTCTTCGTCATCCATAACTGCTTCTAATGCAAAGTCTAAGTATGGGTCTACACCCACTAAACTTTCTAACGTCGTTTCTTTAATCCCGTGGTCTTGTAATACATTTACATACTCAACTGCCGCATTCTTGCGTTGCCTTTCTGATAAGTGCTCAACTAATACAGTCCAAATGTCAGTGATTAATGCTTCTTTCATGGGTTGTTTTCTCCTTAATTAAAAATGTTAACTGACCTTATGTATCATTTTGAAAAACCCGCCTCGTAAAAAGACGGGTTTTTTGGTACGAACTAATCGAGATCCTCTTCAATAAAATCATCTGCCAATTCTGCAGCAACTTCTACTGCTTCAACTTTTTTGGCAAATTCCGAGATAACTAAATCCAAAATGCCATTCTCATTGCGATTCCACTCTTTACGGAAATACTTATGTGTAACTCCAGCAGTATCAACGTAGCAGTATCTATTTCCATCCTTAGTTATAAGATTCTTACCTTCCAGTAAGCTAAACATGCCGCTATATAAACTCATACCTTCATTGTATGGAATTTGAACTTCGATGTCAGTGAATGGTTGAGCGTAACGAGTTTTCATGATCTTACAACCAGAACGAATACCCTGGACAGTTTTGGTTTTTGCACCGTCTTCATCCTCTTTTAGTTTCAGCTTCTTCATTGCCACAACAATACTTGAAGCAAACACAAAACCCGAACCCCCACTTATACGCGGATCAGGATTGTAGGGGTCTTGAGAGTCATATGTGTGGTTAGTACACACCATACCGACGTTATAATTACCAAACAAATTAACACTATTACGAACTAATGCCATTAATGCTTTTGGTTTACGACCCATATCACCTTTGAGATCACCACTATCGAATTGGTTCACGTCAACTGGCGTTAGTAGCATACCAAGTGAGTCAATTACAAACAGGACTTTAGGTCTATCTGCTTCATCCATTCCTTTAATTTCTTTCATGAATTCAGAAATAGTCTTAGCTACGTCATCAATCATCGACATACTTAAACGCATAAGTTTATCTTCAGCCGTATCAACACCCAACGCATGAAGCCATGCCTCATCCAACGCGTTTTCTGTATCAATCAATACAACAAAGATACCTTGTTCCTGTGCATTTTTAACAATGTTACCTGAACAAATATATGACTTTCCACTGTTGTGACTTGAGAAACCATCACTCCAATAACGGTGGTTTGGATGTAACACCTCGAAATCGTAACACTCAGCATCTGCCAAGAATTCTTTACTAACGATTTCTTCAGCACCATCAACTGTCATCACCGAATCACCGATGGTCAATGCTCCAGCAGCAACCCATTCACCATCTTCCAACTGATACAAGTGGCTTGTTGCTGATTCTGCACTTCTAGTAGCAGTTGAAATACGAACAACAGCTAATGACCCTTTGTCGAACCACTGGCCAACGAGTTGATAATCATCTGGTGTTGAAATTTTTAATTTTTCAACAGCTGAATCATGAACCAATTCACGAAGTTTAGAAACTGTCACCGTTTCAGCAACCTCAACATCATCAATTGTGTACTTGACATCGACCTTAGCCAATGCTGGTAAGCAACCAGATTCCCCGGCAAAGACTGTAACCTTACCTAATGGAATACCTTTATTGAAATCACCACTAATCAAATAGTTAAGTGCATAGTTACCACAACTAATCCAATCAGTTGGGTCATTGAAACCAACACCAAGACCTTCGATAGACTTGGTTAATGTTTTACGAAATTTACTTACGTCAAATGCTTTCATTACCTCTCCTCTATAAACGAAAAAAGGGTGTACAGGAATTACCCTGCACACCCTATACTACTGATTAAGCCGTTTGACGGTCACGAATCATTTTAAGAATGTCTTGTGCACGACTTGCGCCTTCAGCAGATGTTTCAGGTGCAACCGCTGGTGTTGCATAAGAAGGTGCTGCAGGAGTTTCCCATGGTAAATCATCAGCTGATGATAAAGGAGCAGAAACAACAGAATCAGCAACTGATGCCGCAGGTGCAGCAACTACACGAGTTTCTGTAGTAGGTGCTTGAATTCCATTTGGACGATAGTATTGACCCCATCTTTCAACATCATAGGCTTCACCAACAACAGATGCTTCAAACATTTCTTTAATAACTTTCAACTCAACTTCACCAGGACGTTTAGGTAAGAAGTCAGCTAAGTTGAATAACCCATGGTCAGCAATTGCTTGCAATTCTTCTTCATTTAAAGCACGTTCACGACGGCTCCATTTAGAAGTTGAGTAATCAGCAAATCCACCTTTTGAGGTTTTGCAAATACGGAAGTCAAGACCGCGTAAGTAATCAGTTGGTAATTCATCTAACTCTGGATCTAATAAGGCAGATTTAATCAAACCAAAGATTTGTGGACTGATAATGAATCTACGGATTTTGTTTTCAGGTGGGTTTTCTTCTTTCAAGCCATCTTCAACAACAAATCCTTGTGCTAAGAACGTACGTTTTTTCCAATACTTACGACCCATTTCTTCTAATGATTTGTCTTTGAACCAACCACGAACCTCGGTTAAAATTGGGCAGTATGCTTTTGCATCATACATCTCAATACATGGAACTTGAACAACAACTGGACGTGAATCTGCCTCGCCTTTAATGCCAGCGAAGGGAAGTCTAATCATTTGTTTTTCAACCCAGAAGAAATCATTGGTTGTGTCTGCATCCGGTAAGAATCGGATTGTTGTTTCATTACCATCGGTAATGTTCCAGTGTGGATAGATAACGCTTGGTTCGCCATTAGAACCACTGTTAGATTGGTTGTTTTGTGATGCTTGAAGTTTTGCGCGGATTTCAGCTAAAGATGCCATTTTTGTATTCCTATAAAAAGTAAAAAGTTTGTACTGCTCTTGTGAATTGTAACTCTGTTGTAAGTATATATCTAAATCATATTGCCGTCCTAGGTTGCTTTTGAAAGTTTGGGCTAAGGGTTTCTTAGCCCAGAGTGTTTAGTATAAAGTAAGTGTTTTAGTTTGTCAATATTAATCTAACGATAATCGTTGATCATTTGCATCGATCATTAAAGCTGCAATAGACGTGATTTCTTCAGGAAGTTCATCTTTGATAGAGTGAATTGCTTTTACTAATTCCCATGATTTGGTGTAATACAAATCGAAAAGTTCTTGTGCTGACATTGATTTTAAATCTTCCATTTTACTACCTCTTAAGTTATTGAAGGGTTACTGCATTTGTTAAGTATATGTGTTTTGTTTTAGTATGTCAAGGTTTATTTTATGTATTGCTTTATGTTTGATTCGAACAGGTTACCTATTGATTAGCTTTAGGGAACTATTATCTTTTAGTCGTAAGTCATTGATTTATATCTGGAGCCGGTAATGTGGATTGCACACATGACCTGCTGTTTACTAGACAGCTGCTCTACTACTGAGCTACACCGGCACTTCATATATTGTATTTATCTAAAAGATAATGAAAACCACCTTGAGAAAATCATCTTTTAGACTAGGTATTTAGCTAAAAGATAATGAAAACCGTTCATAAATATGGTTGTGTATGGGGCCATACACAACCGATTAACTCAACTTTAATTTAAAACTTATGATTCATACATGTGAAACCTGCAGTAGACAATACACAAACAAGAGAATGCTCAAGCATCATATCTTCCGTAAGCACCAAAACAGTGGTAAACCAACCAATCGTCGTATTGAACTACTGTGCTGTTGTATTTATTCTAAAAAGGAGATGTACGTATCCGAATTAAAAGATCATATTGATAGTCTATCAAGCTGCATATGCTGCGGTAAGAAAACTAGTACCAGTTTCAACAAATACTGCTCATCTAGTTGTGCGGCCACCGTTAATAACAAATTCCGTACTCCTAGAAACTCGGTTGGTATTGAAACGAGTTCGTCATTAAAGGACAATTACTCAACAAGGACCGTATACCCTAGTATCGCAGTGCAAAGTATGCGGTAAATGGTTTCCTAAGACTGGAAAACGGTTAACTTGTTCTGATACTTGTGCAAAAACAGCTATGGGTGTGAGATTGCCAGAAAGTGATAGTACTGCAAAAAGTAGTAATACCACCAAAACTAAAAAATCTTCATATAATCGTCCAACTAAACCACCATATTCTAAGGTGTCGCAATGTAAAGAATGTGGTAAATGGTTTCACAATACGACCGAGAGATCCACGTGTTCTACTAAATGCGCTAGAGCGATTATATCAAGAACTGCAACTAATAATCCAAACTTCGGTGGTAATCAAAATAACCACGCGTATGGTTGGTATGATTCACCATTCGCTGGTCGTGTTTGGTTAGAATCCTCTTACGAGTATCGAGTTGCCAAAGATTTGGATGATCATGGTATTCCGTTGACAAGACCACCTTACATGTATTACGTCCTTAATGGATTAAAGAAAAAGTATTTTGCTGACTTTTACTTACCCGATCAAGATATTTACTTAGATCCAAAGAACGATTGGATTATACCTAAAGATATCCCTAAGATCAATCAAGCTATGAAAGATAATAATGTTATTATTCATATATTGACCAAGCATCAACTTTCTTGGGCATCTATTCAAGAACTGCTCTAAAAGATAAGCATCCAGCATGCACCGGTCTAACCAATCGGTGCATCAATCGGTGCATCAATTAATCAATCCGTAAATCGATTCTCAACGAAATTAACCAACTCACATAACATAAACGAACCACCACATTCCCAAAACTCTAGGATAGCAGATCGATTTTTAACTAAGAAATCAGCTAACTTACCTTCTACATCTGAAAATGGGTATTCAATACGTATATTATTGTCATCAATTAAGTACTGAACTGCACATACCCGACCTGCTATTTTACTTGAGATGTACAACTTACCAGAACCGATTTCAAACATGACGAATTCGATCTGTGGTAAATCCCATTCATCTTCGGGTGGATCTAAATTGAATATTTCAGTTAAGGTCATAGTAGCTCTCCAAGTACCCTTCAATCTTATAAACCAAAGGGTACAAAGTCAACCTTTAAATTCCAGCTAACTGTTTAAAGCGAGCGATTTCAGAAGATTCTTCAGGGGCAGCGTGAATACCAACACTAGCTTGTTCAGGAGCCATACGTTCAATTAGTTTCTTAACTGCATTGGCTGCTGATTCACCGAACTTCTTACCAACCATGATGGTTACTTTTTCTGGACCTAATGGGAATTTGTTTTCCATGTGGTCGTAGAAAGATTTAACGTATTCGAATAGTTCATTCATATCTACGTTACCGTGACCACGTTCTTCTTCATCGGAATCACCGCATTCAGAGGCTACGTCTTCTTTCTCAAGTTTTTCAACTTCAGTTTCACCAGTATCAGAATGTTCCGATTCATGACCATGTTCCCAATCGATTTGATCAACTACTTCAGGTGCACGTTGTTGCAAGAAAGAGTGAATCAAAGGAATCACGCATTTTTCAGGATCTTCGTTAGCAGATTTAACGATTGCTCTATTCAAAGCGGGTTCATCGATAATACCTTTTAGGCTTTCAATGGCATTCAACCCATCGACACCAGCAGGTAAAGGTTCTTTAACTAAGTCTTGTAGTTCAGCAATAGCAGACTTTTGATTTTCTGGGTCTGAACTAACAATAGCATCTTCTTCACCTAAGTTCATAGCCCATTGTTCAAATTTAGTCATTGGGTCAATAACCGAGATTTCTTCAGAAACGGGTTCATCTGAAGAAGTCATGTTAACAATATCAGAATACTCGATGCCGTTTTCTTGCATCAATCTATAGATAACGGGAAACACAGATGCGATATCTTCTTTGAAGTTACGTACAGTGAACTTATCTTTATATTCTTCAACTACAGATTGCGGCATTTCCATTGGTGCGGCAGCTTTGAAGTTTTCTTTGTATGATTCGTAGTGGTGTTGTTTTGCTAATTTGTGTAAAGTTTCGCGTAGATGGTCCAATTGGGCAGTACTACGTTCAACCATATTATTAGTATCTGAATTCATCAAATCGTTTCTAACAACATAGTTACCAAAACTTTTCAACTGTGCAATTTCTTCACTCATACCAGTAATAGATTTACCAAGTTCATCATAAGGCAAACCACCATTAGCAACATGTCGTTGCATAGCTCTAGCACCAGCCAAGTGTTTGAATGGGTATTTGAATCTTTCACCATCACTATTCTCTACGAATAAAGCTGAGATGTTGCGTGAACGAGACCCAGGTGCCATATCATCATTCAAGGTTTTACTGTGCTTGATAATTAATCGTGTATCCATCAACTTCTGATAGCTTACGTTTTTAGTACCATAAAGGTTACTTTCACTCATTATACTTTCTCCAATTGGTGCTGGTGTTGCAGATTTTGCATTTTGGCTCAAGAACGAATAGTCTCTTTGATCTAGGTTGTCTTTGGCAATGTCTCTAGGATCGAAGTTTAACAGCCTGCGTTTTGCAAATATCCTTAACTCCTTTAAAAACCCATACCAGTTGTTCTTTTGATTTGTATCCATGGTTTCGGTAATTCCATGTGAGAAATATACCTTCATGGAATTCTGTTCAGCCAAACTAATACTCACATGACCAATAGCGGTTTCACCTTCCATATAATCAAAATCGAAGAAACGTGCATCCTCTGGGATAATAGTTATCTCACCAGATTCCGTTCCTAATTTTAGACCAGAGAATCTGCTTCGTATTTTGTAAAATAAATCTGTTGCAATGTTATTTCGTGTATCCATAATCGGTATTTAGCCTATTCTGTGGGACTTTGGTCATTCAGTTGACTGATGCCTTCTAGTCGTTTTATGTCTTCGTCAGTTAATCCCTCTAATCCAAAGACCTTTCTTGGGTTAATATAAGGTACGATTCGCTGACTGATGATATTTACTGGGATGTTATCACCTGAGATAGTGTCATCGAGTTTGTTGTTTTTCGCATAGAACGAATACGTACCATCTCCATAGAACCCAACCTGTAATTCCAAGTAATCTTTTGCCCAATACAATTCAATCTCACCATCAAACTGAACTTCTACCGTTGGTTGTTTAGTACCAGGTAACAATTGCTGTAGGAACACGATTGCATCGTCTATGGAATTTTCATTCAACTTGTCGTGTTCTTCGTATTTCAAGTTGTGTATTTCGTCTATTGTTTCTCTCATTAGTTGTCCTTTTGGTTATAGCTAAAAGATAATAGTTTATGGTAGGTCAATTATCTTTTAGCTTATGGTACGTGGGTTTCAATTATCTTTTAGCCTTGGGTTTATTGGGTTCGATTATCTTTTAGAATCCACTACTAATAAAGATAGGCAATGGCATCTGATCTTCAGTCAGTTTCTCAGACATCTTATCATATATCGATGGATCCCAATCAGATAATACAGTTGCCATTCTTATAATAAGAAGAACTGCAGAAATCAAATCGTCATTCTCACCTGATTTAGCACCAAACCCAACACCCCTTGAGATATAAGTTTTCAACTCAGATACTAGAACTTTAGAGTTAATCTTCATCTTACCAGTTTCTAATAAGTTTTTAAACTGACTACATGCAGTAACTTTTGTTCTATGTGTGGTATTAAACCCTTTACGGAACTTCCTGATATGCCCTTTCTTAATCGGTTCTGACAGGAATAACCCATGAAAGTTCTCCTCACCAATACTCTCAATAACGATTAGGGCTGCTTCACCTAGTGTATTATTCTCCATACTGTAATATGTAGTTGGAGCAAACCCAGATTTTTCAATACCACTATCATGGATGTGTTTTAAGATATCCCTCAAATGCCTTATCTGCGTTTGAACAGGTGTGGTATTGTGTCGCCATTCACCCACTTGTTCCATACTAGGCATTTCAAATACTTGCATAGCAGCAAAGTCACCGCCTGTTCCCAAACTTGGGTCTAGTGATACTAGATAGGTTGACAATGGATTGATTTCTTTATACCAACGCATTTGCCCCATCGTCAATAGCGGATCTACACCCTTTAGTTCTGCCAATTTAACCGAATTAATTAACGTTTCATCATCAATTAAGAATTCGCAATTCGAACTTAATAGTGAATTCGCATAGAACCGATGACCGTTAGCAACTTCAATTAAATCGTATACTGGTTCAGTTCTACCCAAATCTTCAGAAGTGATTAACTTCAAATCACCATCCGAACTTAATATGGTATCACCAATCCTAAAATCACTTGCTAACTTTTGTTCAGTTTCAGAGATGTAGAATTTATGCTCAGGTGTGCATTCTATCCATACGTCTTTTTCGAATGTTAATCGAATAATTGGTTTAACTCCACGCATACTAACACCAGAGAAGGGTTGGAATCCATCTGGTGTTAGTACCTTTAAGTTCTTAGTGTTTGGTTTGAAAGTCTGCATCATCTTTTAGTACTCTATAGTTTGTCTTGCTAGTAAATAACCACACTTCGTAATTATATCCAGCATCAATCACGGCTTGCCTTTTTCTAAGATTATTCGCAAGTCGGGTTGTATATTTTTCGTCAGTCTTACCATTACCATCCCACCACCATTGACTTTTGATCTCAATAATTCGGTTTTCCGAAGGGATATAAATGTCTGGGTAGTATTTCGCGATTCTACCTTTGTCCGAGGTATAGCTGAAAACTTGGATTTGATATTCTGAGTAATCATCGTGCATCAATATATCAGATTCTTGATACGATTCTAATAAGGTATCCATTGCATTTGGTTCGTAACCACGAACTCCAATAACCTTACCAGATGGCAATGTGTAATCTTTAATCTTCGCGTTTCCTTTATTCGATTTACTCGAATTTCCCGGAATCAAACAGCAGTTTTCGACACCATGCATATCTAAATTAGTTAGACGTCGTTTTTCATTGATCTCGTCTTTTTCCTCTCTAGGTTTTGCTAGATTGGTTGCACTGATCATCTTGCTGTTATTGTAGTTTTCATCACCGTGTCGTACAAGTTTAGTCTGTTTTGACTTAGATTTCATTGTTTCCGACTGGGTAGACCACTCAACGCCGTGATTTTTTAAGTTAGTTGCTTTACGTTTATCGTTTCGCTGTTGTTTTTTCTCCGGTGTCTCTGCAGCACTTGCGGCTTTCTTATTGGCTGAATCCTGCTCTCTCTGTTCCGGAGTCCAATTCTGTTTAACATCGCTGGTGATTTTACCAACACACACAGGCTTTCCACAACTGCGTGGATGTAAATGGGTCGATACATTCATCGTAACTTTAGACCCGCATGCACATATTGGACAATACCCAAGTATATAAGTTTCATAATAATCTTGATAGGTAAGTCCATATTCCCTAAGATGTATAGTGAACTTACCATTGGTTTTGCAGTAGGTGTTTCCGTCAATTGGAGATAATAAATAGGTTGCCTTGCTCATGTGATAATCCCTGATGAAAATTTAAGTAATGGTTTCGTGTATTTAACATTGATTGTATAGGTCGCCGATAGTCATATCGAAAACTTTACCGTTTTCGTCTTGTAGTGTTACGTAAGTCATTGATTCTAAACAATTAAATTCGCGCGAAAATTTGACATCCCCAATCTGACTGCGTTGATGAAAAGCCCAATCATCATCCCTATCTGGATGTTCGCTCCAACTAGCAAAAAATGGGTAGAATCCATTAGATCCAACGTGTTGTTCAATGCCATTCCTATCAAATTTCTTATTAGCTTCGTGCCAGATAGCAGCAAATTGATCCTCGTCACTATTCGGTGTTGACGTGATAATACATCTACCACCGGTAGACAATGTTGGTGATAATGCAGTCCAAAATTCTCGTGCTTTTTCAGGCGGCTCAATGTGCGCGAATTCATCACATTGATGAGAATGAATCTCATTTGCAACTATAATATGATTTTCAGAATTGAATATTTCGAATGTATGCGTTAATATCACAGCATCGATATCGACGATTAGCTGAGGGCCAATCGCCGAATCAAGTGAATCACCAATCTTTAGAGTTTCCACTCGTACTTCGAGACCATCGATATAAAATCGATGGTCTAACGTTGCAGTTATGGAATTACCAGTCGAAAAGATAATTTTCCTAGACGGTTTATAAACCGATTCATTGAATATTATCCCTTCGAATGATTCCCACCCGAACGGCGTTAAAATATCATAACTATTGTTTGTAACGTAATGCTGCTTCATTCAAATGTTCTACAATGTATGCACCACTGACTGGTGTCTCGTTCTGTACAGCAAGGGCAATCATTTCCATCGTTATCGCAAATTCAATATCAGATTGCTCCTTGGTGTAGCCAGTTTCTTCAAATAATTGCTCAATACTCTTTGCAGAGTTTGCATGTTTTTCGATATTCTCTTCCCATGGTATCATTTTAAGATTTGCGATATTACCGATAACAAGTGGGCTAATTCCATTTTTAAAACCATCGCACGTTGAATACACATGATCAATGTGGTATGCTCCTGGTTTTCCAGCCAATCCTGTACAATACCCTTGCGTTAATTTCTTACGCAATCTTTCAGTTAATGTACTAACAACAATCTTATATCTATAAAAATCATCACGTTCCTCTGGTGGCAGTATCAAACCTTTATCAACTTTAGTTTGGTTTCCCTTGGTGATAGCCTTTGATGCTAGCTGCGAATATCCATTTCTTCCTTGATCATCCACATTATTCATATGAGTGGCTTTAGTTTTTTGACCTCGTTTACTATATCCAGTTTCACCGTTTTCGTCGGGAGTTGAAAGTGAAATTCTTGACTTTTCCACTGATAACTGATGTTTAGTTAACCCAGTAGCAGGATCAATTTTAGCAATACCTTTTTTCACATTCACTACTTTGGAATCAGCTTCGCGTTGAAAATTGGGATATTTTTGGTCGAATTCCTCAACCGTCATTAATAAATAACCAGTTATGTAGGTACTTTTCAGTTGTCGCATTCTAATACCGTAAATTGGGCATGTGATATAGTCAACAAATTCGACTTTGGTTGGATCGTCGTATAAATCCGCACACCGTTCTCTGTTACGTTTAATACATTCTTTTAACTTAGTTGCAAATGTTTTGATTTTAGCCATGATAGTTCACCGTTTGAAATTAATAAGTAATTAGTTTATTACCTCTATTTAACATTTCTAAAAGATAATGTTTGCGTCACGTCTACTTATATGGTATAGTTACCATACCAATAACTTACATTTTGATATCTATATGAACTTTAACTTAGAATTAGCACCAAAAAGCACAGAGGTTGTATCGACTTGGGAAGATGCCCTTGAATACTGTGACAATCTTGTAGCAGATGATAAAGAAGGTTGGAGGTTACCTACCATCATCGAAATGTACATAATACGGGAACAATACATACAAGAAGTTAGATTAGATACTAAGTTATGCGATGCGTATGTTGATGGATCGGTTGAGACTCCAGAATATTGGTCTAGTAGTTATAGAATAGTTGAATCAGAAGAAGAACCGCTTACTGTTATACAAACCTACGACTTCCTAACTGATTCAGACGATGAGGGGTTTGATGATTATGAATTGCATGTTAGAGCTGTTAGAACAATAGAACCATTTTATAACATACCAGTTGAGTTAGCACCACAGTCGTATATCAAAGCTACATCATTAGAAGAAGCGCAGATGTATTGTTTTTCACTTAATATCGATGGTAAGGTTGGCTGGCGGTTTCCCACACCGGAAGAATGTTATTACTTTAACCTTATGCATGCTTATTTTTGGCATTCCGATGATATTGGCAATGATCCGGATGAAACGTGTTTAATTCACCCGGTAAGAGATCTCTAATGACCCTAGAATTCTACGAAACCAAATTAAGCATGGACTGGGATACTGCCAAATTTTACTGTTTTGCATTAAATGTAGATGGTAGAATTGGTTGGAGATTGCCAACTGAAGCAGAGTTTAGGGAGTTTAGAGCATTTACAGGAATTCACTGGTATTGGTCGAGTGAAGAGCATGGTGATCGACATGCTAAAAGTTTATATCCATTTCCAGATCTTGTTGAACGTGGCACTGATTTGAAAAGTTGTAAATGGAGTGTGCTTGCTGTTCGTGATGTCTAAAAGATAATTGATGCATCATAAATACAAGATCAGTTAAATGAGGAAATTCAATGCAAGTAAAAGACATATTAGCAGAAGCCACAGAGGGTGATATTGCAAAAACATTATATGGTTTAAAAGATTACAATGATGGTAAGTTTAAATCAGAGAAACAAGCTAAATTCATCCTATCAAACGCACACGACTTAGACGGTGAAAAGTTCTTTTCTACCCAAGGTTCTATGTATAAGAATCAATTTCGTATTGATTTCTACTTAGACGATATTGGTATTACCAGAGTTGAAAAAACAACAAATAAAGGTGGTACCGTTATTCAATGGGAGCGTTCGGCTGAAGGTGCACCGAAACAACAAAGTGAGAAAATAAAATCTAAGATTCGTTTTGTTGATGACCTACAGGCTAACATTGATGAGATGTTGGCTAGGGATGAAATGGGTAATTTGCAGAGAGTTGCGAACGAATACGGTCGCAAGGCTAAAGTAGAAAAGTTTCTTAATTCCAATGGAGTGGAATATGACTGGGAAGCGACCAAAGCCAAAGCAATTGAATATCATAATAAACTAGTTAATACTCAATTAGAAGGCATCAAAAACCAAGCTGAACAAATAAAAGCAGCAATAGAAGCATTACATAAACATAATCAAAATGGCAATTTTGATGATCTAATTGCTGGTCAGGAAGAAAAATTAAAAGGATTGCGAGTTGAGTACAGTAATATCAAAAACGACCCATACACAGAGTTTTTCGATAATCTTCCAAAATAACAGTTGACAACCCAATCAAAATAGATTACAATTAACTATACTAAAGAATTACCCGAGATACCTTGAAAAATAGGTTGACAGTCCCCATAATCTAAGTTATAATTAATCATACTTACACAAAAGCAGTTTACCGAGACCATCTCAAATCCATACCGACACCAAGTCTATTACTCAATTATCTTTTAGAGACCAAATCCTACCGACACAAAGTCTATTTGAACTATATACAATACCGACACCAAGTCTATTATCTTTTAGGCACCAGCCAAACCTTGCTCGTCGAATTACTAGATAGAACATAGAAAGACGAGAGAATTGCTAAGAAAGCCTGCATCGGCGACTGATATGATGCCCTTAAACCTTGGACTACTTGATCACAAGGGATGGAAGTTCCGAAGTTAGCAACGGAGATATAACACACTACCCCACCAGATGAGTTATGGGATATGCCTTCATACAACCCATTTGTGTTATAGCGAAAAGATTTACAAAGGCTAAAGATGGACTAAAAAGTCCACGTCGCATGAATGAGGTAGCAGTTGTTCATGTGGCCACCGTCAGATTAATAAGACTGAGCTCGAGGTACCGGCTGACCGCCTCTGTAACGCTCTACTGCTGCTGTGATGCGATACTTGTACGCAGAACTTTTCAATTACTTAAAACCCAATTGAGAATGCTTTGAATTAACCCGAGTTTTTCGGGTTAAGATGTTCCGCTCCACATACCGCAGTATTAAAAGCCTCTATTATTAAAGCTATTAATGATTCTATCTTAAATCTATTATAGTAGGAGCGTATAAGATAATTCTAAAAGATAATGAATCCATTACTTCCTACCTGCTTAAGCCACGCGCACACGCATTTTGACTCTAAAAGATAATTCCCTTATAGCTGTTTCCATTCGCGCACATACATTTTAGATCTATTCGAACCCATACATTATAGCTTTTTACCAGATGCACACATACGTTATAAACTCCATACGAACCCATACATTTTGAACTAAAAGATAATTATCTAATAACTCACATCAATAAGACCATTAATACAAACATCTATAAGAACATCATAACTAAAAGATAATAGATCAAATATAAACATCATCTATAAGAACATCATAACTAAAAGATAATATACCTAATAAGACAATCATCTTTTAGTATTCTATTAATGGATAGTTACGTCTTTTAGTTTCATATTATATGTGCGAGCGTCAGCGAGCCATTAAGCAATAACCTGTACCGCTGGGTCAAGTCGTTGATATAACGCAGCGAGTGATATCTCTTCTTCTACAAGGGTTTCCTTGTGTCTGATACGAACAGTAGTATCTCCATCTAAGCAATAAATCAAAGAGAGCGACTTACCTCGACCTGTATTTTCAGTAGTGGTAGTTGCTTGGATACGAGCACCATTATCAAATTCGATTGTATTCCTGTTATATGAATAAACACCGGCACGGATAAAGTCTGGTAAGTTCTCGTAGCCATATCGATATCGGTTCATAATATCTTGTGCACCGGCGTATTTGTGAGCAGCAATCAGTACTTGGGCTTCGGGAACAAACATGGTATACCAGAGCAAGAATCCACATGCACAAGTAGTGTTATGTGTTGGTACTAGAGTTTTACCCACTAGGAATAGATGTTTTCTATCTGCCACTTGTAAACATCTAACTGGTACTGATTTTGCTTTGGTAATGCTTTTGATATAAACTCTTTCATTATTTGGGAAGTGATTACTCAATGCAGCTTTATCAACTTTCTCAGACAGATTGAATAGTCTTAAGTCTTTAGTTGAAAAATTAAGATAGTAATTGGTTTTAAACTTACAGACTTCGACTTTCAAATGGGTTTTAACACCTAGAGTAGCCAACATGAAACGTGTTTGTTCCATGATTTTCTCATTGGTATGTTTAAAAGTACAGTACCCAGTATCTGATACACTACCGCATACATCCATAATACCTCTAATGATTTGTAAACGAGTTTCAGAATCATTGAGCATGAGCTCTTCTGGTAAGGTATTATCCTTATTAAGAACCGGTTTTACCATGAACTCTAGGTTATTAACTGAGTACATACCCAATCGTTTACTGTGTCTTCTTAGTGTTAATTCAGACATAGTAAGACCATGGGATTTAAACATCTCGTTATATCTGGTATATTCGTGAGTATAGCATCTCATTTGATTTACTTCTGGGTCATTACCCATCCAAATACCGATTAGATATGGATCTAGTTTCATTGGTTTCTTGTCGAATTCAATGAGTTTTGTATAATCCATACTGAGTCTAATGTTTGACGTTTTAAACTTATTAACACGTTTAATCAGGTATTCGGTATTTTCAGTAATCAAGTCATTGTAGCCTGGGTCAAACCAAGTCCAAAGGTGGTGTGCATCTGCGATAATACTTTCACCGTGTGAGAATTCAACATTGTAACAAGTACGATTTGTCATCGTTTCAGTAATGAAAGTTACTTCAGTTGGTGTACCTTTAGGTGTATAGATAGTATCACCGACTTGGATATCACCCATTCGTTTGAATCCATTTGGTGTTAATACAGGAGTTTCGTTGCAAAGTGCTTTACCCATCTGACGTGGTAGCATAGCGATTGTATAAGTATTATCGTTATATGCTTGAATCAATCTTTCTTGATATTCGTATGGTTCAAATGGGATTGCACCTCTAGTTGGATGCTGGATTTTCAAGAAGTTTTTGCAGAAGTAAAGAGGTCCAGTAACTGGATCCATACATTTCTCTAAGTGTTGTACTTGTTCAAGTGTGTATTGTTGTTTTTGATGTGCTCTTAAGATTTGAACGCCATCTAGGTTTCTGTTTGCCATCTTTGGTTATTTCCTTATGTGGTTTAATTAGTTGTATTTACCCTAAAAGATAATTGACTTATTGTTGATTATGTGCTAAAAACCTATAATAGATGCTGCGAGCTCCGCTAGGAGCGAGCCAATGTAAATACAAGAAAGGAGAAAGCTATGACACAAGCAGAACAACAATTGACAGTTTATAATCAATTCAAGATTGGGTATGAAAAACTTCTAAGTGAACTAGGTGAATGCTACTATACTAAGAAAGTATTGGAAAACTTGAACCGCCAGTTGGAAATCTATAACATATTAAACAGAAAAGGCACCGAGTAGGTGCCTTTCTTTTGGATTAATCTTTAGATTAACGTGCTTTGATTTCAGCCAAACGTTGTTGTAAATCAAGTTTGATTGATTCTTTAAAGTCACGATCTTTCATAGCCATTGGGTTATCACCTTGCTTGTAACTATGTTTCACCATATCTTTTTCTTTATCGATGCCATTACTTTTACCAACTAGTTTGTCAGTATCAAAGGTTTTGGTATCTTTGTTTGAAGTATTGGCTGATTGGAAGCCACCATCTAAATCTTCTTCGGTTTCTTCTTCATCACCAAAGAATTTATCCTGAATTTCTGATCCGATTTTAGCACCAGTAGAAGCACCTGTTAGAGATTTAGTAGCCATTCCACCGGCAATACCGCCTGCGATAGAACCAGCCATTCCTTCATCTTCGTCATTATCTAAATCACCGTCTTCATCACCATCTAAATCTGCTGGTTCAGGCAGCATTTTAAGAGGTTCTGGGTGATTGTTAGAAATGGTTAAGATATTTGGATCTGCTGATAAAGTAGGACCTTTGTCATCTTTAGGCATCATATCTGGGTTAACTTTAACCAGTAATCGCATTAGGCTAGAGATATCATCTAAGCCATTTGCATTCAAGCTAACTGTCATTGTAGGTGGGTTGTGTGGAGTAGTTGCATCCATTCCGCATTCACCAATTTTAACTTCGCTTTCTGTTAAGGGTTTGCTTAACTCACCCATTTTTGCCACTAGGCTGTGAAAATCCATGTTTAACTCCCTATGGCGCTGTTAAGGCCAGTCTTATCTATTTTCTGTTTTGCGATCTTGTATTCGACGTTTTGACCCAATTCTTTCTTACGGTCTTTGGCTTGAGCAGCCAAACCTTTTAAGAAACCTTTGTTATATTCTGGACCGTAGTGGTCTTTTTGATTAATAGCAGGGGCTTCTTTGTGATGTGGGTCTGATAATAACGCATGACCAGAAGGAACTTGTTCACCAACTGGGATGTAATCAAGTGAAGGGTCTTCTGCGTTATGAACTCGAATAGACGATTCATCAACACCGGTTGCTTTGATACGTTGTGCGATTTCAGGTGGAATCACTGGGTAATCACAAGTAATAGCAAACACATGAACTTCGCAATTTGCTTTATTTGGGAAGTCAATAGGTTGCTTTTGAATTGGTGTTGTCGTTGTTTTATCGAAATGTAACACTTTGAATTGTTCTAGTTTAGATTTCAAGGTACCTTCAAATTCATCAGGTAGCGGACCAGCAATCTTAACAACAAAGTTGTAGTCTTTTTTCGATTCTGCGAGATATTGATGTAGTGTTTTCATGATTATATTTAGCCTTTACCAGAAAGTTTGGACATCAACTCGTTTCTATCTAAGGTAACATAAGCAGTACCATCGATCATATCATCTTCTGGTGCTCTGTTTTCCATCTTAAGTTTCTTGAGTTGCATATCAACTGCTTTTAATTTCTTATCAATCTTAGCTGTGTTAGCTGAGATTGAGTGCCCTAACATACTACTTGCTACTTCAAAGATTCTGCTTGCATACCGGACTTCTACATTCATACCCAAGTCCATAAGGTCATCGTATGCAGCTTCTGCTTTCTTTGCAAGTTTTTCAAGTTCTCTTTCACCTAAGTTTTCTAACTCACGGATTCTAGGTAATCCCTTAGCCATCTCGGTGATTTCATTATAGCTTTGTTGAATACTAGCAACTTCAGCTTGTGTTTCTTCATTTGACTTGATTTTAAGTGGTGCTTTTTCTTCGATATTAAGCAGAGTTTCAAGTTTTTTAGTCATTACTTCTTTCCTGAATGAAAGATATCATTTTCGGTTACAACACGAAAGGTGATATTCTTGTTATTACAATAAGCTCTAGCGGCTTCCCATTTAGCTAGGTTTTTAACATACTGTTGTTTGTTGTATTGACCTTTACCAACCTGTTCAACAAAGGTTTGGTTGGCTGGCTTTACTTCAATCAATTCAGCATGTGTTTTACCATTCTTATCTATGTATACAACGAAAAAGTCTGGAACATAAACAGTTTGTTTACCGGTAAATGGATTTCTATATGGAATTTTGATACTTTCACTAGCCCAGTTTTGAACACTTTGGTGTTCATCAAGCATTTTCATGAATACAAATTCCCAACTAGAACGCGCTAAAGGAGTAGAAGTCCCAATGTATTTGTCTGGGTTCTTCATCTCAAATTTACCTTGTGCGAACTTAGGTCCTCTTGCCATTATGCTGCCACATTCCGTGAAACTTTGGTATTATCGTTTTGTTGTTTATAACCTAGAATCGATGTTGGTCCTCGGTCACCATTTAATATACTACCAACTAATGTACTCATGAATATAGTACCAGTGACAGGTTTTAATGTATCTAATATTTTAAAAACTGGGGTTGGTCCAGCCTTTCCTTTAGTAATCAAAATAGCACCGGTATCAGAAATAGTGTATACATAACCTTTCTTTGCTTGTGTTAATATTGCGTTTGCAACGACTGATGCTGCATCATCGGAAAATCCTTGACCAATAAAAAATGATAAAGTCATATCATAATCAGTGGTTGCGAACTCCAATGCAGATTGGCCAGTACTAGTTAGTAATACCTTAGTTTGGTATTCTGAATTATCTGATTGATTTACGAATGGTAGATTTGTTGTCATATCATTTTTTTAGGGGTTGCTGATGTACCGAGCGGTGCATCCAATATAGGCATTATATAATCAGTTGCTAATGTACCACGTGCAGAATTTGATAATCCAGGGTTAGTGATATTACCAACAACTTCACTTACAACGCCAGCTGTTGTAAGTTTGCTGAAATTATCAAATGTATTCTTAGCTTTCACGGCTGTGCTAATTAAACCACCCAATGTACTAAATGAATCGCCATTGGCAACATCTCCGAATATTTGCTCAAGCCCTGATAATACACCACCATTACCAGTTAATGATGCAGTACCACCACCAGCAACACCCAATGGTGACGGTGTGGTATCGTAATGCAGTGATGCAAATCCTGGCATATCAGTGGTTACATTACCGCCTAAGTAACGAACTGCCTCGTATTCTAAAGACATAATACTTTCTTGCATCTCATTCGACGCGTGATCCATTGAACCATGATCCCATTTTTTAATTCTTGGGTTGACTAATTCATAACCAAGGAATCTATTTCTACTCATTGTATAGATAGTTACCTTAGTGAAGAATGGTGCTGTGATATTATTATCCAAACCAAATCGGTAATTGTCAACTGGATCGAGTGTTGGGTGATAATGGGTGGCTTTGTATGCTTTTGACGAGGTGGCTGTCATTCTATCAGCACAGTAATAACCAAAGTACTGCGCCCATAATGCGTTGGTAACACCATCCGCATCATCGTGTAATTTTATGTTAATTGGTTCGTATGTTACGTCTGTATAAAGTAGTTTCTTGCGATTATATTGATTTTTCGTTATCGAATTGAATGTCATTTTTGGCAAATCAGACGATTTAACAAGCATTCCCACTTCGTCTGCGTGTTTTGCAGTAAATGCAGGGGCTCTAATAGCATTCTTATCCATTGTAAATTTAACATAAAATAAGAATCTTGATCGTGGTGTTAGACGGTAATTGTCGTCAACAAACAAATGTGTAGCGTGTCTCCAGTTAGAAAGCAACCCTTTTGGGTGTGTTACTCCCTGAACGAAGCCTGATGCAAAATCTGTTAAGTATCTAGTGAATTTATCCATACCAGTATTTAGGCAAAAAAAACCCGAGGATAAACCTCGGGTTTTCATGGTGTGGGAGATTAACCTGTTGCAGATGTACCCATACCAGCACCCGTAGATGCTGATGATGTAGCAGATCTTGCAACTGCGGCACCAATACCACCAGATACTGATGTAGTGTTTTGATCTTTAGCCCATTGTTCGAGGTTATCGAATCTAACGGTTAAAGTCACTGTAACTGGTTCATTTGATTTATATTCCAATTGACCATATTCAGCGTTTGCAATGAAACAACCGTAATACATTGATGTTTCTAAAGTTTGTACTGAAGTTGCACCGTTACCACCGTCAAGAATTTCAACTTGCATAGTGAATTTGTAATCGATACCACTTCTAGCAGTTGCTTGGTTCAACACGTCGAATTGTTTCTGAATTTGTTGACCAACCAATTTTTGCATAACGCCATTCGCGTCATCACGAACCACTAATTTCAATGGTTCGAATTTTGGTTTACCTGCTAAGTATACTTTTGAGTTGTATACGTCAAGTACAACTTCTTCAAAACCAACAGTATGTCTTGAAACTGATACAACTTGTTTGGTTAATTCAGTTGATGCTTCAGACGCAAAACCAAGTAACGTTACACGAAAACGGTATTGCAGTTTTGGCATCAATAGGACGGCGTTAGCCTCTCCTACTGGTTTAACTGATAAATTATCTAATGAATTAAATGCCATGATTAAATCGCTCCTGTGTTTTTAACACGTAATGGGATATAGATGAATTCAACCGCTTTGATTGGAACAATAGCGATATCCACCCATAATTCGTTACGGTCAATTCGTGTAGGTGTGTTATTTGATGAGTCACAAACAACTGCATAGTCAGAAATTGCGCGTAAACCAACCAACTCTAATAACAAACTTTCACACGCTTGTTTCATTTCGTCGCGTGTAGTTTTATCGTTTGGTTCAAAAATAAATGGACGTGATAGTTTGTTTAATTGAATTCTCAAGTAAACAGTCAAACGAGATACGTTGATTCTATCTAATGCACTTGCGTTTTTCGCACGTGTTTTTTGACCAAAGTTAACATGACCAGCACCAACAAAGAATGTGATTGGGTTAATTTTTGCATCATAGAGAGTATCACGTTGACCTTCGTTAAGAGCAACTGTTTGGTATTCACCAGATGAAGCATCAATATAACCAACTGAATCAGCATTAGTGATAGCACCACGGCGTGTACCAGCTGGAGCAAACCAAGGGTATGAAACGTTGTCTGATAACGCAATTGTTTTCAACATCATGTGACTTGCTGGAACAACAACTTTGTTACCAGATAAATCAACAGTGATACCATTTGGATAGAACACAGCCAAGTATTCATCATAAGTAACCATACCAGCATCACCATTACTAACTACAGTACGAGCATTAGTACCCCAATCAGTGATTGAAGTTGCATCAGCAGGTAAACGTAAAGGTGTATCACCAATAACGAATGAAGTTAAACCACGGTCGATGTTTAAGTTAACTAAGTCACCCATTACTTCAGGGTATCCAGGACATGCCATCAAGTTGAAGTTTCTACGTTCTTCATCACGAGCTTCGTAGCTAGTGTTAACTGCAGTTCTTAATGAAGCAACTACAACACTACGTTGTGCTTTACGACCGAATGAACCAGAACCATCTTCGTTATTAGCACTTGCAGTAACCCAACGGTCTAATTGATAATCAACCATACTTTCGCCAGCAACATAAGTTTGACCTAATGGTGAGTGAATGTTATCATATCTTGCGTTATCTTCAGCTACTGTGAAGTAGTTTTGTTTGAAACGTTTAACGTTACCACCACTTCTACGGAGATTCCATAACAACATACCTTTTGGATATAGAGCAGGATCTGGAGCATCTGGGTCTAAGAAGTTACTAACCAATAAAGATTCGATACTTGCTTCAATGTTACCAGTTTCACCAGAATTTCCATAACGAGCATCTGCAAATAAGATACCAGTTTCAGTTTGTTGATCAGTTACGTCAACTAATTCCCATTTTTCTGATAATGCAGAACCACGTAAGTTGCTGTTGTAACGATAGATTAATGGATAATTTTCTAAATCAGCAGTAGAAATCCATAAGTCACCAGTTTGTGTATCAGAAGTCCATGGGTTAGATGCTGCAACGATAGGGGCTACCGTAATTCTATCAATATCAAAATATGGAGCAGTTTCTGAACGATAACCCACCCAAGTTTTACCATTGTGAACCATGATATCAACTTCAGCTAAACGAGTATCGTACCATAATTGATTGTCATCTGGAGTGTTTAATGGGGCAGTATCAGTTGCTTCAAAACCACTAGCTGCAAATGGTTGCCAGTTAGAAATTAAGTAATCACCAACTGCATTTTCTGGTAAAGCATAGAAGTTAGCAGTACCCAATAAAGTATCTAAACTGAATGGTGTGAATAATTTAGCAATGGTTGCAGTTGTATCAGTGATTCTGATATCACCACCTAATTTGTGGTAAAGTTTCAATTCATTGTTTGCAGTTTTTTCTGCTTTGATATGAACAAAACCAGCAGCATTGATTGCATCAACCAATGTTACTAAATCAGCAATTGTACCATGTGCAGTGAATGAAACGGTTTTAGCTGGACGTAATGCAGCTTCACCTTCAACTGTTTCTGCTAAACTAAATGTTACAGTGCTGTTTCCAGTGCTGATACTAGTAGCAGTTAATTTTGGTGAAATTACAGTAGTTTGACCAGATGCTGCTCTACGCCACATGCGGAATGTTGCTGTTTCTGGTGTTGAATCCCAACCACTATTTTCTTCACTGTTAGTTTGGATGTACAGTGAATTTGTTGGAATGTTGAAACCACCTTTTGTTCTATCCAATCCATATAATGCTGCGCTTGCAGAAGAATACATTGGGACATCATAAGAAACCCAAGATAAAGTTGCTGAACTCCAACGTTTTGCACGAATACGTGCACCACCACCGATACTAGTTGATTTAATCCAAACAGAACCACTTGGACGACGACCAGTTGGGTAATCAGAAACTGAAGGTTGATCAGAAATTTTCCATTCTGGAACTGAAGTGTGCGGTGCTTGTTGTAATGCAGGACCGTAGTATGAACCAACTGTGATACCTAAATCAGTAGATAACATACCAGAAGTTGCAGTACCAGCAGCAATTACGATTGCGTTGCTTAATGTTGAATCACCAGGACCCAAATCATTAACGCCGTCTGTATATAGATTCAATACTCCATTAACTTCACGAGCAGCAACACCAATGATACCTAAACCATTAATAGTTGTTACTAATTCTGACAATGAAGACCATTGCGCACCAATAGTAACATCGATACCATTGATTGAGAATACTTTACCAGCAGATGAATCGATTGCAGCTACTTTACTACCAACAACAGTTGGGTGACTTGCAGCCCATTCTTGGCTACCAACCAATACCCATTGACCAGCTGATACAGAAACTGATAACCCGCCTGGATATCCATCAACACCAATCTCGCCATTACCAGCAGATTTGTACCATAATTTTGCTTGTTCTTTGTCAGCAGCAAATGTACCATCACCTTTGATAGTTTCGAATACAACTGCGTATTCGCCAATTGCACCAATACCCATAGGTGCGCGTGTAGCTGGATCAATTTGACTTGCATCAGCGTCACTTAGCACTAACGGTGTTTTAGCTGTAAATGTTTGACCATGCGCAACGGTCGGAGCACTACCGTTCCATTCATGAATACCCCAAAGTGAGGTACGTGTATCGACCCACCATGTACCATCAGTTGGGTTAGCACCAGGAGCGACTTCGTCTCCCATCAATTGGTCTAAGTCGATATCAGCACGTAAAATAAATGCTGAATTACTAACACCTAAAAAGCTATATGCAGCTAAAAGACCATATTCATTGCGTTCACCGCCATGAATAGGAGTAGCTGAAGGTGTAGTTTGGAAATAGGGAAGACCATAAAAATCAACCAAATCTCGTTGACTTGTGATATTATAAACTTTACCAATCGTTGCTGTTGTTGTACCACTAGCGATACTGGTACCAGATGCGTTTGTTTTGTTTTGTCCTGTGGCGATAACGATCAACGGAGTTGTACCTGGTGCTGCAGGTGTATAAAAACTCTCATCTATTACCGTTACTTGTACGCCGGGTGATTGTAATGCCATACTTAATCTCCTAGATAATAGTGTACTAGGAGTATTTAGCTACAATGCTGAAATGGCTTGCGAAATTTTGGGTGATTTTAACAACAAAAGCCTACAAAAATGTAGGCTTTTCGGTGAGTTTACGACTATTTCACGCTTGAGAGATTTTGATCTGTAACTTATTGTCAATAAATGCAGAAACTTGGCCGTATAATTGATCAACTGTACCGTTATTGTCGATAACTATATCAAACTTAGAACCAAGCCATGCCCATTCACTTGCGTGGATTTGTTTGTCCTTTAACCGATTAATACCAATGATAGAACCAGTTAATGCCAACTCTGCATCGGCATACCAGTCTGGTAATTCACCACGTTGAACACGTATAATACTTCCACCTAAATCTCTAATAGCCTGAATCTCATTTGGAAATCTACAATCACTTATTACGATGTTTGTATTCGCTTTACTGATTTTATTCTCGAGACTGGCAATCCAAATGTCATCATGGAAATGCTTTCTAGCTAACTCAGTACCCCATTGTTGTAAAACCCATCTTGGAGTTAAGGTTGGCATTGATAATCTTTTTGACCAGAATGGATCTACTGTTTCACGCCATTCTCTTGATTCCTGTGTACGACCTTCAACCATTTCCCTATCCCAACCAAAGACACTGGATACCGCATCTTTTAATGAGTTTGCAAAACTCAGTTGGTTGAAATCATGAAATTGCGTTAAGTAATGTGCTATGGTATCTTTACCGCAACCGATGTTACCAACTATACCAATAATAAGTTTGTTTGTCATGTGAAATTCCTAAGTTGTATTAGGTTATTATACATTATCACTAGACAAAAAGAAAGGCTAATTGGAAACCCAATTAACCTTTTGAACTATTAAAAAGGAGTTTGAACATGTAATTATTATGAGAAAAACTCGTTATAAATCAATAAATTATCCGATGATCCAAGTATATCCGGTTCCGCCGGGTACCGATGTGATGAGATCATTCATCAACTTCTCAATTTCAGCAGTACCTTCTGCTTTCAATTGGGCACCATTGAGTGTACCACCGCCTTGTGGACCAGCGATAGTTGAAAACTTCTCACGTGCTTGTCCTAAAATTATCTTACAATTAGCAAGTGTGTAATCTTTAATCCATTGACCAGCATAGGTATCGTTAATGATTGCGCTATCAGGTCGTGTATTGTAAACATGTAGCAGTACTTCTTCCTCACCGCGTGGCCGTTGTTCGATAAACAACTTACGTGATTGTGGATTCCATGTAAATGCGATATAAGAACCAAACATCTTACCAACTAATTCTTGATATTGTGCAAATAATTCATATGTCAATAAACCACCCATGTTAGTTGAACTCAACAAGTAAGTATTCGTATAAGCCATATTGAATGGTTCAAATACGGTACCACCAGTACCATTACCAGTACGAGAACCAACTGATCGTCTAAAGATTTGACGAACTTGCTGGATTTCTTGCGGTAGGATGTAAGTGTTTTGACTTTCTGTTAAGGTCAAGAACGCATAACTTTCTTCCACGGAATTATCACCGCGTTGTCTAAAGGTAGCAAGTGCTCGATTTAATGCAGTTTCATAATGGATTGGATCCAATTCCACATCAATTAATCCTTCGCCCAGAAATACTCGGCAGTAATCGTATACACTTTGTTTTGCTTGATCAATATTAGTATTCATGCTTGTATTTAGCCCTAAATGCGGCTAAATATTAGAAACTAGGAGATTCAAGTGCCGAGACTTTCACTATACAGACCCGAGAAAGGAAGCGATTATAAGTTCATAGACAAAACCATTTGGGAAATGTTCCAAGTTGGTGGTGTGGATGTGCTTGTCCACCGCTATCTTGGACCAGGTGATTCAGCAGAAAATACACCGACAACACCTGCATATTCAACTACGGATCCAACCCAGATTCAAGATTTGCTGTTCTTAGAAAACCGTGATAGAAAATACGACCCATCAGTTTATGTACTCCGTGGACATTATAATGTACAAGACATCGATTTTAACTTAAGTCAGTTTGGTTTATTCTTACAGAATGATACTATATTCATTAGTTTTCATATTAATGATACAGTAGAAAAGTTAGGTAGAAAGATTATATCAGGTGATGTTATCGAATTACCACATCTAAAAGATGAGTACGCCCTAAATGATCTACAGTATGCGTTAAAACGATTCTATGTTGTAGAAGAAGTTAGCCGTGCTAGTCAAGGTTTTTCTGCTCTTTGGTACCCACATTTATACAGAGCTAAGTGCAAACCATTAGTTGATAGTCAAGAATTTAAAGATATTTTAGATGGATTAGCCGATGATGAAAATGATGACGGATTGACATTAAGAGATATCATGTCAACTTACCAAAAAGAAATGCAAATCACACATGCGGTATTAGACCAAGCAGATAAAGATCTTCCATTGAGTGGGTATGATATAACGCCATACTATACAATTCAACAAGATAGATATGGATTAGTTGAAATTGTACAAGCCAATTCCGATACTTTAGATACTACTATTCAAACTCAAGCTACTGATAAAGCAGGCAATCCTTTATTTGATACTAATGGCAATCCAGTGTATGTAAATCCAACGACTTCTACTATGTTCCAAAATCCAAATAAACCAGGCTATAACGGATATTTAATAGGTGATGGTATTCCACCAAATGGTGCCCAGTTCACTGCCGGTATTGTATTCCCGATCGCGCCTGTCGATGGGCAGTATTGTTTACGAACTGATTATACACCTAACAGATTATTCCAATTCACGAATAACAAGTGGGTTAAAATGGAAGATTCTGTAAGAATGACAGTGACTAACTTGGGATATAGTGATACTAAACCAGGTGCTGAATATGAAGGTAAAGATGTCAGATTAACACAGCGTGGTACGTTTATTAATAACGACACAACCCATGTTATTGATGGTCACGTCATCAAAGAAAAACAAAGTTTATCAAAAGCATTAAGACCAGAGGCAGACAATTAATGGACCATCAGTACGACGGGCAAATACGACGATATATAACGCAGTTCATGCGTATATTCATTGGATTCAAATATAAAACGGGTGGATCAACACCTGAAGAAAAACATATCCCAGTTATGTACGGTGATATGACTAGACAGGTTGCAAGTGTTATTAAAGAGAATTCTGAAAACAAAATGCTAACCGTTCCTAGAATATCATGCTATGTAACTGGTTTAGAAATGGATAGGGATAGAACTTCAGATTCAACATTTGTTAGTAAAATAAACATTAGACAACGAAGATACACTGGTTCAGGTGATACGCTGCAATATGAAAATGTACAAGGTGGTGGATATACAGTTGAACGACTAATGCCAACACCATTCATGTTATCGATGAAAGCAGACATTTGGACAAGTAATACTGACCAAAAGTTGCAATTACTTGAACAGATTTTGGGTATGTTTAACCCTAGTTTGGAAATTCAAACCAACGATAACTTCGTTGATTGGACTAGCTTATCAGTAGTTAATGTAAAAAATATTACGTTTTCATCAAGGCAAATACCACAAGGTTTGGAATCTGAAATCGATGTGTGTAGTTTAGAATTTACAATGCCAATTTACATTTCACCACCAGCAAAAGTAAAAAGACTTGGTATTATTCAAACTATTATTAGTAACGTATTCACGGATGCCGGTGATATCGTTGATTTGAGTTCATTGATATATGAACAACAAGCAGCAGATATGCAAGTGGTTACTACATTAGCTGATATTAATGTATTCTTGATTAAATCCGCAACTGGTGGTCAGTATGATTATGACTTAACTGCAATGTTAGATAAAGCAATTGACTGGCATACTGTTATTGATATTACTGGCAACTATTCGCCATTAAGCCAAGTGTACTTTAAACAACCATCTGGGTACAATATGGTTGGTACATTTACCATATCAGAAACTGATCCGTCTAAAATAATTGTTACATTCGATGCAGATACAATACCTGCAAATACCATTATTCAAAGCCCAGTAAATGGATTGGCTGGTAAAGGAACTATCGATGCGATTATAGACCCCGCCAAATACAATCCAGTCGAAGTGTACGGAAATCAATCTGGTATACCAGTTGGTATAAGATATTTGATGTTAGGTTCAGTTAATGATATACCAAATGTTAGTCCAGATTATATCGGACCAATTGCTTGGAAAAATTTAGATGGTTCTGACCCAATTATACCAACCAATTCAATCATAGAATGGTCTGGTACTAAATGGAATGCAGTATTTGATCAAACAATTGCAACAGTACCAACCTATGTTCAAAACTTGAAAACAGGTATAAAATATAGATGGGAAGGTACAGAATGGCTTAGAGCATTTGAAGGTGAATATGTTGCTGGATTCTGGGGATTTAACTTAGCACCATGAGTATAAAACCAACGCAACGTGCTGGTTTACTATTCTTAGCTAAAACAACTAGTAGAATACTTTTAATTTTGGAGAATGGTAAATGGACTTTACCCACTTTCATTAGAGAAGGTATTCTTTTGGATGATGCAAATGTTCTCATGGAAAGTTATTCAACTGGTAAAATAGTACCAATTGAATTGTATCTTTCTCAAGATAAAGGCTTTGAGTATGGTACGTATGTTTGTTTGGTTGATACTGAATTTTTAACAACCAGTTCAAAAACAATATCGTGGTGTGATATCAACTTCTTACCACACCACTTACATACTGGGTTGAAAGTTACATTAAGTAACTCTTATATCAGAACTAAGATAGAAACTATCTTAGAATTAGCTAATTAAGTTAAATTAGTTCCACTAATCATCCATCGTGTGGATGTCATTTTCACTGCAGTCGCAATTCCGTTAGCAGCTAATGATCTACTACCAGTAGTACCAGCACCAGCTAATACTAACGTATCAGTATCGATAGCAATAGTTACAACACCAGCAGATGAATCATTCATGAACATAATAGCCGTTCCAATCGGATATGCAACTGACGCGTTTGATGGAATAGTAAATGTTCTTGCGGTGGTATCAGCACTCGGGTGGTAGATGTGTTTACCAGAATCAGTTAACACACATGTATAATTTGCACTTTGTGATACTTGTGGGATATTCAAATAACCAATCGATGCAGTACCACTTGGGAATGTTAACGTCGTTGACCCAGTACCACCATTTGCAACAGGTAATGTTCCAGTAACACCAGTTGTTAATGGCAATCCAGTACAACTAGTCAATGTACCAGAGACCGGAGTCCCCAAAGCTCCACTAGGTACCACATAATCAGTACCAGCTACGGCAGCAGTAAACGCAGAGGTTCCATTTCCTTTGACCAATCCAGTCAACGTGGTAGCACCAGTACCACCATTAGCAACAGGTAATGTACCTGATACATTCGCCATCGATACTATTTGCCAAGTTGCAGTGGTTGAACTGGTTGCCATTAATACTTGATTTGAGGACGGTGCCGATGCTGCTGAAACGTCAATCGTTGTGGTTGCGGATTTTAATGCACCCGCATACCCATCGACACTAACACCTGTTAAAGTTAAACTGCCACTGGCTCGATTTAATGTTACTGCAGTGGTTCCAATGTAATGTGTTGAGTTACCTAAAACAGCACTTGGAATAGTACCAGTTAAGTTACCTGCGGTTAAATTAGTTAAATTAGCACCAGATACTGCACCAAAAGAACCAGACCAAGTACCAGAAGTAATTGTACCGACCGTAGCCAACGATCCCAACGAAGTAACTGTGGTATTGACTAAAGTACCAGAAGTCGGTAATGTAACCGAGGTGATGCCCGTGGAAGTAAATGTTGTACTGAACCCACCAACTGTAATTAGCGAAGAACTATCAGCAAGCGTTAACGTTGCACTTGTCGTAGGAGCAGTTAACGTTAATTTATTAATGCTAGTTGCGGTTGCAGCACCTAAAGTCGGCGTTACTAAAGACGGGCTGTTGGTTAATACAACACTACCAGTACCAGAAGAAGTGGTTACACCAGTACCACCGTTAGCAACTGGTAAGGTTCCAGATACTTGAGATGTCAATGATACCCCGGATAGTGTACCACCGAGAGTTAAACTGCCAGTTGATGTTACACTACCAGATAATGAAATACCATTAACGGTACCTGTACCGCTGACATTGGTTACTGTACCAGTTCCAGTTGGTAATGATTGCCAGGTTGCTGCCGTTGGTCCGGTTGCCACCAATACTTGTCCAGATGTGGGTGCAGTTGCCGTGGAAACATCAACCGTAGTTGTTGCAGATTTTAATGCACCCGCATACCCATCGATATTAACACCGGCTAGTGATAAACTGCCACTTGCTCTGTTCAAAGTTACAGCGGTAGTTCCAATATAATGCGTCGAGTTACCCAAAACCGCACTTGGTATTGTACCAGATAAATTACCAGCAGTTAAATTAGTTAAGTTAGCACCAGTGACCGCACCGAATGACCCTGACCAGGTACCAGTGCTAATAGTACCAACCGAGGTTAATGAACTTAATGTAGTAACTGCAGAATTTACCAATGTACCAGATGTTGGTAATGTAACAGAAGTTGTACCTGTTGAAGTGATAGTTGTGCTATAACCACCAGATGTAATCAATGATGAACTATTGGCTAATGTTAATGTACCAGTAGTACTTGATACAGTTAAGCCATTGATACTTGTAGCGCTTGCAACACCCAGCGATGGTGTGGTTAATACCGGACTGGTTGATAATACTAAATTACCAGTTCCGGTTTTAGTTGTTACACCGGTACCACCATTTAAAACAGGTAATGTACCTGTAACCGCCGAGGTCAAATCAACTCCTGTTAATGTACCACCTAATGTTAAGTTACCACTAGCAGTTACCGTTCCTGATAATGAAATACCATTAACTGTACCAGTACCACCAACACTAGTTACCGTACCACCTGACATTGGTGTTTGTTGAATTTTCCAATCAGAGGTTGCTGTTGTATAAACAAAAGATGCAAATGCACCATCGATATCTAAAACTAAGGAAATAGAACTTTCAACGGTATTACCAGAACCAGCAGAAATAGTTACATTGTTAGTTGAGAATTTGTTATATAAATCGATAATACCAATAACAGTACCATCAACTGGTGATGTTGGTAATGTTATCGTAAATGAACCACTTGTTGAATTCGCTCTTACTAATTCAAAAGCATTTGCCGTGTAATTTGCAGATTTTATTGCAGTTGGTGTTAAATTAGCGGTTGGTGCATCTTTCCAGATTGCAGTTGTCGAGCTTGTAGCAGTCAAAACCTGACCATTTGATGGTGCGGTTGCGGCAGATACATCTACGGTTGTGGTAGATGATTTCAACGCCGAGGAGTACCCGCCAATATTCAAATTAGACACAGGGGTAGTTGATGTAACAACGAACGGTGCAGTTCCAGTTGCTACAGTAGATGTTAGTTGTGTGCCAGTAATCGTTGATGAAAATGACCCAGTAGATGCGGTTAAACCACCGATTTTCAAGTTATCGTAGGTAGCACCGGTGAAATCAACTGTAGTTGTTGGTTCAGCTGCAATTCCACTGAATAATTTCCAAACTTTATCGGTTGCATCCCTAACCAAACCAGTATGTATATGAGTTCCGGTATCGTAAGCACCAACCAAACCAATATCTACTATATCTGAAGAATTATTAGCAGCAATATAAATTAAGGCATCGTCTACGCTTAAGTTAGTTGCACTCAATTGATTTGCACCGCCACCAAATGTAATGTTACCAGACACGTATAAATCATGATTTATTGTGGTGGTACCACTAGATGCCCCCATAGATACAGCTGTCGCAGCTTTTGCGAAATTTACACTTGTAGCAGTGGTGTTTATTAAGTCAAAACTAGTACTATCGGTAACCAATGACGTGGTTACAGTTGGACTGGTTGATAAGACTACGCTACCTGTACCAGTTTTCGTCGTAACGCCAGTGCCACCATTCGCAACTGGTAATGTTCCAGTAACCGCACTAGTTAACGAAATAGATTGCCAAGTTGCTGCAGTTGAACTTGTTGCCATCAATACTTGATTGGCTGCTGGTGCTGTTGCTGATGACACATTAATAGTAGTAGATGCCGATTTCAATGACTGTGCATATCCATCGATATTAACACTCGTTAACGTTAAACTTCCACTGCCTCTATTCAATGTAATTGGAGTGGTTCCAAGATAAACTGATGAGTTGCCTAGGACAGTACTTGGTATTGTACCAGTCAAATTGGCAGCTGTTAAGTTGGTTAAGTTTGCACCTGAAACCGACCCAAATAAACCAGACCAAGTACCAGTACCAATTGTACCAACTGAGGTTAATGAACTTAGTGTGGTAACTGCGGAATTAACCAATGTTCCAGTAGTTGGTAACGTTATATTGGTAGTTCCAGTTGTAGTGATTGTAGTACTGTACCCACCGATAGTTAATAAACTTGAATTACTTGCCAAACCAATAGTAGCAGTTGTTGGCGTAAATGCAATCCCATTAATACTCGTTGCTGTTGCCGAACCCAAACTTGGCGTGACTAACGATGGACTGCTTGATAGTACTACATCACCCGTACCAGTCTTTGTAGTAACTCCAGTACCACCCGATGTTACAGGTAATGCGTTAGTTAACGCTAATGATGGAATTGTTACTGTATGAGAACCCGCAAATGTTAAATCACCATTTAATGTCCACGCGAGTGCATAATTGGAGTATACGTTACCATTATTCAAATACAATGCGTAATTATTAGCACCATTCGTTGCATCGCCGTACAAGCCGATATTCGAACCACCAGAATGTGTATCATTTGAATATCCTCGAATACCAATTGCTGAACCGGTATCAGTTGTTGATGTTACATGACCTTCACCGACAACACCACCTGATCTAGTAGCACCTGATGTGTAACCAACGCCGTAAACACCAACCCCATAAATTGATTGATTTGCTGGATTTGCAGTTCCCTCTGCCAATAATCCAATATTATGATTTTCAATAGTAGCCGATGGCGAATTTGAAATAGCTACTGTAGTATTTGGGAATCTACTGTCAGATGCAGCAGTTCCTACTTTGACTTTTTTTGTGATACCAACACCACCAGCTACTTTAAGAGCTCCGGTTGTATTTGATGTTGTATCAGTCGTTGAATTGATGGTAGCATCAGTTGTTACTATAATACCATTCTTTACTATAAAATTTACATTCATGTTAGTTTCCCTCTCCACTAATGGTGTATTTAGGAACTAATAGGCACAAAAAAGCAGGCACTAGGCCTGCTTTTTATGGAATTAAGACATTATCAACTCAACCCAGTTCCAGAAATAATCCAGGTAGTACTTGATGTTTTGATTGCAGTTGCGATACCAGGAGCAGCTAAAGTTCTAATACCTGTCGTACCAGCACCAGCGAGATATAGACTATCAGTAGTTACCTGAATGGCTACACTACCAGCACCAGGTTCATTCACAAACGTCAATACAGTTCCAACTGGAAATGCCACTAAAGCATTTGCCGGAATGGTAAAAGTTCTAGCCGTAGTATCTTCTGCTGGGTGCAAAATGTGTTTACCAGAATCTGATAATACGCATTCGTAGTTAGCACTTTGTGATACTTGTGGTACGTTCAAATAACCAATTGATGCAGTACCTGATGGGAAAGTCAAGGTTGTTGAGCCAGTACCACCATTTGCAGTTGCTAACGTACCAGTCACACCAGTTGTCAATAGTAAACCAGTACAATTAGTTAATGTACCAGAAGAAGGAGTTCCTAATACACCACCGGGAGCGACAAAGTCAGTACCAGCACTGGCTGCAGTAAACGCAGAAGTTCCATTTCCTTTGACCAATCCAGTCAACGTAGTAGCACCAGTACCACCATTTCCAACAGGTAATGTTCCAGTAACTGCCGAAGTCAATGATACATTACTTAACGTACCACTTAGTGTTAAATTACCGGACGAAGTTACGGTGCCAGATAATGTAATACCATTAACACTACCAGTACCACCGACTGAAATCACAGTTCCAGCACCGCCACCACCGACTGGATCTTTCCATTCGGCAGTTGTTGCACTAGTTGCAGTTAATACTTTACCATTCGATGGCGCCACTGCAGCGGAAACATCAATGATAGTAGTTGCTGATTTCAACGCTGATGAATAACCACCGATATTCAAATTCGCGACTGGTGTTGTTGATGTAATCACAAATGGTGCTGTCCCAGTTGTAATATTTGAGGTTATTTGACCAGAAAATACACCGGTTGATGCGGTTAATCCACCGATCTTCAAGTTATCATAGGTGGCACTTGTGAAATCAACTACGGTTGTCGGTTCGGTTGTTATTCCACTGAACAACTTCCATGATTTATCAGTGGCATCCCGAACAAGCCCAGTATGCGTATCATTGTTAACGCCATTATTGTATCGACCAACAATACCAATATCAATGATGTCAGCAACACTATTATTCGCAGCCAAATAGATTAATGCGTCGTCCACACTCAAATTGGTAGCACTTAATTGGTTTGCACCACCACCGTATGTTATGTTACCGGTTACTGTTAAATTGTTACGGATGGTAGTAGTACCAGTAGTACCTGCGAGTGCCAATGCGGTCGCGGCACCGGCAATATTCACTGTACTCGCAGCCGTGTTAATTAAATCGAAACTGGTACTTGACGTGTCAATTTTCGATGTTATTACTGGACTATCACTAAGAATAGCGCTACCTGATCCGGTTACTGGAGCTCCAATGTGGAGTATACTTGAAAGAGTTTTTGCCATGTTTAATTTCCTTTTTAATTGATATTATTTAATATCTGCTAATTGTTGCTTTCCGATCAATGTACTACCACCGTCGTATGTGAAGAATGACCATTTATCTAATGCGCCTGCTGTTACCGTGCTACCTGGTATGCTCCCACCAGACCATTTTGGAAAACTTGTAGTATTGTATTTGAATACAATTGCCGTTGAATTACTCAAACTACTCGTATGTGATAGTATCACATCGAATTCATATACTGAACCAAGATATGCCTTGTTATCCAAGTTGATGAAATTTACAGATGCACCCGTTATACCAGTTGGTAGATGCAAAATTACGGTTTTGCCGTCTATTAGTGAGAAATCAACATCGATATTTACAGAACCAGTGCCACTCACTGTAGGTGTATATGTTCTATTTGCGGTAACCGGTGTTATTTGTTTCCAATTAAGTGATGAATCATCATAGAGGTATTCGGTATAACTACCACTATCTGATATGGTGATCGTTGAATTATGTGATATTAATTTCCCAGGTCCCGCAATAAGAGTCACTGGATTCACACTCAGGGAATTACCTAAGTCAACTAATCCGATAATATCACCATCGAGTGGTGATGCTGGGAATTGAACGGATATCCGGTCAGTCGTTGTATCAACTCTGATCAACTCAAATGCAGAAGCATTGACTAGTGGGGTTACTGTGGTTGGCGTTAATCCATGTGCTCCGGTATTACCTGGAATATACTGTAGATTCCAATCATTGGTAGTTGAATTGTATTTTAGTAACACTACCGCACCAGCAACATCTATGTTGAGGGATGTATCAGAACTAATCGTATCTCCAGTATTTGGTAACACGACGATAGGATGTGTATCGCTGACAGCAAAACAATCTGCAATACCAATAATAGATCCATTTGTTGGATTTAGTGGTAATGTAATAGAAATGGAATTTAATCTAGTATCACACCTAACTAATTCATTTGCTACACTAGGTGAACTTGATGCTATAATAGCAGAAGTTGTTAATCCAATAGCACTCGGATCACCAACAAAACCAACTGGATTATAATCAACCACCCAGTTACCAGAATTATATGTAACTGTTAGATATGTCCCAGCAACATCCAATACCAACGAAGAATCGCCATATATAGTATTCCCAGCATGCGGTAGTATAGTTACTGAATTTAAACTCAAACCACCGGTAGCATCAATAAACCCGATAACAGTACCGTTACTTGGTGAATTCGGCAAATTCACCAAGAATGAATTGCCCGTTGCATCCAATCTAACCAAATCATTTGCAGCCGCGTTGTATTGTGTAGATATAATCGCAGTTTGCGTCAACAAATTCGGTGAACCAATATAACCAATCGGGAAGTATTGTAACACCCAATTTGTAGTTGCCGCACTGTACACTACCGTAATTTGGGAACCGGTTACGTCTAATACCAATGAATCAGAGTTTTCAATAGTGACAGACCCAGTAGCTTTTACTGTTACTGGGTAAATTCCGAAACTATTACTACCATCAATCACGCTTATGGTATCGCCGTCTGATAAAGCAGATGGTAGATCTATGGTATAACTGCCATTCGATGAATCAGTAATGATAATTTCATTCTCAATCGCTGTAACGGATGCATCGTGAATGACAGTTGGATTCAATCCTGCGCGAATAGCACGCCAATTTGAACCATAATATCCTTCAAACTCTTTTATGTAAGTGTTGAATCTAATATTACCGGTCGTTCCTGGTACTGGTCTTGATGAACTGTCGCCAACTGGAATTACCAATGAGTCATCAATTTTCAATTCTGTGAATGTACCTGTGCTTGGTACTAATTCACCAACTGGTGTGTTTTCGATGCCAGTTGATTCTATTCCGGTGTTATATGTCCAGCGGTTAGTTGATGATAACCACGCAATGGTTTTATCAGATGAACCTTTTAATACAATACCACAACCATCCGCAGTAACGTCGGTAGCTCCAGATACAGAAATACTGGATATACCACCCGCAACTGGGGAAATGGTACCAGTTGCGGTGTAAGTCAACGAATTTGTAGATACGGTATCAACTACGCATGTTTCACCACCCAATGTACCAACACCATCAACTGCAACTATCACTGCACCTGGTGCAATTCCAGAGGTATCTGACAAACCAGTCAGGGTTGCAGTCCACGGACCGGTTCCAGAAATCGATCCAACAGTACCAAATGCACTAATCAGTACACCCGGGATGTCACCTAATACGATAATTCCGTTTTCAACATGTAATGCTGTTCTAAACACAGCAGAAGTTAATACTCCATTGACTGTCACATTACCATTTAATACACAATTTCCATGTACAGCTAAGTTCGTCCCAACGTATAAATTTTTAGCTACACCAACACCACCACTGAATGTAACAGCAGCGTCATTGATTGAAGCAGCTGGGCTGGAATTTGCAAATGAAATACGTGGTGTTGTCCCAAACTTAACATATTCATACCCATTTAAGGTATCAATACTGAAGTAATTTGATGCAGTTTGTTCTTCCCTGAAGTGAAGTGCATCAGCGGTATTATCCGGTAAATTCGCACCTAGTTTACCATCAATGGTTAATGTAGTTGCTGGACTTAATAACAAGTCTCCAGTTTCTAATTGGGTAATGTTTGTGAATACCCCTTGTGCTTTAGTAAAATTCATTATTTTTCCTTCGACCTATACGATTATCAAACTACTAATTGTCCTAACCGATATTGTATTATCGGATGTAGCCTGCGCAGCTAGTTTAACATTACCAGCTACAATACTCGCGGTATAATCTACCAACGAATTTCCAGTTTGAACGATACCATATTCAGTAAGATACGCAGTAGTTCCGTCATGAACCACTAAAACTTCACTCGTTTGATATGAACCAGAATCCGTTCCAAGTGTACAATTGACTTGTAATATGAATTTTCCACTACGATACGTAGTTGATGAAAAAGATTTCAATATGGTTGATGTTGTAATATCTGTGTTGACTACACCATGCACCTCTAGCTCTTCATTTATTTGCACAGAACCTGAAAATGTAGCTAAGTTAGTAACTTCGTTGATTGTCAGTACACCACCAATTGAACTAACTGATGAAACATTACCTGCTATTTTTTCAATGGCATGCAATATCGTATCATTTTCGGTAACAACTCCACCACCGACAGTAAATCCAGTCAGAAATTGACCAGTTACTGAAGTGTTATTCAATGTTACTACATTAGTAACAGATGATACATCACCAGTTAATACTGGAATTGTTGGCGGTGCACTGACCCATACCAAGCCATCGCTAGTTAATACATTTCCACTGGCACCAACCGATGTCAGATTAGTACCACCCTTATTCACCGGTAATATAGTTAATGCTGGTGTTTGTGTATTAATGTATTGCATGTTACATCACCACATAACTAATTGTTGCACTTACGTGATTATCAGTAGTTGTCGCCGCGTATACTCGATCACCCGCGCTCAACACTAACTTATCGGAACCAAACGAAAATGTGTTTTGTGAGTCAATTGGAACCTGATTTAATATCTTATTAATGTCACCAGGAGTATCTCCCGATTTTACAATGTGAACATCTATTTTCTCAATCGAAGTACTAAGATTACAAAACAGCATGTTCACAATGGCTGAATCCGTGCCAAGCGAATCGGTAATCGCCGATGTGGTGCTGGTCAGAAGTGCGTTCTTTATTGCCATGTGATGTCCTTAAAATATTAACGAATATAGAAATGCTTTTGATCTACTTACTAATTCGTCTGTTGTTCCAGCGGTATTTACGAAATATAACCCAGTCCCACCCTGTCCACTCGCGCTCTTTGCATACAAACTCAAATGTCCACTTTCAACCGCAGGATCGGATGCTACATTTTTTATAGTTAATACACTGTCCAATTTAATGGCATGCGTACTACTGGAAATCGTGTTACCAAAGATATTGATGTTGTCTACTGATAAACCTGAATTGTTAATGACTGCTCTAGTAACACCATCAACTTCAAATAAAATATGACTAACACCACCCGAGGAAGAATCGTTTACGGTAACGGCTGTGTTATAATCACTGATAGAATTGAATGCTACATTCAAGTAATCAATTGACGTATTGACAATACTTCTAGTATAATCGGTAACTGCTCGCATGTTTGGTATGTAATCATCCGATTTTACTGGATTCTTTCTAACATACCCAAGTACCGTCATAACCAATACCACTGGATGCACACTCTCATACGTGAGAGTTAAATCGGTTACCGAAATAACCGGTATACTAGAACCATTAAAGGTAGATGCAGTTGCGCAGTACACATCAACCAAATCACCAGCAATTATTCCATGTGGTAGTTTAGTTGTTATAGTAGCTACATATCCAGTTCTTGCAATCGTATCAATTGCTAAAACGTCTAAATTGTCATAATTGAGAATTCGGTCTTCGTAATCTGTTGTACCTGTAACCTTAATTACACCAGTACCAGTAGCTATCAACGTCAAATCACCATTGTCAGTTGAAACATCAGTGAGAATGGATTTTACCTTAATATTACTGTTTGCGAATGAGTACAAATGTGTACTATCGTCATATCCATGTACGAAATTCCACGAATCAGTTGGCTCGTGGTACAATATACCAGCAGGTACTAAGGTTCCTCTATCAATCAATAATCCAGAATCTACTAAAGTAACCCCAGCACCAGTCTCACCATTGTTCAAAACAACAATGTTATCTTTGATTGTTAAATCGTCCGATGCGACCGATAATACATGTCCCTTGACCTCAAGATTACCAGTAACAACCACTTTACCACTTCGATCACCAGTATCTAACGTGATTGTGCCAGTCGGCTTGGTCTTTATATTATAGTCACCATTGACTTGTATTACTTGTCCCATGGGCTACTCCTTAAACGAATGGAGTCAATTTGATCTGATCAGCTGTAGAATCTTGATAGTTGGTCAATACCCAATGATATTTGTTGTCATTGAAATCAATTGCCGACTTTTTAGTTAACTTTCTCAAGTAAATCGGTGTATCTGCTCCATCAATATATCCAGTAATACGCATCTCACCAACAGCCGCAGGTGTACCTGCTACCAATCTTGCTTTCACTTCAGTGCTTGCACTTACATCATGTACTAGATATGTTTTTGAACCGCGTTGACGTGCAATGTATACATCACTTTGATTACTTCCACCAATATACGCTTCACAACGAATACCAGCATCACCTACGTATGTACCAAATACTTCCACACCATTCACATCTCTTTTTAACGGACGTCCCATTTGTTTCTCCTTATAGTTGACGTTCTAGGTCTACGCAGAGGGATTCTGCATAATTACTTAGATGATGTATTTAGCTTTAATATTCAGGGATGCCAAGACCAGGTACATACATCATTCCATTGTAACTCCATCTATCCTTACCATCCTTTACCATCTTATCACCAAACTTCATCATAGCCATTAATCGATTATGCTCGAAAAACTCCTTCCATGGACTCGCTAACGTATAATGATTTGCAGCACCAATAGTCCTCAAATCCTGCATCACCGCATACGCACACAACTCAACCGAAGGCATCTCAATTTCAAATATCGCAAATGGATTCGTATCAATAGCTAACTTACATAACAAAGGGGTCTTTTCTTTGACAAATCTAATATTTCTTGGATCCAAATCAATAGCCATCTGACACAACTCTTCATCTTGGTTAATTACGAATCTAAATGCTCTTGGATCATTCTGAATTGCAGACTTACAAATATACCTTTCCTGCTTCTTGATAAACTGCAACGCCATACCATCATCTTGCACAGCCATATGACAAAGATACTGCGGTTTTCTCTTCGCATACTGTATAGCCATTCCATTCTGCTCTACCGCTGCATACCTAATACCTGCATCCTGATACTTCGCATACTTTAAATTCATCCCATTCCATAACATCGCATAATAACAAAACTCTGGATCACTCCAGTCATGAAAGTCAATTGTCAAATCATCGTCTTCATTCTCGTCAAAATAATAATATAAGATCTCTTCAATATCCATAATATATACCCTCTGTTTTAGTGTTGTTGGTATTTATTATGGTTGGATTTGTGGGTTTATGGATTTATCGTGGGATTATCATGGGACTAGAATGCAGAAAGCACCCTTCGGGTGCTTTCTTTTGAATGAAGTGTTGGGTTGGTTATCTAACGGTATAACCCAATTCGTGTTTGAGATTGGGTAAAAACCAGCAATCTTCATAATGTCGTAGCTTGTCACCATATTTCACGATAGCTTGCATACACCACTTAGCCAATTCGACTTTTATCGGACCTTCTGGGATGCATCTAAAATGAACCGATCCGATCGCACGTAAATCTTTTCGAATGGCATATAAACAGAGTTCAGGCGATGGTCTGTTTATGTGAAATATCGCTAGTGGATCCATGTCAATTAATGCCATGCACATTGCAGGTGTTCTATTTTTAACGAATCGTATATTATATGAATCCAGCTTTAATGCTAATTCAATATAATCTTCTTGATCATTAATCATATAGAATGATCGTGGTTCGGAATGCAATGCAGCTAAACAAATCTCTTCTGTTTGGTTTTTTACGTACTGCAACGCATATCCATTTTTCTCAACAGCAGCCAAACATATTTCGGGTGTTTGGTTCTTAACCCACTGCAATGCCAAATGATAGTTTTTCACTGCTTCCAAGCATATTTCGGGTGTTTGCGTTCTAACAAACCTTAATGTAAACCCATATAGTTTTACTGCTTCCAAACATAGGAATTCTGTTTGATACTTGACCAATTCAAGATTCATTGGGTTGGTATATATAGCTGCTAAACATTCATTACATCCAGACAAATCTATGCTTTTCGCTAACTTTTTGTCATCTGACATTCGATACGCATTAAGTAACGAATCAGTTCTATCAGAATCAATCGGTAATTTGCAATATCTAAGTATTTCGTGGTTCATGTACGCAGCCAATCTATCGCTATCCATTACGGTATATTCATACGGATGTTTCATCTGAAAACTCCAAGGTTAATTGTGGATTTAGCTTATTAAGCTGTTTGTTATTTCTTGATTCTATCATGGTCATTCACATTAAAGTTGTAATTAAATATCAAGAACCCATTTTCTACCACCACAACTCCAAACCTTCATGAATTTGGAACGTTTAATGAGTTCACCTGTTTCTTCATCCTCGGTATCAACTAGTTCTTCGACTACCTCTGTGTATAATTCTTCAGAACGGTCACTTAGATACCAACATACTGGATTTACGTCTTGTTCTAATACAAAGCCTTCCTTACTATACACTTCACCCAACATCCATTCGTTTTCGGTATACGCAACCAACCTAGATGGATTAAATGTATCAATAAACGCATTCAACAATCTTTTAGTGCCGCCGACAACGTCAGTGTGATATGTGTATCGTGAAATAGTTACATCGTCTGCAATATGGAAAGACATGACAGATACTAACATACCAGAAAAGAAAAGTCCATAACTAATTTCAGAGTCAGTGGCATCAAGTACATTGAATAAAGTATGAAATCTATTGGCTTCGTGTTCAGAAATAATTCGAATATCACATTCATTTGCAAGTGCAGTCATCGTATTCAACCCAAGTGAGTTGATTAACTCCAATTGAACTTGTTCTCGTTTAGCTTTCCATACACTCGAAAATAACGTAATTAACTTAATACCGCGTTCTTCGCTTACTTTAAACTTATCATAGTGATATGATTCCGTAATATGCGGAACCTCAGTATGATGCCAAAACACACCATTATACTCAATGGCGACTTTCAAATCAGGCAGGTATATGTCGATTTCTTTTCGATTACCCAATAACTTTCTTGAATTACGAATGATACTGGTAATACCCAACGATTCCAAGAATCTAACAACTTCTAATTCTTCTGAACTTTGAAATGGGCTTCTAAGTTCAAGCCTATTTAAATGGCGGCAAACCGTAGATGTTGTTACCAGTAATAAACTTGCAATTTCTGGAATTGTATAGTTGTTCACTAAGAATTCCATCATATCCCTATCATACAATGTTAGGTAATTTTGATTATTGTACTTGTCAGCCCAATACTGAGGATTGTATTTTTCAGCACGAGTTTTCAAGGTTTGTTCCATGTTATTGTAATTCTCGTTTCCATGATTCAATAACTTGGTTGCTTTGTTCTTAGCGGTTGCTTCTGCTACTTTTTCGTCATCTGCATAAAATGCAGCATGCGCATCTTTAGCTTTTTTGATTTGCCCAATGTTACTAACATTATGATCGCGTAAGTTGGTAGCTTCACGCTTTGCGTTTATTTCCTGTTTACGTTCAGGTGAATAAGATTGCTTATCATCTGATACTTTCTTACTAACAATTGCACTCGCACACTTGCATTTTCCAGTTTTACCACATTTCTTATATCCATCGACAAATGACTCAAACTTGTACTTATTTCCTATTGGACAAATGTGTGGTTCGTTACGTAAGAATTGATACATCTTTTCAGGGAATTCAACACCATGGCATTTCGTTATCACTTCCACTAGATCTGGGTGTCGATGTTTAACTACCTTCACCAAGTGTTTACTGGATGTTGTTGCTGCCAAGTGTCTTAGCTTATCTTTTAGTTGTTCAATTACTTCTTCTGTCGTATCGGTCATGATTAAATATCCTCGGTGTGATTATTCGCAGTTTTGTTTGCGTGATTAGTGATCCACTTTTGTTTAAATTCGTCTACTTGCATTGGTCCATTTGCTTGGTATCTATCTTGCATAGTATTCATTCTAGTTTCATTCATCTTATCTAGTTTGTCTTGATCTTTCCAAACTTCTTTCATTTTAGATGAATGCGCTTTTCCTTTAGCTGGACAAGTATTCTCACAGTATTTACGATAACCATCTTTGAATGAAATGTACGATGCAACTTTACCACATGGACATTTACTAGGCATTTCATTGGTTACTATACACCTAACAGTTTCACTTGTATTACGTGTACCTAACATATCCTTAACTCCTTGTACATATAAGGCCATATCTGGATTTGATTTTAACGTAGAATCAAATGTACTAGCTCGTTGTTTATCAGCCATTTCAATAATTCTTTCTTTCATAGTAGTCATTGGTTTTCCTTTGTAGGTTTAGTTTTATTGAAGTATATCTCTAGTATTTCAAGATGTCAACCATTATTTTTCAATTATTTTTCAATTATTTTTTAGGTAGGCAACAAAAAAGCACCCGAAGGTGCTTTAGTGTAATAAAAACAATAAGATACGTTCTTAGAAGAATGATGCTTGTGCAACAGTAACTTTGCCCAAATAGTCGGCAGAATTTCCCAAAGAGCTCGAAGTATTGGTGAGTTCCGCGTAACCGTAACGGGTAAGAAAAGAAACGCAGGGTTCGAAGGTATTTGGGTCAAGTACCACGCCGCTTGACATCAAGGGGATGTATGGGCAGAAGAAAGCAGCCGAATCAGTTTCGGTCGTACCTTTATAACCGATCAATACATCGTCGTTAGCTGCGTATGTATTAACATAAATCTTCATTGCACTGTTCAATGTACCAACAAATTTAGTATTGGTTGGCGCTTCGAAAGTACCTTCAGTAGTACGAGCAAATGCTGAAGTAGTAGCTGATTGTAAAATGGTTAAAGCAGTTGGTGAAACAACAGCCCAGTTACCAGCACCACGACGTGTGCGTTGTGCGATAGTGTTTGCAACTCGGTTGATAGCAACAGCCAATGAAGCATGTTCATCACCAACGAAAGTAGCAACACCAGAAACTTGAGTTTGGTTCCAAGCGATAAGGTTGTTAGTACCAGCTAAAGTTGACAAACTTGACAAGATTTCTTGATCGATCTCAGCAGTGATTTCTTGTGCCAATGCAGCCATGATTTCTGCTTCGATGTCAATTCCTTGTTGAGCTTGTGCATCTTGTGCAGCTTCGAAAGTCCAACGTGCTGACAATTTACGTGATTTTGCTTCAACGGTTTGTTTTAAGATTTGGATGCTTAGTTTGTTACCAGCTACCGCTTCTTTTGCTGCAGTTGCATCAGCTTTACCGTTAGTGTTACCTGAGTAACCTTCAGCAATTTTGAATGGTGATAATGCTTCGTCACCAGCAGTTGTTGAACCACCAGCTGAACCAGTAAATGAATCAGAATAACGCACACGAAGAGTGTGGATTTGGCCAACAGGACCAGTCATTGGTTGTACACCAACTAATTCATTTGCGATAACAGTCGGCATAACACGACGAATAACTGGTAAGATAACGCGGTTTAATGTTGCAACGTTACCTGCAGAAGTAGCACCTGCAGTTGCAGATTCTGATAATTGTTTGCGGGTATTTTCAAGAACAGTTGACATAACAGTTCTTTTGTTCCCTTGTAAGCCTTCCAAAAGTGCTTCTTTGGTTTCTGACCAACGTGATTCTAATAATTGTGACATATATGTTCTCCTTAAGCTGATAATCCCGCAAGTCTGCGGATGTCTGTGAGTTCGGCAGTCTTTTCACTGAAAGACGGTACCTGTTTGTTACCTGTAATCTCTGTAGATTCTGTAAGAGTTTTACGAGAAGTTCTAGCACCGCTGTCTAAGACGGCAGGTAGGTATTTGTCGTAAGCTGCGTACAGTTTATCTGTTTGTACCGATTCGAGCAGTTCACTCATAACGATTCTTTTATCGCCAACTAATGGGCCGAGAAGTTCGTTAAGAACGTCTTTGCGTTGAGTTGATTCTTTAAGAACTCGTACTTGAGCTTCTTTGCTTTCAGCGAGTTGTTTAGCTTGTACTACGATTTTTGCTGCTTCTTCCAACTCGATCTCTTTTTGTTGAATGACTTGCATCAATTTAACAGTTTCCGATTTCTCGTTAAGGTGACTAGCTGCGTATTCGCTGGCAAAACTTTCAAAAATTCTGCGACCGAAGTCATTTCTGCGAGCTGATTCGATATCTTCTTTCAGTTGTGTCATTTCTGCACGAAGACCTTTGGTCACGGTGCTTTCGATGATAGCTGCTGAATGAGCAATGAAATCTTTTTTGACTTCTTCGAACTTAGCTTTACTTTCTCTAACTAAACGAACTTTAGTTTCGGCTAAGTCTTTTTTGTCTGTGTGGAAATCTGCGATTTCTTTCGCTAGTGCATCCACGATAAAAGATTCCAATTTAGATATGTTATCTGCAACGGCTCTACGGTCTTCATTAAGTTCGGCAAGTTCTTTGCTAAGGTTTTGCATAACGAAAGATTCCATGGCTTTGGTATCTTTAGCAATTTTCATAGCATATTTTGCTTTTGCTTCGATAAGTCCTTGACGGTCTTCAGCGAAATCTTGAAGTTCAGAAGCTAATTTATCTGAAATCATGTTTTCGACAGCTTCGAGTAAGGAGGCTTTATCGTGCTCATATTTGTGAGCAAATTCTTCACGTAGAGTGGCAGTGACTTGATCACGGTTTTCTTGAATTCGACTTTCCCAAGCGCTTTCAATTTCCGATTTCATATCCTCGGAAATCACATTGTTTTCAAACAATTGTTTTACAAAATCCTGCATGTGATTCTCCTCTCTTGTGTGTATTTAGTTCAGGCCCTTGATGATGCGCATCAAGCTCTCTGAGATGTATTTCTGTGCTTTTGGGTCGCCTTGAACTTCTTGAGCGATACGTAAAGCGGTATTACCACCGGCTGCGTTCATGATATGTTCATAAACGGGAGTTGGGTAAGCACCTGGTGCGCTAGGTTGTGCGACGATATCTACGGTAATGATTTCAAAACCTTGGACATAGCCGTTGTTATCTACATCACCAGACCCTCTACTTGAAACTCCCAGTTTTACACCGGCTTCTAGCATGGTTTCGATAAGTTTACCCATTGGAGTTGGTAAAATTTTAAGTTTACCGTAGCCGTTGGGACCGTCCATCCACATTTTGGTAATCATGTGGCTGACTCTATCGAGGTTAATTCGTAAGTCTGCTGGGTGGTCAACTTCGCCTAAAACTGAGTAGCCACCTGAGATCTGTTCGTTAAGAGTTTTAACAGCTTTACCGATTTCTTGAGAAGAGTAGACCCGTTGATTTGCATTTTTGATATCGCCTTGGATGCAGATACCGTTAAGATGCAAAGCTTTTTGGTCACCTTCATTTGAGTGTTCAAGAACGATGTGTGCTTGGTCAAAACTCAGATGTTCAGTTAAGGGAGTTCTCACGTTAGCTTCCTATCGTTTGTTGCGAAATAAGCTAGTTGAGTTCGCGCCATCGTCTGCTTTTTTAGGAGCAGGAGCTTTTTTGAAAGCATCGCCTGCTTTACCACCTGGAACATTGATGTTTCCAGATTTCAAATCTTGTGTTTTAGGGTTAACTAAGCCACCTTGAGTGCCGCCTGTATCAGATGTGTCACCTTTTAACAAGTTAGCAGTAGTACCGCCCATATCATTTTTACCAGCTACGATAGACTTTGCGTTTGCGCCGTTGTCGCCGCCTTTAACAGTACCGATTTTTTCAACATATTCACGAACTGTTTCTAATTCGAAAGATTCGTTTTCGTCTTCAGAGTCATCCAATTCAGTATTCAATTCGTCAGTTGCATCGCCACCGAAGTCGTCATCGTTAGCTGCATCTGCACCAGTAAGGCCACGAAGTTCGTCAAATTTAGCTTGTAATTCGTCAACGATTTCATCTAAACTTTGGAAGATTTCTTCTTTAGAACCTTCTTCGCCTTCTTCTTCGTCACCGAATTCTTTTTCGCCGAATTGGTCATCGTCTTCTTTGTCGTCTTCGTCATCGCCGAAGTCGTCATCGTTAGCTGATTTACCGAAATCGAATGCTTCTTCGTATTCGTCATCACCAGCTTCGTCGTCAGAGTAAGATTCTTCTAACAAAGATTCGTAAATTTCGCGTGATTTCGCCACAACGTAGTCGTGGAATAATTCTTCCGCTTGTGTTCTGTTTTCATTAACGAGATGTTCTAACATCTCTTCAAGAATGGATGAGTTTGCCATCAGTGTTCTCCTTTGGGGTTTGATAAGTCTGTGTTGATATTTAACGCACTTGAAAAGAATGTATTCAAAATGCTTGTTTTTTGCTTAATTTCGCGGTATATTAGGAAATATGTCGTGAAATTCGCTATAACTAACTGTATTTAAGTTTTTTAAATTGCCGAAGATTTCAGGATTAAACGCGTTATCTTCAACAACTCTGGTAAACTTAATATGCTTAAACTCTTCGATTATCCGTTGTGTTTGGTTAACCCAATTACCGTAATAAGTAGCAGCTTCGTTACTTTTCTTGTAATTGTATGTATCCGCGTAGACATTGTTGAATTTTCCATCGATGCCTTGAAAGTCAAAACCAAGGATGTAGATTTTCAAATGGCCATTAGACGCGGCAAACCAAAGAGCAGTTGGACCTGAGCTCCATCCTTTGTGTGGACTAAAGAAGTTAAGATTCTTTTTAGTATGAATCCCTCTATTGGGATTAGTCCAAACTTGGTGGGTTTCTTGGTATCCAGTTGAGACAATTTCATTGACCATTTTGGTATCGACTGCAATTAAGTAG